ATTGGTAAAGTGAATCGCGGCAAGTGGCTCTCAAGAGTCCGTCCTCCAAAGGCTCCCTCAGGTGTCCTGCACAGGCCACCACTTCCTAGGACTCCTGCATGGCAACCTCCTGCCAGCACTCCCGGTGTGACGCAACTGTACCCGCAGAATAGCCCAATGCTGAGGGCTATCCAGAACAAAACTCTTCCGGACAGTATGTACGTTAATGCCGCACCTGCGAAGGCTCCTTGGCATCAAAACATTAACTTGGGGCATGTTGGACTGGGTACCGCTGTTGCTGCTCCTGTTGGTTTGGCTGCTTACCAAGGCGTTACAGGTAACTCTCCGTTTGGTACAGTGCCTCCAGTGAAGAAACCTATTTCTCCCGGTAAGCAGATCATGCAGTCTGTTGGGTTGACCAAGAGTGCCAATAGGTGGGGTGTGTTGAGTAGCTTCGGTCGAAATGTTAATCCGGAACTTGGCGGAACGTTAATGCATAAAGGTCTGGGTAAGCTTACTGGACCATTACGTAATGACAATGTGCAGCATCTTTGGGATACGCGTAAAATGGGACAATTTTCTCAAGCAGCCAAGCAGTCATATCTGCATCAGCGTCCTTATCATTTCAAGGATCAGGCAATAGCACGTAAGAACATTGGTTTGATGAACGCAGGTGCTGGTTCTACTTCATATAGTAGTCCTACGGTTGTGAATGACATTATGTTCAACTACGGCAAGAACGCTAATCCTCATATGGTCATGAACTATATGCAGAGAATGTCATAATGGAACCAGCAGTTCTATATGCGCTGCTGAGAGCCAAACAGTTGTCTGATCAGAAGCAGTACGGAGCCAAGGCGGATATCCTGCGTAAACAAATGCAGGCATCTCCGAAGGACTGGCTTGTGGATGATCCTAAAGGTAAATACATGGGATTGACCCATACTCCTACCAAGTTCAAGATACATACCAATCGCAGGGACATTCCTATTGGTGTGTTGATGAATAAGCAAGCTGGATTCCGAGAATTGCTTACCAGACTGTCTCCCGCATTGAAGGAGGCAGAAGGAATTCGTTCTAAATTGAAACCATCTATTGCTGACATTATTGGGCGCAATAATGTGGACAAGAAGTTGGATAAGGTTAAGTTGTTCGGCTCTCAGTCTAAGGACATCAGTAAGCAACTTGATCAGGCTTCCAAGTTTGATCGTAAAGGTAAGATGCGCACTGAGATGGGGGATCCAAGACACTCCTCCACTATTCATGCAGACAACTCTTGGACAACCGATCAACGTTCTTTACAGTCTGATTGGGGAGTTCCTGTGATGAACTTTACTCGATTAAATGGACCATCAAAACACCATACGGGCGGTCGTCGAGACAGTATCGCTTTTGATGCACCATTTGAAGGGTTCGGTAAAAGAAAACACACCCCTAGATATTTCCAAAAACCTCCAAATGATCGCCGTTTAGATGGATGGCTGCCGGGCGAGGAACGATACAGAGCTAGTGAGGAAATCATGAATGCGATGTACAGTAGTACTAGAGCGGCAAATGGGGCAAAAGTTAGGGCAGAACGAGACCGCATCATGGATCGTGTTGCCAGTAGATCTGGTATCAAAGGACAAGTAGGCTCAGAAGAATATAGAGCTGCTGCCAAAGCTGGTATCAGTGGTATGGATGCTTTGCGTAAGGCAAGGAACAAATTCTGGTATAGAGATGCTCCTATTGGTGCAGCAGGCTTGGCAGGAACAGGGTACGCCGGTTACGAAGGGTATGATCGGTTAAAGTCAGCTGACGTCAAGACAACCACCACGCATACCAAAGTGATGAAGGATGGTCGCAACATTGACATCCTTGCATTGAATGACAGGCTCAAGAAACAGAAGTCTGTACACACAAAGCTTTCAGACATTCCAAGGCCAGACCGTTCCAAACGTACTGGTTACTCCAAGAAACGTTATGACAAAGTGGATACGAAAAAGCCTGTCATTATTGGACCAGACGGTAGCCTTGTGGATGGCAGACACAGATACCACCGGGCGAATGACGAAGGCAGGAAGAAGATCCCTGCTGTAAGAGCTACTGACGACGATCTGAATGCATCAATGGTGAAAGCAGCTGCAAGAGCTGGTCTTATTCGTAGAATGGTCTCAGAAGCTCCTGTTAATCCCAACAGGCTCACCAACTGGCGTACCAATGAGCTTTCAGTAGGTGACATCCATAAAGGACACCTAGCTTCGTTCACCAATAAAGCAGACAACAACACTTACATCTCATCGTCGCGTCTTAGTGGTAAGTTGAGAGGCATGGGCTATGGTAAGAAGATGTACGGAGCCGCTATTCGGGACGCATACAGGGATTACAAGGCAGGGAATGCAGGGAAGTGGTTCTACTCTGACAGAGGAGGCGCTACAAGTGACGACGCAGCCAAAGTGTGGACCAAAGCCTTACCAAATGCCGGTTATCCTGTGACAGCACATCCTACAAGGAAATGGTGGAATCCAAGGACGTGGAGCAACAGCAAGCCATACGCTTATGCACCAAAGTTCGGTATTGATCTCTCCAAGATGGATAACTTCTACAAAGACAATGTAGTGAAGTCCGCTGTGGTTAAACAAGTGGGAAGCAACCAGTGGGTTCTGTACACCAAGGATGGTAAACGTATTCTCGGCAAGCACAAGAAACCACAAGATGCCTACAAACAGGAGTACGCCATTCAGAAGAGCATCGAGAAGAAGGAACAGACAAAGAGCGCATTTATAATGTTGACTCATCCGTCTGCTCTGGCACTCTCTGCCCTGTGAGTCTTAAAAAGAAACTACTGAATTGGTTCTACTCCCTGCGTGAACCAAAGGTCAAATGGAAGAACCTCAAGAAGGACTTCATTGTCCGCTCCAACGCGTACCCGCACCTCAAGGGATGGGTTCGCTCTTCCAATGAGATGGTTACTGCCACTCATCTGCACCCAAGTGTCGGGCAGACTGTGAACACTGTGCAGAACGATGGTACTGTCACTGAGCACACCATCATGCTTGTGAAGGATCTCGGTAATGATACCAGTTGGTGTTTTGTGGAGCCTGACTTCCCAGTAAAGGTTCGCAAGAACATTGCACTCTCTCCTAAGAACAGACAACCTATTGCAATCGCTACACAAGATGGTGAGTTCATTCTCGCTCGTCTTGAGAACAGGAACAGCTCCGAATATGTCAGTGATTTCCATAAGAGCGGTGAAGGAGTCCGAGCAGGTGATAGTGGACTTCCATGGGTTCTCTGGGAAGACGGTGAGTTCCGCGTTGTCTCCCATAACAGCAGAGGTGGAGTCATAGGGAAACCAAAAGAGAAAGCCCCTGCCTACGGTCCCAATTACCGCCGCATTGAAAGGGATATGCGACTTTAATGGACAAATTGCAGATCCTTCTGTATAATTTTGTGATATGGCATTTCCTGTCCTTCCTCGCACTAAGTCTCGGATCATCACGGCTCTTGCCAATCTGATCAACGAACGTCTCTACACTGGTACCAATGCGGATACGACTGGTGCCCAAACAATCAACGAATACTCTGGTCAGGTTCAAATCGCTATCGGCGCTGCCTCTGTGGTCGTGACCAATAGCCTTGTTACCTCCAGTTCCCGTATTCTAGCTACTCTGAACTCCACCGATGGTACTCTCCTGTATCTCAAATCCGTGGTTCCTGCTGATGGCTCCTTTACCATTACCGGTAACGCGAACGCCACTGCTGCTACAAAAGTTACTTTCCTTGTCCTGAGCTAATTTCAGGGCGTTGGTAGGTGGTGTATAACTGACGCCCCGGTGTGACTTTGGTGGGTCACCACTGGGGCGTTATTTTTTAGCTATGACAAAATCTGAGTTCATCAAGAGAGCAAATGAAGCCCCACGTGGTGGTTTTGTAGGTGATCTTCTGCGTGGGGACAATGAAGGATTGGATTGGCGTTGGGGACTTGCGGGTACTCCTATAGCTGAGAAGTTGATCAGTATACCCAATCACATCTACGGACGGCATATCATCAAGGACGTCGATAGAGGGGCGCAGGCGCAGTCTACGTTTGATAGTCTGGTAGGACGGGCAAAGAAAGAGGGGACACCTGTTAACTTTGGCAGTAAGCCGCCTCATTACAATCCCGGTGACGGCTCTGTAAATATGCCTTACACCAAAGGCCATAGTGGCTACTACGGTAGCGATGACCCGTTCATGTCCATGTTTATGGGACCAAAGAAACCATTTGGTAGACACGCCGATCCTGCTGTCCTTGCGCATGAAATGGGACACGCTCATGGAGGTAAAGCTCTTGGATGGGCGAATGCCATTGGTAAATATGTCGGCGGTCTTGGTGCAGGTATAACTGGCTTTGCTGCTACCAATGAAGGTAGCCAAAATGGAGCTAATATTGGTACCGCAGGTCTGGGAGTTACCATGCTCTCAGAACTTGATGCTTCACGCAGAGGTTACCGTATGATGCGCAATCACGGTCACAATCGTACCTCTTCCCTTCGTTCCTTTGTTGGTATTCCTACTTATGCTCTGAGTATGGCTGCTCCACAACTACTTCACTCCATCAAAGAGCGCATGGGTGGCTTTGACAAACAATGAAAACTTCTAAGTTGATTAAATCAGCAGGTACACTGGCTCGTATAGAGGACTTCGCTTCTCGCGCTGCTACTAAACCAAAGACACCACTCCGCAACCCGTTCAAGGGTCTGAAGGATCTTGTCGGTGATCCTAGTATTCAAGTTGGTAACAGTGCTCTATGGGGCGCTGGAGCAGGTGGGGCTATGGAAGGGATCAACCAGCTACGCTCTGATGAGAACAAGTCTCCTGTTGGTAACGGGATGATTGCTGGCCTTGGCGTAGGTGGTGGTCATGCTATTGGTAAACTCCTTGGTAAATACCTCGGACCATCCGTTGTGCACCGAACTATTCAAAAGAATCCACAAGGATGGATGCAAATGGGCAGGGGCCGTTTAGGTAAGCGAAGACAGGCATTGATGATGAAAGCCATGAGCCGTAGTGTCGGTGAGCTATCCGGTCTTGGTGGTATGTTTGCTGGCGGGATCGGTTCCAGCGCCATTAACGCATATCGTAACAATCAACATGACGCTATGAAAAAACAAGCTGACGTAAACGTGCATCCTTTCAACCCAGCTGACATGGCTTTCAAAGGAGGTCTTGCTGGTGGTATTGCAGGTGCAGGTCTTGGAGCTATTGGTGGTGGTCTCACTTCCCTCACTGACGAGAAGTACAAAGGCAAGCGTCTCAAGATGCTCCTTATGGGTGCTCTTGGAGGAGGTGCATTGGGTGCTGGTCTTGGTGGTGGCTTTGCGTATCGCAGAAGCAATGACGCTAAGAACGACATCTCCGATAAGCTGAACAAGGCTACAACAGGCGCACATACGGCGATGACCGATAAGGTTTCGCAGATGTCGCCTATTGCACAGATGCTTGTTCGCAAGTCAGAAGGACCTTCTCTGAGCGAACGCCTTCGGACTCAGGGTAATCTGAATGCTGATTTCCTCAAGGATATAAAGATGCCAGCATTCGAGAGCCTCGGTCCGTATATGAATCGCGACAAAGCCAAGCTGCAGGACATTGCGCTTAGAGAGAACACTGCACGTGGTCTCAGATTCGCTGAAGACTCCATTGGAAACTCTGGTCTGAAGAACAACCTTACCGATCCCGTCATTTCCGCAATTCGCCAATTGTCTCCTGACGACATCCGTGCTAGAGTTGCAGAGTTAAAGAACAATCCGATGACCAAGTCCTCTTTCATTAAATCCGCCAATGTCGCTGGTCTCCTTGGAGCTGGTTCCAGAGGTCTTCGTCCCACTTCCATGATTGGTAAAGGTTACGCAGGTCTTCGCAGAGCTGGACGTACCTTCAACCAGACTCCATGGATGAAGAACACTGCTATTGGAGCAGGTGGAGCAGGTCTGTGGGCACTTGGTCGTGGAACTGGGTATGAGAAAGGCAACCAAGCCGGTTATGCGACTGGTCTGGACCAAGGTCTTGGACAAGGCTATGGTCTTGCGCAGAATCAAGCACAGAACACCGGTTTCATTGGACGTCTGATGGGTAACTATGAGTTTGATCCTTCGCAGCTTCGAGGCATAATGGGTCAAGGTCTCCAAGACCCTAGCATCCGTCAACAAGGTCGCCACGGTATCGTTGGTCGCTACGCAGGTCTTCCATTCGTTTAATATATGCCAGCCCCCGGTGGTTTCTCCAGATTCATCAATGCTTTCCATGGTAGGGGTATGCAAACCCTTGCCCGTGGTGAGCGAGAGTTTGCTCATGCCAATGCAAAGAGCTGGAAACCCGCTATGGGAACTACACATGTTCCGGGTTCCACCTATGCGAACAAGTTCAATGCAGCCAAAGGTGATGCTGTAGCTGCAGGACAGAAGTTCCGTGGTTACAATCAGAATTGGAACAACTATGTAAACAGTTTCCAGAATCCTTTGGCACGCGGTGGTCTCAGGGCTGCAGGTGCTGTCACTGGAACGCTCTACAATGCCCCTAGAACCCTCTTGTTTGACCCTAGGGCAGCAGGAGGTATCACAGGTGCTGTTGCGACCTACACAGGGCTTCCTCTGGCGATTAAGGGTCTTACTGGTGAAGACGTCAATGTTGACCCGTACAGCCGTATTGGTCAAATTGGTTATGGTCTTTCAGGTAGAGCGGAAGGAGACGTACGCAGAGGTGCTTTGCAAGGAGCAGACACTGCTGTAAGCAATGTTCTCGGCGCCTATTCGCAGTCTGGGATGAAAGACCGATACAACTTCCTCTACAATGGTGGAATCAATGGTCTGAGTCGTTATGGTTATGGTTCGCAGGCAAGCAACCCTTCAACTGCCCGACAGTTCATGGATGGGCAGTTCTCTCCAGAGTTCTTCCGAGACCGTGCTTATGGTCGGATCAAGAGTGGTTCGATATTTAAACCTGTTGCTGGTGCTTTCAAGGCTGTTGGCAACAAGTACAAAGCTCTCCCCACTGGAGTACGCAGGCAGATCCATAATGTGAATAGTTGGGGTGTCCCTGCGGCGTTTGCAGGTATGGGTGTGATGGCTGGCTATGGCGGTAGCCGTGATGCTGCTTATATGGGTGGTCAAATGGCTGGTAACGACCTTGCTCTGGAAGGAATGCAGAACAAGTTCAACAATCTTGGATTCATTGAGCGTGCAGGTGCGTTGATTGCACCGCAGTACGCAGCTAACCAAGGTTGGAGTCAGTATCAGCAAATGCGCAGCCAATTCGGGCAAGGCGCAAATAACACCTCGACACCATATCGTTTTGGAGCTACTACTCCTCAACAACGCGTTGGAGCCATGTATTTCCGACCTGACGGGACTGCTTCCTACTGATGCGTTGTCATCATTATGGACGCGAACAATTACGACACTAGGCTGGAGATTTTAGAGAAGTACATTCGTTCCCTACTGCGGAATGAGTTTATGTACTACCAGTTCTGGACTCTGGTTGAGAATGATACTGATTACGAGATTGGAGTCAGGAACGAGACTACACAGCGTAGAACTGTGGTACGTATCAGCAAGGACAAGCTTTCTTCTTTAAAAACAGAAGCTCTTGTCGTACAATGTATCGAGCAATCACTATCTAAGGCTATTTATCGTATATGAGCATCCTTGACTACGACTGGAAGAAAGCAGCAGCACAGATGGCCGCAGGCGGATATGCCGAGGACGTCGAGCGTGCTTTCATGGACCTCGCTTACAACTACATCTCCCAAAAGGCAGGTCCTCTTCTGGATGATCCGCACCGTCTGGGATTCGAAGTGGTTTACTCGAATGATGACAATACGAAGATGGCAGGTATCTTCGCCTTCCGTATTGCAAAGAATCTTTTCTCTGTTCCCTGCTTCTTCATCACTGGAGACGTCAAGGGTACCGAGCTTCTGTACGAGCATAACAAGAAGCTCTTCAAACCGCTTACCGCAGAGTGGACGCAACACCTTGTTTCCCGTTATTCGACGGAGGTTGCAGGTCAGGGTCAATCGGAAGATATGACCTCCAAGATGCGCCCCGGTATGCGCCTTGAGCGACTTGCCAATCCTTGGATGAACAAGAGTGCGGCGGAGGACATCAAGGTTGCTTGGGAAGATGTCTTCTCTGAGATGGAGAAGAATGCATCTGGCACCAAGTCAGCTGCTCCAGCACCAATGCTTCGCGACTTCCTTCTGTATGAAGACGACGCCATGGAGAAGCTTGCTCATGCCATTGAAATCAGTTTCCCATTCGCAGAGGCTGTTGTGTCCCTTGACGAAGAAGTATGGGCACCTACTCCTACCGCAGAAGAGGCTTACACGATCAAGAAGGCTTCCGAAACCATTCTCCCTGATGCAGACCTCACTCTCTACACAGGTGAGTTTGAACTGATTAAAGATGCTTCCAGCGAAGACAAACATCTTGGTTATAAGCGTGGATGGATGCTTGTTGATGCACGTAAGGAGCTGGACCTCAAACCAGTGATCGCCAATGTGGAAGACTGTGCTGCAGAAGTGTCTGAGCCGGGCTTCTACAATGTGATCTGCTCTGATGGTAAGGAACGAAAAGCCTTTGTTGGATTCCAGATGGAACGTGATGGTTGCTGCTCTCTGGACTGTGCACCACGTTCTGGCTACACCCAGTCTTCGCAAGGTCTCTCCAAAGTTGTCATCTTCAAGGATGGTAACTACTACAAAGACTATGTCACCCGTATCCTTGGCTCTCCGCTTGAGGACAAGAAGCAACAGTGGGCGTTCGATGAGGAACTGAAAGACAAACCTTCCAATGGTGGTAACGTCGCGGTCAACACCCGCAATGGTTCTGTATCAGCTCCCTTCCATGTCGCATCCACCAAGAAGCGTTCTGATGGGGTTCTTGTGATCAATCTTACCAATGGAGCCGTTGCTTACCGCAATGAGAACTCTCCGGTGATCTCCTACGACCGCTATCTCAGCAAGAGTGAGTCCAATGTATTCAATGGTGATGTGAAGTTCCTTCCTGTGGCTACTGAAGTATGTAAGTACGACAGTGAGCGACATGATGCCAAGGAATGCCCGCATAAGCTGGGCGGTCAAGAGCAACTGTGGCAGTTCTTCTACGATCAGGGTATCGACAAGGTATCCCTGAAAGGTAAGGACGAAACCGGTAACAAAGCCGTTAAGATCAAGCTCAACGACAAGGATTGGGATGAAGTGGACGATGTGGAAACCGCTGCTGTCAAAGTGGCCCACTCTTTCCTCATTCCCGGTGCAGAAGTGACCGCAATGATGGACCTTCTCAGCGAGAAAGGTTCTGTTGAGTTCCTCGTTGATCGTGTTGAACTGGTCAAGCGTGCAACGAACATCCGTATTGTGAATACTCCTGAATGGCAGACTGATTACGATCAGGATCTGAATGTTCCTATGGAGAATCCACAGCAGTTCGCCCTGCAGTCGGAAACTGATCAACCTGTTCCACCTAACCGCCGTCTTGGTGACTTCTATGATCCAAATCCAAAGGATCAAGGACCTGAGTCACGGTTTGTGTCCAAGGATGGTAAGAAGGCTGGATTCACCGACGACATGCTTCTGGGATCGTCTCCTGAAGAGCTTGCACAGATGGCACAACAAGGTGGGGTCGCCAATCTGATTGATCCGGGTGTCACTGGTCTACTCATTTCGACGTACGACAGTGCCTCGATGATCGCCAAGTACATTCCAAAGCTTGAGGAAGGGCTGGACCATTTCGGGCGGCTTATCTTCTTGTTCTACTGGAAACCTTCGGACTTCGAGAAGCTCTACGGTTCGGATGACATGACGAACATCGAGAACAACCTCGTTTCACAATTTAAATCTTTCGGTGATATTTTGCTTGAACTAATCAAGCGGAATAGCGACATTGAGGGATCAGCACCACTTTAAGGGCAACCTCAAAGAAAAGCTTAGCGATAAGTCCTTGCTGATGAAGCAGGGACTTATTTTTTTTACCTATCAAATGACCAGAACGGAACTATTAAAGATCTGCACTATAAAGGGAGCAGAAAAACTGCAGACTTCCCAGCATGATATGGTGAAGCTTACCTCTACATTCAGTAAGAAAGACGGCTTCGTCTTTGACATTTACGCCTCATTACCGAATGGAGAGAGTACTTTGGTGATGCACCTTTCCAAAGAAGAAATGATCGAACTGACGTGGGACTAATATGACAAGAGAAAGTATAACCAAGGAGTCAATTCAGGAAGCCATGGACACACATGGTATTTCCAGAAAAGATGTAAGAATGCGTTTGGAGCGAGAAAAGGATGGCGACATTTTTACTCTCACTGTCATGGGTCTCACTGACGAAGTTCTGGTAGAGCGCAAGTACGACTACAAAGACCTGTCTGATTTTGTGCCTAATCGCCTCCCTACTTACGATACCCTACTATCTGCAGCGATGGCATACTTCGGTCGCACAGATAGGGAAGGTATTGTTGTTTGTATCGGAGACTCCGCTACCCCGAACAATACTAGAGGGTCTTTCTGGCTTAATGCGCCCGGATACGAGGGTCCGTTGTCTCCTAATGAAGAGGAGTTCCCAGAAAGTAGGGCATCAGAAGTGGTGACGCTGTTTGATTTACCTCATACGCAGTACACCCGAATGTTCGACGAACAAGCACACATTACTGTAGGAAAAGTTAATGAAGAATAAGAAAGAAATCGAAACCGGACAGTACAACGCAGGGCACCTCGTTATTTCTGCCCGCGACTCGTCAATCACCGGAGTACGTTTGAAAGGACAAGACACTGTACTTTCGTCGATGATCTCTATGGAAGACTCCAGCAAGATTGTCGTTTACCTTACTCGCAATGGTCACCGCTTGTGTGTAGGAGAAGGAACGCCGCAGCTGCTTGACCGTCATGGTCTTACTTGGCTCAACGATAATGTCGCTCCATTGATTGCCATGCCTATCAAGGAATTCAAGAAGGTGGAACAGTACAAGCCGGTCCCTTACGACGCCAATAAAGATGGCTGGTAATAAATCTTCCACACCTACCAACAATGCGGAGATTTCGCACTATCACCGAGACAAACCTGTAATCAGACCAAAGTCTGGACATCAGTTTTGTCACCCAAGCGTATGTCCGCATTGTAAGGAAGACTACGAACGAGTCGGTAACAACAAGTTCAGACAGCTGCGCAAATTCCGCACCCCGCCTCCTGATGCAGAATGGGATACTTGTTGTTGCGGACATTGTGTATTTAGAGGATACTTGCCCTTCAAGTGACCGCTGACAAGATTAAGCAAATCGCAGAGAACCTCCCGTCTGAACTGGGAGGTTCTTCCTATGCGCCACCATCCGTAGTTCTTCCGGGGAACAAGCGTATTTCATTCCCTGTAGACAAGCAGCTAGGATCTTTCATTCACATATACAAGAATGCAGCCATTGGCTGGCATTCTGCCGCTATCTTCGCAGCCTCAGGTAAAGACTACCCTGTAGCACTCACTGGAGAGGACCACTGGGTGTTCAAAGCATACCTGTATTGTCGTAACCCTGAACGGTATAGCGACAAGAACGTAATGGAGGCTATCATCATCGCACACCCTGAAATGAAGAATGTCAGGGATGTCATTGAGTCGCTGCTCCTTACTTCCGATCACGATTCTCCTGAAAAGATCTCCAAAGCCACTGGCATCGACAAACGAACCATTTCTGCTTACGAGAAACTGTTCTTCAATGTACTGGACCGCAAGAAGGACCTCATGTACATCCGCAATATCGTTTACCCTGATTCCCGTCTGGTGGAGATGTTCGATGGATATGCCGCTAACGAGGACTTCGGCATGCTAATGAAACGGTACGGATATAATCACTCTTCCGGTGAACTCCTGTATCTGGCAGGTCTGCCGGGTATCGACGCTTCCGACATGTCTGGTCCAAGTGCTGCAGGACGTCTTGAGGCTTCGTTCATGACCCAAGGTTACATGCTCACCAAACTGGGCTTCGTCAACCAGACTGCCAATACTACTGCCATCTACCACGCTCGTACCGTTATGTCGGCAGCAAAGCAGGGCGGTCAGGACACTTCTGGAGACTCTCTCCCTATGTCCTCCATTGCAGAAGCCCTTTACACCACTTTCCGTGACGAAGGTATCGCGAAAGCCGAGTACATGGATGATGTCAAGCAGGCTACCCGTTATAAGGACCAACAAGCCGGGACTGTCGTAGAGATCTAAGAGAAGACTGGACTCTACATGGCTAATAACGTAAACTAAGGGCTACTAGTATGACCCACTCCAAGGCAGCCTCTATCATTGAGTCCCTTGTGTCGACTTTCAACAAATCCGGTGATCCCGGTGATGTTCTTATTAAGTACGCACAGGACAACCAACTTGCTCCCGCGCAATTGGAGCGTCTGTGTCAGGTTTTCAATACGGCCAAAACGGTATCGTACATGAAGAAGTCGGCTTCTCGTGGCGGTACCTTCTCGCTGATCCCAGTGGACGAAGTAATCGAAAAGTATACTTCTTACCAAGCACCGGGAGCGACGGTCAAGAAAGCATCGCACGTTTCAGTGAACCACGACGTCTACCGTGTGCCTAATCTTAAGGCCATGTTCAATGACGAGGACGGTTCCGTTAAGAGTGCCTCTGCCTTTGTAGGCGATGAGTTTACCACGTCTCTGCGTGAGATTGCCGAGAGATCCGCACGTCTTGAAGCAGAGAAAAATGACAAACTCTTCATCCAAGGTGTGGAAGACTACATGGGTAATGTCCGTGACGAGATCTCAGAGTCCATGAAGAAACTGGCTCACGAAGTGTATCTCAATCCTTCCCTGTATTCTGCTTGGGAGCGTGATTCGCTTTCCTGTGAGAACGCCAATGAACAAGCTCTGGCACATATTGCATGGCAGCTTGGTAAGGAATATTCGATGGTTCAGTATGATCGCTTCCCTATGGAGAAGAAGGCATCGGTCAAGATCACCCGTGACACGACTGGTAAGCTTGATCTGATCACGGAACTTGAAAGCAAGATCACTGAGTATCTTGAGTGTGAGTCCATGCTCAAGGAAGCTGCTGATGAGGAAGAAGAAGACGACGGTGAGCCATTCACTGACGAAGACATTGCACGGGCTACCCTCGGAGCAGAGTCACAAGATTTCGATCCTAAGGGCTACGTACACTATGGACCTCCTAAGAGCAATCCAAAGATTACCAAGTCCAAAGAGCCAGCTAAGGGTGAACCTGCTCCGGAGAAAAAAGACTGGAGGTCAGCATTAGGCGCTACACCGGAGCCACGTCAAGGTCCTCCTATCCCCGATGAAGTCAATCCTCAGTCGGGCGTAGGTCCGGCACCTTCCAATGTAAGGTTTACGGATACTGATGCGCAACATGAGCGACGGGCTACTCCTGCTCCTAAGACTGACTTCGATCCTGCTCTCAAGAAGCTCGACAAAGGTGTTGAATGGCTTGATTCCAAAACCACTCCTGCTTACGAGTGGCTGAAGCGTCGTATGTCTACCCCAGCTGGCGGTATGGACAAACGTCGTATGGCTATTGACGGTACCCGCAGTGATCTTCAGAAAGCTCTTCTCCTACAGAAGGCTATCCTCACTGACCCAATCCTCTCGGAAGCAGATCCTGACCGGGTCGTCAGTATCTACAACAGCCTTGCAAGCGCGAACCCTGCGCTGATGGCTGATCCTAACCTCATGAGCTACACTCTTCGTGAAGCTATCCAATATGACGGCGTTGCTCCTCACACCTACGATCAGTTGGTGGACATCAACAAGAAGCAAACCCAGTCGGAAGTGGAGCAACAGAAGCTCGACGAGAAGAAATACAAAATCGGTTAATTCATGTCTGAGAAACTCGAAATGGAAAAATTTGCTGCTGCCGTTAAGGACGACCTTCTCGGTGGTAAGATCCCTTCGTATCTGCTTGCAGCAGGTGCCGGTGCCCTTGCAGGCGGCGGCCTGACTGCAATGCAGAAGGGCAAGGAAGGTGAAACCCGTATGGCTCGCCTTGGACGCATTCTACGTAATGCAGGTCTCCTTGGTCTGGGTGCTGGCGCTGGTACGGCTGCTCTAGGGCATGCTGCAAAGTCTTTCAACGAAGCATTGCCTAAAGGCGACGTTTCCGCTCCTGAGGCTGCTGCTGATGTACTGGGTGACAAGAATTTCTGGTCTGCCGCCCTTCCGGGTTCGCGTCTGATTCATCGGTACGTGCAAGGAGCCAAAGCGGACAACAAGAACCTCAGTGCTACTGTTGCCGGTGCTCGTCCTAACATGAAGACCGACTCCGGACACATCGACTATGCCAAGTTCAAACAGAACATGGGCAATGCAGGTGCTGAAGAGAGTAAGTTCAAAGGCATGCATCCAGATGAAGCTTACAAGAAAGATCTGATGGACCGCTCTACCAAAGCTCCAGCTGAACCAAAAGGCGATGTCAAAGGTAAAGAGGGTGCCAAGCCTTCCAAACCATCGGCTCCCCCAAGTGCGGGAGGTCTTGATGCAGATCTGCGTAACTCCGGTCTACGCCCTGACCCATATGAGGACAGTACGATGACCAAGTGGCTCAAGAAGCGTTACGAGACTCCTCAAGGTAAATGGAAACAAGGTCCTGCAGGTATGGAACCTCCATCCCCTGTTCTGCATGGTACACCAACTAGTACACGTCCTAAGTTGATCGGTGCTGCCGAGAAAGCCGACAAAGCTTTCCGTGGTATTGGTGATGCCGTTCACAGACATGGCGGTCGTGCTTTCGGACGTACTGTTCCAAAACAACTTGGCGCTGTGGCTGAACTTGCTGCACTCGGACTTGCCCCACACGTCGCAAGCTCCCTCTCCAATAAGCTGAATAAAGAAGGCACTCCAGCCGACTACGAGTAATATGGATCATTACGGACTCACTAAGGTAATCTATCAGGACGCGCAGGAATCCCTTCTTGCTGCGATTGGCGGTCATTTCAATACCCTCATTGAGAATAAGGGTATGATGAAGAGCGCCTCTGCGGATTACCACAGCATCTTCACTGAGGAGGACTACGAGGCGCATAAGCCTGACAAAGACCACTTCATGCAGCACGTTATTGCGCTGGGTGGGTGGCCTACGTACCCTCCTAACCGTAACCAAGACGCATTCCCCAGTGCGTCTCTGGAGAAGTACCACGACACCTTTGTTAAACACGGCCACTTCTATCGGGAACATCGCCACGAAGATCCGTCTCTTGCTATTGGTACGATTGTAAAGTCTGCCTATAACAAGCCGCTGGATCGTGTTGAACTTCTGGTGCACGGTCACAAGAAGAAGGCTGCTGAAGAGTACGAACTTGCTAAACAAGGCAAAGAACTTGCCTACAGTATGTCCGCCCGTCTCAAGCATGACCGTTGCTCCTGCTGCGGCAACATGGCTAAGAGTGCTGCTGCATATTGTGACCACTTGAAGAAACACATGGGACAATACATCCCTACCTTCAAGAAGTACGCCTTTGCGATCAACGACGAGCCACGGTTCTTCGATATCAGTCGTGTAGGACGCCCTGCTGATCGTATTGCGCACTATATTGCTTACAAGTTCTCCGAGGACGAGGAAATGAAGAAGGCGGCCTCTGCTGATACCAGTTCTATCATCATTCCCGGCTATCTAGCTGCGGAACTTGAGGGAGTGCGTACTCGTACCATTTCTGATTTCAAGGACACCCTTGTTAAGCTTGCTGCTGCAGAGACTTGGTTTGCTGATAATCTCAAACAGAAGCGCAACGACCCTGAGTGGCACTACTTCTTCTCCGTGTTGAAGACTGCATGCCAAGACAACACTCTCAATGGTGACTTCAAGAAAGTTGCCAGCCTCCGTCCCGGTACACTCTTCGGTAAGCTTGCTGAAACCGCAGCACTACTTCCCGCGAAAGAGTTGTTCGAGTATGCTGGTTACGATGGTGAAGTTGTCAAGCTGGCCAACATCCACAACTCTATGCTCAAAGACGAGCAGTGCGATGCTACGCTTGATGAATTGACTCCTCTGTTCAGTGGCTTTGGTAAGAAGGCTTCCGATTGTGATCCAGAAGACAGCGATGAAGTCGATGGTATCATGGAAGAGATGGCACAGAAGTTCTCCTGCAAGATGGAGCCTACTCAACAAAAGACCATCACTATCATAATCAAGAGCGGTTCTGCTAATACTGGCTTTGCTGAGTATGACAAGACACGTTCTCTGGACATCTTCGAACAATCGTACGCTGCATATCAGGTAGCTGCTTTTGAAGACATGGTTAAGCGTGGGTTTGAAGACCAAGATCTTTTGGCTAAGACCTTTGTTGCGATGAACTTTTATCGTAACAGTTAAAACTGTGTTGACCTAACTCTCATAACAAACTAATATATTACTAATTCATAGAAAGCGCATGGCTAATACCGTCACCCAATCAGACATCAAGAACCGTATCTCGGCTCGCCTTCAAAGCAAAAAGGCTGCTGCGGCTACTGCAAGTGACCCGACTGAAAAGGGCACCGCTGGTATCCCAACCGATCCGGACGCATCTAAAGACAAGCAAAACCTTCCAGCTGATCCTACCAACGCTTCCCGCGAAGGTAAGGACCTCACTGACAAGGACACCAACCCAGCTCGTACTGGTAAGGACGTTCCTTCGGCTGCTGACGGTGATGCACAAGACAAGCAAACTAATGTCAAGAAGTCCGCGAGTGACATTCTTGCTCGTGTGAAGAACCTTCGCACCAAGTCTGCTTCCCCTGCTGTTACCGAGCCTGCTCCCGCCGCTGCTCCTGTTACCACCAAGTCCGCTGCTCCTTCTGAGCCTGCGCTTACCCTCGATGGTGACGCTATGATGAAGCTAGCTTCCGCTATCTTTGAAACCGAAGAAGGTATCGACATGGTCCTTCCGCTTGTTCGTAAGCAACTCGGTCGCGAAATGGCCGCTCAACTCGTCAAACAAGCCTCGGCTGACTACAACGAGATGCTCGAAAAGCAAGCTGCTGCTGCTCGTGAACACGAAGAAATGCGCAAGTATGCTGCTGCTCGTGAACAGTATTTCGAAAACCTTTATAACTCGGCAGACACTCCTGCAGAAGGCGAGCACCTTGTTAAGGTCGCCCTCGCCCACGAAGCAAACTGTGATGGTCTTACCTACTTTGAAAAGTGCGCATATGACCAAGGCGTTGCTGACGCTGGTGCCATGATGGGTGCTGAAGAAGAGGGTGGCGAGCCTACCATCGAAGGCGCAGAAGAGCCGTCCCTTGAGCAAATTCTCGCTCTCCTTGAAGCCGCTGTTTCCTCTGGCGAACTCGACGAAGCCACCGCTTCGCAAATCGCTCAGGAACTCCTCGCCTCCGAAGGTGGCGCAGGTGGTGATCCAGCCGCTGGTGGCGCTCCTGCTCCAGAAGGTGGCGAAGGCGCACCAGCCCCAGAAGAAGCTGTGAAGATGGCTTCTGTCCAGACCCTGATCTCTGGTTCGAAGAGCCTCTTCGAAAAGATCAGCAAAAAGAACAAGTAATTTCCGACTGATTCCTTAATGGAACCTAATACCGAGCATCTGACTTACGAGCAGCTGCGCGACATCGTTACTGATCTCGCAGCAACCAACATTGATACCCTTGAGGAACTCAATAAGGTTGCTGCGGAAAAGGAGCGAATCGAAGCAGAAAACGTACAGTTGCGCAAACAGGCTACCAGCAAGGAAACGGTCTACCTCGAAAAAGTAGCATCTCACGGAATCAGCCCACTCGTACTCGCTCCCATCGTGAAGCGCCTCGAAGAAGCAGGTTTTGTGAAAGCTGGAGCAGCCACCGCAGCTTGCAGCGATCTTGCGAAAGATCCTATGGCAGCAGTACGACTCCTCGACAGCATTGCTACTTCTTTCATCGAAGACGACAATTTCTCTGAAGGTACGCTTTCCAAAAGCGCGTCTGAAGGAATAAACCAAGACAAACCCGGTCAAACGGTATACGACGAGGACAATTGGTCTGCAGTCATCCGTAAACGCTGATAAGTCTTACCAAACCAAACACACAATAAATAAATAATATGGGTTACGGCATTACGCTCCGCTCGAAACCACGGGTTCAGTTCCTTCGGGGATATGATCCGATGAATCCGACCGGACTCTCGCAAACCGCTCCCGTGAAATCCGGTGTCACCATCAAGTCCGGCCAAGTCATTACCCTTGAATGGGTTTCTGACAACAGCCGTTATGAGTGGGTTCTGGCCGATCGTGCTACTGTTCTTGCAGGTAAACAAACCGTTTACGTCGCAGAACAAGAGTCGACCGACTATGGCATCAGTGATTCAGGAATCCGTGGCGTCTCTACGACCGGGGATTACGAAGTTCAAACGGCATGGTTCGATGCTGGCGACACTTACAACGTGGATACTCAACTGACTATCTCCACCACTGACGGACAGCTTTGTGCAGTCCCAGCTGGAGCAGGTACCTATCCCGTCGTTGGTAAAGTCACCCGTATTCGTGGCACTGGTGGTAAACTCCTTCAAGACCCAGCTAATGGTGTTAAAGACGACTCCTCGACTTCGGCAGCGAACTCGGCGGTGATCATCTTCCAAACTGGCGCTCTTCAAACCGTCACTGTTAGCTAATTCAGATATATGGACCCTAAAATTGTTATTCAAGATCCTGAAGCCTTCAACAAGGACCTTCTTGACGCCCTCATGGACGCTCCAGAAGGATTCAACAAGTCGGCATCTGATGCAGCTGGTAGCGCAATTCGTCGCCGTCTCCGTGAAAACGGTTTCATGCGCCGGATTCTCCCGATGAAACCAGTTGGACCGAACGACCTCGGACGTCACCCAGACTTCGAAGACAACCTCTACGTTGTCGACGAAATGGAGCCTGACCAACCCGGCGCTGTCTCGCTTCCGCTGAATGATACTCACCGGACGCACTACTTCCGTGGCCAAGGTTTCGTCACGACCTTCTTCAAAATCGCAACTCCTGAATGGACCAAAAACATTCACGAGCTGAAGGTTTACAAGAAGATCGACCTCCAAAAGGTTATTGTTGATAACTCCCTCAAGGACATCCAAACCCATGAAGATAATCGCTTCATCGGTTGGGTTGACACCATCGTGGGTGCTCCGGGCGGTGCAAACGGCGCGGCTGGCTATCAACAAAACTTCGACTACACCGATGGCGGTGCGGACGAGCCTGTTGGAACGAACGGCGTCACCATCACTCGTGACAACTATCGCAAGTACACTCTGTCCCACCTCGAAGACCGTGAACTGAACAACGGCGTCTTCCTTGTCAACCGCAAGACGGTTAAGGAATTCCTCGGTTTCGATCACGACGAAGTCGGTGGTACCAAGTCGCAAGACCTCTTCCTTGAAGGTCTCTCGGCTCTCCCAGAACTGAAATTCTTCGGCATCCCTCACATCGCGACGATGAAGCGCGATCTGATCGCTGACGGCGAAGTCTACCAGTTCGTTGAGCCAGACTTCCTCGGTAAGGCGTACTCGCTGAAAGACGTCACCATGTACGTTGAGCGTAAGAAGGACCTTCTCCGCATCTCTGCTGAAGAGATCATCGGTCTGACCATCGCGAACGTCGCAGGCGTCAACAAAGTTGCCTTCGAAGTCTAATCCCTCTGTTGGGTAGCGTATAAAAGCATAAAGAGCGGGCTAGGGTAAAACCTAGCCCGTTTCTATTTGCAGTCGTTTGTTGAGTTTGATATAGTGATCATTATTTCGAAGCAGTATGGATAAAACTGAATTCAAGGATTTTGCGGCAGGATTCGTAGCCGAATGTGCCAAATCGGGTTTGACTGAAGAACAGACAGCAAGCCTTTTGGTTAAAGCTGCTTCGATGATGGAGGAAGGTCACGTCAAGTCGGCCATCAGCTGGAATCCTATGAAAATGTTCCGGGGTGGTGCTAAATTCCCTTTCCAGATGCCTTCGAAGGGTATGCCGCATGGTGCACCTCCTCTTCCAAAGGTTCCACACGTACCTAAACCACCTTCGGCCTTTCGTCAGTTCGCTGGCAAGGCGCTGAACAAACCTTTCGGTAACATCGGTGGTGTCAACCTAACTGCCAAGCGTGTCCTCGGTGCAGGCGCTCTCTATGGGGGATACAAAGGCTATGAAGGTCTGAAAGGTATGTACAACGACCGGCACGGCGATCTTCCTAATATGGGCGCTCCTCTCGATGAATGGGGCGACTCCGGTAGTACGGGTAATAACTACGGTTCTTCCGGTGGAGGTAGTAATAGCTTTGGTATGAGTGCAAACAGCACCGCAGTGCCAAACTACAGTCCATTTGACTCTTTCTACGGTAGCCCTTCTGCTGATTCCTCCAGTGCCTCTAGCTCGATGGCTAATAGCCTTCAAGGGGGTGGAGCTGCCACTGGATCGAACTTCGCCCAGAATGGTTCTGTTTTCAACACGGAGTCCGCAGGCGTTCGTTCTCAAATGGACAGTCTCGCCCGTAAGGAAGCTAATCTCCGTAATCAGATCTCCATGGCAGAAAACCGCGCTGGGGCAGACCCTCGTGCTCTGACTCAGCTGCAAGATCTGGACATGCAACTCCAGAACCTCCGCGCTGAAAAGTCGACCCTCGCTGGCAACCTCGAATCTATGAGGGATCGCTATATCGACAAGCAGGAAGGACTGGACGGTCGTAATCTTGCTATGTCTCGCCAGATCAATGATGTCAAGAGCCGCTTCCAGCCGTATGTCCGTGAAGGCTCTCGTAGGCTCCTCGACGAACGCAAAGCAGACCAGAGTGGTACTTGGTATAACGCCCCTGTCAGACTTGGTCAGAAGTTTGTTAATCGTGTTCAAGGATATAACCCTGAGCGTGTCCAAGCCGCTGGTCGTCTGACGGAACATGCACGTGATCTTCAGAGCCAACAGCATCGCTCAAACCCTAACTACTATCACGCCTTCGGTGACCCTAACTAATGAGCAATAACCACAAGATCACTGAGGAAGATGTGCGGAACTATGTACTAGACCGTACCATCGAAGACAATGAACTCGAAATGGACCTTACGTTCAGTTCCGAGGAAATTGCGGATGCCATGAGACGTTGTGCGCGTAGCTACAACTCCATTACTCCGATGGTGTCCTTTGTAGATGCAGATTGTCTGTCATCTGATACCAACGTGTTCCTAGACGGTGTTGTTGCTCAGCTTTACATCAGCCGTATGTCCAAACTCATGCGTAATGACGTGGATTACACTGCTGGTAACGTAGGTGTCAACATTGTCGAGAAACAGATCAAACATCTCGGTGAAATGGCTAAATACCACAAAGCCGAGTTCATCACTGCTGCTAAAGCTATCAAGTGTACCATCAATACGATGAACGCTTGGGGACAACTTGGATAATGGATTCACTCAATAGAAAGCAGACAGAACTGCTTGGGATGATCAAAAAGTCATTCATGCAGACACCTCCTCCGGGCAGCTATGCTAAACCGGGTGGTAGTGCTATGACTGGTGCTCTACAAGGCGGTATGACAGGACTTGATCTAGCTCATACCGGTAACACCCTCCGTAAGGGCTACAATGTTGCTACAGCAGGTAATAGTGCTGCTAGAACAGCTGCAGTAAGCGCAGGGAAGCTTGGCGGTAAGGCTATGCCTCTCATTGGTGCAGCTGTAGGCGTAGGAACAACTGGTCTAGCTGGATACAACATGTATCAGAACAGCAAGACTGTTGGCGGTATGAAAAACCATCTCAGCACGCGTGCAGGCCGACGGGATCTCCGTGAAACCGCACGTAACTCCTACGGTCTGGTCGGAGCAGGTATTGGAGCAGGTATTGGAGCCTTTGCAGGTGGCGTAGGAGCTATTCCGGGTGCCGCTATCGGTGGAGCTATTGGAACCGGCGTTGAGTACGCTGACCGTGGTATCGAATACTTGCAAGACAAGTTCAGCGGATATAACAGGGGTATGGAGGAAGAAGGCATTGATATGTCGACCGGGAGGGGCTTTGAAAATGACCCCGCCTCTCATGTCTATGCTCTATTGAACAGAAACCCTGCTGATGGTATTAGCCAAGGCTGGTCTGGTACGACCGATAACTTTGCAGCTGGTCAAGATCTGGAGATGAAGAATCTCAATAAGCAGATGAAAGCAGGCACACTGTAATGAACCCTTTTCAATCTTTCTACACCCAACCCTCATATGGAACGAGTTCCTGTATCCTTACATGGAAACTTACTCCGGGGTATGAGACTGGGGCGATCTATGTCTATAGGTCCCCTACAGGTATAGATAAGTCTGGAGACTGGGAACTGCTCAATCCCGATAATCCTGTTGTAGGTGTAGACTTCTATGAGGACGATACTCTTACTGATCGCAGTAAGTTCCGCAGTTATTATTATAGACTCCTGCTGGAGCACTCTAGCGGGGATTATGATTCTCCTATTGTTGGGACCTACTCGGAACTCCTGACTAGGTCACAGTACGGCGTACTCTATAAGATGCGACGTATGGAGTTCCTCAGAATGCGTCATAATGGTGTACCAGTGTTTCACTGTATTCCTTCCACCAGTGGAGAACCATCTGCAGCCCTTAATCCTACCACAAGTCAGCTGGCAGGCTCGTCTTGTTTGGCGCCAGACTCTTTCGGTACTTGGTTTGCAAATGGTTTCCAAGCCATCGTCCAAACCAGAGCTGAACTGGCTCAGATTGGTCCAATGGACATTAAAGATGATCCAGAGGGTATGTCCAACAAGGAAGAGCAATCTTTCAAGTTGCGTCTCCTTGGATTCCCCAAGCCAGAGCAAGGACATCTTATCGTTCTACCATACTCTGATCTGCGTCTGATTATCACAGGTAATGTGCAACCCTATGAGTTCAGGGGCTTCCTTCCTGTTGCCTATGACGTGGAAGCAGAACAACTACGCAAAGACGACGACAGGTACGCTATTCCTCTTCCTCCTCCACAGAGGGACCACAATTATCCTTTCCACGCAAGCGATCCTATAGTACATACGTCAGATGACTGAGTTACAAGAGAAGATCAGGGAGTTTCACTGTAGGGTTCAGGAGTGCAAGAACCTTCCTACCGATGCGTATCTATTGCGGGGTTTCTTCAAGAACCTTATCGAGATGCATTGGGAGAACGGCGCTAACCATGGTCGTTATCAAGGGCAGCTTGGTTGTTATAAGATTCGTACCAAAGAGAATCCAAAAGGCGACCTTACGATTAAGATGAACTATGAGGATGATCCGCAGAACCCCAACCCGGTTCCATCGATCATTATCGTGGCAGGTAACACGTCTATTCAGAAACAAGTCATTGGTAACTTGGCGGACTTCAGGGCAGACCCTAAGACTGACAACAAACTTCCCAGTAAGACTCAGATCAAAGGATGGATGGCTTCGTGTCCCATGATCTTCTCACATCGTTGGGATAACGGAGAAGACGCCCTTATTGCAGCCCAATCTACCCTAGAATTCCTTGCCGGATTCCAAGATGACATCATGAAAACTATGGGACTGTCACTGTGTGAACCAAAAGGTATGTCCACTCCCAAGAAGCCTGAACAAGGGGTTACGGGATATTATCAAGTTGACGTTGGGCTTGATTTACAGTATAACTTCACTATGTCAGTCGCGTCAGAATCACATATAGTGAAGACGTTTGCCTCTGATCTAACTGCAGAATAATACAAAAGATGATTTCGGATTACATCACGCCGCAGCTTCTTATCAAGCAAACTCTCCAAACGGTTGCTGGAGCCTCCGTGGAGCGGATGAATGCCTTGGTAATCGGACCACAGTATGCCGTAGCAGATCCATCCACTGACACAATCGAAACTGTTTCTTTTTCGGATGCCGGTGGTGAGCTTCCTCTGGCATTTGAACAACCTGATGGTGTCGCCTATAATGTCACTGAGCAAAGTCTCATCGTAGACGAAGACTCCATCAAACTCTATGCTGACAGCGTGGAAGCCCATCTGCTTGACGAAAGCACTTGGTCGGATGCTGCAGGCGAAGCGTTCGACGGTACTCGTGCTGCTCCTCATCTTTTGATTCACCCAACCGCCACGGTTCGTAATCTGGCAGGTTCTCCCTCTCTCACTGGTCTTCGCGGCCGCAATGTCCAAGTTGGTGACAAAGTGGTTATCACTGATGGGGCTTCCAATGTGATCTCCCGTACTGTGGTTGGCTTCGAACCAGTTACGACTGACTCTGACTTTGGTACTGATGGTGCTAACGGTCTCTTTGGAGCTTCTAGCGCAAACCCAGCAGTTGCAGGTTCTGCTACGGTGGCTGCAGTCTCTGACCCCGCCAACTACACGTACGATAGTGCGACGATTGATGCAGACTACGCCGACCTCGCTCTGGTTCGCGGTGACCAATATACCGAAGCAGGTGAAGCCCACTTCGGTGAGAAGTTTACTGTGACGGTGGCAACGGTTGATTCCGGCTCTGACACTGGTACGGTTACTTTCACTTCCTCGAACGGTCAAGTGACTGGCTCTGGTACTTACGCAATCACCGATTCTGGTGGCGGCGCTTATATCATCACGATCACTCTCCCAGACGTTGCAGTCCTCGTCTATGACATGACCAACGGTGCGGTTGATCCTACGGTTGGTGAACAGTTCGTAGTCAAAGTGAACCTTGTCTACGGCGCAGCTAACTTCTCGACCCAGATCACTGCAAACAGTGGTTCGGCTTACGTCGGTGAAGTTGACAATACTCTCTACATCAAGGTCAAGACTGGTAAAGGCACTGCAAGTCCTGCGGTGGTCACCATCTACGACCAACTCGGTGCGGTTCCTGCTGCTGACCACAACGTCGCCTCCACGGGTGTTACAGTCATCCCGCTCGGTTCCTCGGGTATCTCGGTTAGGTTCGACAGCCTCAACACCCTCGCAGCCTCCGGTCTTCGCGGTAACGATGTGTTCTATATCAAAGTCAAGGCAGCTGCCAAGTCCGCGACGGAATTCAACGGTCTGATCCTCGATGGTCCAGTCAAGTTCGCGGTTGGTGAAACAGACGCTGAGTTTGAAGTTCAGATCCGTCGGGTCTTCACTGGTGAGTATCTCGCAACGAACCTCGCCTACGGTAACCCGTTCACCTTTGACTCTGAAACCTCCACTCTGGAATACGCAGCTGGTCTCACTCTCTACCAAGCCGCCCGCAGCACTGGATACAAGTACATCACCCTCCTTGATGGAATTGGTGAACTGAAAGCCAGCTGGCGTGCAGTGGTTCCGGTTTCGGTGAGCGACAAAGCAGTCATCATCGACGAAAGCGATTTCGAAGATAAGCTTGGACGTATCGACATCCAGAACGACCTCGCCTACGGTGTCTACAGTGCTCGTAAAGGTTCCCAGAACACCCGAGTCTACGCTCTTCGCACGAACGGTTACTCTCGCGCAGACTACGTCGCAGCCCTCAAGAAGATTGAGCGCAATGACCTCGTCTACGCTCTGGCAATCCTCACCTCTGACATTGGTGCAATCAAAGCGGTTGCCGACCACTGCTCGGTGATGTCCGATGAGACTCATAAGAACTTCCGCCGTTGCTACTTCGGTACTGACAATCCGGGAGCCTACAACATCATCGACGAAGATTCCGCTGGTAACCCATACCTCGCAACCGTTACCGACTACGCAGGTAGTAACCGCCTCGTGACCTTCACCGCTGCAATTCAGAATCTCTCGACTCTGGTTGCTAATGGGGACAGCCTCACAATCGACGGTGGAACTTACAAAGTCAGTTCGGTGGTTTCGAACACGGAAATCATTCTGACGACCGGTCCAGCGGTTGCTATCGCTGAACCAGTCGCAGTCGTGATCACGAAAGAAGATAACGTCGACAACGAAATCGACTACATCATCAATCGCTCGAAGTTCGTCAACAACCGCCGCGCAGTTAACGTCTGGTGCGACAACGGTCTAGGTTACGATGTCTACGGTGAATACGTCACTATTCCAAACAAGTACCTTGCTTGTGAAGTGGCTGGCCTCCGTTGCGCTCAAGTGCCTTGGATCGGTCTCTCGAAGACGGAAATCACCTCGGTGGTCGAAGCACCTCTCATGTACTCCAAGTACGAGACTGCTGACCTTGACCGCGCTGCTGCAAACGGTGTGTTCATCATCACCCAAGAACTCGAAGGTGGTGAAGTGTTCATCCGTCACCAGCTGACCACGGATGTTTCCGACGGTATCCTCTACTACGAAGATTCGGTTGGAACCAACGTCGACAGTATCTCCTTCCAGTTCAAAGACGAAATCGACCCCGTTATCGGACGCCGGAACGTCAATGCAACTACGCTGGCATGGGTTCGCAATAAGGCATTCGAAATCCTTAAGAGCGCAACGATGGCAGACGCTACCTCGGAAGTTGGTCCTCAGCTGATCGCCTTCGCAGACGAGAACAGCGAACTTGAAGCGGTCACCGTCAAAGTTCATCCGAAGTTCAAAGATCGGATTCTCGTTAAAGCAAAACTTGAAGTCCCTGTGCCGAACAATGTGACGGCTGTGGAACTTGAAGCCGTGACAGGTCTCACTCTCTAATCTATAATTCACGTATATGGGATTCTTCGGTATCAACAGGGAAGTTAAGGCGGACGCCCAATTCGCCGCTCCCGAGTATGCGATCCTCACCACCCAAGGTGATGGCGGTAAACTTGTACAATCCATCCGTGGTGAGTACGGTCGTCGGATCGACTCGATTGCGGTGGTTGGCGATGCCAGTGTGTATTGGGGCTTCGGTAACGCGGAAGGAACGCTAAACATCGGACGTTATGTCGGATGTAATGGTTTCTTCTCGGGTTGGAAAGGCTCCAAGTGTGGAATCATCAAGACGATCTCCATCGACCTCAAAGAGGGAAATGAGTGCGTCTGCGGTAGCGGTGGTCTGGTCTTTACTGGTGCTGCTATCACTTCGGTCGGTTTCAATATCGCCGCTGGTGAAACCACCATCCAAGAAACAATCAATCTTAAGGTTGCCGATATGGCAGCCAAATAATTAACCCCTCCATAACAGGAGTGCGACCCCATCCCCACAAGGGATGGGGTTTGCTATTTATTGACTTTAGGGGTATTTTCTGTATTGTCGCTGTATGTCAGACGACTTTGTAGGTGTAGCAGCGGTCAAACAGGCTGGAGTAATGAATGCTTCCGGCAATGCCCTCTTTGATGTGGGTAAAATATACACAGGAACCGTTGTTAGCGTTAATGCTGCGTCAGGTCACTGCGTTATTCGTACAGACAACCCTGCTGCAACGCTGGAGAACGTTTACTGGGCCGCAGGAGCTATCATGGCGCCCCTACTCGGCTTCAAGATTAAAACAGTTCCACCAGTGGGCGGGCGTGTGGCTGTGCTATATGGTAATACGTCGTTTGTCATTCAGGCTCTCCCCACTGAACCCGGCGATATGGTCGCAGGGGGTGCTAAGACCTCTACCGGCTCTTACACCCGTAAAGAGAGTAAAGTTTATGGTAAAACCGCAGGTACTTTCCATGCTCTGACTACTGGTGACATTTTGGAAGGTGAGTTCGACCTATCCAACGCATTCGGCGTGGGTCTTCTATTCCTGAATAACCTAATGATGATGAAATCTGGCGACAAGGCCAAGATTGAGACGCATCTGCTGCGCGACATGGTGCGCGTCATCAGCGAGAACTTTGAGCACTTCCACTCTGCTGGTTCAGAGGACATCTATAATGACGGTAGGGTTAATGTGGAGCGTTCACTTAATAGCTACGAACACGAGACCGGTAACCGTTTGTCCGCAAAGACGCCAAAAGCTGCTACCAAAAAGAATCAGGTGAAGTACAACCACGAGAAAGACATCGTGGATAACTTCCAAGATCGTTACAGGCAGTATGAAGGATGGCTTGGCGACTTCATCCATGAGTTCATCAAAGAGCCAGCACGCTCGGCATCAGCTATATTGACGGGCAAAGGTAGTCACCACGTAAATGCCGACGGCTCCTTCCTGCAGCGCACTACCGGGGAGATCGTCCTCGAACGCGTCTGTCGTCAGCTCGTACCCAAACGACTCAAGCGCCACTACGACCCAGAGGGTGACAAGGCGGAAGACTTTGAAGATTTGGACACTGAACCTATCCGCACTTGGAAAGAAGGAGATACTCCGCAGGACATGGCTTACCAGATGAGGGAGTATGCACGTTACCTGTCGAACTTCAAATCACTGGAGCGTTTCCGTCAGCTCAAGAAAGACTTCGAGATTGCTACAGAAGAGGATACCCCGGCACCAGATCCAAACAACTGGGAAGAGGACAAACGCAAGACCAATTCAGGTCTGGTGTACATTGAGACCTACAGCACTATCCGTATCTTCCGTGACGGTTCTATTGTTCTGATGGATGGATACGGCTCTTCCGTCTACATGGGACGCGGGTTCGTGCAGATTTCGGCTCCTAGGGATGTCCACGTTGACTGTGGCGGCGACTTCGTGGTTGTAGCCAATAACATCTTCCAGAAAGCCCGTAAGACCGTTGAGATCACCTCTGTAGAAGAGGATATGTTCCTGAAAGCCCGGAAAGGTATGAACATACTCTCGGAAGAGGGAACTGTGTATATCAAGTCCGACGCTGAGGAAGACACTGAGTCTACCAGTGAGTCTGGAGAAGGAGGCGAGAACAGTGTCAAGACAGGTGTCTTCATTGACGTCCCTAAACACAGCCTCACCATACTCGCTAACAAGGACATCTTGGCGGAATCCGAGAAGGGTGACATTGGTCTGACGGCTACCAGAGAGAAGATCATCTTGGATGGTAAGAAACTGATCAAATTGGACAGTAAGCGTAACATTACCTGTGTCGCCACCAGAGACTTCCAGTTCAACGGTAATGACGCCTTCTTCCGTCCATCAGGTGACTTCATCGTAAGTGACAAGTTCAAGATCAATAGTTCCGGTAACGCTTCATTTGCTAAGAAGGTGGCTGTCGCAGACACCCTGCGTGTTGGCGGTAACATCTTCGGACCTGCTATCTCGAAAGGTGACCCGGCTCACACTAACCACATCCGTGTCGGGGGACCGGGTAACATCTCCATCAACGGAGACGGCAACTCTGAGAACATCCAGAATGACATCAATGAACGTCTCAAGCAGACAGTTCAGGAGGTTGCGGCTGGTTACGAGTGGAAGTACAACGATGATGCCCACCATCAGTATGAGCAGGACTCCGAGGATGCCTTGCATCTTCCACACGCCCAAGACTATATCGAGACGCACTCGGATGAGGATAGTGACTATAGTGAGTATGAAGAATGGGAATTCTCGGACGACCACCTTCAGAATCAGATCAGAACTGATGCCAGCTCCCTTCCGTGGCCCGGTAAGAACAACACCGAAGAGAAGATACATCCGTTCGACGCAGGTGAGGTTCTGGATAAACCATCGACAGAAGATACTTGGAATCAAACTGACTTGACATCTAGACCTACAAAGCGGAAAGTGAGACCTTAATGAGTGAAGAATTACAAGACGTAACCAGCGACGACGTTGTTAATTTCGTGCGCGGTTCAGCTAAAAAAGGAGGCTTCTTTTCGGATAACGAGGTTCTTATCGATAACAGTCAACTGGATAAAGAGGACTTGGAGGCAATCACCTCGTCCCCAGAGGCAGCCAAAGAAGCCGAGTTTATCGAGTCCCCTACACATCATGATTTTGATAAGGATGTTCCCACGGTAAGTAACCATATCACTTTCGAGGAGAAGCTCCCTGATCTGGGAACTATTGACGTTACGGATCTGGAGAAGGATTTGTATATCAAGGCGCTCCTGAATGACACGACCTTCCGGCTCACGGTTGAACCTTTTGACACGGTGAAGATTACAGTTCGCTCTCGTACCATGGGAGAAGAGGACTTCATCTATCAATGTTTGAAAACAGAGCGTGAGAAAGGAGAGATCATAGGTATCGAGGGGTACTACACCCGCCTGCAATACTACATCGCCTCTTTCCAAGTCGAGAAGTTCGGCAATACCTCAATGCTGTTCCAACGTCCAACAGGTAACTTCACGGCACAGCACAAGGCACTCAAGAAGCATGTGGATGACACCTACGGTAACGTTCACCGTGTTAAGTGGAATGCTATCACCATGGCTGTCCGTATGTTTGATGCCAAAGAGAAGATCTGTAACGACAACCTGCGAAAGCAAAATTTCTGGCCGACCGCAGGTATCAGTTGATGCTGGCAGCCTATCTGCGGGATAACTCACTAATACCTCCAGACTACCCTCAAGGTTTTCGGTCCATCGTACGTCAGGAACTAGTTCTTGGCGTAATGGCTGCTGAAGATGTTGCACGGACCCATCAGTTACGGTTCGACCTAACGTCGCGTCTAGTCTCTGCTTCCAATGATGCGCAGGGTCGCGCTGAATTGATGCATCAAGTTGTGGAGGCGGCTTCCTACATCTCTGCAGCCAAGGCATTTAACTTCAAAGGTCTGGAGGCCCTCAACCCAATGTCTCGTAGTGGTAAGATGATTAACCTGCACAAGGTTCTCTCGAAACACAACATTGTGGGCGACGACTCCGAATCCTTTACTGAAGACGATATTCGTAGTATCATGCAAGATCTCAAAGAAGCTAAAGCCGAGGAAGCCAAAGCCAAAGAGGATGCCAAGAAATCCGTGACCAGTTAATAGACCGTGTTCGAATATAACGCCAGTGGCTCAGGTGGGTATGCCGGGGGTGGGTTCAATCCCGATCCCTTCGGGCAATGGGAAGCGGATGTTCGCAAGAACTCGTCGATGAACCTGATGGAGTACGCGCAGATGAACAATCCGCGTGTACGAGCTATGGAGAGACAGGCCGCACTAGCCCGTATTGGCGCTAAAAATGCCAACCGGATGTATGACTATTTGCATTACTCCTCTGGTGGAGCTAATGTCAGGTTTGGTTCCTCCCTTTTGCAGGGCATGATGGGATCAGGTTCATTTGTGGACCTTGCATATGGCGTTCAGCAATCCTTGCCGAATGCAGGTATGTACATGGGCATGGGTAACACTACTCGGATGATCTCCGGAGGTGGTGCCGCCAATGACGCCATGGCTAAGATGTTCTACGACCGGATGACGGACCATTTCTACAACCAGAATGGCTTCGGTATTTCGACTCGAACCCAAGGTCGCGACCCTACACAGATTTCCCGCGCAATGCAGGCTCTCTCGGCTGATGGAGCCTTTGCCGGTGAGCGAATGTTCACCTTTGGTTCCAAGTCGCTCAGAGACCGCCTTTCGGATGCATCTTCGGATCTCAGACACAATAACCGTATCTCTGAGTCCAACATGGTCAACGACCTCCTTCGCAGAGGTGGGTCTGACGCGGAACTATCAGCTGGTATTGACTCGCTGAGTAACCGAGCTGGTAAAGCTGGTCTTAGTGGTCTTGTGAAGTCCTTGGACAACGTTAAGAACACCAACATGGGGTTCACAGCCATCAAGGACAATATTGAGAAGACAGGCGAGAAGATCACTGACTTCTTCAAACTCACAGATGCACTGGCTGATGTGTATGGCAAGATCTCCGAGTTCGAGACTCTGGATATCAGCCGTCGTATCACTGGAGGCAGCTCTGCAGGCAGTATTCGAGCTATGACCGCCAAAGTACAGGCGCTGAAGGACCACGCTGCTGCGTCTGGGGTTGACTCTCAGGTAATGTTCGAAAGAGCTGCTGGAGCGCAGGTAGCTTATCAGCAAGCAGGGTTTGGTGTCGGTAGCAGTCATTTTGCGATGCAGACTGCCATCTTGGCGACTATTCAGAACAAGTCTACTTTAGGCTGGGCGGGTAATGCTACAAGGCAGGGTCTATATCGCCCTACCGTAACTCCAGAAACTTTCACTCAACGGTCGGCTGAGGAAGGTGGTCAAATCGCTATGCAGAAGGAGACTCGACTTGGTCTGGAAATGCGATGGAGAATGACTGAGGATCCCGGTCGCTTCGATACGCCTGAAATGAGGCAAGCTGTGGAAGCTATGGAGAACGCCAAGAATCCACGTGAGCGTGCGCAGGCGTTTGCCAATGCCTCACGTCTAATGGCACCACATGGTCGCTTGGACATTTCATCGGAGAAACTTATCGCAGGTATCTCCAACAGTGTCCACGGAGAAGCCTACGCCAAAGGTATCATCAAGCAGACGCGCTTCCAGAAAGGTCTCAGCTTCCAGCATCTTGCCAAAAACGTAGCAGGCGACAAGACTCTCGCAGGCTTCCAGAAAAACGGTGGCAGGTTATTGGAAACACTCCTCGGCTCTTTCGGCGGAGAGAAGATGGATACCATCCGTGGTGCCATTGCTGCAGGTGATATGGCTCGTGTCCGTGAGATCCTAGCTACAGGTGACGGCGCTGAAGTTCTTGCCCGAAGTGGTTCATCCATTGACGACGTGATGGGTCAGATTGCCCTTGTCGCCGGTGATATGGGAGGTCTGGGTAAACTGTCTTCTGCTCTTACCATGGGTGAAGCCCAATGGGCTGCGCATGGTAATGGAGAGAATTTTATTACGCAAGAGGCACTACTGCAGGGACAGAAGGATGCCGCCTTCAATTCCATTCAGAGAGCTAAGATCGGCGGCGATGCAGCCGCAGGCAAAGCCAGTATTCAGCAGACAATCTTCGATAACCTCGTATCGGGAGGCACGGCTTCTCTGTCGGAGAACGAAGTCTTCCGGTATGCGGCAGCCAAAGGTGCGGCTATGGGTGGTATTGCTCTTGATGAGAAAGTAGGTAGCCTGAGATTCTCCGACAACCAAAGAGATCTGTTCGGCAAAGATGCTAAATTCATGGGCGCTCTCGGTCTCTCTGTAGGGGACATGAAAGGTCTGAATGGTATCCTTAATGGAACCGGTAATGCTACCGAGATCATGAAGGCACTTGGAGCTGCGGGCTTCAGGACTAAAATGCTGGAAGGCGACACCAACCGTATGACACTAATGTCAGAGTCACAGTACGAGCAGTACGAGGGGGATCTCCGTAAACAATCTCTTGGTGACTACTATTCCTACATCACTGGCAAGAACCTTACGGACTCCGAACGTAACACCCTAGCTTTCGGTGACCCGGAGAAGTCGGCTAAGCTGCGTGAGGAGATGCTGGTGCGTACCAAACAGATGTGGAAGTTCGGCGGTAAAACTACGTTCGGCTACAACGAAGAAGGCGGCGACAGAATGATGTCCAAGCTCGGTAGACTTGCCGTACGTGGTGACGAGTCTGCCAAGCTCGCCCTCCGTCGTGCTTACCGAGGTGAAGAAGGTGTCCAGATGAACTCGGACGCCAGATGGCATTGGGAGCAGAACTTCATGAAGGACAACAAGACGATGCTGGAGAAAGAAACTGGCATCAAGATTACTGACGACATGATCAAGGGAGCCGATAAAGGAGGTATTGATGCGATTCGTCAGTGGCTGGATAAGAAAACCAAAGAAGAAGAAGCGAAAGAAAAAGCAGGAGGTATCACCTCTGTGGGGACCATGAAAGTTGATCGTCTGGAAGTGGTTCACGACGCACGTAAATAATATGGCAACGGACTTTTACAATAGCCCGCGTGGGTGTGTGGTCAAGCACTCCAAAGGCGGAGGAAACAACGCAGGATTTGAGCTGGAGGGTTTCGATTTCTCTGATAAAGAGCATCCCATCATACTGCGTAACATTTCACTTAACGATGAAGATATTGTTCTTCCTGTATCTACTTTGGACAAGAAGAAGGTGCTCTACGTATTCGGCGAGGACTTTGGTTCCATCCAGATTTCAGGGTCAGTGTTCCTTGGTCCAGCAGGAGAGAGTACTTCGGGACTAGGACCTGTCGTTAGTTACTTCAATAAGAAGGCTGTAGCACGAGGAGAGTCGACCGCACCTGTGAAGTTCTCAATTCCCGGTAATGTTTCTTACAGTATTTACCTTAAGTCCATCGTCATTTCCCAAGCTGACGCTGAACTTAATATGCACGACTTTGCATTCGGTGCTATCATTGCTGACTCTACTGCTGCCTAATGAAAATTAATAACGCCATTGTTCACCATCTGTCTCCAGAGCGTGGAGGCTTTTCCTTTGCGCCATGGAACAATAGCGTAAACCTTCCCTCGTACCGTACAAGGGATGACGCCTTGGTTAAAACCCGGGAAGCTCTTCGACTAAATAGTAAAGACAGCGATTTTTACACTGTTGGACCCCTCCAAGCACTATACTCATACCCTGAGCTAGTAAATATGATCCCAGACCAAGGTGTGGATTGGTTCTACCCTTCCATGGTGAAGATGAACAGCGCAACACTGGAAGGCGGGGTCTTTACGACTACAAACGACAAGCTTTCCCTCTGCTGGAAACCGCAGGATCTACCGGATAGCATTCAGGTGACTTTCCAGTATGTAGCAGACAACGCAGCCGCCATATCAACCTCGTTTACCAGTAAGATCGTCCCTATCCAATGGTTCGATGACAGGGCTATGTTCTTCGGTAAGGGTTTCCAAGATGTGCTGGCAGGTTGCAACTTCGGTATCATTCCTACCATGTGGGAAGAAGGTACGATCATACGGCTGAATATACACCCATCTAGATACCCATACAAGGCTGTAGCGGACCGTCTGCTGTCGCATGCTCCCACGATGTCCTTGATCAACTCCCATGGGCTTCTGGACTCTTTCCATGCTTCCCCTGATCCATTCTACAAAGTGGCAGTCGTTGCTTGTGCTATTGTTCTTTCTGATATAAAACTGCGTAAATGAGTAAGACGAAAGTCATTTTTCCGAAGGTAACTGTAGAGGGTCTGGGCGGACTGGGTAATTCAGTTGACTCGGTTACTATTACGGAGCAGATTAATCAGATTCCCACGGCAACTATCAGCTTGCACGAGGCTGAGGATATTTCAGTGAAGCCTCCTATGGATCAGAAGACCATGGATGCCTATGGTCTGCTACAGCAGACACGTGTAAGCGGACAGCAGGGAAACAAGATCACTGTTACAATCAATTTGGAAGGTGACGACGCACAGACTGCTGTTTTCCAAGGATATCCTCTCGGTCCGGAGATACAGTGCAGTACTTCTTACTATGCCAACTCAATTAGGTTGCTGCACCCCTGTGCAACTCTGAATACCTTTCAGCCTTACATCTATGCAGTCGTTCCGGGTGTTCCCAATGCGGACCTCGATGATCCTTATCAAGAGCAGGTTCAAGCAGACAATGCTGACATTCCTTCCACTGGTAACTTCATGGAACGCCTCAAGGCTGTCGTGAAGGCACGGATGGATAATTTTGATAGTGAGCGTACCAACCAGTGGATCGACGGCTCTACGTTGTCACAGATCGCTACAGTGCACACTAGGAACAAGAACCACTTTGCGTTACTTGAAGCTCTGTGTGATGACTCCACTGAAGACACCTATGAATCCCTTTCAGGTGCTCTGGGTGAACAAGCTATCGCCACAGCCTTCAATCGACGTATCAACGCCTACATCGGGGAGTTCGTGTCTGGTTCGAAAGATGACTTCTTCTCGAATATTATGACGTTTGCCAATGGTTCGCAGATGTTCTATGTTCCTCCTTCTGTTTCCAATAGGAACGACGATGGGTCAACAGCTGGGTTCATGCGTCCATTCAAGCAAATGGCATCGGATGAAGCAGAGTCGGAACAAGCCACTCTGTCTCCATCCTATGTTGGTATGTCCTGCTCGGAGATGAAACTGGATGTAACGACCGGTGTGGTCATCTCCGGTGCTCCTGTGACTCCAGAGGTGAGCGATCTTGATAACAAGGCAGAGGCTACCATTCTTCCTCTCATCAATTATCCTACGTATTTCGCTGTTACCAATGGAGTCGACGCAGGCAACATGGTCAACATTCCTCTTCCCCAATGGATTCCTTTCAGCAGCCTGATTCATGTGATCACGGGAGAAGAGGATACCAGTGAGAACGTGGTGGATATCAGCCAGTACAAAGCCAAGAAAAGCGAGATCGTCAGCAAGGTCACCAGAACCTATACGGATAACTTCCACAAGATCCTTGAGGAATATTCCGAGAACGTACTGGCTGACGCGCAGTACTCGCCGTACTCTATGGTCGCCAAGACCCTTTTGGACTTTTCTTGGAAGGCTGGGTATCAGTACGAGATCAAGATCGAGCGTGAGGACACAGAAGCTACTACTTTCAAAGGTTTCCTTGACAGAGTGGTGCACACTGTTAAAGTCGACAAGCAAGCAGGGGAATGCAGTACCATGCTTTCGTTTACTCACGTCAGATTAACATAATGCCTAGCGACGAAGAAAGAAATCGCAGGCGGGATCAACCTTCTTGCGAGAACGTTTCTGCCCCGTCTATATTCAGTTGGCTGCCTCTTAAGAAGAAGCCAACTCCGCCATGTGATCCTCAGGAAGGTACTGTACCGAAGCGGACGTATGTCCCGGAGGAAGGTAATCCTTCTCCCCCACCTGAGATCCCCAATATTAACCCACTGCGCTTGCTTAGCGCAGAGATTACAAAGGTTTGCGGTACTGACCACCCGGCTCCTCATGGAGACAGCGTTACCGTGACAGCAGGTTATGAGACGGCGGAAATCTCCTTTTATAACATCAATAACCTGACTACATCTCAGGAGATGTACATTGGACGGGTTCTGACGGACGATCTTCGCGCACTGCTTGCGTCCGGTACTATGACGATCAGTGAGATCGCCGGTGCCCTTCTGCTTACTCTGAACCAAGCAGCACAGCTAGCAGAAGCAATATCCAGTACGCAAGCCATTCTGGACGAGTCTGCCAATCAGTATGCGCTTAGTCTCCTAACCTGTTACTGGAAAAGCGCACCATATACTGTTTCCTGTCCTGAAGGAGCACTTGGAGACTCAGTAACCAAGGAAGAAGGTTATGCGATTTCCTACGTTTCACAGGAGGACGCAGACCGCAAAGCCCAGCGTGACGCAGACCGGGAGATCCGATGCGTTTACTGTAATGAGCCATTTTCTGTTCCCTGCGTAATTCCAGAGGGAGCTGACATGACGGGTATCGTCGTAACTGGCGGTAAGACTTATCCGGCAGGATTCCTCTGCCGTAGTACCCCGGAAGAACTCGCTGACGCTATAGAGCTTTATAAGAGCTTTTCTCCTCCTTGTAGCTTCTGCAACGAGAACGAGATCCGTATTGAGTGTCCTCCCGGTGCGGTGGGTAATCCTATTGTTATCCCTCCGCTGTCTCGGTGTTTCCCTGACTACGAGTCCATCAGAGCATTCCTAGACGAACTTATCAATCTGGAGCCACTTTGTATCTGGCCTAACATTGAGGTCGTGTGCGATTGCCAAGACGTAGCAGGGTCGCATCCCGACGCATCGGATTCTTGGAGTGTCACCATCCCATCAGGAAGTGTGACGGGAGAGTCTCAGGAAGACGCGCAGCAACAAGCCAACGAGCTTTGCCAAGAGAATCTTAAATGCTGTTTCTTCAATGACAGACAGGTTGACGGCACTTGCCCGAGCGGCTATGTAGCTGAACCCGGCGTAGCTGCTGCACGCGAAGTCATCAGTTGTGACAGTAAAGCCGATGCCAACCAGATCGCTATGGAAATGGCGATGGACCGTACGCGATGCGGTGATATCGGAGATGGGGGAGATGGAGATCCTGATCCACCAGAACCTCCACCACCAGATGTCGGAGCAGGGGGAACATGCGCGGCGCACATCCACGGATTCGAAGAAGTAAGAGCTGGCGTCATTGGTATCGTGTCGCAACCAGTTGCATTTTCGCTGGAAGCAATTCCTGATGGCTTGAACCCAGATCAACCCGGTGAAGGAGGCAACGGAGTCGATATCAATCTTCGTTGTGAAATTTACCCGGAAGGGTACTACGAAGTACAAAAACCTATTCCAAATTACAGATCGCCGGAGTTGATGATCAATATCTGGGGATCTGATAACTGTACGCTTTCCACCTCGACCGTTTCAATCGGATTTGAGGATGGCGCTTTCACCACATATGAAGGCGGCGGAGGGGGCACGCAGTTTTACTGTGTTTCCACGGAGGACTAATAATTATGACACTACACCACCTACTCGCCTACGTTGTTTGTACTTTCTCTTCTGTGATGTTTATTCATTACATGGAGAACGTACTGTTTAACACTCCTGCTCTGGCCACTTGGACAACCTTTTTCAAGAAGCTGAAAGGGACAAACAAACTATACACCAAAGAAGACTGGGACTTCTACGCATCGGATAACTTTCCGTACATGCTATACAAGCTGTTCCAATGTCCTCTCTGCGTGTCTTTTTGGACAGGTGCAATCTCCAGTGTTGCTCTCAGTACTACTACAGGTAACTTTTCCTTGCTCTTCCCTATATGGTTTTCCGCCTTGGGGATCACGGAGCTGATCAGATACAAACAAGCCGCACCACCTGTCGCTATAGAAGCAACTGTAGAGGATGAATATAAAGTTTCAGAAGAAGAACTGGAGCGTATCAATAGAGCACATCAGAAGGTTATACACGATGTGGTAGGGATGATATCTCCGGAAAACCAATCACCAGATCCACATGGTGAGTACATTGATTTGGTGGGAGAGTACAAGGATCCATTCAAACCTATTGTGGATGACGATGGTTACGAATTGGTCAGTGAACCTAAGTACGCCGATCTTCCGGGATTTCGTACCAAGGAGCGTAATGGAGGTATCTGGGAAGTTGCCGACCACCGTCCAATGCGACTTCTGAAAAGTGATAAATATAGGAAGAAAGTGTTCGCCTTCTTCTCCGATACATACGTTCCCACTAACCCAGAGGAAAAGCGTGTAAAAGAACAGTACAACGAAGAATTAGCTGCTACAAAGAGTAAGAATAAGCGACAATGTACACAGTGTGAGCTGAACGCTATTCGTACTAAATACTACGATCAAGTTAAGGCTCTCTACATTTAACCCCATGCCGCATTTCCCTCCAGTGCTTGCCAAATATCCCGATCTTGTAATGAGAGCGAGGATAGAGATCATACGTACAGCCAACTCCCGTACTTGTAAGAAAAGTTGCAACGAGGGAGCGATCATCGAAAAGTATCTGGATATTGCTCGTAAGAGAGACGCATCCTTCAGATCAAAGTAGTTGTAATAGGGTAGTAAAACGATACAATACAAGTCGTGGAGCTGCCTGCTGAAGATCATCAAGAAGAAGTAGTCCAAGCCCCGTCTACCCCGGCATTGAAGCCGAAGATGGGACCCTTGGACTACTTTAATGCATATAGCAATGACCCCACGCCTGACAATCTTGGCATGGTGGTTAAAAGTCTTGAGCCTGTCATTAACAAGACTCTGGTTGGCATCGGTGAAGCCGATAATCCGCTTCTCAGAAATCAGGCACGACTCTATGCAGCTAAGGCAGTTAAGAAGTTTGACCCATCGCACGGTGCCCAGATTCATACGTGGGTGACCAATCAGCTGATGCAGCTTCGCCGTGCCCGCCGTACCTCGAACTCTCCTATCAAAGTTCCGGAGCGTATCCAGATCGACGCATATCATCTGGACAAAGTTACCAAGGACTTCGTTGAGGAGTACGGACGTGACCCTGACGTACACGAACTGGCTGACAAAGCGAAGATGCCTGTCAAACGTATCGCTAAGGTCCGCGAGCAGTTCTTCAAGGTTCCCGGTTCCGGTGCTATTTCAGATGACGCTACTTCCAACAGCGAAGTGGATTTCATGCACGAAGCAGTCGCCTACATCTACGACGACTCGGACTACATCAACAAGAAGATCCTAGAACATCGTACCGGTTACGGCGGTTCTCCTATCCTTTCCACATCGGAACTCGCCGCAAAACTGAACACCCGTCCTGACGTTATCAGCAAACGCAGTAAACGTCTCGGTACGCAGCTTGAGCGTGTTCACTCACTTCTAAACCAATCTCACGGTGCCTAACGCAGCTAAATTCAGACAACACTTCGACACCAAGACCCGCACAGGGGAAGGCGCCAAGGCTATTGATGACTACATCAAAGGCACTTCTGTGCTGTCTTTCAGCGAGCTGTTCGAGAGCCTAGACTTCGAGGAGATCAAAGGTGAGCTTGAGTCGGCAGCTGAGGCATTCAAAGCCAGTCCAAAGGACTTGCGCAAGCGTCAGAAGTGGCTCTTCATGGCATCCCTCTTTCGCGATGCCCAGTACGCCTACAGAGGTCGTGGATGGGTTGAACAGGTCGGCTTGGACAATCTGTACCAAGAGAACTACGGAGGCGGTAAACTGGCAGCAGACGTTGGACTATGAGTAACTGGCGTGGACTAGCAATTGACTTCTCAAAGGACACAGGGCCTACGCTGAGTCCAAATACAAGTACACTTGGAGACAAATGTACTGTGCAGAACATTGGGGTTAACATTGGAACCCAACAAGGGACTGATGAGTTCGACGCTATCAGAGGTACTAACCTGCTCAAGTTCTTCGCGCAATCCGGGTTTGTTTCTGTTAATGCGGCTCAACATAAAGCTAACTTTGCTGCATTGGATATCAAAACCCATTATAATAGGGTGAAATCAACGGAAGATACTGCTTTGAACACAGTGTCTTTTAAGGTAACACCTGTAAGTATTGACTCCCTTAGAATGGGTGTCACTCTTGGCTTTGGTAATAGCGACGAGATTCTCACTGAAATTGTAGTGTAATGGATATTATTGACACCTACTTCCCGGAACCATCGGACGTGCAACTTGACCGTCTGGTTTCGATGCGTGCACGCGTGGCGGCATGGCTTGCCAAACAAGATCCAACACTGGATACACGTCCCGGCTCTGTCTTCGGCGACCTCATGGTCCAGCCTAGTGCAGCTATGCTGGCTTCCATTGAACAAGGACTGGAGAATGTACTGTCGGACTTTGCTCTGGAGAACGTCGCAGCTGGAACCATATACAACTGCCCGTTCGTCGCACAGTACCTCCGTAACTTTGTACCAGACGACGTCGAAGCAAACGTAGCATCCGGGTACCTCCGACTGGTGTTCGATGCTGAGGTAGACATCGAACTCGACAAGGGTATGACGTTTATTTCTCCAAGTGACGAAGAGTTCGCTGTTCGTGTCTATAATACCGGTCCGATCAAGATTCTTCCTGTTAACAACGTTGCTGAACCCAACACGAACAGCTTCATTCTCAGACAGACCTCCATCACACGGTACTTTGTGGATATCCCTGTTTACGGTTCTGCGGTCATCGCAGTTCCGAAAGGATCTACGTTCGCTACGTCGGACGATGTGCCCAACCTTGTGTCCGTTACTGCTATTGCTGACTTTTATCTGCCGCCTTCTTCGGTTGGTTTGGTGAACAAAGCAAAGAAGGCAACGACTGCTTTCCATGCCATCTCCCTCAACACTCGGGCAGGAGTTGTTCGGGCTGTCAGTCGTGAGTTCCCCGATGTTGAATATGTCAGTCCTGTTCTCGCAGGTGACTACGAAATGATGCGCGGGGTTGAGAACATCTTCGGTATCAATCCTCCGACAGCTGACATCTACGTCCGCTCTTCGCTGTACGGGTCGGTCTTCAAAGAGGTTGTTCGTTTGGTTTACTTCGAAGCTGATGACGTTTACATGGCTGCGTTCAGTCCTGCGCACGTTCCTCTGAAGTTCACTCAGGTGGAATACACAGGTAACCCTGATTCCCCTCTCACCTTCTCGTCATACTGCCGCTCCACCAGCACGGAGTTCCCGATGCTGTCTGCCGCGTTCAGTGACAATATGGAGTACTGGATCAAGGTGCCGATGCCACGGGATGCTCTGACCAACAATCCGCTCGTCCCACCTGCTTTCACCGATGACGGGGAAGGCTATCAGTACTTTGAGGTGTCCTACATGAGCGATCCTGTGTATGAAGGCGTCAAAGACTTCATCATGTCGGATGATAACCGTCCAATGGGTGTTTCCATCAATGTGAGACTCCCAGATCCGCTTATTTTCACCCAGCTCCTGATTGGGTACACCCGTAAGAAAGGAACTATCTTCAACAAGTCCAAGGCTGTGACTGAGATTGGTGAATTGTTTGCTAGGTTCTCTCCTACAGAGTCCTATAGCGACTCCAAGGTGATCGATTCCATGTTCTACTCTGGCGCGACTACCGTGACTTCCATTCAGTCTAGTGCCAATGCCTGCGTGGCGCCTGCAGACTATTATGTTCTTGAAGGTTCCATTGGAGAGCCTGATGATCTGGATGACCTGAGTGTTCTGGTCGATGCTCCGTTCATCGCATCGTCAACCTACTTCCTCAGCCCATTCAAGGACAACAATCCTGACTTCGAGGAGAACCTTAGATACGCCTACGGGCCTCGCAACGCAGCTTTCATCCTCGACCCTGCTAACATCAAGTTCAGCGAACAGTGAACCCTATTACCGAAACAAAGGTAGACCAGCTGTCAAAGGCTGGCTCCTTCTGGTCGTCTCAGTTAAGAGAAAAGAAGGACCTTAATCTAATCCGTGGCATCGCAAGGCTGACGGACATGACTCCTGCTTGGAATTTTCCTGACTATCCACAGGCAATCTACGGTAACAAGGATTTCATGCGGGTAAGGACGAACTTTACCTTGGATATAGCAGGTCAGATCGGTTCGCTTGAAGTTGACTGGGACGCGCATGGTTTGGAGAACGGTTCACGGGTGGGTATCCTTCCGAAGCATATCGTTGATCCTCTCTCACAGACCTCCAGAGTCACCTATATCGAGGATGGACAACTTAACATCCTATATGAAGACAACAGGTTCCTTCTCTTCCCTATTTCGGAGGGGTTTGGACACACTGCTTGGTATGAGTTTATACCTCGCGAACCGGTATTCTACGTTGATCTGGTTACTACTGAGATAAACCCTTCAGCGATCCTTTCTGATGATGGACCTCTTGTCAGTGGTATTGATTTCCACAACGCAGGCAACCTTCTCTTCTTCAAAGAAGACCCAAACATACTGTTCCCCTCGGGATACATGAGGATTCTTCGGGCTGACGTTGTTAACCTCAATCCTAGTTCCTACGTTCAGTCTGTAGACCCCACTCCGGGTACAGGCTTGTGGACTTCCAGATACATCCGTGGTAAACAATCTCTCCCTGTCTTTGAAGCTGCTCTCAATGAGCTTGGCGGGCTGACGGTGTTCGACAGAGACTTCAGTCCTATTTCAGGTTATGACCTGTATCAGGACTTCACCCTCTATAACGATGATCTTGGTCGTATGGTTGTTCCCCAGTTCCACCAGCGGTTGGAAGTGGGTAAGACATATCCCAAAGGTTTCATCCCCGGTAAGGCAATTGAATGTAGATCTTGGTCCACCCATGGGGACAGATGGTGGCAGGGAGTTCAGTGGAAGCCCGGAGCAGCCCTGAAAGGTATGTTCGGCTTCCTTGAAGTAGAAGTACCAAACGCCACTATTCGACTGCAGGCCAATGAAACTGACCAGCTATACTTCTACCTGTCCGGTACGAAGGAGCAGGTCGATGCTTGGAACGAAGTCAGATGGTATTATGAGAACCAAGCGGACTATAACTTGTCGCAGACCCTCATCGACGAGCACTCACTTTCTCCCGGCGATTCCATCTATGTGAATGGCTTGGACTTCTTCATGGAAAACTTCTTTAAATGGAACGGACTAGTTGTTACAATCAACCAAGATGCGTTGTACCCTGACAGCTACGCATCCATTCTCAATTTCATAGAGAACAACCGCCCGATAAACGTAGTAACCATTATTAACTAATGGCAGGTATTGCACTAACCAGAGAAGCACTCGACCCAGAAGAGATCAATCCTGATCACGTCTGGTACCTGAAAGTTACTGCCGAATCTTCGGAAGAAGGGCTGACCTCGAAGATCTTTGTATATCACGCATACTCGGATGATTTCTCCGGTTCATATCCGGGAGATATCTTCACCTGCGTCGCGTCGATCAAACAAATGCAGGATATACCAGAAGATGAGCCATCTGATGATCCTGAGGATTTAAACCCCTTCTACCGCCTAGCGGTGTTTGAAGCATTCTTTACAAATCCTGAAGAATTGGAAGACGCTTGGAACATCATTGTGCAAGACACTACGGCTCTCGTACGGTCTCATCGTTTGGCGGCGGAATTGGAAGATTCTTTAACCGTCAACATTGATCCGTAATGAACGTTGCTCCCTTCTCCATCCCCGGGCTTTTCCCCACGAAGTCCCCGCTTTCTGAAGCGCAAATCTTCGCAAACCCGGACGGGTCTGTTGTTGTGAAGGTATGGGAGGCTGACTCGGAAGAAGAAATCCTTTTCCAAGCTTCGGTAACCACTCCTGACAACAAGGTCCTTCTTATGGACAATGGAGGCGCCTATATATTTCCCGAAGAAGGAGAAGACGGCAAGACCTCGTATTACTTTGTTCTGGATAGTGAAGACGAGTTCCTTCCAGTAGGTACCAGCAGGCTTGACGTGCTCGGTAACGGCGTGCTGAAGACGTTTTACATCCAACATAAGGACAACCCCTTCAATAAGGGAGCAAACTCGTCCTTCAGGCTTCCACTGGCGAACAACTACGTGTTCGTTATTCGTGGTAATGTCACTCTTGACGCAGGAGTAGAGACAACGATGGTACAATTCCCACGGCAGTTCTCCACTACGCCCGGTCTTGTTCTGGTCAATGTCACCAAAGAGGGCCTTTCACAGCCAATCAGCACTATCGTCAAACAGGTCACGGACGTTTCGTTCCATGTGGACTTTGACCCGGCTGTTCCAGAGGAAGGTACTTACCGTCTGGAGTGGGTAGTTTGGACCAAGTCAACCCCGCTTGTTATTCTGGGGGTTGATCCTGAAGTTGGTCCTTACCATTACGATCCTTAATCGGTCCAACGACCATAGTTGATCGTACCTACCTGATAGTAGGTCTGCAGTACGTCTGCCATCCCCACCATGCTTACTTTCAAGCATCGGTCATTAACCTCGTCAACAGTTACCAAGCCGCTAAGCTCCGTGATAGCTGCATCACTGATTTTAGCGGCATTTCTGTTGATAACGACATTCTGGGTGGAAATATCGAGAGCGAACACCTTCCCAAGGTTATCCTTGTCGATTGAAGCGAGGAATTTGTCCATTTCCTGCCACCGGCCCTCGGAAACCTCCCAATTAAAGCCACAAGCCTGCTTAATGATGTTGGCTCCCTCTAGTTTAAGGGAATTTCCAGTATACAGACTGTGAATAGGCTCAAAGCTCTTGTGTTCTTCAGAGAAGATCCAATCGAGCACCTGATGAACGATGTAGCTTACCGTATTGCGGATAGCAGCGACTTCCTTGTCATCCAGATAGATACCTTCCTCACGTCCATCCTTATCAAGGTAGAACATAGGCATGAACAGCCTAGAAGTGCTGAAACGAGACTCACCGGCGTAGAAGGGGAAGTCCCGACACCCCTCGATGTCTGCGATCTTGCTCTGTGGGAGCTGGAAAGGGGTTTCCTGTCCCAAAGCAGAGAAAACGGCAGAGAGAAGGCTCCTAGACTCAGGCGTAGAATCGTATGCAACAGTGTGGTTCTTCAGAGAAAGAGAGCCACGGACCATATTGGCTACCAAAATGGCAATACAATCCCGTACCTCGATAGGAAGCTCCTTAACGAGGATGGAAGACAGCATATTTCGTACGCTGAAGCACTCAAGGAAGGGAATTTCACTGTGTAAGGTGGAATTTGTGGCTTTATAGCCATCTTTAGTGAAAATCCAGCCCGGACCTTGGAATTTGGACTTATCATGGCTCCAGCCGAGCATCGAGATACCCTCCAGAGACGGTACACGGCTTGCTTCTTCCTTGAGGTGCGGCGAAATGTACTTTCTGAACAAATTCTTGTCTTTGATGATAGGAAGGGCCGTTTCTGACTCTCCAGCGGTGGAAATCCACGCCATACGCACTGCATCCTCCACTTTTCCGTTATTATCGAGGGAATTGGTCGGAATTGACACTTTTGCACTCGTAGAACCGAACGTAGCGATACATTCGGTCAAAATTTCCTTCTTGGAGGGGAAAATTACGTTCCTTTTGACCTCAAGAGTGAAATTGGCGATGTCAGTGCGCAGTCCGTTCTTAATTTCCTGTGCAAAGTAACCTTCCGGCGAGCTTCTAATCTGATGCTTGTCATTGACCAGAATGATGTGCGTATCGAAGTGCTTCTTGAGCTGCTCTCCAGTGACGAACTTGCCGGTGTACTGAATCTTACGTACAAGGCTGTGCCGCTGAGTCAGAGTAAGCCTGCAGGAGTCGATGAAATGGAGCATCTGCTCGCTCAAAGTCCCGGGACTTATACGATCCGCCAAGAAGTCGACAATGTAACTGCTCCACGTCTTCTGATGCTCCTGTGCAATAGGCTTCAAGTATGGTTGGATCACCATTTCCTTGGCAGCATCTGCAAGAGCAGAGACAGCAGCCATGTTAGGCTCCAAGTCAGGATAATGAAGGTAAACAGGATGAGGAGGAACAAAACCACTCGAAGAACCTTTGCCATTGTATAACAAACCAAGTACCGGAAATCCCGGAGTGTTAAACTTTGAGTGACCGAGAATGCGCATGTTCAATGCAAAATTCTGAGTAACCCGATAATCGTAGACGGGTCTGACAGCATCCATCAGACCGGACCAAAGGAATTTCTCACCGCTGAAGCGTATCAGCTGCGGATTGTTCGTATTGGGCTTAACGATCAGAACCGCTCCAATCATACTGTACGAACTGAAATAAGGAATGGCGAGCAGGTAGCCAGCGGAGGGAGGAGTGATAGGGGTGATCTGCATCTTAAGCAGGATCTTATTGAACTCCGCAATCTCCTTAGACGTCCACAGAACAGCTGTGTTGGCGACATCCTCAACGTTGTGTCCTAGTTTACGCAGCCAAGCCTCAGACAACACGCGTTGCTGTGTGCGGTTCTTTGCGTAGAGTTGGGCAGTGTTTCTGAAGAACGAAAACACCTGCCTACCCAACTTCAAATCTTCTTCAACCTGTCTGAGGTCGCCGATCTGTTTCTCCGCATTAACAATCAGGTTAATGGACTCAATAGCTTTCTTGTAACTGTAGTGACCTTCGCTGGCTGCAACGTAGTCTACAATGTTACCTGCTTTCAAAGAGCATGACTTGTTGGTACACAAGAAGTCATTCTTAAGAACATACATATCGGAACCGCAGCACGGGCAGGTCGTTTTGACTTCTCCACGAGATGTGAACTCGGTATCAACTCCAGTCTCGGAGATGATCGAGAAGGGGGAGACAGTCGACAGGAACTGATTGCTATAGGGACCCATGAATTACTTGTTTATCAAGGAAATGTATAATAACACTTTGTCCTACACAACAAAAGAAACTATTGAGTTGACGGTCTTTGCATGGTAAGCTAAGCGAAAGTCATGGCAGATTATTTGCACTCCAATAACCCTACCGCTGTCTTCCACGTGATTGACACGCTGACCGATAAGGGCGAGCTTCCAGCATATGTCGCTGAGGCTAATCTGCCTGATATCACCAAACTGGCATCCATTTCGAATACAGGTTTCGCTGATCCTCTGAATCGTCAGTATCCTGTTTACGACCAGACTACGACCGCTTACTCCGCGATGGACTTCCTTGGCAAAGCTGAAGGAGACGTCGTTGTTGGTCAGCGCATCAAGAAGGCATGTGCCAACTTCGGTATGTCTGACTTCTACACGAAGGTCGAGGATATCTTTGCCGAAGCAGTTGTTAAACAGGCTGCTGCACAAGAGAAGCCTCTTGTTAAGTACGCCTTCTCAATGGAAGACGAAAACGGCAACACCCTTGGTTACTTTCCACTGAACAACGATTTCCAAGTCGAAGAGTCCGCCAAGGCATTCCTCTCTCAGAAAGACAGTATGCCAGCAGACATCGCGATCTCCGTCGCTCGTGAGATCGTCAAGTCCGCCAAGGAGTATGGTAACCTTAACTACATCCATCAAGATGTGATTACCATGGGTACTCCACGTATCTTCGAAGCAGGCAATGCTGAACGTCAGGTACGCCTTCGCTCCAACTTCGTCGAAGCTGACACTCTGGAACTCTACAACGACATCGTTAAGAGTGCTGCAGGTGCTGATGAAGAGTATCTCTTTGAACTTACCTCTATGTGGGAAGAACTGGACGAGACTTTCCTTGTGAAAGATGCCTTTGCAATCGAACACAGACTGCAATCGGCCTATGACTGCCTCCACGCAGGTGCTGAAGACGAAGTCATTGAGAAATATGCCTCCACGCAGGTCTATTTCCACGAAGAGAACGTCCTTATCCCTGCAGAAGCCTTCACAAAAGTGGCTTCCAAGACCATTGACCATGTTTTTGCTGGTCCTAACTCTGGGAAAGTCCAAGAATTCTTTGAAGCGACCAAAAACGACGCTTTTGAAGCCACCGCACTCGTAAATGGCCTTGACGCAGACATTCGTAAGGATATTGTACGGGTAACGCTGGCTGCAAATGAATAACTGGGAGCTTAATAAGGACGCGGCGAGGGAAGTACTGGGTAACACCGAGTCCTTCGCCTCCACTTTACATGCTATCGTACTCAAACAGTACGGAATAGAGGCTATTTACGGCGATCCTCTTAACGACGATGAGCCAATGGACCCGTTGGAGCTTTTTGCGAACCTAGAGGAGGACTTTTCGGTCAAAATCCCTCTGGAAGTCGAAAACAAGCTCAACGCTATCCTCCTTGCGACCGCTACGGAGGTATTTTTCGAGAATCCAATGGCGTTCTCGTCTATTTGTATAGCAATCGCCTCCGGAGACCTTGGAGACATTGTAAACGGAGCTTTCGACGAGCCTACAGTGCCCGAAATGCTTCTTGGCATCATGGAAGTCCAGCTTAACCATGATGCTGAAACCGAATTCACTCCTACCATGGAGGAATTCATTAAGGACATCCTGAACAAGGAGTCCATTGACACTCTGGAAGACCCTGAACTCAACGATGACGAGGCTAGAATCAAAGCCGAACTGTTCGCTGAGTTGAAGGCTGTCGGCGTACCAGATGAGTTCATTGCACAGGCAGAACAGTTGCTTGCTTAAGGGGCAAAAAGGGACCCCCTAGTGCTATATACATGTGAACGCCTATGTCACTGACATTAGGCAGTCAGTCTTCATTTTTTAGTGAGGTTCTGACATAAACCAACACGGTGTCTAACCATCCGTGTACAACCAGCCATAACATGTCTACTGAACTCGGTCCACTGATTGTGACACATTCAGGGTCGTACCATGCAGATGATCTCACAGCCGTGGCGATCATCCTCATCGAAAACCCCGGTGCCAGAATCTACAGGGATACAGACTACCTTGACCAAATTCGTATTGCGGATTACGTGGTCGACTGTGGTCAAGAGTACAACAGAAACTTGCGCAGATTCGATCACCACCAAAAAGGGTTCTCGAAGATGCACAATTCGGAAGATAGTCCACTCATGGCCTCAGCGGGTCTTGTGTGGGACTTTATGGGAGACACCGTTGTCTCCCGTGTAATAAAAACCCAACTGAGAAACAAAGATATCCCCTTCGACTTCACCGACGAACGTGTGGAGCGAGACTTGCTCGATTGTGCTAATGATCGGCAGGTCCTGACATCCATTGCGGAACAAGTGAATGAAAAATTCATCATTCCCATCGACATGTGGGACTACGGTAAATACCCAATAGGGCGGAACTGTAGTCTATCGGCTGTGATAGCCTCAATGTCCGATGTAGGTGTGCCGTTCGAGAAAGCCAAAGACTTCCTCGATACGTCGCTCCGAGCCACTATCTGGTCAGTAGCAATACGAACCATCCGTGGTAATCTGATTAGCAACTCCAAGTATACTTCCTACGAGACAGACGATCACGGAGGCAGCATACTTATTTCGGATGTGATAAATATTTCGTCCATTATGTGGGCGGAAAAGCAGGTGAACAGGCCGCTGTCAGCAGTCATTTCACCTTCTCTACTGGAAAGCAGGCGTGATCAGTACGTGCTTCAGATTAAGGGTTTTCATCTTAAACACCACAAGTCTATGAGGCATTTGTCCAAATCAAAAACTCAGGCGACCTTCGATACAGTCGAGGCCGCCCTCAGTTGTCTGCAACACCAGTCGCCACACTATGTCCGAACAATTACCTAAAAAAGCGTTATTTATTCCTTCTCCCTCTCCCTCTTCTGTTGCAGCTGCAAAGCTGTCACAGGAACAAGTTTCAGGTAAACCACCGGTGGCTCCGCTGCCGGTGGTTTCTCTTGTTAACAAAACAAAACCTGTCATCACGGTATCGCATGAAGAACCCAAGTCTCCAGCTGGACGTGTCCGCGCTGATGATTGGATTCCAAGTGTCCATGGCGCTGTGGCAACAGGTGGCTCTTCTGTGATTCTGGATGGTGAACCGCTGGAATTACGTGATGAGCCAGAGTCTGAGGAAGAGCGAATCGCAGAAGAACTGGCAGTATTTGAAGCTGTCATCTGTTACGACGAGAGCACATACCCCGACCAGGAAAAGCTCGAAACTATCCGGGAAGGTGCCTGTGATCTCGATTTCTCCACAATTGGATTCCTGACCGCTTGCGGCGGTAAGGAGGCTGTTTATTTTTATCACCTGCTGACATATCTTCTGCACTTCCATGACGAGTATGATCGTCGTTACGAGCGAGCACTCGAAATCGTAACCCAACGCATCATCTTCAACTGGGAGAACCTCCCCGAAGCTAGCCGTCTGACCCTTACGAATAAAGCGGATTACGTCCTCATGGACAGCAATTCGACTGATCGTAAGATTGTCAGATTCATCCCTGAAGCTGTTATCGCCGCACGGGCTATTGTCGACTTCAACGAAATGCGTCGTAAAGCAGCTACAGGGCATAGTGAATATGCCAATGTAGGAAATGATGTTTAAAGACCCAGACCCCGAATCCGTATGCCTGATTAACACGTTAGGACTTGCCATATTGATCACCGTATTGATGTGGCTGTCCGTATCGTGTAGTCCGGTACAGCCTGTGAAAGTCAAAGCGACATTTGCAGGCCCCGCCCCCTCGTTAATACAATACCAACCCCTCGCAACCAACCGATGAAAAGATGTCTATTCATGCTCGTACTCGCAGCAGCACTGTCTGCGTGTTCGAAAACGTACACCACGTACGAACGGAGAAACGTACCCATTACGGAAGCTGACCAACAGCTGCTGCAGCGGGAAATGGATATTGTGTTTGGAGAGAAGCAAAAACTTCTCTCAACGGAGGAAGTGACGCGGATTCGGCAGGAGATGTGTCGAAGGTTGTTTCCAGTCACCTACTGGGAAGTCATCACTACAACGGGAGGCTTCAACACTCGTGCCCGGGAGTACGACACAGGCAAATACTTCCAACCATTCAGCGCAGAAAGAAATGAGCCAAAAACAGGACTCTTCAAAAACTGACCGAAAATACATCCACATCTTTGGAGGAGGAACACGTTTCGATGTAGCGCACCACTTCAAAGTCGAAGCGGAGGCCAAGGGTACTACCGCCAAAGCATTGTACAAGTTGTGCAAAGCAAAGTTCCCAAACATGGGACTTGCACCGCACCTCACGTATCAGGTCGATGGCGGTTACAAAACCTTGGCAACCAATAATGACATTCAGGCAAGGGTAGACATGATCAAGAGCAGAGCCGATTCAAAGATCGTGTTCTTCTCTTGTGCACTTCTTGATTGGATTCCAGACACCTTGCAACTCGCTGGGGAGAAGGAAATGATCAAGGAGTTCGGCAAGTACACCCGTCGTCTGGAAACTCGGGAAAACCCACACATTCACCTCAGTTTCGCTCCTGCCAACAAAGTCATTCAATCTATCAGGAATGGTCGTAAAGACATCTTCCTTGTAGGATTCAAGACCACTGTGGGCAAGAGCAATCAGGAGATGTTCGAGGCTGGCCTGAGACTGTGCAAGGAAGCATCCTGCAACCTTGTGCTGGTCAATGATGCTGCAAGGCATTGGAACATGATTGTAACACCAGAGGAAGCGGCGTATCACGAAACGGCTAACCGTGACGAGGTACTTGCCAACTTGGTGGACATGTCGTTCTACAGATCACAGTTGACCTTCACCCAGTCGACAGTGATCGCAAGCGACTTGGTCCCTTGGGATGAACGTATCCCAGCTCCACTGAAAGCAGCCGTCGAGCACTGTATCGCCGGTAACGCCTACAAGCCGTTCAATGGAGCAACCGTAGGACATTTCGCGTTCAAGATGTCCGATACGGAATTCGTCACTTCAATCCGAAAGTCTGACTTCAATAAACTGCCTGAGATCGGGATGGTTTATGTCAGGACGGACGGACCTGATACAGTACTTGCCTACGGCGCCAAACCGTCCGTAGGGGGTCAAAGTCAGCGTATGGTATTCAGGGATCATCCCGGTTACGACTGTATCCTGCACTTCCACTCACCAATGAGACCAGACGCTCCGGACAAGATCCCCGTCAGGTCACAGCGCAACGTGGAATGCGGTTCCCACCAGTGTGGGCAAAACACGAGTGATGGTCTTGAAACCTTCGAAGATGACATCAAAGCGGTGATGCTGGAGCAACATGGTCCAAACATAGTCTTCAAGCGCACTACCGCCCCTGACAAACTCATCAAGTTCGTCGAACGCAACTGGGACCTCAGCAAAAAGACGGGAGGGTACACCCTTGAGGTCGGTGCTGGAACTTGAAGCCGAGATTACTCAGCTGAAAGGAGAACTGGAAAAAGTGAAAGAAGAAGCAGCGAGACAGAGGTACTTCGTGTTCTGTGTCTTGATGTCTTACACCTTCACCTTCTGGTTCGCCAAACCATTTGCAGCATTTAAAGTAGTCAAACAACTACGAGAATTCTTCGATGGAAAAAGCTCCTGACCTCTTCAATTGTGGAGCCAATCTGATATTCAATACCACCAACAGGGCTGGTGCTATGGGTAAAGGATTGGCGCTGGAGTTCAAGCAGCGGTTCCCGTTGTACTTCCAGTTATACCGTAGGAAGATAGAAGCGAAAGAGTACCCGGAAGCGGGGAACGCCTATATTTATCCTGCTGTATTTACCCTCGATAACCTCGCAATAGGCGACCTCATAGTTAAGGATCTGTACTCAGTGCAGACGTGTGCTGAATGGTGTGAAACCGCCATTATCGACGCGACACGGCTGGTGCAGAAACATCTACCACCTTGGGAGCTGGCTAAAAACGAATACACGGTTGCCTTACCCATTCCGGGTGTAGGCGCAGGGAAAGAGGGCTTAGCTAACCCTCTAGGCCCACCACCGGACTTTGATCATATGGTCAGCTTCATAGAAACTTTGGCGGAATGCCTTAAGTCTCGGAATGTACGTGTGATAGCGTGCCATCCGAGCTTTAAATGACCGTCCTAGCCCACCTGTCCTTTCACGAGGCGAGTGGGCTAGGATTTCGTCGTTCCCTCTTTTTACCTACCACTAGCACCCAATACATGAAAATCACTTCCCTCGGAAACGGTGGAGCCTTCGCGACTATGGACGAAGGCAACTCTTCCTTCCTTATTGAACACAACAACAAGAAACTACTTTTCGACTGCGGTACCACGACTCCCTACATCCTTAGGGACGAGTTCAAGATTCCCTTCACGGATATTGATGCCGTCTATATCTCCCACATTCACGGTGACCATATGGGAGGTCTGGAGATGCTGGCCCATTCGAGGTACTACATCCCCAAGACTGACGAGAACGGAAAGAGGATACGTCCCAAGTTGTTCGGACACCCTGACGTTATGGACGAACTGGACACCGCACTGATGCATGGTCTGGAAGCGTTCTACGATGGAAGGGGTATCACTGTTGACGATTACTTTGATCGCGATGCTATGCCCAACTACAAGTCATTCGTCTGGCAAGGTATTCGGTTCCAGTATCAGTTCTCACGGCACATGCCTCTCTTCAAGCAGCAAGCGGGCAGCATGTACGATGACCAGTTCAAGTCCAACTATGGTCTCTGGTTCGTCAGTGACAACGGTAACCGTGTTCTTTTCACGTCCGACTGTATGGAGCCTCATGACCTGTGTGAGCAATCTGACATCGTCATACATGATGCCAAGAATCACGGTAAAGTGGTGGGAGGTAACCACTGTCACTTCTCTGAGCTGACCAAACATTGGCGCAATAAGAAGTTGAAGACCGATCTGTTCCTAACGCACTATGGCAAACCATGGTCCCTTGAAACTGGGCTTGAAGGAATCGACCCAGATGTCGACATCAAGTTTTTCGCAAAGACCCTTAACCTTATCGTATGAATTTAAGCAATATCGCAGGACTGGCATGGCTGGCTCCTATCATCATGCTGTATGGGCAGATCAAGTCCTTCTTGTTGCGCCTTAGTACAATTCTGGTGGTAAGGGTGAAGATCACAGGGAGACCTGCTTCTCACTTACACTGCCAACTATGGAAAGAGTGGAAGCATATCAAGTTTGGTCCCACTCAATTTGTAGGCGTCTTTGAACGACACCGAGAGATCAATGACCTAGCCCCGGTCATGATCGAAGTGGATACAAAGCCTGCTATCTTCTGGTTGAAAGGCAAGCTGGTAATCTGGACTGTGGAAAGTGAGAGTCAAGGTACGCTCACTTACATACGTGGCTGGGTGAATGGCAAAAAGCTGATCGAAAAGGCAGGACAAAGCTGGTATGGGCACGAGAATGAGAGTCTGGCCTCCCTAAGGTCTGATAACTTCTACGTGGAGAACGTCTACGGCTCCATCACTACCAACAACAAGAATGCGGTGGACAGTATGTTCGGTAATGCCGACCCAGCTCCCCATGGTGGAGGCGGAGCTAAAATGGCCCACGACTCTCCCGGAGCAGGTTCCATGGACTCGGTTCTCAGAATTGTTCGTGGAGCCGGTAAACGGGCTGTGGACGTATACCCAATGTATAACCGTGTGGTTGATGAGTTCGGTACTTCCAAGAAGATCAAGCCATTCTCCCGGTACTATCTGGACCCAAGCATGCAGGTCCTTCGTGATGAATTTGAAACCTTCATCAAAGCAAAGACATGGATGCGTGAACGAGGTATCCCCTGCAAACGTGGTTTGATGCTCTATGGTGCCCCCGGTACCGGTAAGAGCGCCCTTGTACGCGTGCTCGCCGAAGAGTACGGTATTCCGATCCTGAAGGTTCACTTGGCTACCTTCTGTGATGCGGACGTGGAGAAACTATATAAGAAGGTGACTGCGGGGGAACCGAAGATCATCCTTCTGGAAGACATTGATGCCATCTTTGTTGGACGTGAAAACCAAGTGAAACACGATGGTCCCAAGCTGTCGTTCGAAACGCTGCTGAACATGCTGTCAGGTGTCGACCCACTGTTGGGTATGGTCATCATGACAACCAATCACATCGAGAAACTGGACCCGGCGCTGCTCAGACCGGGACGCGTGGATCGTAAGGTGGAAGTTCCCTATTTGAGCAAGGAAGGACGCACCTCCCTCGCCAATCGTATCATGAATGGTTTGCCTCAAGCCGAGATTGATGCTATGGTCGAAAGTTCGAAGGATCAGCCTGCCGCCAATTGGGAGAACGAATGTATTCAGGCGGCTTTCAAGTGGTACTGGCAGCACCACCTTAAAGATTCTGTAAAAGAAGATGAGCAAGGAGAACGAAACGCAACGGTTGAGTAAGGAACAGGAAGACGAACTTATCGGTCAGAAAGGTCCGTCCCAAGTTGAAGATGAAGATTGGCCAGAACTAGGCGTACCAGCATGCAACCTTGATGGTACATGCGAATCCTGCCAATAAGATGGAAGACAATTCCTAAACTCAACTAAACCGAAGCCCCGGAGGAGCAATCTTCCGGGGCTTTTTCGTGTAACCAAAATGAGAGAAAAAATAGTAATCACAAAAGACAACATTTCACATGACGGTCAGATCGTCTGGCCATTCCCGGTACACAGCAACAGAGTCATCAGCAAAGGTGACATGGACTTGCATATTGATCCAGACTTGGGAGATATTTACCATGATGGATCGCTTGTTATCGGAACCGCGATTGTAGGCGATGGAACTAACCTAACCATGCAGGACGGGATTACGTTCTGTTACCGCGATTCGGTTTTCGGAGGCGACCTCACTGTCCTTAAGGGTGACCTAGGGTTCTACGAAACGTGCCATGTCAAAGGCGATCTTATCGTCAAATCGTCGTATGGTGTTCGCATCATTGTAAAAGACGTTGTTACAGTAGACGGAAACTGCGAAACAACCTCCATCAGAATGGACGGGCAGCAAACCCAGCTTATCGTCAAAGGAGACCTCACCTGCACTGGAAAATATACTGATGGTTCTGCTGGAAGCTCGGAGGTAACTGTCAGTGGTACATTTAGCTTAGCCGACTGGGTACAACATTATGACTTCCCTGTCGGAAACACACCTCCATATATTGACGCCGGTACGTTTGAGGCAGGATGGTCCTCTGACAGAGCCGGTGGTCCCTTGCCTACCCACGTAATATGCGACCGTCTCGGAGATGGTACTACCAAGGAACACTTCAAGAGCGTCCATGTTCGCGAAAAACCTATGCATGTACCAAAGCAAGGATATGCACCAGTCACCAGTCCAATAGAAGAGGAGTACGTATTTGTATGAAATTTCCAACCATAACACAAAACGGGTGGGATCACTGTGAGCTTCGTCCTCGCATGACTCACAGAGTGGTCAGTATGTCCACGATGAACAACCGGGGACGCACGATTGACTGGGATGTTCCCGGAGGACTAGGTGTGGTCTATATCGCTTTCTGGGCAGTGGTACGTCACCTTCGGATCGGCGCAGGTACGGAACTGTATTTCGAATCTGGAATTTCCATACATGGTACTGTGCATGTACAGGGGAAAATGGGGTACCAGTACTCCATGGACTTGTACGGAAAGTTCCTGTTTGAAAATGGGATAAGTCGACCAGCAGGTAATGCCTCGTTCGCCAACCACGCTTTCGGTACTTTGTATTGTATGACCAAGTCGTCAGGTACCATATGCGGTCCTATCAGCAAAGAAGTATCAGGTACCAACAAGCTGCTAATAACAGGTAGCCTGACTGTAGAAGGAGATGTCACCCTCAGCCACATGGTAGTGGCTCGCGGTATGTACTCTCATCTGAGTGTAGATGGTACCCTTACAGCGTTGAGTATTGCGGCTACCAACAGTAGACGCTCAACCGAGCATATTGTTGTAGATTGTACGGAGTTCAACGTACCGCCAACCAATTCCACCCTGTCAGTAGCGGTGCGCACGGAGGAACTTGGACCTAAGGTTAACCATGGGTCACTTAAGTTCACCAATATAGCCTTCAAAAAGGTCGCCATCATTACAGAACCCATCACAGAAGAATTCGTGTGGATCTAAATTATGAAACCACCTGAAATACCAACAATCGACATCAATATCACCTCCCGTACTACGAACCTTAGCGCAGCTATTACAGCATGGGGACGAGAGCAAGGCAGGCAAGGACAACCATCCCGTCTACCCAATGTTGCCATCGCTCCTGACCTCGGTGCATACGATATTAGTTCCACCTGTGTCGTAGGGCATCTCGAAGTAGGTAGCGGAACGAATATCAGGATTAATTCCTGCCAATTTACTTTAACTACAGGAAACTTAGGAGGTAACCTTGAGCACAATCGGCAGATTATCGTTAAGCATAAACTTGTTGTTGCTGGTAGCTACAAAGGGTCATCCGGAGCTGATCTTGTACTGAATCTGTCGTTACGTCCATCTGGTGTAGCATTGAGTGACATGTTCATTCACATCAAGGGTCCTGCCGAGGCCGACTATATCATTGTCGTTCCTGTCACGATGGCTGAGAACGATTCTGAGAAGTTCGCCAATATCGTCTTCGATAGTCCCGTGAAGGTTGTCAAGATACATATGGCACAGTGCAATGTCAAATGCCCCAAACTGGAGACTACAGGTATGATCCAGCTCTGGCCCGCCGACATCCCAGCACAAAAAACGTTACCCACAGTTACCGTGGAAGGACTGTGGCACCACAACGTCGATTCCAACGATGTGCAGTACCCTGTCAGGTGTGACGAGTTCCTGTTCAAGGGACATCCGACCTACGCCAAACAGCTGGAGTCCAAAGTCATCATCAATGGACCTCAGCTGCCAACCTCTGTCCTCGAAGAAGAGTACGTATTCATATAATGGACTTTCATATATCTAAAGAAGACCTGACGACTGCGCATAGGTTCTCCAAAGAGAAGATCCTTCTTCCAGCTCTACAGTCAACGCTGCTCACTCTTTCAAGAGAGTCGAGACTTGTCCTAGAATCCGGACTTGGTATCGTACATCTACCAGCAGGCCATACTTATGAAGGATTGACTGTGGGAGTTGGTACGGTAGTAATGTTCAAGAACATGGACTTTACTCGTCGGAGAACTGGAACGACAATTTTCCTAGAAAGTGTTCACGCGCATGGTCGTATCGAATCGGACGGGGATCTTGTGTTCCGATCAAGCGTGGAATCCCTCGATAGTATCCACGCTCGTCCTTCTGGTACCAAGATAGAGTTCAGAGAAAGCGTCAACGTGAGGGGTCACGTTTCTTCTGGAGCAGAAGTGCAGTTCGTTAGTGGAGAAGTATTGATTGGTAAATCGCTACAAACAAGGTCGGCTCTATTTGGGCACTCTCAGCTCGATGTCCATTCGATGTATGAAGTGTCACCGGAGAAGGTGGTGATCGGTACGTTGAACTTATTCAACTATGGAAGCGAGACCACGAGGCACGTAGACGTATTCACCAAAAACTTGCACATATTCCCCCGTGTGATGCAAGGTGTAACCGTACACGCGGTCAATATGGCAAAGTACGCCCTACATAACCCCGACAGTACGGAGGTGAAACTGTTAGCCGAAGCTAAGTGGAACGAACTCGCACCCAAGTACCTCGAACACAAGTTCGCTGAGACCCGCGATGAGGTGACCGAGGAATTTGTCTGGGTTTAACCGGAAACGATTTCCCCGAACAGATTCGGTACACCACCGAATGTCTGGAATGGGGAGAAAGTATTCTCGCCCCGCACAGCCTGTTGAATAGTACGCATCAAGCGTTCGTCGTGAACAACGTTTTCACCAGCAAGCAAGCGCATCAGAATATATGAGTAGTTCAAAGCATGAACCGTATCGTCGGGATTCCGAGGTGTCATGTGATAGTGATACTTCGGAGGTCCCGACTGCGGTTCGATAAGAACACGTTGTACATTCAGGATCTCGCTAAGACGCGGCCCGGACTCCTCCCACTTGTAGCAGCGAATCTTCTTGTGCTTGATGGCTTGGAACAGCTGGGCGATAGACTCGTGCTTGTTCAACGTGTAATGGTTCGGCGCTCCATGCGAAGGAACTCCCATCAGTTGGAAGACATGCGCGTGGTAACCGAACCGGAAGTTAGTCTTATGATTCAGAAGCTTATCAAGATTGTTGAGGTAGACTTGACCACCAGCAGCGTCACAAGCTAGTGCGTTACACTGGTACTTCCTGTAGTCCTCAGCAATCTGCCCGGTAATGAAGTCATAGTTCATACCATGGTGCTGCCTCATATGAAGGATATCAACGTATCCATCAGCAGATAGACCAAGAACAGCATTGGCAGTGAAACTAACGCGGGAAGCTTTGATGTGTGGAATGTGGTCAGAACCACCCCAGTCAAAGCCAGAGACAATAATACTGTAGTCACCGCGTTTGACCCTTTCAAAGACCTCGTCTTTGCTCCCAAGAGTGCAGATCGCCTTAAGGTCTGCCTCAGTAATTTCCCGAGCACCCAGTTCCGAGGGGATACCAAGGAACTCTTCCATGAACTTCGGTCTATCGAACTCCTCAAAAGCTTCGTAGATCTTAGCCCAGTCGATACGGTGCTCCACCTTGTCTTTGATAATAAGCTGAGGAACATGGATACTGGTGTAACCATATTCATGTCTATCCTTGTAAGTAGGAGTGTACTCGCCTTGTGCGACATTCAGGGGACGTTCAGTGTAAGGACACACCAAACCGCGAGGACGTATGCATTTGATCATCAACTCCTCGTCACCGAAATCAATCCAATCCTTACCGTTCGGACTTCTGACCTTCCACGTATGTTGGCTTCCCTCTTGGTACCGGAACTCCAGAGGGGAGTCGACAGTGGTGGAGGTTCCTGCATACACAGTCATCGGAATCTTAGAGACCGATTGGCAGGGACGAATATCACCTTCAAGAGTCCAGTCAAAGAGCTGGTACTCGTCGTACAGAAGCTCATCAGTGGTTTTCGAACGCGCCTGCGAAGAGTCGGTCAGACAGTTCACAATGTTTACTTCACCTTCCAGAGGATACTGCTTGTACGAAAGGTTGGTGCGGAGACGAGGGTTCTTGTACACGAAGTCCATGAACGGACATGCCGCCTCCATTTCAGCAAACCTGTTCTGATAGGTTTTCTTGTGGTTGTTGTGAGGACAGATGTACATCGACTTGAACCGAGGAAACAGGAATCCCTTAACAAGCTGCCTGCCAACAAGATTGGTGGACTTTGCGATCTGACGACTACCCCTGATACAGGTGTAACCAGAGACGTTCAGCTCGGTCATCATGAATCCGAACGGACGACGCATCACATTCAGAGGACCCCCTTCAATCATCTTGGGGAAGAACAGGGGAAAGAAAATGCCAACGTTCCAACCACAATACTGGAATAGTTCCATCATCGTCTTGTCCCGCTTCTCCTCAGCGCCGGGACGACCTTTTGCTGCTTCCGCTGCTTCTATTTGAAATCTCCCAAATAGTTTGTTAATATTGAGTCGGAAGTTAGTATCGTTACTAATTCGCGAATAAAGGTCTTTGTTAGACTTATACATATGATTGCTCGTACTGCTGCTTTGTTCCTCAATCGGAACAACTGGAACACCCGTCGCCCACGCAATTCTGCGTACGAGGCTGCTATTAAAGCGTGTACAGATAAAATAAAAGCCGATAAAGATCTTGCAGTCAAGGAGGAAATAGAGCAGGATCGAACTGAAGATGAGCGTATCGAAAGACAAGAACGAAAAGACAGGTACAAACCAAACACCGACTGAGGCGGATGTACCGGAGCTTTTGGCTAAAGCTGCACTGCTTTTGGCAGCCAATCAAGCCACGTTTGAGAAAATCATTTCCGCTTCCGGTTACGGAGACGCAACGGATGTCATCGTAGCAAAACTCGCGCAGAGGAAACTCTCCGACGTTGTGCTAATCAGTGACATCCGGCTTGTCTCCAAGGAAGGTGAAATCGCTCGCATCTTCGGTGAAAACGCTATGCCCAATGCGCTGGACCCCGGCATGATCGGGTATGCGCATGAAGGTTTCGATCAGCTACTGCAAACGGTCATTATTCGTCCTCTCCTTACCGCATTCCAAGCTCACTTGTCCAAGTCCATTGACTCTGATGACAAGTCGATCCCACGAATCGGTCACGCCCCGGATAGCGACGACAGGAACGTACTGACTGACGATCCGTTCCTAACTAAATAAAGTCAGATTTCTCGACACCCAACCCCGTCTCTGCAAAGAGCCGGGGTTTTTATTTATACACCCATAATGTCCACCACTACCACCAAGCCCACTATCACCATCGTTGACAAGTCGAATCAAACCCCGAAGGTCCCGGCTCCTCCAGCGAAACCCAAGAAGGATATCGAAGCCGTTGCTTCTCCAAAGAATCACGACATCGTCGCCTTCTCCAACTGGCGTGATATGTGCAATGCACTTTTCAGCACCCAAGGTGTCTTCATTGACGGCGCCCTTGCTGAAATTGAAATGATCGATCTGGAGACCATCGCATTCAACTTCATTGGGGACCGCGCTCCCATCAGGATCAATGAAGAAGACTGTGAGAAAGTGAAGCTCGTCCGCCACAAGGGCGATGCACACCACAAGGCGGACTTCAAACGCGGAGGTTTCGAGGTCGTCACTTCAGACAAACAGACCGTCCACATCCTCCCACTTAAATTCGCCCTTGTTTACGAACTCTGGGACAAAGCCACCGAACAATGATCAACTTCGACAAAATAGCTATGCAGGTCTGGGAGACATTCGCAGACTCACAAATCGTTATGGATGACCGCGATGCAGGTTACCGTGACGGTTTTTCAAAGGGCGTTGATACTTTTCTCGACGCCCTCAGAGCAGAGATCAAAAAAGAAGGAGAGCGTATGAAATACTCCGCTCAATCTCCATCCATCACCGTAACTGTTGTCAACAACCATGAAGAAACCAAGCCTACTGACGCGAATCAAGTGGAGTCTGTTTGAGAAGGAAATTCTCAAACCTCAGGGTAGCACAAAGATTTCTCCAGACGTACTGCTCTACTTCGGTGCATGTCCCAAAGGGGTGCAGTTATTCACCCATATGTTTGGCTCCATGGGCGTAACCATGGAAGTCATCGAGAGGCGTATGGACATGAAGTCGTGCTTTCCGTACGACGAAAATCCGAACCTCGCGTACGACAGGGTGGACTACGCCTTGTGGATTATTACGATGCTTCCCTTTGTTACGGAGGACGAGCGCAGGAGTGTCCTATCTATTCTCGATAGGTACATTCCTGCGAAACAACTGGCCTACATGGTAGAGCTGTATAAATGGCGGGTCAAACTCAGAGTACCCAAGAGACAACGATACCTGTTCGCTAAATACCACACACTATTCAAAGAAAATCACCCCGATGAGCCAGTTTGACGATCAATTCCCACTACAGACAGCACGACGCCCAGACTTCCGCCTGATACGAAACAAGGAACACTATGAGTCGTATCTGCGAGAGACTGGCTTCTCTGCCCCTCCTGTGCATTATCCGGAAAGCTACCCCTGCTTTGTTGATTACAGTATAGACGACGATCTGATGGACTACCGGTTCACCTTTCTAGAGATTCCCTACCTGAAGAAGATGAACGAGGCCGTCATCGGGATCACATACTCTCCCATGAAGTTCGATGGATCTGACAAAAATAAACAATCACTACTCAAATGATTTCTGTTTCCAGCAAGACGCCGCCGCGTTTGCAAGGTGGGTCAAACACCGTAGCGGACTCCCCTTCTTCCGACAAAAGCAAGTCGAGGTTCCGAGGCAGTTCCCCTGTTTCGTTGCCCTTCGCCTCGACGAAAGGGAAAATCTCTATCTACACGTTCTTACCAAAGAAGATGCGGAGGGAATGTACAAATGCCTTCACCCAGCTTCAGAGGAACAAGGAAATGTCGGAGAATCAGTTTGAAGAGTTCGTCAAGAGAATGGCTGAACAGTTGGGTGTTACGGTAGACCCGGAAGCTACCCTCGATGTCACAACTACAGACATCCTTGCTCGGATGCACTCTCACATGATTTATCACAATGAACTCAAAGGAAGGGAGACGGCTTACAAGAAAGCTGAAGCCCTCGTAGAGTTCATTGAACGCTGGGACACCGTAGGCATTGACCGCATGTACTTCCGTGCATGTGAAGTGCTTGGGCAAGGTGCACGGGGAGTGGAGGCTAATGCAACCATGGAGCAAAAGATTGATAAAATCTTCCGTGCGAACAACATTAAGCCGAAGCGACTTAAGGTAACCCTCAAAGAAAGACGTGACAGCATTGCGTGGGTTTATCTTGGCAACGAACACAGAATCTATACTGTACGACACGTAGTCAATACCGGGATCGTACAGATGAAACCACAGGAAACAGCAATGTTCGATGTGTTTATCCATCCCGGTTTGACTGACATCCTCCTACTGAAAGTAAAAGATGACGGAACCCCTGACAAAAAAGATTGAACTGACTAGTGACATCAAGGACGAGCATGGTAACAAGCCGGAACTTGGCGCCATTCTTGTTTTCGAGACACCTGACAACGACCCTGAACTGAAATACCTCTACAATGCTTGGACCATCACCTCCATTGATGGACTGGTCATCAAGGAGGCAACCCTGCAGTACGACGAAAGGAAATCACGGACCATTGATCGAGAGGCACGCAAGTTCCTCGCCTCGACCATACGTCTGAAGTCGAAGCTGCGCCCCAAGATGAAAGTGAAACGCAATGGCAAGTCACCGAGACGACGCTAAGTGGTTCAAGTATAACAAGGATCAGCAAAAGAAAGAACGCAATGCCAGACAAAAAGCCAAAACCAAATCCGGAGAGGCAGGAGAAAGCAGATGCGATTCGCGCAAGGCGAAAGAAGGCTCTGATCAAGAGAAAGAAATACGATCCCAATAGCTTGGGACCTTGGAGCGGTCAGTATTACGGCGGCTGCTAAGATAGACCAGATTTAATGGCAAAGATAAAAATTGGACATACATCTGACTGGCACTTGTGTGCTACTCAGTACGGTAAGAAATTTCGCGCTGACGCTATCTACAATGCTTGCCTAGAGGGCATCAAAGCATTCTTCGATAACGACGTCAGGTACATCGTGAATTCGGGTGACATTCTGGATGCGAGTCGTAATGGCTCGTATCCAGTGTCACTACTGGACAGGCTCCACGAAGAGCTTGTGAAACGCAGCATGACAATGTTCACCCTGACGGGTAACCATGACTGGGATGAACCCCCGTGGATTGAGAAGTACAACCATCCTGACGGCGTTGGCATTGTCAGTGTGGATAACAAACGGATCAACATCCGTGGTACGAAACTGCATATAGTGGGGTACAAAACCAAAACCCCTAACGAACTGTTTGAACGATTGAAGGAGAACCCCGGAGAACCTACCGATATCGCTCTATGGCATGGAGGCGTTATTGAGTTCACTGGTGGAGGTAAATATCCGGCAGCGCAGGAATTCTTTGACAGATCCTACACACGGAACTGGATGCTTGGAGATATCCACGTATGCTCGTACATTACGACGGAAGACTCCGTGATCGGATATCCCGGTCCTGTGGAAATGACGGACGTTGATGAGGACCCCAGCAAGTACATCGTGGTCCATGAGTTTAACGTCGAGACCGGTAAGTTTGAAGGATTCAAGCAGCACAAGATTCCAACCACACCCGTAGTGATTGTTAAAGTGGCTGCTCCTGAAGATGTGGAACCTGCTGAAAAGTTACTACATTCTACAGGCGGTGTTCCTAGGTTTGTTTGGTTTCACTACACCAATGAGTACGAGGACGTGGTCAATGCTCTGCACATCCACACTGGTCCATTTGACATTGTACGAAAGAAGAACATCACCCCAAGAACAGCGAAAGCCGTTCACGAGGTTATGACCGGAGACGTTGTGTCCGTGTCTATCATTGATGTGGCTCAGGAACTGATGGAAGGAGAAGACGACGATCTGCAGGCACTCGCCTTCAATATCGTCAAAAAGGACAATAGCCCGCACGCAGTGTTGGAGCAGTATATTACGAAACATGAAAATTCTTTCGCATAAGCTAACGAATGTAGGACCTCATGCGAAACTTGATGTCGACTTGGGGAGTAACCTCTTCGGTGTCATCGGTGCAAACGGTTCCGGTAAATCGGTGCTACTCAATACCCTCAGGTATGTGGTAGCCAATGAATTCTCGGAAGCTTCGCGTAAAGCATCTTCCTACATCAAAGACCTCGACCCAAAAGGTAAGGCAGTAATCGAAACCGTTCTCGAATCCCCGCAAGGAGAACTGGTGGAGATTGTTAAAACGATCAAACACTCAAGCACTGAGCGCACTCTTCGGATAGGTGATGAACCAATCATTACCGCAGCGAAGAAAGTGGACGAACGGTTGGCCTCCATGTTTGGTGCCGACCCTTCCACACTCGGGCGTCTTGTTTTTATCTCACAGGGGACACTAGCACACCTGCTCGGTAGCATAGGTTCTGAACGTGAGAAGCTCTTTATGCGGGTGCTGGACGCAGACTACATGCGCGCAGCGTCTGGACACGTAAAGAGCCGAGTACAGCTCCTCAAAGCAGGAGCGATCAACTATATGCCGCTATTGGAATCCTCTGTAGCGGCGTACACCCAAACGCAGACCCAATTAGAAGAAACCAATGATAAGCTCAAAGTTCTGGATGAAGAAGGGGTCGTAGCAAAGCACACTCTGCTTACAGAGATCGAAACGCTTGCGACGGGAATGATCTATTTCTCGAAGCGACGTGCAGCTCTTTCGCAGGAAAATTCCATACTAGGATCTACCCTTGGACCAGATATTGATGCTGACAATAGTAAAAGAAAGGAACTGGACGGTCAGAAGGCACAACTGACTTCCGCTAAACTTTCGCATTCGCTTGCAGCTACGGCTGCCAAGCTTAAGGCTGAACAAAAGGAATACACTGATGGTATCGTACAAGCGCACACTGACTTGTTCGCTCTACCTGACCTGCAGACTCTTTGCCCCATAGGTGAAGTTATTGTAGCGGAATGGGATAAAGCAGGACTTGCGGCTACTGTAAACTGGGATGGTAACCTCCATGAGTACTGTGTCACCAGTAAGGAAGTTGACCGACTGAAGAAATCGGTGGATGACCTGAAAGATGATGCGGGAAAGATCTCCAAGGTGGAAGAGGAGCTGGAAAGGCTGGTCGACAGGATTGCCCTACTCAAAGAAGTCAGAGCCTTCCGGCTGTCAAATAAGGCTGGTTGTGACTGCCCCTTCTGTGAGTCTCAGGTGGATTCTGAGCGACTTCAGTGGACCGACAAGCAGGAAGCTAACTTGACTGAGTTAACCAACGCTGCAGCGGTCTACAAGGGCGCTATAGCGGAACACAGTCAGGCACTGAAGACTCTCACTGAGAAGTGGTTCAAAAAACGTACGGATCTGGAACGTATCTCCAACTACCCCGGTGTGAAACTGTTCAAGCGATTCGTGAACATTGACGACTTCGAGGAACTCAAGAGTGACAACCCTATCGCGGTAGCACGAAAAGAGGCAGCACAGTATTCAGCAATGAAAGGTGCCCGTGACTTCTATGACAAGAAGATCAAGTCTCTGACTGAGAAACTGGAGTGGACTAACAAAGCCCTACGCGAGATCCCCGACATCAAGGCCGAGGGTACTTCCGTGGAGGAACTGGACAAAGGTATTGCTAAGATTGATGAGGAGCTTCAGCAACTCACCAATGCACAAAAAGTGCGCCACACCACATTAACCACAATAGAACGCAACACACGTGAGATCCAAAATCTTGAACATGAGCGAAAGGGCGACTCTGAAAAGCTTGACGCTAAAATTGCTGAGCTTGACCTTCCTGACTTTAGTCTTGATCGTGTCTCAGATATTGCTCTGGATTTTTCCGACCGAAAAGCGGAATACCAAGAGCTTCAAGCCTCAAAACGCGCACTAACCGCACGTCTCGTAGCCCTTGCAAAAGAGGTTGCGGACTACGAGGATAAGGTTCGTAAAGGAGAGAAGAAGATTAGTTTCATCGCCGGTCTGGAGAGGTTGTCAGCTAAGCTGGATGAGATACCCAAACTGTATATCAGACGGCAATTCGAGTATATCACGGACGCAGTCTCGGATATCCTCGCTTCGCTGGACACCACTTATGAGATCCGCCCGTCCGCCACGGTTCCTCTTACCTTCGACTTCCGTATGATGAAACCGAACTCCGTCTGGCTTCCGCAGGATTATCTGTCGGGTGGTCAGAAGGTTCGACTTTCCTTGGCGTTCCTTATCGCTGTTCAGAGGACACTGCTCCCGAATATCGGGTTGCTTGTCTTGGACGAACCCTCGCTCCACTTGGATGACGAGAGCAAGCGGCAGTTGTCCGAGCTATTGGGTAAATTGAGTGAGACGCTGTTCGCAGGTAACTCCCAGATCATCGTGTGTGACCACGATAAGAAGGTCTTGGAGAACTGCGGCAACATCCTACACATTGAAAGCAAATGACCAAAATAGAAATCATTGATTACGTAGTCAAACACTACGAAAACAATCCCAGATCGGTAGTCGATATGGATGATGGAGATGAAGGAATCACGACTTCCTGCCGTTACGACGGCGGGAACGGTGTTGTATGTGCCTTCTCTCTTTGTTGTACCGATGAAGGCAGGAAGAAACTAATAGAAAATATCTCCGCTATCGAAAACCTCCAAAGTATCGGAGGTTGTGGAGGAGGTGAGGATATTCTGAAACCTGAATTCCGGGGGCACTATATTCCGCCACAAGCTCCGTATTACCCTCTTAAGGGATTCTGGAATGACATACAGGCCCTACATGACCGTGACGACTGTTGGAAGGAGGAAGGACCATGGTCTCGGACACGTTCCCTGTCTGCGCAGGGAAAGGAAGTAGTCACTGAACTGAAAGCGGCTTATAACAAGCCAGCTTTAGCAATAGCATAAAATATGTTTTACACTGCCAAATTGAAAATGACATCAGCCTTGCTTGGTGTGGTCAGAGGAAAGAACCAGATACGGACACTCTTACGTGACCGTGACTTCAATGTCGTGGTTCCTCTGGATCACTGGCAGTGGGCTGTAACTGAATCCCTCTCGACTATGAACAGGGAAGGAGACTTGGACTCGGAGTGCTTACGGGAGATCCTTCCGTTTGCGGCTCCAACCACCGTGGAGCATCGACGCAACTTCAAGGTTGGTGGTGCTCCAAAACAGGAAGTATTCGAAGCTGTCAGAGCAGGCGCTGTGCTTACAGTGAATGTTCTCGCTTCAACGGCTGTACCCAAAGAACGACAAAAGCAATCCTCTACGAGACTCATGCCTCCCGATGAAAAAGATGTGGCAGACATTCTGCATTGCATCGGGAAGTTCTATGGGATCTCGCAATGGGGAAACAAATATCAATACGGAAGGTTTAGCCTGCTCGAACTAGAGCGGGCTACTCCAGCCGAAATCGCCAGCATACTCGGACTACCGAGTACTGCTGTTAAGACTGACACCAAAAAAGAATGAGAGTAATCAACTATTTCGTACGCGGAGGGGACACGTATCAACGTTACATCAGCCCAACGCACCCGAACAGCGTCATCGGCGCCGTTCGGTACGGTCCTCAGCAACGTGAGGACTACCATCGACCAGACGGAGAAGGTGCAACCCTCTCCCCTGTTCATTTTTTCATGCGTTTTGCTACTGGCTTTGACCGCGATGTTCTTTCCAAGACGATTGGCTCTCCAGTAGATGTCACGATAGGTGAGGCAACTGGAATGACTCTGTCTACGATGGAGGATTTTCTAGCAGCAGCCATGAACATCAACCTCAACACCTCTTCGGAGCGACTGCAGCTGGTTTCGGGAAGCGATTCGTTCACGATTATGAGGACCAACGGTATAGATTCATCTATGTCCATTGACACTCCGCTTTTCGCCGCCATCAATGGAGGAGGGACTTCTTTGGCAGTTGCTCCTCTTTCTAGAGGAGGTGTTGTCTCACGTACTTACAGTGAGAGCAATGCGCATCACTTCGCAAGGTATATCCCCAGTACGGACACACGGGTAACCTCGTCCATCGAAGTCTTTACGCACACCAATGCGGAAGGCAAGCAACTGTGGGGAACCAAGGACGGGGAACTGGTTCGGGTAAAGGGGCATCAATGTATGGTCCATGATCCTTCAGGTGACCAGCGTCCTGTCAGCTTGTTTATCAAGATGATGGATAACGGTAACATTCGGATCGAGAGTACCATTGTTCATTACATCAGTGACCGAGTGCAGCAAGCACATCACACGATGGAGATGGCATCCAACGGTGACCGGTTCATGGAGTCTACTTTCTCTCTGTACAAAAATACAGGTACGGTTGAGGTGGAGAATTACGCCAAAGGTATGGCTAGACTCAAGAACCGCAAACTCACCTTGGCGTACAAAGTCAAAGCGCCTTTCCGTGAGATGCCCGTAGATGTTGGCTTCTGTAATCTCTACGTGAGCGGCCTTACCACCGACGTCGAAGGAGAGGGTAACATTCGTGTGAACCTGCTGCGTCTTCGGAGAACGGAACACATGTTCCGGGCGTTTCAGACCAATCACAAGATGAAGGTCTTTCATCGTAACCGCACTATTCGTGAGGTGGAAAATGGAAGTTGCACTGACACCAAGATGACCGTCGACATCCGTAAAGGAGGTTATACCGCCGTTGCGGAGGAAGATAAGCGGAACACTTGGTGGCTACCACAGCTTGGTCCGGGTGATAATCCTCGGGGAACCACGCGCTGGACGACGTCTTTTAGGGCTGAAGCTAATACTGCGGAAGGCTGGGGCGTCTACGCCAGAAACGACCCTTACAGCTATGGTATTTCTATGCAGCATCCCCAGATGTATGCTGCGGGACAGTCTGCAGACATGCTCATGCGCGGTAACCACGTTCAAGTTGATACGCTGTATTGCACTTATCTGACCACTCTGTGGATGTCTCCTGCGGACGTCTGCAACAACCACATGGGACCAAGTTGGATTCCTACTACTGAGAACGAGTGGGGAAGACTGGAAGATGAGGATTTCGTCATGCCCGCCATGGTCAAAGCTGTCCCCGGAGGTCTGTCTAGAACAGGGCTGCCGTGGTTGGCCAGCATCAACATGACTCTTTCCCTGAGCGCCGCCAGCCACCACGCCCATCTTGTCGCTCCGAACCAACATGCAGCCACTGTCGCACAGTGGAAACAACTGGAAGACATAGCAAAAGAGCTGTACCCTGTTATTGGCTTTGTTGAACAATTTGTTACCTCTGGAGAGTACGACTACAGGAAACTGTTGGCCTTTGCCAGAGATCAGATTGCCAACTGCGAAGATACAGAGACTCTTCTCAATGTACCCCTTGTAAACGGTACTGGTCGTCTGTTCGATGGTAACTACATCTCACAGGAAATGGTTCTCACTAATTTCAGTGATGCGACTATTCCAGAAAAGACCACGTCCCTGATGCATCGGTTTGGCTGTGGTCCCAGTCCGCGATCATCTTGGGAATTCTTCGACAGACAACTTGAAGACGCAATTCCTGTCAGCGTAACTGCTCCGGGAATGTTTTCTGAATTTGAAGAAGAAATGGTCTTCATCTAAGAAGAACCTTTGTTGAATGGATAAAAAAGGAAAGATGCATTTGATATGGACTACTGACACTCTTACTGTTGTCAATAGTGCCAAGAAGCTGGAAAAGGAAGCTCTCACGATCTATGTGAAAGAGCTGGTACAGGACCCCAAGTGTCCATGGAAACGCATTACCCGTAGGGTCAAGCACGAGCTGTTTGAGGTTCTTAAGGAAAAACCTTATAGAACCATCCAGACAGACCAAGGCTTCATTGAGCGGGTAATGATGTGGGCCGTGGAAAACGAGGTTATGATTGAAGTACATGATCAGCGCGAGGCTCTACCGGCGCTGGACCTTTCTAAAATGTACGGCTTCAGATTCTCCCAAGGTGACCTTCTGACGAAAGCACTGAAGCGACGTCAGAGTGGTCTCATCGGAGCACCGACACGCTATGGAAAGAGTGCTCTCATATACAACACAGTCCGGGCAATGCCGCACACCACTACGGTGATGACGGCTCCCGGCAAGGATCTAGTGATCCAGATGTATGAAGCTGCACTCCAATGGCTTCCTGATCGGGAAGTCAAACTGATTGGAGCGGGTTCAAAGACTCGCTTCCAGTCCGATGATGTCACTGTTTGCAGTATGGATAGCTTGGATAAGTGTAGCTTCTCCAAGACCAAACTACTGCTTGTAGACGAACCACACGCATGCGTAACAGACTCCCGCATTCCCTATATGAGGGCCTTCAGTCGTGCATTGCGTTACGGGTACGGCGCGTCCCTTACAGGTAGATTCGATGGGAAGGACCCATTGATCGAGGGACTGCTCGGACCCGTTCTTGTTAACCGCACTTATCAAGAGGCGGTTAAGGAGGGGGCGATTTGTCAGTTGGATGTCGTGCTGGTCGTAGTTGATCCGGCAGACAAGGGGCAGTGTCCTGCCAACAGAGATGCTGCCATACGCAAGTACCTGTTCCAAAACCCCGTCGTGGGTGGAATAACAGGGCATATTTGCGACGAGCTTATCCCGCAGGACTGGCAGACGCTGATGTTCATCAAGAATGAGAAGCAGGCCAAGTACCAGAAGGATTTCATCACGAGAGGCAACCCGCTTATCGCGATGGACAAGCTCCTCAAAGGCGACGAACGCTATGAGTTGACTGAGATGATGAAAGACAATGTGCTCAAACGTTGTCTTGCGTCTGACATCTATTCACAGGGAGTCACCTTCAGCGATGTTCGTGTTGTGGTCAACCTCTCAGGAGGCGGCCCCTACACCAACGCAGTCCAGAAACCCGGTCGTCTCGCGGAGATCCGGCCGGGCACAGGTAAAGTCACCGGAATCATGGTGGATTTCATGTTCCCATTTGATGACTCAAGACCGCAAAGTGCCTACAACAATCTCGCGAGGGATTCAAATAATCGCTATGCTATCTACAAGGAAAAAGGGTACAACATTCACTGGGTGAACACTAGAGACGAGCTTATTGTCAAAATGCAAGAGCTGGTCAAAAAGAACACAGCAAAATGAATAAGACACTTTATCTTACCGAGGATGACACGTTCATATGTCCTCATTGTTACGAGGAAACTTCAGACCCAAATATGCCGGACCACGATCCGTGTTTATGGGTTCATAAAGTTGTAACAGCGAAGCCAAACGATGTGTGTCGTTCCTGTGGTAAGGAGTTTCAAGAAGATGAGTGAAGAATTCTTTTATGAAGAGGATAGACCCAAGAAGAAAAATCCTGCTTGGGAGGCTTGCGAAGCCGCATGGGCTAACGAAGTAAAACGCGACGGTGATCCGGGTCGTCAGTGTGGTGAAGTGCCCTCAGAGTGGGCTACATTTGCTGCTATCTGCAAGGAGATCGGAGCACCCCCGTCATTTGTAACTCGTGCTGTTTTCAAGCAATCGGTATTACGACAACACTCAAACCCCTACGCGGCTAGGAAGCTATTCAAGAACCAGCTGAAATCTGCATCGTTCGTCAACAACTGTTGGGACGAGTATGTTAAAGCCTTGGATATCTTTGAATTGAGTATCGCAGACTGCGCCAATCCGGACAGTCTTGAATTGGCATTTGATATACAGACAGTCTTCAGCTGTATGCAAGCTCGTAAGCTGGACCCTTTCTCGGCTTCCCACATGGAAGAAAAAGAGAAGGTGGTCGGATCTGTTCTACTTGATTGTATGGCAGTGACTCGTGTAGCTGTTCTACCTCAGTCCGCAAGGATTATGAGAGAGTATGGTAAGGAGGCACTTGACTGGCTGGATGCATCAAACTATCGTCCCATCGCTTTGGAAGAAATCGCCGGAATAACCGTCGAGGATGTCCGTAAAAGCTATAACAATTTGACGAAGAAGGCAGAAGAAGATGACGCACATTAATACGAAGCAAGCTGCTCCGACCATAGACATCACGGCCACGTTCTTCGAGAAACTTTACAACGACAACCCGGACGAGTTTGAACGTAACGCAATGGCTGCCGTGGTCTTGGACTATGGACAGCATAAGAAGTGGCTTGATCTTGTCTGTCAGGATAAACCAAATGGTCGATTCCATCTGGACTTCAATTCCCGGGCGCGGAACATCCTGTTTGTGGCATTCCGCATGTACATGGTACTGGTCGGTGTCGATGGATCAAAGAAAGCGGTAACAACGCCTGATTGGAAGATCATGGCGCAGATCTGTGAGATTTTCTTCTCGAAGTACCCGGACATGGGTAATGCGGGAGATCTTCCTGATCTGGAGAATGAATGGAAGGAGATCATCAAGATCTCCAAATCGGAACGAGCGGTGATGCTTATTCCGGGGATGTACAAGCTGTGGCTTACGGCTGTACGGTACGAGAAGGAGATGTCCAGAGCTGAGAACTCTGGAGAAATCAAGCGTAACCCAAACGCACTCCTTAAACGCCTTCTCAAACAGGCTTCTGATTTGGATGTTAGTGATACTCCAAAAGGGAAGACTATTTTCTCATTCGATGAAGTCGAGCTTGCAACCAAGGACGACCTTGAGCGCCTTTCTACTGGTATGAAGGCGCTTGACCGCGCTCTTGGAGGCGGTTATCGAAAAGCCAATACCTATCTCGTTCTGGCGTACACTGGTGTGGGTAAAACCACGTTCACTATCCAGATGCTCGCCAACTTTTGTATCCTTCAAAACCTGAAGGGTATAGTTATCTCCACTGAGGAAACGCCTTCCTCCATCAAGCTACGTCTGATCTCCCACTGTTGTCATTATGACTGGGAGCACTTGTCCAACATAGCGGGTCACTTCGATCCGAAGAAAGACATGCCTGATCCGAAGAAGCAGGCTCAGTATAAGGAGATGAAAGAGAAGATGACCGAAAACCTGTGGATGATTGACTGGACTATTCCAGACAATGTCGACGAGTCTTTCGAGGACATCATCGCCAAATTCAAGGAGGCCAAGGGGCAAGCTCCTGACTTCATTATCCTTGACTGGCTTGGTGGCGCTCTAGACACCATGACCGGCACCAAGGGTACCAGTGATGAAGGAGACAAGCTCCGTCACGTTTATGCAGATGCCGCTTCCCAGTTGCTGCAAGCAGCTCGTAAGCATAGTATCTGTGTGCTCTATCTGGCACAGACAAACAGGAAGGGGGTCAACACACCCTTCGTCAGTCAGGAGCATCTGGGTGAATCCTTTGCTCCTGCAAAAGGTGTAGCTGCCGTTATCGGCATGTCAGCTATGCAGAATAAGAACATTTCTGAGTCCGGAGGTACGGCTGAGCTGTATCTACCTGAACAGATCTTGTTCGTGGGAAAGTGTCGATACGGCAAGGGCGGTGCAGTCCCCTTCCGTCGGAATTTCGGAATGCAGAGAATGGAGGAGAGGAAATAAAAATTTTCCATCTTTACACTCCATAACAGGACTTAGTAGTCCATATGTATCAGTCACTACCGAGTGTATGCAACCAGAGTCAACACTTTAGCCGGAACCTAGAGAAACTACTCTGTTTGACTATACCCTCAAAATGTGGCAAAACTATCAGCTCCTATGGAAATTAAAAACGACACGAACGAGACCTCCACCTCTGATAACGCTCAACTGGAGTTCAACTTCACCTACTAATAGAAAGACGTAAAGATGTTGGGGCTGCGGTAATTCACTACAGCCCCTTTTTGTCGGCATCTACTTGGGGTTTCGTGCTATATAACCATGATAGTGTATTAGGTCTCAAAAACCTAATATCCTACAAGTTCGAAAAGTCCCTATCCACCTGCAATGTCCGTCGCTGTTCGTTGCGGGTGGTGACGGGGGACTTGGTTTTATGTAACCATACACCTATAGCACACAATGCCCCAAGCAAGCAAACGCCATAAGCGTTACCTGAGAAGCACCAGCCATTCCACCCAGAAGGCACGCACCAACAGCAACAAACTTCGCCATGAGAAGCGTCGGAAACTGCGGTCCGCAACGGCCCCAGCTTCACGAGCAGCCCATCGCGAGGCCACGCCGAAATACAGCGTCCTTCGTACCGCAGCCGTCCGTGTTGTTGACGTGACTCGTGGCGGTAAAAAGGTGGGATCGCAACGTTTCTCCGGGAAGTATATGGCGCAAGACGTGAACGGCGCCCCGATGGAAATCACCGGAAAGACCGTTTACGAAGTCTACAAGCAGCTCCGCAAACACGGGATCGCTGCTTGGAGAATCGACAGAACCGGTGCTTACGCTGCCAACCAGCACGCAAGATACCTCAACGCTTCCAAAGCGGGAGCGTGAGGCCAACGCCAACCCGGAGAGGCATACTCCGGGTTGGCTAACCCTCTGTCGGCAAAACCCGTGGTCATTGTTTTTATCTAGCACAACAAATACATGTTCCAAACTACTCCTAAAACAGCAGAACAGACCGAGACGTCCGCGATCTTGCGGATGCAGGTCGTCATTGATGAACAGGCTGAAACCATTCGAGAACTCAAGCAGCAGTTGTCTGAAATCACCCTAGGTGACAATTTCATCTACAGCTCTTCGATGGGATCGCCTGATAGCTTCAGCATTTCTTACAACGGAAGTTAATGAGCGAGAACATGAGACAACAGCGGCTGAAGATCCTAGCATCCACGCTGTGCAGACTTCATGGTAATGGTCACATGAAACAGGAACGCTCCGGTAGTGTCCTGTACATACCATGCCCTGAGTGCTTGCGCAAAGATGGGTCCAAGGAACTCAACAGCCGTCACCTCGCCATCCGTTTGGATGAATGGTTGTCTCAGATGGACGGCGAGAAAGAAGAGGGATGGGTTGCAACCTGTATGAAAGAAGGGACCGGATACAAGGGTAAGACCCTACTAGGTATGCCGCCCGTGTCTACACGACTCAAACAGAAGGTTAGCACCACCTTGTTCGTTCTAAATTCCACGTCTAAAGAACACATCCTTGAAGAGGACGAGCATGGGAACAAATTTCCGTTTGGACCCGGCGAGTGTATACCTCTCAAGGATCTAAAACCAGACCACATGGCCCGGTGGTATCTGGAAAACCGTGGATACGATGTTGGTTTCCTGTACGACAAGTTTCGTACATCGTTCTGTAAAACAGAACTGACGCCGACAACAGAAAACGGAGTCTACTATCCATACCTTATCAAGGACTGGAAAGATACTCCACAGGGTCGGGTTGTTTTCTTCGGTTACATGAATGGCATCCGTAAAGGGTGGCAGGCAAGGTTGATCGAAGCGGAAGATGATGAAGGAAATATCTACTATTACCATCCGTACAAACACGAGATGGTGAAGGTAGCCACTGGAAAAGGTAAATCGGGAAAACCTCACTTCATACCAGAACTTACACCAGCCAAATTCAAATGGCCTCCATCCAAGTACAAAAATGGTACTGGGCAGAGTAAGTCTGGAATATGGATGGGCTACGATCCTTACATAGAACATATTAAGGATATCCCACGGAAAGACAGGCACGCAGTACTCACAGAAGGACCCCTAGACGCCGCTAGATTCGGCTTTGAGGGTCTCCCTATGTGCGGTCCCACAGTGTCCTATGTACAAGCATCCAAGATCAAAGAGTCGACTGATCTCGTGTTCTATGCACGGGATAACGATGATACTGGTAAAGCCAGCGTAACCAAGGCAGTTGAAATGCTGTCTAGTGTTGGACTACAAGTTGTCCTCATTGCACCACCGGACAAATACAAAGACTTCGGGGAAATGAGCGACAAAAAGTGTGAAAGTATTATCAAAAATAATTGGCCTAAATCTAAATGAGTACCCGTAATATCAAAACCAGCTCGGAAATCTTCACTTCCATCAAAACCACTACCGTCAGCGGTGTTCGGAATCCGAAGATCACCACCAGTGTCAGCAAAATCGAAGCAGACACCGGAGTGCTGTTGGCGTCTTCGAAATATGTGATCGAGAAAGGTATCCCCTTCCCTCGTCGCAAACGCGCCTCGATGGACCAGTATCCTTTCCTCAACATGCAAGTTGGCGACAGCTTCTTCATGGAAGGAGAAGACTACACTACTACAGAAGGACGTGCCTGTGTGGCAGCAGCTCAATACTTCAGCAAACGCAATCCGGATACCAAGTTCTCTTTCCGTAAGAGCGACGACGGCCTCCGCTGCCACCGCGTTATGAAACTCTAATTATGGCAAAAGAAAAACTAAGCTCGGCAACTGTTACTATTAGTGAAGAAGAGTACAAGTCTCTCCTCAGTGACTCAAATTTCCTGCTCTGTCTACAAGGCGCAGGAGTTGATAACTGGGAAGGGTACGACTACGCGAAAGAAGACTATGCAGAACAGTTTGGCGACGAAGACGATGATGATTAAACATGCAGCAGAAGCTGCCCTAGAAAAGTGGAAGAAAGATGCCGGTATCGCTATCCCTAGTGAGATCGTCATCAGCGCATTCAACTATGCCTTCCTAGAAGGTGTTGTACACGAGCGCAAAGCGCCACGCACCTTACAAGATGAAGTTCCACCTGAAGAAGCCCCCGAAACTGGGTGACACACGCACACAGCATGTCTTCGCTCTGTTTCCCAGATGGTTGTATGACGATGACGGTAGGCTCGTCATAGTGTGGTTGGAGCGATTTGAGAGGGTTCAGAAATACCAGAAATTTCAACGACAGGTTTATGATGACGATGAGACAGCGTGGAAATGGGAATCGGTAATTGACTGGCTGACCATTTCACGTAAGCCTATCTACAAGTCAGAGCAACCACCGGCGCCTAACTTGTCAGCTTCTTGATTAAATAGACACATATGGATTTCAACGAGTACTTTGAGAGAAAGCAAAAAAAGAAGCAGGGACCACGCACAGACGTCCCTGACAATCCGACACAACCTAACTTCGAGGAAGAACCACCTGCCAAGATTACTACGACCCGCAGGAAAGACGAAGTTTTGTATGTAGCAGGGAACGGTAAAAGCCCTGCAGATATCATGTTCGTGATGCCCTCCCTACTGTCTGAGGACGCGGTTGAATACCGGCAGGGTGAACGATATGAGAAGCCGATCAAGGAAACTCCGGAATACATGAAGTGTCTCGCTGGTAGCGTCCTCAAGGACCTCATCCAGCAATCGGGAATAAGCCTAGATGACTGCTACTTCACTGCGATGTGTAAGTGGCTTCTACCAAAGGCTAAACGTTTGAAGCCAGACGCCACCTCGCTACGCTTTGCCTCCCCCTCCTTCGACAGTGAAGTGAGGGAAGTAAAACCGAAGATAGTCGTATGTCTCGGTAAGGCGGTATTTGATTTCTTCAGCCCGGTCAAATACCGAGCTGATGACATCAAAGCGGGGTGGTTCTATAACAAGGAGTATGACTGTCGCTTCATCCTCCTTGACCCAGTTCACCTGCTTGCTTCACGTCCAGACTACGTGGAGAAATTCAGGATCAATCTATTTGAAATTCGAAACATGTATGACTCCATACGTGGCTTCGAAACCAAACGCATGAAGACCTCGTATCACGTGATCAACAACCTTGAACAAGTTGTGGATCTGGTGACTATGTGGGCACAAGAAAATCACACCCTCATCTCGGTGGACTGCGAGTGGGGTGGGAACAACTTTATCGACGGTAACCTACGTACCATCCAGTTCTGTTGGAAAGAAGGGCATGCATGTGCCATTCGATTCATGGACGACCAACGTAACTATGTATTTGATGCTTCCTATGAAAAGGTGGGTCAGGTGCTGGGTGCTTGGTTGAACAGAAAAGAGGTAAAGTATCTGGGTCACCATTATTCTGCGGACGCCGTATGGATGAAGAAGTGGCTGAACCTTGAGATCTATAAGAAGTGTCTTCTGGACACTGAGTTCGCGCAGCAATGCTGTAACGAACACGCAGATCTCGGTTTGGACAATCTTGCTCTGAAGTATACGGACTTGGGTCGGTATGACCTGCCTCTCGTCATATGGTTGAAGACACATCCTCTGGGTCACTCCGATGGATATGCCGACATCCCTGACGATCTGTTGCTACCGTATGCAATGGCGGACGTTGACGTGGTAATGCGAGCTTATCCATACCTCGTACAAGAGATGGAGCGACAACAGCTGACGCAGTACTACGAAACTATCTTTAATCCCTTCACGACCGACGTGTTCACCAACTTCTCTTATGAAGGTTTGCCTGTGGACATGGAGAAGCTCAATGAGCTGCGTGACTTGTACCAATTCGCCAAGGTTGAACTTGAGAAGAGATTCCAAGTCACCATGACCAGAGAAGCCACTCATTTGGTTGTACAAGTTTGCCAGCGGGTAGTCGGAGATGAAGAAGAAGGGTTGGCGCTCGCGTGTGATTACATGAGCGACCCTGAGGGTCCTAGTTTGGACAAACTCAAAGCAGCATTCGGTACGGATCATGTATCCGATGCTATCGCCATTCACGGTCATTACCTGAACGCACCTGAATTTAATATTCGCGCCCCGGAACAGATGCGACGGTGGCTGTTCGATATTAAGCAGTACGAACCAGTAAAAAGTACTAATAAAAAGGAACAAGGGTTCCCGTCAATGGATTGGAGCAAGGTCAAGAACCTGCCCAAAGATGTAAGACAAAACTACGCACCTTCCGTGGACAAACAGTCCCTGCAGATGTTCTCCGTGACCTACAAGGACCCGGTTCTGAACCTCCTGTTGGACTTCAATGCTGTCGGTAACGCCGCAAAGGCGTTCCTCAAACCCGCAGAGTATGATGACGATGGTGAGTTGGTTAAAGAGAATGGTTTGCACTACTGGATCGCAAAAGACGGTAGGGTGCACTATAACTCCTCTGTAACCGAAACCGCCCGTAACCGTTGTTGGAAACCAAACATCCTCAACTGGCCGTCGTACGTGAACAAGCGTATCGAGGAAGGGGTAGCAGCCCTGTTCAAATCTCTGCACAAGGAAGGTGAACTTCCTGAGCGTTGGCACATCTATCTGGAGAAAGCACTGCCGTCCATCCGTTCGGTAGTCACTGCTCCAGAGGGTATGCTCATGGTGGAATCAGACTATGAGACCGCTGAGATTCGTGGACTTGCATTCATCTCAGGAGATCAGAACTTGATTGATCTGGTCACTCTCCCGGATAAACAGTTCGGCTTCCTTAAGTCGGACAAAAAGAAAAAGAACCCGGTCCGTCTGAACTATAAGAAGGATTGCGGTATTCCCGAAGAAAACCAATTTGATAAGTACATCCTAGCCTACCCTGAAGCCAAAGAGAAAGGTAAGGAAAAGGAACCGACTGTATGGGTGAAAATCACTGAAGACGATCTGCTTCGTGATGAAAACGGTAACATCGTTCATCCCGGAAAGGAGGACCTGCACTGGTCGCTCGCTGAGATGTTCAAGAAGTTACCACGGGAAGCGTTGGATAAGAAGAAAGACCGTGACGGCTCAGGTAAGGTGGGGAATTTCTCATCTGCATACGGGGCCTCGGGTAATAGTCTTGAACGCAAAATTGAAGCGGATACAGGGGCCAAACCCAACCCCGGAGACGGGCAGGGTATCCTTGATGCTCTACAGGAACGCCAGCCCGTCGCAACGGCGTATCTGGAAGAGCAACAGGAGCTGCCTAAGTCAGAAGACCACCTCAGGCTTGCCTCAGGTCGTATTCGACACTGGTTGGGGACCCATTCCAGAAAAACGATGGACCCTCGTGTATGGGATGCCCTGATGAGCGCACAGGGACGTGAATGTCGTAACACCCCTCTACAGGAAAGTGTCGCCTCCACGTCTGCAATCGCTGCTCAGAATCTTTTGCATTTTGGCATCACAAGAGGCTTGATAGGCCGACCAATGGTGCTACTGTATGATGCTGTTGTGACCCTCTGTCCTATTGCGGAGGTCAACATTTGGCAGAAGGCACATGAACTTTTCATGTTCAGGAAGGTGGTTTGGGACTACGACGGTAGATACCTCAATTACCCTATTGAAACTGAAATTAACCGCTCATGGTCGTCAGGGAAGCTTGATGATGAGGCTTTGAAGGAGATAACAACTCCCAAGGAGCTTGAACATCTTGAAGACGAACTGGAAGCGATGATCGGTTATTACAAGAAGAACATGGCGGAAGCCGTGATCAACAAGAAAACAAGAAAAGAGACAACTGTCTCCACGTAAGTAATAAAGCAAATATGACTCCTCGTACACGTCCCGGCGAAGAACCTGAAAAGCAAGTGAACAAAAACGATCCCACTTTCGGAGGAAGAGTAATCTTCTCGAAGAAAGAGAATGTGAAGATCGTTTTCCCGTCAGAGAAAAACAAAGTCGAAGGTCGGATTCTTCCTGCCTTTGATCACACTCTACCACTTACTGATGAAGCGTTCCAAACCTCGTACCTCCCGTATCGAGATGCAGAAGCGATTTCCTCTTCGGGACATCCGCATTTCAACTGGTGGTACTATGCAGAATTCGAAGTTTATCGATTCTGGGGTCCAGAGAACCGGAGCTTCTTCTCGCCGCGTACCAAGCGAGCACTTGGTATCGCGGAAACCCGAGCAGACTCTTTCGATCCTCTGGATAGAATGAACTATATGGTCCGAAATGATGAGAAGTGGAAACACCTCTCTTATCACACCGTCTTCAACTCAAGTGAGAAACGTCTGCTGACGATGCCTCAGAAGATCGGTCTGTGTAACTTCTTCGGTACCTACACGGTGAAAGATGATGAAGAACAAGTCGCGCAGAACTTCCTGCTTGGTTTGTCGCAAGGTGGATTCTCGCTGATCCAAGATGCTCTTAACAAAGGGCCTCGCGGTAACCCAGCATACCACGACGCGAACTGGCCTGACTATCTCCTTGGTGATGTTACTGATCCAAAGACTGGTCTCAATGCTTGGTCCACGCAGAAAGCAGTAGGCGCGGCCAAAGGCGCAGGCAAGCCAGCCAACACCATGATCTTCAGTACCCAAGAGGACTTCCTCAAAGGTCATGAAGCTATCGCGGTTCCCCCTGAAGCACTTGTAAACCGTACTCGGTTCCTCGACTTCGAGAACACCATGTATATTCCTTCCGCACATGAGATCGTCACTTACCTCATTGAGGAAACCGATCTACCTGTGGAACTGATTAAAGAAGCTTGCGGTGACTATGTGCAGGTACCAGAGCGTACGGCACAATACAAAGACACCACCAAGCGACAACCACCGGTACAGGAAGCCTCTGAGGCGCGTAGACCCCCAACGCAATTCAAGAGTTCCGCCCCTGTGGATGATGATGACGACATCCCTATGTCCCACGCAACGGACAAGGGACCCAAGGAAACGGCAACCAAAGTTGCAGCCACTATCTCCGGACTTACGGATGAAGAAGAGGCAACCTTTGCCGAACTTCAGGACGCTTTTGACAATGGGCGAATCAGTGATCTCGGCGCACAAGCCATGGTCCAGTACTTCACCCTTGCCAAAAAGAAGAAAGAAGCAGCGGTTGAATAATTGACCGGAGGAGGGGCGGTGTTATACTGCCCCTCCTCTACAACTGTATAATATGGCAAGAAAGAAGAAAGAAGACACACAAACTGATGAAATTCAAGAAGTTAAAGAAGTCAAGGCTGTAAAGAAACCGGCTCAGAAAGCGGAATCTATTTACGGATACAGCTTCCTAGATCATGCGGATGAGGTTAGCGAAAAGGTGCAGGAAACGATTCACACCTTGAGCGCACGCCGAAAGAACAAACCGACACAATTCAAATCATTCGGAGATGTCGAACGGGAAATGATTCCTGTCCACGACCTCCCTCTCAAGTACCTGTTCGATAATCCGGGCTTCCCCAGTGGCGGTCTGATTGAGATTATCGGTGCGGAAGGTACTGGTAAAAGTTCCTTGGTGCACTATCTGGAAGGCGTAGCCCTTCTTAACGGTTCACCTGTTTATCACCAAGAATGTGAGAACAAGCCCCTGCGTAAAAACCATGTGGCTCGTATCATGCATTCAAATCCAGCAATGGCCAAGCGACTGGTAAAGGCCCTTCACTATGACACGGCACGGTCGGTTGTGGAGAGTTATCAGAAGCTGATCGACTGGATTGAGGTCATGCGAGGTAAGCAAACCGGAGGTCGGAAGGCTTCGGTTTCCATCCCTATGCATGTCCCGCTCATCGCTGTCATCGACCCGTGGGGTAAGCTGATGTCTCAAGACGAGGCACAGGGCTTCTACGACTTCGGAGACAACATGAGCGACAAACAGAAAGACATCATCGACCACTCCAACATGGGTCACGCTAAAGCGGCCCACCGTATGGTACGTCGACTTCCGTACATTCTGGGTGAAAACAATGTTACGTTGTTTCTGATTCAGCACCAAAACGACAAGGTGGACATGTCTGGTAAGGGCGGTCCTCAGCTTGCCGCCGATGCTGCTGCCCTGTTCAACGTCACCAAGGTGGGTGGTAAGGCATTCAACCAGCTGGACTCCATGCAGATTCTACTGTCCCGTAAGGGTCTGGTTAAGAACTCTGGCGGAGACACCGTTGGTAAGACAATCAGGGCACGTATGCATAAGAACTCATGGGGCGCCGAGTCCCGTGTGATCGAGTACGACCTACATAACGACAAGTACGTCGATATTCCGGCATCTGATAAGAGCGAAGGTTACCTTGACCGGGTGATTCGCTTTGATCGGTACAACGCTGAATGGTTGGCGGAAAACAAGGCAATAGACTGCAGTATCAAGTTGAGACGTATCAGCGCACCAGTACTGGAACTCACAGGGGCAACCTACACGGAGTTCTACAGGGCGCTGCACGCCGACACGGATATACTGGACCAGACAGCCAAGAATCTCAAGATTCAAGGCTACCATGATCCACTTGAGACTATTGAGGGTTCCATTGGCGAATCTCTTCAGGACGGCAACGACTGGGGAGAAGAAGATGAGTGGGGAACACAGGAGGTAAGTAATGGCGAAGCAGATTCGGATTTGGGAGGCTAAGGAGATCATCCAAAGACTCAAACCGTATGTTGGCAAAATCTATTCGGATAATCTGTATGACGCATTCAAGGAAATTGATGACAGGGAAGACAACCCTCTCAGCACCGCCTTGAGTGTTAAGGTTCTTGTAGAGGAGAAGATTCCTCTGTTTCAGGAGTTGATGAGTCCGAAACCTTCCAAGGTAATCGATGAGTGGCATGAGATTTACGAAGACCGAACATTGATCGCCTTCGATCCTCTTATGCATCCTCGACACTCGGGCTTCATATTGGTTCCACAGGAACATGACGGAGAGAACATCGACCTGAAACAAGGTTGCTCTTCGATAGCGTACCCCTCGACAAACGGGGTATACTATATTTATCCACTACATGCATTTTTGAATAGAACGGCGTCATCCGCCGATGTTATATGCGAAAGCTGATTAAAGAGACATTCACAGGCTATGCTAATTTTCTGACTTTATCGCCAGACATAGCTTGGGATAACAAGAAACTGACCGAAGTAACTTCTAAGTCGACGCCTGCGGAACGTCGTGCTGACAAAGACTACTTCCATATTCCATCCAAAGTACCGCTTGCTGAATTCGATCTCGAAATGTCACGAGGTCTGGACCTGTACATGCACTTCGGTGAGGAGCATGGTCGGGCAGTAATAGGTAATGTATCCAATAGAGGTCTCAAAGAAGGTGACGTCATTATTATGCACCCGGTCATGCGTTATGCGTATGATAACAAAGACGTACATTACGAGATTCGTAACCCCTACACTCTCGTTCTAGTTACCCGAGATACGATCAAGGTTCTCAGAAAGAAGTATCCCAATCTTGCGAGAGGGTACTCCGTTCATGAGAAGAGTCGTATCGGGTTGGCGATGCTATAAACAAGGAAGATAAATATACGGATCTAACGATCTGATGGAAGGCTCCGGTAACCCCGGGGCCTTTCTGCTGTTAAAAATGAAAAGTCAAAATTTTGTATTCAGATTTGCCATGTGTTTGGCAAGACTAGCTTGTAAGCGATGTGATCCCGATGATGTTCTATGGAGCACCAAGGATGAAAGAACCATACAAGTCTCCAAGATGGAGGATGATCACCTGAAGAGCGCCTATAGGATTGAATCCCGTAGGCTTCACCGGATGTTCGCCCTACAAAAGGAGATGATCAATCGCGGCTTGCTTGCCGACGAGGAAGTATAATGATCCCCATATACACCGCTGAAATCACACTTGGCGGTGAACCATTCTATCCTCTCTGTGCGTACGAAGCGTACAGGGAGGGTAATGGACTTACATTAGCCAAAGTGATGGACATGTCGTATGAAGGAGTGAAGACCTTGATACCCTATGTTCCCAAGACGGTCGAAGTGGTAAAGAAAACCAACTACTTCGACTTTTCGATTCTAATTGCAGGTCAGCTAACCGGATGGTTACAGCAGATAGCAGATGAATCCAAAAGTGCGGTAGTTTGTACAGCACATCCTGAGAAGGTCTTACGCTTGATTATGGAACATGCCAACATAGTCAGCGGAACCAAGAGCTTCTACGTGCCTACAAACATACGCATATGCAACTTAACCAATCTGTTCTTCCCTGATGCCCGCGTGGTCAGCATGGAGGACCGGAAAAACGTGAATGTCAAATTCCTGCAAGACATCACTGGAGAAACTGATACGCAGGAAGCACTTAGAAAATACGTATACACGTTATATGAATGAAGATATTCAAATGGTAGGTCGCGCACTCCGTGCCCATACCCATACTGCAGCTGATTACAACACAGCAACCGGGTACCAAGTATATGCAAGCCCTACGGACGATGCCTTGTATCAGCGTTACATGACAACAACACAGATGCCCGTCGAGTGGATGAGTAACACCGATACACTGCGGGTAACATACCCAGCGGGCGGTGCCGTCCATATCAACGATGCCCATGGTAACAATGTATCGGTGAATAACGGAGGAACCGTCACGACGGAAACCGTGGGACATACAACGGTCAACTGGGCAGGCATTGCGCGACAACATGTGGAAGCTATGCGGGTTACGAACGAGGTGCAGGAGTTATTAGAGCAGACAGCACGCGCTATGGACGAACCTGAGGGTGCCCCTGCAGTCCCTGCACCTCCCACGCAAGGACGAGGCTGGATTCGACCTACTAACCACTATGCTTACCCTCCAGCAACGTTTGCAGAACCCCCTACGTTCGTAGCTGTTCCTGCAGATCGTATAGCACGAGAAGCGTACGATGCGGGCGTAGCTGCTGCGGAAGCTTTGAACAATGAGGGCGCTACGGTTAATGCTAACACAGTATTACCTACCGACCACACTTATGCTCCTACGTACCAACTGGATCGCTTCGGTAGACCGGTTGGAGTGCAGGTTCGTGAAGTTCGTGCACCAACCGATGAAGAACTCGCACAAGCCAATCGCGACCGCGAGGCTTACATGCGAAATTTAGACGAGATGATGAATTCAGTGCTACGAGACGCACTCATCGGCGAAGGTAACAGGAATCTGTACGGCCAAGTATTCGGTAAAAAGGCAAAGGCAGCAGTAGACACCTCGGTAGATCCGAAGTGTCTCGAACCTATCGATGAGGAAATGACCTTCATCTAAACAACCACAACAAATATGCCCATGGAGCTAGAAATCCTAACCAGAAGAGAAGATACGATAATGTTGGAAGGCACTTGGGCATATCGCGAGACAACCACAACAATAGCAACCCAAGAACCAATGGACGAAGACAATACCGAGGAATACGAAGACGACGATTATGATGACGAGCTTGACGTGTATGATGAGGATGAAGAGGAAGAGGAATACGACTCTGTCTACACACCTCCAGAACTTCTGGCCCTTCCCAAGAACCCAGACAGAGCCTATCTGGCGGAGTTCCTGAAGTTAGAGGAAATGTCTACACTCAGCATCTCCGCTATGTCCAAGAAAACAAGGGCTATGGAGAAGATGTTCAGGAAGGTATTTGATACCGCCAGTGTGCATCATGACAACATCATGACCGCATACTATCATGCTTATCAGGTTGAGATTAATCTACGTAGAAAGGCGGGAACATTTACTCACTTCGATAGCTCTATGGTGGCTTACACTCGCAAGCGCATCTGCGGTGTTTTCTTTGCGGATGAATTCTTTGACGCGCCCACCGAACCCATAACCGAGGAATATGTATTCGTATGATACCGTACCACAGCAGATCTGCTAGCTACCGCACTTACCCATCTTTCTCTATTCCTTACTACGGTAAGGTAATTTACGAAAAGGAAGGTATTAGGATAGAGCCAGCCGAACCGGGAACCATCAAACAGGTGGTAGAGGCGCTCGGCCACCAGTCAGGGCAGATGCATGACCTGTTCTACGCAGTCTACGGTACTGTAGGCCAAATCGTAGATGCCTCCAGTGCTTTTAATTCTTCAGGCGTACTTACACCTGAGTACATAGAGGCAAGTAGAGGTTCCATTTGGTCAATCTTACCCTTGGAAATAATGGAAAAAGCTACGGGGCATTATAATGGTTACTTAGGTGATTCAGTGATAACTGCCTCTGTTCTGGAACCAGTAACCGAGGAATACGTATTCGTATGATACCGTACCATAAGCCCAAAGAAGGTAGACCCAAGAGGCACTGGACTGATGTGTACATCCCCGGATTTGCGCACATAGCCAGAGAACCAGACGGAGTAGTCATTCAACCTGACAAGCACACTGTTCCACTAGAGGATGTCCTCATGAACATTAATGCGTGCGTGAATAAAATTCTGGATCTGTCTTACGATATTTGGGGGCATGCCGGAAATATACTGGCGGTTGCAAAGGAGTTCGAAGAGGACCATATGCCTGCTTCCATGAAGAAGATGTATCTCAATTCCGCAGGATCGCAGAGTATTACATGGGGTGCCCTTGCTTTCGCCATTATGATGAAAGACGTAGGACACTGCAACGACTTCACCACAATAGAACCAACAACCGAACCAATAACCGAAGAATATATTTTCGTATGAGTATGTCAGCACTTTTAATTCCAGTTTTGTATCACGCAGGCATCGGAACTCTCTACAGTCTTTCAGGTTCAAGGACCTATAAATTCGAACCTGAGGACGCATGTGAAACCTTGGAAGAGATTTACAAACTCGCACCAAGCTCCAAAAACCCTCCACCGGACAATATGCCTAAATGGAATCTGACGGAGGCGGATAAAATCCTCAACAGGGTAATGCCCCACGCAGACATTTCCAGAGCGTGTACTGTGCTAGACGAAGCTACTGGCAGGGCGCGATTCCTCGGTCCCAGTAACTCCAGTCACATGCCGACGTCCACTGTATACATGCTTATATTTAGGAAACATTTCTTGGGTAACTACATTGATCCAAAACCATCGTATACCACCAGTGTGATTGACGAGGACTGGGTCTTCGTCTAATAAGACCAAACAAATAATGGCAGAAAGATTCTCTGAAAGAAAAAGCATCCCTGATCTGGAGATGTATCAAGATGGCCTTAACAAGCTGCCTGAAGTACTTTCCATCCTTGGCTTTGAAAAACTGCGTGCGGGTCAGGACCGCGTGGTTATGAACTTGCTGGCGTGTATGGACACGGTCTGTATCTTGCCTACTTCGCTGGGTAAGTCAGCCTGCTACATTACGCCCACACTGTGTCACGGTTGGCACAGTATTGTGGTTTCACCTCTGACGGCTCTTATGCGTGATCAAGTGAAATCATGTTGGAACAAAGGTATCTCATCGGATCAGATCTCCAGCACCCAAACCGAGGGTGAGAATCTGGAAGCAATGAAACGGTGGGTGGATGGTAAGACCAGTATCCTTTTCGTAGCACCGGAACGCTTCGAAAATGAGATCTTCATGGCTGCCATCAACTCACGAAAGCCCGACGCGATATTCCTAGACGAGGCTCACTGCCTTAGCTCATGGTGTGATAACTTCCGTCCTTCATACAAGGTTATGGGGGATGTTATTCAACGTCTCAATCCACGTGTGGTAGGAGCCTTCACAGCTACAGCGCCACCGGAAGTAGAAAAAGACATCCGCTGGGTCCTTGGATTGGGGAAAGCGGAAAAGGTCCTACATTACCCTCGGCGTACCAACCTACACCTGTCCAGTGAGACATGTGACGAGGGTGAGACAAACCTTAGACTGTTCTCGAAGCTGAAGAGAATCCAAGGTTCGAGTATCGTCTACTTCTCTACGATCACCCGACTTGAGGAAACTCTTTACGCTGCACAGAATTTCATCAAAGAACCCATCACCTATTACTACGGGGAGATGGACCCTGCTCTCAAGAGGAGCAACCAAGATATGTGGATGGAAGATAAGGCACGTATTATCTTCGCTACATCCGCATTCGGTATGGGTATCGACAAACCGAATGTTCGTCACGTTTTCGAGCGCGACATCACCGGTTCAGTCGAAGCCTGTATGCAGCAACTGGGACGTGCAGGACGTGATGGGAATGACTCTTGGTGTCATTCCTTCCTGTCCCCGGATTCAATACGTACGCAGGACTTCTTCTTGAGGATGGCTCACCCCACCATGGAAGACATTACTGCCATGTACAACGCTCTGGATGAGTTGGCAGACGGATCTGGCTTTGTGGACGCAGACTGGAAGACGATTGGTAAGAACTCAGGAGTGTCCGGTTTTATGATCGACTCCGTTACCCAAGCACTGATCTCAGATAATGTGATCAGACGCTCCAAGGAAAAGAGCACCACCGCATTCATCAAGTTCCACAAGATAGACAAAGCGGACAAGAGGATGGTTCAATGGTTCGATGCAATTACTGAAGGAGGTGTTGCCACTTCCGACAATGCAGTTGAAATCGACTTGGACTGGCTGTCAAACAAGCTTGGGTATACTTCGCAAGCCTCGGTAAAGAAGTGGCTGAAGCAATGGACTCAAGACGGTATGATTACATTCGTTCCACCGCCTCCTCGTGCTCCTTTGGAGATTATGGGAGGACTGGATAGGATCGACTTTGCTAGGCTCAAGAAAAAGCGGGACGACTCGTATCGGAAGCTGGAGGAAGTGAAATACTACTTCGAGGTTCCCGATAAGGAGAAGCATGCTTACGTGGAGCATATCTTCAAACTACACAACGGCGAGAGCAAATGATGAACTACAAAACAAGCCCCCTATGGCCAACGCTGATATTTGCTGGCGTACTGCTGGTTGGAGGGTTGATCTACGAACACGCGGCGTTACCTAAGACGGCTACGGTAGGTACTGTTTACGAAAAGACATGGTCGGACGGTTACTACACGACCAACCTTATCTACGCAGGAAACAACACCTACATCCCTACTACGGATTATGTCCCGCCTTCGTATCACTTATGGGTGTCCACCCCTGAGGGATACAAGGATTACTTCAACGTAACTCTGGAAAGCTGGAATCGTATTCAGTTACAGAACACCTTGTCTGTTTACTACAGCAAGCGGCGTTTATCCGGTAAGTACGTTCTATCACTGGAATGAGTTACACATTAAGCACGCGCCTACATAGGACAAAACGTTCTCGTTGCTGCGTCTGGTGTGGCGAACCTATCCTGCCCGGGCTGTGGTACAAGAAACACATTCTTGTGGATGGCGGGGACTTCTGGCAACAAGACTGGCACCCGGAGTGTTACGACGGCAGTGGGGAAGTATTAGACGGAGACGACGAGTTTGAACCTCGTACAAACGAACGAATAAACGATCTGAATGCTATACCCGAAGCACCTCTGATCGTAGAAGAATATTGGGACCCATATCCTGAAGACAACAATGAGCCAATCTTTTAAAGAACTACATTCCTCCTTCTCAAGTCGAGAGGATAGGATCAAGCTGATACGAGCAGGTAATGTTGCTGAGATTAAAAACAGTGACTTACCATATTTTGAGAAACTGGAACTCCTCAGCCAGTTCTCAGGCTGGTCTCCCAAATCTTATGTACAGCATCCATTGCAAGAACGCGTTAATGCTTGGGCAGCCAAGGTAAAAGAAGATCTACAGTTGCCCAAAGATACCTACTGCCGGGCGGAAGATGTTTTCCCTGTTGAGAGAGGAGACTGGGTCGAGAGGCATCAACTGGTCGACTTATACGACATGATGGAGACAGCGTATGGTGGCACCGAGGGGGAGGAGGAGATATGCATTGGTAGATTCACTGCAAAAACATACGGCGCTTCGCCGCAAAGTTATATGCTCGAACTGTCCTTGCCGTTTGACGATCTTGCTAAAGAGTTGTACGAGTGGGCGATTGATAACCAGTGCATCTCCTTCTACTATGACTGGTGATTTTGTCATTGACGCATCAGTGACAAGGACATAGAACTCTAGGATGTCCTCAGAGGAAGACAAAGATAAGAAAAAGCAATACGAAGCTATTCTGAAGCGTGATCTTACGCCTGAGGAGATCTATGAGGTATTGGACAAGGAGGCAACACCTCCAATCGCGCATATTCCTACCATCAGGTGTGCGTGTGGATACAAGAAACCAATCACCGAAATGCCCCTCGTACACACAGGGGTAATACCACAAGCTATCAGCAACATATGCAAAAGCTGCGAGAGGGATGCCTCACCGGAGTATGCGCATCTGTGCTGCGTGAAGTGCAAGGAGATCTGGTGGCATATTGAAGAACAAAAGGGGGATCATGGGTTCAGGATTCTCCGAGGAAAGTACTACCACACAGCAGGTTGTCCCCAGTGTTCAGATGCAGGCTCAGCGCCTATCATCGAGCAGATTTTGTTTTACAAAAAGAACAATCTCCCGTATCACATTCCTTCTACCCAACAAAAGAAAACTGATTAATGAGTGAACTGAAAAAGAGCAAACTGAGTGACTACCGGCGTGTTAAAGCAGCACGGTTGTCGCACCCTAACGTAACGGAAGACGAGGATGGAGTTAAAAAATACTCCATCTCCTATCTTGTCGTTGGAGGTACAGGTACCCGTCGCTGGACCCGACCATGTACTGCGGAAGTGTTTCGCAAGGCATATGGTTATCACCCCGGTAACGATCCGAACACCCTCCCCGTAGGTGGTTGGGCCAATCTGGTTGGTCGACAATTCTACGTGTACGTAAGCGGTAAGAAAGGCGAGGAGTTCGTCCACGCCATCTCATGTGTTCCCGGTGGCTTCTATACATCGGCACGGAATTCTCCTGAAGCTGCAGGTGAACAAAACGTGCTGGAACTTGTCTACTCCAAGGACGGTTCCTATGAAGTCCCGTGGCGTAAGCTGCAAAACGAGTCCGAGGTCCCGGCAATCCCGCTGGGTCTGAACGGTGACGACTTTGATCGCATCGTCTCACAACTGGACAAAGCCGATACGGTTGAATCTGGTACCGAACTCTCAGTCCCGTCAGGAAACTATCGGGTCACTGAGATCCACGGAAGCCGGGTTTACATCCGTCGATAAATACTGTTAACAAAAAGGGGAGGACTAATAATCCTCCCCTTTTTCATTTATGACCAAAGTTAAAATCATCAAACACAGTAAGTCTGCTGTGAGCGGAAAGGAGATCGTCACATTCGAGATCGAATACCAACGATTCATACATGCCGAGTTCCTGACCCACCGAAAGTTCTCCCGCAATAGTGCCAGTTCGAGAGCTATCCCCATTGAGAAAATGATCAATCACGTTTGGAACAACCCAAGCGAGTTTGTTTACTGGGGAAAGAACAAGAAAGGTATGTCAGCTGGCGAGGAACTGACAGGTTGGCGGCTCAGAGTAGCAAAATGGCTTTGGAAACTTTACGCCAAGGATGCGTGTATCAAGGCTTGGATTCTGTCCAAAGTCACTGGTGCGCACAAACAGAACGTAAACCGTATTCTGGAGCCATACCAAAACATCAAGGTTGTTGTAACAGCTACAGACTGGAACAACTTCTTTGCTCTGCGCGATCACAAAGACGCGCAACCGGAAATCAAGTACCTCGCACATATGATGCGTATCGCGTTGGACAATTCCGATCCACAGCTCCTTCAGATCGGAGAATGGCATATCCCATATGTCGACTCCAAGGAAGGTACTGAGGACAACCTGAAGATGTCCGCATCCCTGTGCGCACAAGTGTCGTACAGGACAGCAAACGATTCGCAAGCCACTGCAGACAAGATCTATCAGCAGCTCGTAGTATCTCGTCCTGTGCATGCTTCCCCTACGGAGCATCAGGCGCAGGTCCTCAACGGGCTGGAAAGTGGGAACTTCATGGGTAAGTTTTCAGGCAACTTCGATTGGTCGTTCCTGCAATGGAGACAGACCATCCCACATAATACGGTCCATGGATAACCTTTTCAGTAAAGTCGTCCGCCTGTGTAACCACGTCATCATGGAAGAACGGGATTTCTTTCGTGAAGAAATGAGACAGACGGACGAAGATATCACGCAGGATGAGGATTACATCTACGTGGTAGCACAACAAGTACTTGAATATTTAGAACACTTACCAATACCAAGCAATGTCCAAGAAAACCAAGAAGAAGGAAGAACTCAAGATGATCATCAAGTCGGAGGAGAGCTGCGAACACTGCCGACTGAAGGCGGAGCAGAAGCTGGAGAACCTGACCTCCCCAGAACCCTCAACCAGCTTTACACCCTATAAGATGTCAGCTTCACTTGCACAAGCATGTGGGCATCCTGAATGGGAAGGAACCATGGTAGGAGCACTGCAGAATGGATAAGTTCGATTCGCTTTTTCAGGCTGCGGAGAACGAGATGTTCAAGAAAGCAGGAGAAGTGGAGGACCATTCCCCCACTAACAAGGACCCTGTGTTCTTCTATGAACGCGAGTTCTATCCACTATCAAACTTCTCATCCTTCCGTCTTATATGGGAAGACTGGGACTTCGACACTTCAGAGCATGCGTATCACTGGGAGAAATTCCCGGGTGAGTTCCATGTTCGAGATCTGATCAAACGGTCCCGTTCAGCCCACGAGGCATATCAGATCGCACAAAATCATAAGCATCTTCAGCGTGAGGATTGGTATGAGGTAAGAGTCCACATCATGAAGCGCATCTTGCAAGCCAAGGTGGAGCAACACGAATACGTCTACCGGAAGCTGATGCAAACGGAAGACCGACCTCTTATCGAAAACTCATGGCGTGATCCTTTCTGGGGATGGGGTATAAAGAAGGATGGCAAAAATGTCCTTGGCAATCTCTGGATGGAGGTGCGAACCGAACTCCAGCTGAAACTGGTAGAAGGTGCTGTCCCTTTGTGACACGACTAGAAGACGCACGCTTCGCCATACCTTCTAGCCTGAAAGCCACCCTTAAGAAGGACAAGGAAGCTATCGTAGCCAACATAGCGTATGTCCTTATGGGACGTCACTACGTGAAGGCTGGTTACAGGGGTAAGGGTTTGTACAAAATATCTGACGTGTGGTATGTTCAGTTCTACCCTGAGCAGAGTGAGTTCAAACTCGTCCATTATTTCGAGGATAGCCCGCACAACCCACGCTGCATGCATGTGTTGTCCTCGTGGTTACAGCTTCAATTTGGCTACACGGTTGTTGATTAACCTGCTCTAACTGCTAAACTACCTTTGTATGACTGGACCTAAGAAAGAAGAGCCGACTATCCCTGAAGGAGTCACCCTCAGAGACCCGTCGGATTTCAAAACCCTGCGCAACGACATCTATACCCAAACGATGGATGCGATGCAGAGATCTTTCCCCCAGTCGTACGGAGGTGTGCGGATGGAACTTGATGGTCTGGAATATGTCGACCCGGATGAGTACGACATTCCGGAACAGAAGAAGGCATTGATGAGCAACCGTTTCCTTGGGCGCCGTCTCCGGGGTAACATCAAGTTGTTCGACGAGAAGACAGGCGATCTTCTCGACCAAAAGAAAACCACCCTAATGCGTACTCCCTACCTCACGAACAGGGGTACGTTCATCCACAACGGCAACGAATACATCTCGCTCGCACAATCCCGCCTCCTTCCCGGAGTTTATACACGTCAGCAAAAGAACGGTAACTACGAGACTCAGTTCAACGTACGGCCCGGTTCAGGGAATACCTTCCGTATTCACTTCGAACCCAATTCCGCGCAGTACCGTCTTGCCGTGCATAACTCCAACCTACACATGTACTCCCTGTTGAAAGACATGGGCATTCCCGACAAGCAATTGGAGGAGATGTGGGGAGCAGACATCGTCGAAGCCAACAGATCAAAATACGATTCCCGCGTGTTCGACAAAGCCTACGAAAGGCTTGTACCTCGTTTCATGCGTCCCCCGACAGCCAATCGCGAGGAGAAAGTAGAACTGATCAACCAAGCACTCAATCGCGCCATGATCCACGAGAAGGTTGCCAGCCGCAATCTTCCCAACATGTTTGACCGCACAAAGTCCGCATCGTGGAGACAACAATGGGAAGCGAAAGAAACCGCAAGGAAAGTGATGGACCAAGAGCTGGAAAAAATGGACTTCCTCCCCGACTTGGAAATACCTGAGGTAATTAAGTCCGCCTCCAGTGAGTTTAATCCTGATCTATCCGGTGAAGAAATGGGAGAGTCATACGACCAGATCTTCTCAGAGGACACCCCTCGTCTTGCCAGTATGGAACACTGGCCTGAACGTTGGTTCCCTGAAGGAAGTGATCCCAAAGGGTGGATTTCGTGGTATCAAGGTTACTCGAATGGTAAGAGAACACCTGATGATGACAGACAGATCAAACGCTGGAAGAGCTTCAAGCAGCGACATGGTGAGGTTTTCAAACGGAAGCCTACTCCTCGTCGCGCCTTTGCTCTCAAAAACTGGGCTATTGACCCTCTCAAGCTGATAGAACAACCCACCCGACGTGAAGAGGTTGCAAAAGCCATGGAGGAGTACAAGCAGAAGCAGGAGCTTAAATATCACCTGCTCAAGTCCGGTGCCCATAGTGTGAACACTGCTGTTGTCATGAACTATCTGGAAAACGCGGATGAGTTCTGGACTACTGGAGATGTCGATACAGACTTCGAGAGACTGATTTCATACCTTGACCGTTAATGGACTCTAAAAACAAATTCAAAAGTTGGCTCGCTGACAGAGTCGATATGCAGAAGAACGCTTACGTGCCGGAACCCGTAAGTCCCCCGCAACCACCTGCAGCGATTAAGACTACTCTTGAGAAATCAGAGAAGCCTATAGAACGCGCCAACGACTACGATTATGACGCCGACCAAGAGCCGTATGTGCCTGTCGGTATCAACGGTATCCTTGCGGCTACCGAGAAGCTCCTAGCGGTCAACCGAGGGCTTGCTGACACCGATGAACGGGACAGTCAAGCCTTCAAGAAAGTCTTCACCACGGACAAACTCCTCTCACAACGTATTCGCACGGATGCAGGTCAAGTCCGTAAAAGACTGCTGCGTATGGCAGCCCACAGAAAGAATCTGTCTGTCTTGGGACCCCTTGCGTTTGACGAATATACGGAGAAGCAGTTGGTAAACAACCCACTGTCTTCCCCTCTGGAGGAGATTAACCCGATGCAGCTCATTGAGTCTGCACGCCGGATCACCCAGATGGGTCCCGGTGGTATTGCCAGTGACGAATCGATCACTCCTGAAATGCAGGCGGTCCATGCCAGCTCCTTCGGGTTTATTGACAACCTCTCTGGCCCTGAATCCTCACGTGCGGGTATTGACACCCGTCTTACATGGGGAACCAAGTTTGGTAGTGATGGACGTCTTTACCAGCTCTTCCGTAACAGGAGAACCGGTAAACTGGAATATAGAAGCCCTGCCGATCTAGACGGCAAGGTAGTCAAACTTCCAGAGTAATCCAACGTGGTTGCTCTGACATTTCAAAGAGCAACATGGCAAAACGAATCGTCACTAAACAAGAGGCTGCAATCATCCCAAAGAACATGGAACCAACCCCGTCCCGTACGGTGGTTGCAAAGGCCATGTTCCAGCGTGCACAGGAGGAATTTAAAAGGGAATACGACGCGGCCTCCACCCAAATCGCGGCATTGCGTGGACAGCTGATGGCGGCTGCCGAGGCAGACGCCAAGGAGTATCTATCCAGCGAAAGAGTTACGCTGGTGCAATCTATCCAGAATAACTACAACTTCAGCACGAACACAAACAAGGGTTACCTGATCGCATTGAAACCGATCCCAGCAGGGGAGCGTGTTGATAAGCTGCAGAAGCAGATCGTTGATCTCACTAACAAGCTGCCTCAATGGAATCCCAAGCAGATACAGCTTAAGATCAAGGAAGCATTGGACGGTGAGGCGGAGCAAATCCAGCATCTACTGACCGACGCCAAGTCTCTGAAAGCAATCGACAAGCTTCTGGAGTCGGTCCGTCCTAAAACCCCATTGGCTGCTCCAGCCCCACTGGAGATTGGCTTTGAGATCGTATGACCGCAGACGCAGTTGACAGTTTTGTAGAAAACAAAGGATACAAGAAGGCCACCTTCTCAGTCCTTCTATTCTATAACAACACGAAGATATTCACAGGAACTACCGACCATCTGTTTCCGGGAGCTACAAGTACCGAAGACATTCGTAGGAAGTTCAAAGAATGGGTAGCAGGTATCAGCCGAACAAAGGAATTCACAAGCATGGTTGTGGATTTGCAGGTTGAGTATTCCTACTCGTCCATTTCTAACACCAAGCGAACCATCGATCTGACTGCTTACAACGTACAGGGCGTTCCTCTAGTAAAACAAATCAACACCGCATTAAATGACTCAGACATCTGAACCAGAGACCAAGAAGGAAGAAACTAAGGCAGAAGGACTCACTGAATACCAGTGCGCCTATATCGACGGGGAGGTCACCACAAAGGACCGACTCGAACACCGCGTATCATCGAAGAAACAGATAACTTTCTACATCAAAGCTGAACCTGTCGACGATGAGCAAGAGGACGTTTATGAGTACCATACGGCTTGGGTTGCTCCATCCATGCCGGAGACCGCAGTGTATGCGAGGTTTGCCCATTGGTTTACCGAAGTTGCAGAGAATATCCGCAACGCATTTCCAGATGTTGATTTCATTATCACTGGAGCATACGAAATTAATGAGAGTATCGTCCATACCATGAAGAGTGGTACTGTGACTGAGACTGCTCTGTAATTTTTTATAGACAAACGGGCACGCGTATAATAAATCATATGCATGTCCACTGAATTGAACAAGAGCGCCAACGAGATTGATGCTGACCGCATTCGAGAAATCAAAGGTCTGGCTTTTACGACCGCACTTCACACTGCAGGAGTTGCAGAAGACCGAGTTTCCGAATTGTACGACAGGTATCAAACCCTCGACGCACAACGTGAATCTAATCTGAACGAGACCTACAACGTCTTGATTGGTAAAGAAGATTCCTGAACTTAACCTTTGAGACCCCGGCTGCCTACGGGTAGCCGGGGTTCTTTGTTTTTATGACAGACACACCCAAAAAGAAATTTGAAGGGGAAATCTTTACTGTCGACTTCGATGGTACGTGCACCAAACATCGTTTCCCTGATCTGGGAGACGACATCGGTGCGGCACCCGTGCTTAGACGTATTGTAGAAGAAGGCGGTAAGATTATCCTATGGACCATGCGAAGTGGTAAGCACCTCGATGGGCCCATTGAATGGTACAAGAAAAACAACATCCCGCTATGGGCTGTTAACAAGAACCCCCAGCAGCATCACTGGACCTCCAGCCCGAAAGCTTTCAGTCACTACCATATCGACGATACGAATGTGGCAGGACCAGTAATCTTTGATACAAAAGACGAGCGTGGTATCAACAGGTACTACGTGGACTGGGAAAAGATCGCCACTGCCCTCGGTATCCCTGACGCATTTGAGAAATGAGTGAATCCAGAGGCATAAAATTGATAGCAGCGGAACGTCAGCGTCAGGTTGAAATACTTGGCTATACTAGTGACGAATACGAAGGTACTGAGATGGTGGACGCAGCAATGTGCTATCTGGACCACTATGTACATGGTCCCAATGAGACCCATATCAAGCAATCCGAGCTATGGCCTTGGGAAGATAAATACTGGAAACCAGCGAGAGGAGCAGATCGTTTACGGGATCTGGTCAAGGCTGCAGCACTAGTGGCTGCGGAGATAGACATGATCTTGGAACAATCAGACGGGGATATTATAGAATCGAAAAAGAATGACACTTGAACAAGCACTACTAAATCAAGCAGCTGAAGAATGCTGCGAAATCGGGCAACGATGTTCCAAGGCTATGCGCTTTGGTACTGAGGAAGTTCAATCAGGACAAGACCTAACCAATGGCGAACGCGTTACGTACGAGTTCGGAGACCTATGGGTGGTCATGGCTGTTCTGAATGAGCTGGGACTGGTACCGGATATCAAACCGGAACTGCAGAAACGGAAGATCGACAAAATCCTCAAGTATCTGAATAAATCCATTGATGAGGATCAAGTCGATCCCAGCCGTGGTTTCATCAGTTTGGAACAAGTGGAAGCAGCCCTTGAGACCGTTAAGAAAGAAATCGAACTGGAACTGGCTTGAATATACTACTAGGAGAAAAGGAAACAAATGTCATGCTGGACATTGAGACTCTGGGCAACGGTCCGGGGTCGATTGTCACAGCAATTGGCGCCGTGGCATTCGCACCAAAGCTCGGCGTTTACTCGGAGTTCTCGGTATACATAAATCCTGAAGAAGCAGCGACCCATGGTCTCAAGATGGACGTGTCGACGGTTCTATGGTGGATTTCACAATCCAAGGACGCCCAAGCCCAGTTCAAGAAAGATAGCGTACCTCTCCGTGAGGGACTGACTAAGTTCTCTGACTGGATCGGTACTGCTCAGAAACGTCTGGGTGGTCAGGTCAAAGTCTGGGGAAACGGAGCAGACTTTGACAATGTTCTACTCGACACGGCATACGCGGCTGCAAAGCTCGAACGTCCGTGGGGAAGATGGAACAGCAGGTGTTACCGCACCATCAAGAATCTGCCTATTGCAAAAGGATTGAAAATGCAACGCTATGGTGTGCACCATGAAGCAGTGGATGACGCCTACTCCCAAGCGATGCATTTCCTTGCAATCGACGCAGGGAGTTACGAAGTAATGCATAAAGCATTGGATGATTACGCAAAAGCAAATGAGCCAAAAACAACTACCACCACTGACCTGTAACGGTATTATGGATCACTTTAAACAAGACCTCATAGACAACGCCAAGGAACGGCAAGGCCGTCGGAACTACGAGGAGGAGATCCGTGATTTGGAAGCCCAGCGGCGTGAGCTTGAACAGCAAATCAAGATCAAGAACCTGAAGGAAGAAATCCGTAGGTTGCAGGGGGAACTAAACCCCGGTCCCTTCAAATCGTGGCCTGCTCATATCAAAGTTTCTCAGGAAGCTTACGGGTTGGGGTACATGCCTCCTCCTAAACCTGCTGTACCTGCAATGCCTCTGGATAAGATTGCGAAAGACATCCAGAAACGTATTGAAGAGCAGGGTAAGTACGACACCCCTCCGTACAAACCTGAGGCCGACAAATGGTCGGACCCGGGAACCTTTCCTCAGTATTATTAAGCTGGCCTAATCCGTCAGTTCGTGTAAGAACCAAGTATGGCTAAGTACCTGTCACAAGAACCGCAGAAGAAGTTTGTCCAAGATCTGGAAACACGCCTTCATCCGGACATGGAACAGAAAGCAGATACTCTTCTAAAGGCGGTTGGAACTGACAGGACCACTTGGTTCCGTTGGAAGAAATGCATAACTAGAATACCAGTCGTTCGTGTGGTGGAAATCTGCGAACGACTAGGTATCGATCCTACGGATTACATTTCTCCCAATGATACGGAGAACCTCGCCATCGCCAAACCATATCAAAAACTAGACCTCATCCTCCCCTTCTACAAAGGATATGTCTCATCGGGATTACGTATTCCCGCAAATGGTTTGATGGTGGAAGTGGCTTCTCTTTATCAGGAGGCAATGACACGCAATGGATTTGATACTGAACTTCGTTCCAAGGTGTTGGGCGGAGTAATGGTTCTGGCGGTTCATGTGTATTCCAGCTCAGGGATGCACATGTTCCGTACGGAATTTAGTCATTACAAAGAATCACCTAGGGCCACTCTTATATCCAATCACAATGAAGTGGAAGGTGACTTCCTTATGGGAAGGAAAGCTTTCATAGAGTTGGTACGGATGTCCGTATTACTGGACAAGAAGTGGCGTAACGCTAACAAGGAAGAGATCGGGGCGCTTGAAATGATGGCGTCCCGATTTACCAGTAAAAGAAAATGATTATAGCAACACTGTACAAGTACAACCCTAAAGCCAAGAAAACCCAGCAATGGTCTATCGAAGTTGAAGGAGATAAGTTCCGTGTTACCGAAGGTTACGTCGGATTCAAACTGACGACCAATGTATGGACCACCTGCACTCCGAAACACGTAGGCAAGAAGAACGCTACGACAGGCGAGGCGCAAGCTATCGCGGAGGCAAAGTCCAAGGTACAAAAGAAAAGGGATAAAGGGTATGTTGATGATCCTGAAACCAAGGAAGTAATGTTTGAGTGTACGCTCGCGCATGAGTTCCCAGATTACGAATCCAAGGTAGTATACCCGGCGTTCGTCTCTCCTAAGCTGGATGGTATGCGATGTCTCATCAACAAGGATGGTATGTGGTCACGTGGTAACAAACCCATCATCACATGTCCGCACATCTTTGAACCATTCCAGAAACACATCTACAGCGACCCTAAGAATGATAAACTAATCTTTGACGGAGAACTGTATGCTCATGTGCTGAAGGATGACTTCAATAAGCTCATTAGTCTGGCGAAGCAACCTGACGCCACAGCTGAAGACATTGAGCGGGCAAAGATTCTGGAGTTCCACATGTTTGATATCAATCTTTCAGAGAACTTTGAATCTCGTCTATACGATATGCGATCCATCCTGAAGGATATGCGGGAACATTCGGAGTATGAGCAAATCATCTTACTTCCTCAGTACAAGGTCGATCACGTAGGAGACATGGAGGATTGGGACCGGGTATTCGTAAGCAACGGCTACGAGGGCACCATGGTTCGGTGGGGTGAACAGGGTTACCAGTTCGGACGCACCAAGCATCTGCTCAAAGTAAAGACGTTCATCGACAAAGAGTTCGAGGTTGTCGGTGTGGAAGCGGGTGTCGGTAAATTCGCCGACCGCGTAGGCAAATGGATTGTCAGACTAGAAGACGGTACTACATCCGAAGCCGGGCCTACTGGTACGGATGAACTTAACCGTCAATTGTGGATTGACAAAGACAAGTACATCGGCAAGATGGCAACAGTTAAGTTCCAAGGCTATACTAAGGATGGTAAGCTAAGGTTCCCCAACTGGAAAGCGATTCGCGACAAAGAATAATGCCACACAAAGGACCGATTCCTGATACAGGGTCTGACAAGACTCCTGAAAGTTTTAAAGCTAAGACCCTCATGCTTATGGACGGTCTTGAAGCTGCCACTTTTAAACCCGAACGTAAGGAACCTGAATCAGGTACGGAGAAGGCCATGGCATTCATCAACACTGACTTCCTTTCGGATCTGCATAAAGCGTCGGAAAAGATGGCGGAGAAAGTAGCAGCCAAGCAGCCCTTGCCGGGGCTGTCTGATGCTGCGATGAAATTTGCCAGAAACCATCCAGCGGATGCTTCTGCGGTTCTGGAATGGGCCTCAAGTTTGTACTCTAACGAGACAGGCCCTATCCGACTGAAGATCGATAAATTCAGCATCTTTCTGAAGTCGTCGCAGATGCGGGTGTCGGAAGACGGTAGTAATATTGTCATAATGACTCCTTCCAAGTCCCTTACCGAAGTGGAACTAGACCCCGGCGTGGAGGTGACAGTTATGACCGGTACTCCTGAATCCAGTACCTATGAATGTTTGTTCATGGGGAAGGTCGCGGTGGATAAATTTCCATTTCAAATTCAATTGTTTCTGATAAAATAATCACATGTTTGTCAAGAAAGCTGTAGTAGAAGAAGGGATATCGCCCTGCTCTGAAACTGGTAAAACTTGTACGACTATCGTCAACGGCGAGCCTTGTCTAACCAAGGCTGCCAAGGTCATCAAAGACCTTCCGGAAATCGACATCTCAGATAAAGAGATTAAAGACAGTAAGTGAATTAAATGAATTCCAATGCGATCCCTATCGGGAATAACAAGCAGTTTAGCTCCCCTCGTAGCGGTGGGAAGGGTCATACCAACCCGTTCCTACTCTACAGTAATGAGACATTCCCGACAGACTATAGATCGTCGTTGGATTTCTGCGCTTACCTTTACAACCTGACGGGACAGTACGCTGAAGCGTCTCGTCGGGTCATCTCTCACTTTATCACGGACGTTGGTTTCATTGGTAAAAAAGGCTCTCCAGAAGAGCAGGACGAATGGCGTCAGTTTCTAGTGGATGATCTGGATATTTTCCAGACACAACAAAACTTGGGAGACGACTGGTCAGCATACGGTGTTGGCTTTGTTCGTATTAACTTCCCATTCCATCGGTACCTCAAGGATGTTCGCGTCCCCGGTAAGCCGAAGTATTACAACATCAGTATCATTCCTCGCGAGCTGCTCAAATACAACTGGCAGAAATGCACCTTTACCGCTCCTGATCCAAAGCAGGTGGCGCAAGGTCGCTCTTGGAAGGAAGCTGATACCGTCGAGTTCGAATTCATCGACAAGTTCTCCAAGGATAAGAAAGGTATCTCGCTTGTGATGCTTGATCCGCGTTACTGCCGGGTCAACTATGGAACCATGTCCAAGAAGACCGAAGTTGTTTATCAATTCGATCCTGAGTTCAAACAAGCGATCCAAAATAACGACATCTTCGAGATCAACCAGACTCATAAGAAGATGCTGCAGGTGATTGCAGAGAAAGGCGACTTCCGTTTCAACGAAGGTCACGTCTTTATGTTCACCCGACCATCGATTACTGGTATCTCCAAGAAGGGACTTGGTATTCCAAATCCTATTGCCCATTATCGGGAGCTACACCAACTCCAAGTCTACCGTAAGATCGACGAAACGCTCGCTCGTGACTACATGGTTCCGTTGCGTCTTGTTTCCCCCGGCTTTGGTTCTGGTTCGGGAGGTGACATTGACCCTATGTTCATGCAGAACTCCGCACAGTGGATGCAGCACATGAAAGGTGTTGTCCATAAGTGGCGCGAGGAGCAGGACAGTGTGTTCGCTATTCCTTTCCAGACGAACTACAGCGAGCTTTCCGGTAACGGTAAGGAGCTAGTTCCTAAAGATCTCATGGAGCTGCAGATGAATACCATCCTCAACTCTGTGGGTTACCCTGCTGAGCTGTTCCATGGTACGCTGCAGTATCAAAATTTCCCCATCGCAGTCCGTGTCTTCGAGCGGTCCTTCCATTTCGTTTATCATAACTTCAACAAGTTCGTTAAATGGGTGACCAACCGTACCCGTGACTTCCTTGGTCTTCCTCCTATGGAGATCGAAATGCAAACCCCAACCATTGCAGACGATGTCGAAAAACGGAACATCGAGATGCAGCTTATGGCTGGTGGAGAATTTCCACGCGAGCACTTCCTCAAATCTCTCGGTATCAAGGACCCCGTCCAAGCCTACCGTCAGCGTCTCCAAGAAGACACCGAGTTCAACCTTGCTGCTCAGGAGGCTCAAGCCGAGCTTCAGAAGCAACAGGAAGCTGCAAGTCTCGGTCAGGCTGTCGGAGCTGCTGGGGCAGGTGCTCCGGGTCAAGCTGGTGCTGCAGGCGGTGGAGGTACTCCCGATCAGCAATGGCAGGAAGCCGATCAACTCGCGCAGAAGTGGCTCAATATGGAAGAAGGCGAGCGCCAGAAGGATATGGCGAATGTCGAGGCAACCAAGCCGAACATCCATGCTCTTGCGAAACAACTCATGGAGAAGTATCGTTCTCAAGGCGAGTCCATGGGCAGACAACAAGCTGGTCAGATCGCCGCACAAGGTGGCGCTGGCGCACCTCCTCAACAATAATGAACCCTCGCATTCATCAAATCAAAGAGATCCGCAAGAAGGTCCTCGGCATCGAAGGGGACAAGATTGGCGGTATATCGGAAAACGGTAAGAACGGTCCTCAGCCTGATCCTCCCAAGGACCCCGGCTGGACCGGAGACAACGTAATTGCTGGTACTGGACACGGATCTGAGGTAGACTCTGATCAATACCGTCAGACGTACTAATGCAGCAGTATACCCCACAAATGCGCTCACAGATGGTTGGGCAAACTGATATTCCGCCAGATGTCTACAACAGTCTGACAGACAAACAGTTTGCTGCGACGTTTGATCGCAATTATCAGCAAGCCAATCCTTATAGCGCAGCACGCGATTCCTATGATCGCTTTGATGCTAATAAGAATTCGTGGGGTACTAAAATTGGGGACATGGTTCGACCGCAGTTTGGTAACATGCTGCGTGGTTTCGACACCACCATGGACTCTGGTTATGCTAAACCTATTGCGCTCGGAGCAGGTGTAGGGCTGATTGGGGGTGCTCTCCTTAACCAGTACCTGAAGAGCAAACAGTACTCCAATAACTCTCTGGCAGCCTATGCAGGCAATAAAGCTGAAGAAGGTGGTAACTGGAAAGCAGGACTACTGGGCGCTCTTGTGGGTGGAGGTGCTCTTGCTTATAATCACTATCAACGCAACCAGATGACCAAGTCCGGTAGTGCCTACGATCTTATCCGTGACATCGAGCGTAATGGCTCTTTGTCTATCACTGAGAAGCAGGCTCTCATCGCAGGTGTTCGTCGTTTGTCCAATAGCGAAGCCAACAGTTTGTCTCGCGGAGTAAGCGGTCTCATCGGTGCTGCTCTGGGTGCTGCTGTGGGTAGGTTCCTGTCTGCAAAAGGTTTGCTTATGCCCTTGGCGGGTGCTATCATAGGTGGCGTCGTTGGCTACAATTCCAATCAATCAAAAGTTAACGCTTTCGGACAGTACGTCCGTCCATACTAATGAATACACAATCGTTCAGAGAAATCGGTAAAACCATCGGCCTTGTCGCTCTTGGGCGTGATCCTCTTGTTACTCTAGGTGAAATGGAAGCCTTCAATGTGGAGTCCAAGGATCCTATGATCAAAGAGGCTGCTGTAGGTTTGTATCGTAGCTGTGCCAACGGTATTGCGGAAAGCCTTCTCAAGAGTGAAGGTGTTAGCCAAGAGTACTTCCTTATGAAGAAACTCGCTTCGCAGACCGACTGGTCCGAGGAAATGGTTGAACTTCTGGATCCCCACTTTAGCCGTATTGTCGCAGCGGAAGAAGCCCGCATGGCAGAGCATGACGCTTCATTTGAGAAGAGCGCCGCTCCGGGCCTACAGGGGCTTGCTACGGGTCTTGCAGGCCGTGCTGTCACTTACTCCCCTTCCCTCATGAAAGCCCTCGTAGCTGCCGGTGTAACCACTGGTGCAGTTGGTGGAGGTCTTTACTGGGGTATGAATCGTCAGATCAACGAAGACGACGACATCGAGAACGAGAAGCTCAAGACGAAGATCTCTGAATACGACCGTATGCGGAAACTGCTGGAAGAAGATATGCGCAACAAGCGGCATAAATCTCTTGCGGATGTTAAGAGTTTTGCTGCATCTTACTAAGCATGTCAGATGATAATGTGATTCCCTTCGACGAGGATAACGAAAAGGATTTCTCGGTTGAAGTTGATGAGTTGGAGGATGCCAAGTACGAGGACTACATCCCCGGTGCTGCTGCGGAACAAGGTGAGTTTGAAGCCGCAGGTGGTGTAACAATCCCGACGCCTGAACCAGAGGAGGAAGAACCGAAAGGCCCATCGGAAGCTACGGCTCCTGTGCTTCCTAAGGTGCCAGATCGTTTTGACGATAAGCCTTCCATCCCTGACCAAGCTCTATCCGCGCCTGACACACTTAAGTTTGGGTCGATCCATACCCGTGTGTTCGATCTGTGCAAACAGGAACATCAGGAAGAGTATGACAGGTTGATGAGCCTTACGTTGCCTCTCGGTTCCCCTAGCATCCGAGTCCTACGCAACAAGACAGAATTTTCTACCGTTGAAGGGACTTTCAAGGTATTATTCCAATATCAGTCTATTCAGTACAAAAAGTTTAATGTACTTTAACCATGACCGCTCCTGCTCCTACTAATAGCGCATTCTCTCCTCGTACCAAGCATTTGGTGAAAACCTTTGCTGGCGCCGGTGCTACTGCCGGTCTTGGTGTTGCTGCCCTCACGTCAGCAATGAACTATATCCAATACCTCAAGCAGAAAGCTGACCGGGAGAAGGATACTGGTTATGACGACAATGTGATGTACGTTGACGTTCCTCTGGACAAACAAGCTTCTGTTATTGGTACTGGAGCTGCTGCAGCTACTGGTATCACTTCTGCTCTGGCTGCATACATGCTGGGTCGCAAACTGTACCAGAAAGTTAAGAAGAAAAGCCTTCAGTCTGATCTCGACGACGCGCAGAAAGTCTACTGGGACAAGCTCGTCAACGAACCCGGGGCTGTTAAGACTGCTGCCGCTGTTGATGCTTCCCGTAAACCTGTTAGTGTTCCGGAACTACTTACCTCTTCGCCTGTTGCCCTCACCTTGCTCGCTGGCATTGCGTCTGGCGTCGTGACCAACAAGGCCCTTAATCATTACTTTCCGGGAAGCAAGGCCACTAAACTGGGAGATGCTCTCGGTAAGCCTAAATCCCTTCGCGTTCGCTACACCCGTGACGGGCGTCCAATCGATCAGGAGAACCCTATCGCTATTGGCAAACCAGCCCCACAAGAAGAGGAGACTACCAAGTACGCCTCTGAGGTGGACTTTACCACTACTGAAGAAGACCTCAGGCAAGGGGTAGTCATTCTGTGTGATATAGTATTGGGAATGGCTAAGTCTGCTTCATTCCTTCCTGACCTTGTATATGCTGTTGCTGAAGGTCGCATTTCCGAGATTGAGGACAACGTCGCTAACCTTGGTGTTGGTACTGCGTTCGATTTGATCAAGGGTGCTTCGGATCAAGAGATCACTCCAGCGGCTCGCAAGATGTCCGTCTGTCTTCTTAGTAAGAGTGATGTCCTGCTCCCTATTACCGCTCAGATCGCAGCGGCAGAATACGCAGACAGCTGCCCTACCTATGTGAAGGTTGCTGCTGAACTGCCTGAGACCGACAAGGTTGCGCTTCTTAAAATCGCTGCTGCCATTGGAGCAAGCGATATGCATTCCACCCTCAACGGAGTACTTGGTGACGACGACGAGGATGATGCGGAAGACAAGGAACCCCTTTCAGACGAGGATGGATTCAATGAATTCTCCCCTCACAAGCTGATGGAATTCCTCATCGGCAAGGAGATGCAAAAAACTCCTGCCAAACAGGTTCACGGTCAAACCACTGACGAAATAGATCAGATGTTTGACAAGAAACTGTAAACTAACTTACAACTTCAATCATACCTCCCCCGCCTCTTAACAATGCGTAATTGGGGAGGTTTTCTTTTATACCCCTATGAGCACCATTAGCAAAAAAGAAATCGAAAGAAAGTTCCTCGTAGATGAGGACGCACTCGCAAGCTGGCTGGAGGACAATATGCGTCCCAAGGTTATGCTGAAGGATTTCACAAACATCAGGCAGGGTTACATCAATACTGGTACCTCCAATGTCACCGTAAGGGTCCGTGTTGAAAACGACACAAAGTCTGTGCTGACGATCAAGACTCCCACCGACTCCAAGATCACTCGCGAAGAAATCGAAACGGAAATCCCTATCGAAAAGGCCGAGCAGCTACTGGTAGATCCTAAGGTCAAATGTCTCAGCAAAAAGAGACTGCGTATCCCTTTCGGGGGTAAGGTCTGGGAGCTTGATGTTTTCGAGGACGAGAACTCACAACTCAAACTGGTCGAGGTGGAGCTGGAATCCGAAGACGAGGATATCGAAATCCCTTCATGGACCACTGTTGAAGTATCCGAAGATATCCGCTACTCCAATGCCTATTTAGTTAATCATCCCTATAACACATGGCCAAAAAACTGAAAGTAGAAATAAGCCCCAAGCAAGGCGGCATGATCTATATGCATGTTGCCGAAGGTTACGAAGGTGTGCGTATGTCCAAGTCGTTCACCTCTGTAGACGGCGTTACGGTTGTCGTAGATGCTGACAACAAAGGTAATCTCCTAGGAATAGAAATTATTGGGGTAACTGATTTGGAAGTTGCTACAAAGAGTTGACACTCTCCATGTAACTGGTATGTAGACGTACATGTCAGAGGAAACAGGAGTCAATCCTTTCGGAAGAGAAAAACGAGGCAGCCGCATTATCGTGTCTGCCAAGGAAGCTCGTACGGAAGATGGCGTGGTATTCGACTCCAAGCACGAAATGAAGGTATACAAGTTTCTTCGTGATAATTTCGGCAGGGATACGTTCGAATTACAACCTAAGTTCCTGTTACAAGAATCCTTCCGGGATACTGACAATGTCCTGCGAAGGGAAATCCTCTACAAAGGCGACTTCATCTTTGGTCCCAAACGTAAGGCCAAGGATTCTCCAATCACTTCTAAGCATACTGTAGTGGACGCGAAGGGTATGCAGGATGCTGTCTTTAAGATGAAGCACAAGATGTTTCTCTATAAGTACAAGCAGCCGCTGTACCTTCCGCGTCTGGTGCGGGACTTGGAAGCCATAGCAAGTGTACTCGAAAGCAAAGGGTACAAAAGACTACCACAAGAAAAGAAAACCAAAAAGACCCGGGGATAACCCGGGTTTCCTTTTTATGACAGTTGACATACAACTTACCGACAAGGACTGGGCAATTATGAGCATTGTAGGTGCTCTTCTTTTATCGGCTCTCATTTTCCAGTTGTCCTCCACTAGAGCAGGAGCATGGAGTGCCGTAACTACGGTCATCCTTATCGTCATCATTATGGGTTACACAACGGCTTGAGTACCCGCTCTATAATCAAGTACATCATAGTTGTCGCTGTATGTGTGCAGGTGTATGCGTGCAGTCGAACAGCTTCCGCTATACTTCAGATAATATTCAACCCCTAGAAAACATGACATTCAGACATTTGGTAACACTACGCAAAACCGCTGGCTACTGTCTTGTAGTCATCAGTTTAGTCAATCTATTCATGATGGTACTAGGTGCCCCACCATCAAGTCTCCCACTTATATTTCTGGCGGTCTGGTTAGTCTTATTGATTACCGAGGCCGTATTTAAACCGCGTTCACACATACATGCAAAAAACACTAGACCTACTACTCGACCTTGAGTCCAGCCATAAAAGCTTTCAGCTGAATGGCTACGTCAAATCAGGTGGAGTAGTGAAAAATTACACTCTGCAGTTTCCGGAAGATTCCTATCCGGTGATGCATCTACGGGCCTTGCAGCTCTGCCTGCAGGACCCTTATACTCTGCTTAGGGAAACTGTTCCTGACTTTACGGATAACGGGTACTCCTCCCGTGAGGGTAAGAACACCGCCCTTATGGATGCCGATGAAGAGGATGTCTATTCCTCCTCTCGCTCCATAGGTACCAAGTATGAAGAGTTCCTGATCAAGGCTCTCGACAATCCGAGTGCAGCTGGATGGGCGGCTATTACCGGAGATACCACCCGCTTCGAGGATAGCTCCGCCCCTGCGCGTGTCAAAGTGGGCAAGCACATCCATGTGGAGCTGGACGACAAGGAAGAGATCACCGCCATCCATCTGGATATCGTCACACTGGATCCCTCTGTTCACCTGTTTGAGACTTTTCCCAAGCTTCCCCTTGTGGAAAACATCAGACGTATGGTTGAATACGGATCTGGTATCGGTCGGATCAGAAAGTTCATTCTGAGACCCGGCAACTTCGATGATGTCTGGGCTATATAATAGTGAATACTTGCAAGACTACTGCAGGGGAATATTTTAATATCCCTAAGGCATTCATTATCAGTCCCGGTATGTTGCACGCAAAGCAGGTCTCGCAAGTACTTGCAACAATATAAGTTACACACAGCCAAGCCAGTATGAAGACTCCATCCCATAAAATCGTTGGTGGTAAGCTCCACGTGGACGCAGAACCACAAAAGCCCCAGCCGCCTCCCTCGTCAGCCGCTCCTTCACCGGAGTATCGAGTGGTGGATGGCAAGTTGAAGATTATGTCGGGTGACGCGCCAATTGACGCGGTCATTCCGGACCTTCCAGCAACTCTCGTCGGTAGTACGACGCTGGTGGTGGAAGTGAAAGGTGTTCGTGAAACTATTCCTATCAGACTGCTTAAAGGGACCGCGATTGTCGGTCTCACTGAGCGGGATACGGAACGTCTGGATCAGATTACAGAATTCGCAGGAATCTGAAACTTTTCCTTTGACAAAGAATGACTAGGAGGTAGGGTCGACGCAAATGAAACGCAACGACCCTGCCTCCAAACTCTTCCTAGACCCCGCGATGCGACAGCTCGCGGAACTGGTCCCAGCGTTGAGTTCTTTTTTAGTTGCCATTGACGATCAAGGACTTCCTGAGAACGATATTCTCAGAGCCATCGTCGAAAAGGAACTGCCTGATCTTTACGCCAATGAGGCTATCGCGACTTTCCTAGAACGAAAGAAAACCTCACGTCTTGAGATCGTCAAGACCATCATGCATAACATCTCCATTACCCCGGGATGTCTCACCATCCACGGATCTGCGGAACTGATCCCAGAAGGGGAAGAGTTCATTGAAGAAGAGCAACTTGCCGCCAATGGAGTGTTGGTCAAGGGCTGTGCTTCCAAACAACTCGCCAAACTTTATTTTATACTGCTTTTCGATACCCTTAACAAGGAAGTCGTACCCATTGTGCAGTCCATGACTTTCCTTTCGCGTGATGAAGGCGACAACAGTGGAATCAGCCTACTACCGTCTGGTCGGATTGACTTCTACCAAGGAACCCCTACGAAAGTCACTCTTCAGCGTAAGTACGGTAAGCTCCCTAAAGGCACCAAGCTTACTCTCGACTTTGACCGCCTGATTTACGAAGACGCGGACCACAAGTACGGAGACGGTATTCCTGTGGATATCGTAAACGTCCTGCTTAACTCAGCTCTGTCCGACCAGAAGCTCGAATCTTACTTCATTGCACAGGACTTTGTCCCACGTACGGACGCTGCTGCTGCCCAACCGCAGGACTTTGATGAGGATGAAGACGACGAACGTGCCTCATTCGGATTGTTCCAAGCTATGGTCCAAGGAGGTGGACTTGATGAAGACGATGAGGATGATGATGACGAAGACTTTGGAAGCAGCATCATCGACACCATCCTGAAAGACCGCGATAACGACGTGGACGATGATGAGGATGAGGACTATTTCGACAAAGAAAAGGAAGACTAATATGCCCGGTAATATTGAGATTAAAGGAATGACTGCCACTGCGTGTAAACGTAAGCTGGCGAGGTTTAGGATGAAAGGCGGAGGCACTACCGTAGAACGAGCAATGCTGCCATTCTACGTTCGACTTCCCGTTGACGAGTCTGCGTCTGAGCAAGGATACGATGGTGTTTTTGTGTACGCGGACAATGAGTCCCATGCCGGTCCGCTTGCGTTCAGCATTTGGCAAAAATGGCGTCAGAGTGAAACTGTACGTATGCAGTACCCGCAGATCAGGGCAAGCAAGATCATCGACGCTCAGGGTAACAAACAAGCTGAGTCGCATAGCGTTAAGATCGACGACGAGGACTACGCAGAGTTCTGGAAATCAGCCAAGAAACTCCCACACTATTTCGTGGGGGAACCTCAAGATCCGGCTGCCTTCATGGTTATAGGACAAGAGATTTTTGGAATCTCTGACACTAAGCGTAAAAAACATAGTTGACACATTTCCAAAAATAAACGATACACGGCCTATGTCCGAAGACAGCACCCCTAAGAAAAAGCGTACCCGAAAGCCAAAGGCTGAGAAGGTTACAGAACTTGATATCATTGCAGAAGCTACTGCGCGTATTCAGGAAGATATCGAAATCCAAGCTCTGCTAGATCAGGTACAAGCAGAAGCAGCTAAGCAACTGGAAGCTCCCTCGCAGGAAGATGCCGCTAAAGCTGCAAAGGTTCACGAAGTTGCCCTCGAAGTTTACGCAGCTGAAACCATTGAAGATCCGACCACGCCTGATGAGCTTATCCTCAAGCACTCGAACTCTCCTCGTGAAACCGCACGTGCCCGCGAAGCACTCAAGAAACGCAAAGCGGTTGCCATTGGTGAAGATGGTCATCTGATCATTACCAACCGCGACCTTGCTCGTGACGGTGTCAAATACATCGAACGAGTTTACGGTCCAAAAGCACGCGTAATCCAACCATAAGCAAATAGGCAAAAAAAGCGTATTTGTGTTATATACTAATGAGCGTAAACATATATGTCACAACAATGTGTCTACGCCCATTGGTTAATCCTTTTTAAGTGATGACCAAAAAAGCGACAGCAATCTTCCGTCTCCCTGACTACCTCGTAGACGATGAGCAATACATCTCGGTCACCCGTGTGTACAACACATCCGAGGCTAAGTTCATTAAAGAGATTCAGGAGGACCTTACCGACGAATATGCAGCCGACCGAACGAAAGACATGGAGTTCGTTGCGCTGATCACCAACGCCGGAAGTGAAACGGAAATTATTCTCGAACAAGATCTCTAACCGAGAGATTGAAGAGTTTGTTAAAAGCGAGGGTAGTCGGTATGCTCTCGCTGAACACTGTCGTCTCGTCGAGGTTAACCCCTCGACGTTTTTGGCATTTAGGGAACAGCAGCTTCCCGTGGTATTCTATCGACCGGCAAACGACAAATCTTCATTGGTGATATATCCAAGACTGGAAGCCTGCCCACCACATGTTCGTGGGTACGTAGCTAGTTTTATTCTCACCACATGATTGATCTCACCCTGTGCGACGATAGCCTCTTCTTTGAAGCTGGAGCACCATACGTCGATAAAAATGTCCTGACCTTCTCCCTACCCGCTGGCTGGACCTGTCCATATCGCGGCGTAGGTTCTCTCTCCAAGGTGCACAGTCAGCGCCTAGAGGGAGAGATCGTGTCCACCCTTGCACTAGAGTCAGGTGAAAGGTTTACGTGCTATAGCGCCGTCATGGAACTGGCGCCCCACATCTACAATCGACGCCAGAGGAACTATGCAGTGCTCGCTGCAGCAGGAGACTCGGTTGATGAGATGGCTGGCATCATCAGCAATAACATCCCCAAGGATGCAAAGGAAATGATCGTCCATTATTCGGGCGACTTCTTTTCAGAGAACTACTTCAAGGCTTGGATGAAAGCAGCATCCGAACATCCTGAGGTCAAGTTCCACGCCCAGACTACTAGCCTCGGCTACTGGGTGAACAACCGGGATAAGGTCCCACTCAATTTCTCTCTGGTTGCGTCTACTGAAAGTACGCAGATCAAACTGATCCAAGATCACGATTTGCGTTTCAGCAAGGTCGTCTTCTCCAAAAAGGAGGCGGATGACATCGGACTTCCGTTCGATCCGCACGGTCTGATTTTCCGGACCACCGATAAAAGTTTCGCCCAACCGCTACGGTCAGGACAAGTAGCGGGGTCTGAAGCGGCACGAGCCGTGGAAGCGATGGGAACTGGTTTCACACTTTTCTCGACACTCCCGTTCGAGAGACAGTGTGAGTTACTGGGAACATAAACAATGCAAAGCACTAGCATCAAAAAACAAGAAGGTACTATCTACAACCTGCCAGAGCCAGAACGTCTCTGGGCTGTTCTACGTAAAGACAACGGTACCATTGCGTCCGTACAACCGACCCGTAGCCTCGCTCGACAAGAGAAGAGCCGCTACAATCGCAACCCTGCGAATTACCGAGTTGTGTGCTATACGCTGAGCCTCGGTTAAGATAACCCTTCTTGTGGTATTCAGGTATATTATCGTCACGATCAGTGCCTTTGGTCGGAGACATCAGAAGGACAGTTCCGGGGTCCATCTGGTGATGTAACAACCCCATCACCTAATAAAAGAGAATGGCTCTAAATCTCGCCCCTTGCTACAGCTCCGAAATTCCTCAATCCCATCGTATGGCGCATGCCCTCGACGACACCATCTCGCATTACGGTGCGGATACCAAGCGTCGGGTGCCTAACAAACTCTTCAACCTGAAGGGTGAGTGTTGCGCTCTTGGACGATTCGCCGACGTTGAGCAGATGTTGGCCGACGGTGTGAATGGCTCAGGTCTTGGTGCTGAATCGTTGCTGTCGCCTCGATACCGCCACTACCTGCACCACGCCGTCGCAGACCTTCCCGTTGGATTCCTCCGGGATCTGACGCAGCTACACGACACTGGCTACTACTGGAACCCCGTTCGCGGTCTCTCCATTAGCGGCAAGCGACGTGTTCGCGAAATCATCACCAGCCATGGAATTGGCGCCGCCGCTCAGTTCATCGACCTTACTCCAAAGGTTGCTGCCTAAGCTGCTATAGAGTGCGTAAGCACTTAATCCTCTAGGATTACTTTCGGCATCATGTGGTTGGCATTTTAAAAACATCTCCTGTAGGGGAGAGCGTCTGTATATATACCGCTCCAAGGAGCACACCACACTACACAGACACAACCACCTATATGGCAGCTCGCATCAAAATCGCAGTCAAAATCAACGGCAATACCAACACCTGGTGGGTTCCAACCGGTACCTACGCCTCGGCTCTCGCCAGTGATCGGCAGTTCAAGGAGGACTTCGCTCTTCCTTCGAACATCCGTATTATCGTTAACGGTTCTACTGCGGACAAGCGACTCGCCGCTTCGGACATCGTCGAAGTGCAAACCGTTGCCTCGTCCAAGGCAGCTGCACGTGTCAAAGTGATTGTCCATGTCAATGGCAACCGCAGCGACTTCTACGTCCCGTACGGCACCACCACCTCTACGCTTCAAAACGACCGTCAGTTCAAGGAGGACTTCGCTCTTCCTTCGAACATCCGCGTGTTCGTCAACGGCTCTGAATCCAACGTGACGCTTTCGGCCGGTGATGTCATCACTGTCCAAACCGTCGCCTCGTCCAAGGCATTGGCATAATTATCCAGAGTGAGGTTCGGGAAGACTGAACCTCACTCACGGGCTACCTTTGATAGTCCATATCGGAGGTGGCAACAAACTGCGGGGGTGACATGCGGAAACGTGTGTCACCCCTCTTTCTTTGTTTTTATCTACAACACCCTAAATGAGCGCAACCGCTGCCCCACAAGAAGAAGCTGCCGCAGTCGCAGCTGATATCGCTGGAGGTCCGCCACCTGCACCGCCTGCTGGCGATGCAATCGTTTATGAAGCTATCCAGCGTCCTGCTGCGAGTAGTTTCGTGATCGGAGTGGACAAACCAGCAACGTCAATGATGGCCTTCATGCCATCGGTCAAACCCGGTGAGTTCACCCTTGCCAAAATCACCATTGAGGAAGTGGAACAGATCGCCGCTTCGCACATCACTGGTGGCGACACATTCGAACCTATCATGAGGGCCACTGAACGGATGGTTCAGGTGGATGGTGTCGCACAAGACATCAAATGGTCGATGTGGAAACGTGCCGGTGAAATCTGGCAGATCTGGATCATGGACTACTGCACTTGGAACGGTGCATTTGTTCCTTACTGGGATGGTGCTTCGAAAACCATCAAGTTCAAGCCATACACCAGCAATATGGATCGCGGTGGTCTGGAGTACTCCAGACACTATCTCAACCAGAACTCCATGAACTGGAAGTGCGCGATCAATGCCAAGGAGTGTGGCTTTGACAAAGTGATGTTCGTTCAACGTCAGAGCCATCCCGAGCAGGCTGGTTCTCGCAGTGAACCGGGATATGTCTCCCAGTACATCTACATGGTCGAGCAGTCCACCAAGCGCCTGTATCAGCCTCCGCTTTATAACATCTTCGACGACGGGCGCATCTGTATGTCCCCGCAGGTTTCCCGTGGTGCTTTCGGACCACGCGGTCTCAACGACGTCTTCATCGACCTCGAAGAATCTCCCGGTAACCTCGATGTCTCCAAGACGATGACAGGTATGACCGCTGAAGTACGCATTGCTGACGAAGGGGATCTTGCTCCCTATCTACACATTGTGTTCCCCAAAACCATTGCTCGCACGGTCACCGCAACCCTCCCTCCTATCTGGGATTGATAAATGGCAGCTAAGAAAAAAGACGGGGATTTCTTCCTCGCACTAGCAGCTAAAGCCCGCGCAGCCCCCACTGACAAAGCCGCAGCTGATATCCTGTCCGCAGGAATCACGGAGTTCACGACTCCGAAACCAGCACCCAAAATCCCTAGCAAAACTCTCCGCATCCTCGGGGATATCTTTGCTAAACACAACCCCACCTACCAGTCCAAGTCTCTGTAACACCCACTCATGAAGATCGAACGATCCTTTGATACAATCGCCATTATCGGTTGTGGAGGAGTCACCTCCCACATCCTGCCCGCCCTCATGATGACGCACAACCTGCTCCTCATCGATGGCGACAAGTTTGAGAAGAAGAATACTCTTCGTCAAATCGGCGCACACTTTGGTGACTCGGAAAACAAGGCGAAAGTCTACGCCTCGATGTACGATAAGTTCACCGACAAGAAGATCACATGCATGGAGACCTATATCTCCGACATGACCGAGCTTCCTGACGATGTCAAGATTCTGTTCGTGGCTGTCGACAACCACGACGCACGCTGCTACGCGAAAAAGATCGCGGAACGCATGGACATCCCGATCATCTGGGGTGCCAATGAAGAAGAAGACCCCGAGGCATACCTATTCATACCGGAATGGGGTGATACCTATCGCGACCCATACGTGCGCCACAACATCGTCCCTGATGGTCGTGGCCCCGGCGAAAGCTGCAATACCGTCGAAGCAATCGAGTCAGCACCTCAACTGCCGATTGCCAACCACAACGCTGGTAGCTTCATGCTCTGGCTGTTCAATGCTCTGCAGCGTTGCGCAAGTCTGGAGAATGTGCCAGCAGAAATCAAGGGCACCCGCAACGGTGTCACCAGTGTCCGCTTCAAGGATATTCCAATGGAAGCCCCGAAAGCGGAAGTGCATGAAGAAGCAACTGAAGTGAAACTGACGTGAGTACTACCAAGAAAGCCACCAAGAGGGTAACCAAAACTGCAGCCAAAAAGGACAAGGCCCCAGCCGCTGCAGCAGTCGAAACTCCGCCACCTCCAGCCACTCCAGCTCCAGCTTGGCAGTTCTCGATCCCGACTCCCCCGGTAACCTCGACAATCGTCGGTTCTAGTGGGTCGCCTGTTCGTCTCCTGACCTTCAGCAGCGGCACGTGGACTACCTCGACTACCGACGCCATCCAAGGTATTCCCCTTGCAGACATCCCTGCGTTTGTCCCAGAGCCTACTGCCTACGGCGCTGACTTCCGTTCCAAGGTTGTCGCCCGCATGATTCAGCAAAGCTGGGAACCAGCTGCTGCCGCATTCATGAATACGAAGTTCGATGAGATCACCCACAAAGATCTCATGGAAGTTTACGAATCTCCAAAATTCTCGTTCTTGCGTAGAAAGGAGGACGCTAACAAGAACATGCTGCGAATGCTGAAGAATTCTGCCAGTACAGGTGGGGGTGACCAAGGTCGCGCTCGTCTGGGTGCTCCAGCCCACATTCTGCAGGATATCTCTCATATTCTGGCCCTCCGCAACAGCGAGACCAAGATGGCTATCGCTGACTGCATTCAGGCAACCATCCCTGTTACCAACGGTGTCTACTATGGTCCGGCGGATTCACGGAAGTTTATCGTCGCCCTGCTGCGTCCGATCTTCATCTTCGAGAACTCACCTCTCGCTGGTATCACTCACTCCATCGCTGGTTCTCAGCGTCTCTCCACTCTGTTTGGGGATGTTGGAGGCGGTGTTTCACAGATGACTATCAACAAGAACATGGCGCGGTCCATCTGGGACGCACCTGCGTTCAAGCCCAAGATGGTCTCGCTGTCGGTATCGTACCTCGTTGTACCCTCTGCAGGTGGTGCTGCGACTTTCCAAGAAGCCACACGCGTCGGTATCGAGAAGATGCTGGGCGGCCCTCTCTCCCAAGAGGGTACTACTCGTGGTGCCATCAGGATTCGCAGCGTTCAACGTGCTCCGTATGACAGTTCGTATCAGCTTTCGATCCTCACGGCTCAAAACAGTACTGCGATCAACAAGATGCCCGGAGACATCCTGAACGCCGAAGCCCTCTGGGGTTACGCACAGGAGTTCTTCAATCAGTGGATCGACGGCCCGTTCTTCTATGGTGTGATGTACTTCCCTACGCACACTTCCAAGAACGTGAGTCCCACGTCATTCACCTCGACCATCAGTGCTACTGGTGACAACTCTCATGCAGGGATACACCTGCGTGATGCAACTGCTGCGAAGCATTTCGCGGAATTTGCAGCTGCCGCACATCCGAAAGATCCTCAACCTATCGTAGCCTTTGAGAAAGCTCATAGCAAAATTCTGGCAATCAATACCTTCAAACCCGATCAGCTTACTCCGCAGTTCATCTAATACCATGGCCAAAACCAATCACAACAAAGGAGGGTCCAACCGAAAGGGCGGGCAAGGCCAGACCATCGACAAGTCCAAACGGAACCAAGGTGGTCCTCGCGGAGGAGGTAAGGGTAACAACACCAATCGAACTGTTGACGAAGCCATTGCCAACGCAGACCTCAGTAACCCGGAAGAACCAGTGCGCGTCAACCCGATGGTACCGCCGACAGCAGGAGCCTCAACGGCTGCAGTTGCCAAGCAACCGGTAATCACTGTTACGTCCGAACCAGCCCCAGAAGAAGAGGATCCACGGTACGTACAGGTCGCAATGCCTGCAGGTGGTCTGCGGATCAGCGGCAGCAAGCTCTATGCTCCGCGTGAAAACAGGTTCTTCCGTGGGTGGACTGAAACGCCACCGGCTGGTTTCAACATGGAATCAGCAGCTCCGGAGCTGAAGATCCTCGCTCCGAAGATCACGTACGACGACTGGAAACAGATCGTGGCGTACCACATCTGGTCGGTCAAGACCTACAACGCCGAGACCCACATCTCGCACCTTCTCACTGAGGCTGGTGCATACATCCACTTCCCATTCCATCAGCGCATCACACGTGGAGCAATGACGGTCAAGGTGGATTACGAGACCGAGGAGAACCTTGAAGTGTTCGCAAAGCTGCGTGAGCAGTTTGGCGTCAACTCCGGTGACTGGCACGGTACAACCCACAACCACGTTCATATGGGCGCTTTCGACTCTGCGACCGACAAGGACGACGAGACGACCAAGCAGGGCTTCCATATCACCGTCGGCAAGATGGCTGTGTATCCTATCGACATCCATGCCCGTATCCGGGTGAAGATGTCTGCGGAGTATGACAACCAAGGTAACCGCGTTCTGCCTGCGAACTCCGAGCTGGTACCGGTGAAGGACTTCGGTCACATCATCGCAGTTCCCGGTTGGGATGCCTCCCTTCCTGCGGAAGTCCGCGAGAAGCTGTCGTTGCACTGGGTAACCCACATCAAGGACGAGGGCTTCCCCGAAGAGTGGAAAGACTGTATCACCGAAGTAAAGTCAAACTATTCCAGCCATCATGGTGGTGGCAACTACTACGGAGGAGGCCAAGGTGGTCGCTATAGTGGAGGAACGACTTACAGTGGTCATGGTTCATCCTATCCTTCCGGAGGCGCGGGTGGCGTGCCCGCTCGCCCAAAGACTATCGTGACGGGGATCTCGGAATCGATGATTACTCGCAATGGGAAGCCTATTGGAACAGATTCGGCGACGACTATTGATACCGACGTTGACAACAACGAAGCTATCAATTCCGCCGACTGGAAGATTCCACACCTCTTCCTCGAAGTGTCGTCGCGCTTTTCCCTGTCGCGTTACGAAGCCATCTCTGGTTTGCAGCACATGATCAATGTTCTTCCAGAAGTGGGTGTCGCTACCCACAAGGACATTGCAATGACCCTCAACAGTCTGCCGCAGCTGAATAAGCCTTCAGATCAATCTCGTCTCATGATCGACCGCATGCTTACGCTGCATTCCGATTCTGAGAACAAGCATCTCCGCAAAGGCGCTGAAGAAGCTCTCCGCTTCATCCAGCAAACGGTAATGTACGACACGAAGAACAGTCCGATCATGGGCAAGAATGCAGCTGCCATCGGGCAGTACCTTCAAAGCCTGTGATTTTGTCTTCCATACATAACTGACCCTTACATTCCTGACTCATGTCCAACACCCATTCAAAGAGCACCCGCAAGCAAATCCAAGAAGCAAGTACCCCCGCAGAAGTGGAGGCTATCTTCGCCAAAGTCAAAACCTACGAATTCGTCTCCGCAAAGTCGAAACGTCGGATTGCACGGGAGCGTGACAAGCGTCTCGCACAGCTCGCAAAGGTATAACATCGGCATTCTGGCATAATTCAAGGAAGGGGCTACGGTTTGGCGCACCGTAACCCCTTCCGCAATACCCCCTGATTTTGCGCTATATAAATTTGGAAAGAGATACACTCTTTCTCACACACAGCATACCATGTCCGACCATAAGAACGAAACCCCTGCAGCACCTCACGAAACCGAGGCATCCGTCAAAGCCATCCATCAAGGACTTTTCGGAGAACTCAACCCGCCAATGGTTGAGCAATCCAAAGTCAATGTACGCCTGACCGGGTTCTACCCTGTCCGCCGTGGCCTCGTCGGTGCCATCGAACTCTTCGGTGGGGTCAAAGATGGAATTCTGCACCCGAAATTTATTAGTATGCCTATCGAACGCGAGATGCATATTATCAAAGTGATGGGTAGCGGAGATATGCGCAAGTACAAAGGTCGTGAAAAGGACCTGCCCGTGAGTGAGTGGCCTGAGAACGCCACGATCATGCGGGTCTGTTATCAGCTGCTTACCCCTGAGGAAATGGAGAAACGCGGTACGGATCTGGCTCTCGCCGTTTCCTACTTTGAACGCAAGTTCGAGCGTGCTTCCTCCTCTTCGTTGACGGCATCATTCGGACGCTGGGACCAACAACCAAAACCGATCACACCATACGCGGTCGCAAGTTTTGGCAACGGTTCCGATGGGCACATTCAGGTCATGCAGAAGCTGCAGCATGCCGGTGTCCTTTGGGTGGATCATATCGCTGCTGGTCACGGCAATTCCGTTGAAGAACGGGAAGCCTACGCCAAGCAGATCATCCACGCAGGCAGCGGTGGTGGCTACTGGACCCGACACTCGGAAGAGCACAAAGAAATGTGCCGAGAAACCGTCGAGGCCATGCGTGCTGCTGCAAACAGCCGCCGCCACGCCCAAGCCAATCGTCCGGGCTAATCTTCAGTCGACCTTGGTGGGTCGTCTGTTGGTTAAACCTCGAAGTTCGTAAGTGTCGAACCACCTGCCTCAAACAGGTGATCCTCTTAAACCGGGCCATCGGTTGTCAGGAGAGGATAGCAGGAGTTAACACGCCCTGCCGTGGTTACTAATTTCAGGTATAAGGTATAAGCATCTGCCTAATGGTAAGTGCAAGGTAGAAGTCACCCTAGCGTCAACCTCCAATGTGGTTGTCTTCGAAACTCGTAACCAGTGAGCAACGGTTCTGCTTACGCGATACGGGTTTCCTTGCTGTTGGTTGCAAGACCGTACGAGATGGAGGGGTGTCGGCATGGCGGCACTCCTCCATTTCACCTTTCTATTTTTTTATTTCCTCTCAGCACCCAATATGTCCGAAAAAACAACAACTGTAGCGCCCATTTACTCCGTCACCAATGGTAATGAAGTTCGTTTTACCAATGGCGCATCCACTCCCGTCAAGGGTCTCCCAGTCGGCGTGTATGAAGTCGCAGCCGACATGAGTGGTTTCTACCTGAAAATCAAAGAAGATCTCGAACTTCCGAAAAAGATCTACGGTGAAGACGACAAGTTCGTTGACCGCGCTCTCGCCGCTTGGCACAAACTTGAACGTGGTATCGGCGTTCTCCTCAGTGGCAAATCGGGTGCGGGCAAGTCTGTCGCCGCCAAGATGATCGGACTCAAGTCCAAGTCGCCCGTCCTGCTTATCAACTCGTTCTTCAAAGGTTCAGAGTTCTCGGACTTCCTACAGAAGATCCCTGTCAAATGCGTCGTCATCATGGACGAGTTCGAGAAGATCTACAGCGAGGAGGATTCCGCTCATCTTCTCACGCTTCTTGACGGTACTTCTTCGACTGCCCACTTGTTCGTCCTCACCTCGAACGACCCGAACGTCAACACCTTCATCAACAGTCGTCCGGGGCGTGTTCGTTACCACAAGCGTTACGACGCCCTCAGTCAGGACGTTTTCCGTGCTGTCATCTGTGACCAGATCCCAGAGGGTGATCTTCGGGATGCGGTTATCAAGGCGGCCGAGACTATCTTCGGTTTGTCGCTGGACTCCCTGATGGCGATCATCAATGAAGCCAAGATGTTCAATGAACCTCCTTCGGAGTTCCTTTCGTTCCTCAATGTCGAGAGCGACGAGAGTGTTGAATTCGATGCCGAGCTGCGCACTTCGGTTCTTGCTCTGGTCGATAACTTCGTCGAGCTGGAGGAGAAGGACAAGCACGCGGCTGCTTACGCTTACTCCATCCGCAATATCGTCCGCAACTCCAAGCGTTACGGTATTGCTTCTGCCCTTGATAGTGTCGACGAGAAACTTCTGAAGTATATCAAAGAAGTTCCAGCTTTCTACAAAGCGTCGTTTGCCTCTCCGTTCCAGCAATTCGGTCCTGATGAAGACGACTACATCAACGTTCAGTACCTTCGTGCTGAAACTGATGACACGGACGAGGATAACCCCAATGCACGCGTAGGCAGCTACAGCCGTTCCCTCACTTGGTATAACCGTGAGATCGCCAGCATCATCCGCAATACGGACTCCTCGGTTCTTATTACGCATGTCGACGGCTCCACCCTGAGGCTCACCCCTTCGAAGCGTTCCGGTAAACGGATGTACCAAGCGTTCTAACCCACTTCAGCCCCGTTAGCTCAATGGATCGAGCAGCCGCCTTCTAAGCGGTAGATCTAGGTTCGATTCCTAGACGGGGTACCACTCTTATGTTAGGTCTACTATACAGGCTACTTATAGGCACCTTCAAAGGGTGCAAACATCAGTGGGAAACAAAGAGTAGCATCAACATCTACAACGAAACATCCCATACCATGCCATGTGGTTTCGAAGTACACCTTCGTTGCCAACATTGTGGAATCTGGAAAAAACAACGGCTATGAGCGTCGTCAAACGTAACAAGATCAAAGTCGCAGTAAACGGCATCAACCACGATTACTGGATTGATCCGGGTTGGAGTGTGGATCGTCTGAAATCCAACCGTGAATTCCGGGAAGACTTTGGGTTACCGGAAACCAGTGAGTTGATCGTTTCTGCTGCATCTGGTGGAGCACCTCTAGATGGAGGACATATTCTCAAGGACAGTGAGCAGGTGTATGTCTCCCTTAAGCCTCCCATCACCTTGGCCTCTGTTCACAAGATGGTGCAGGAATTAAAGGAAAAGCTAATTGTTCCTCCCAACGCACTGTCTACCCCCGTACTGACCAACCCTCCTCTCAATGCAATTCCTATGGGAAGGTTCTGGGTATTCGCAGGACCTAGCTACTACCCGGGCGGCGGTCTGGAAGATTTCCGTGGAGCGACCGACAGTCTGGAAGAAGCTATGACCTACTTCCGTGACGAAACGCGTCCCACAGGTCTTCGAGATCTAGACGGTAAGGACGTGCACAGCTACGCTCTGTCGACTCATGAATTCGACTGGGGGCATGTGCTCGACATGGTGGAAAGGAAAATAGTACATGAATTCGGAGCTTAACACTCCTCTGACCAATGCAAAGGCAGAGGTCCGAATAGTCAAAGGGCGTCCACGGGAAATCGTTGACGCTGGCTTCGCTCGTTGGCTTGAGCTGCAGATCCTTAGTGATGAGGCTATCATTGCTAGAGCTGCTGAACTTCACAAACAAAGACACCAAAACACACTGACACGCCTATCACAATGGCTAAAAAGACACAACCCCCTGCAGCGGTTTCACTGACCGCTATACCTGCAATTCGCACTGATAAGGACTCTCGTCCATATCACAACTTCCTGAAGCGACAACGCAAAGCATTTGCCGAAGCTGTCGCTGACAAAGGCACTATCCTGTTCACGGTCACGCCTTCTTCAGGCGTCGATCTGCACAAGACCTTCCTGCATCACGTGGACAACGAACAAGCACGCGCCGAGCATCGCTGCGATTCTTGCCGACGTTTCGTCGAACGCTACGGTAACCTCGTGACCATTGACCCGGAAACCCTCAACCTGCGTTCCGTTATGTGGGGAAATCTGGATGGTGTACCCGGCGAGACCGTTGAGTCTGTTCGGGCGATGAAGAAGTACGTCGAGAGCGGTACCATCAGTGGTGTCTTCTACTCCGCCGACAAGGAGTGGGGAGACGCCAAAACCGGTGACTGGCAGCACATGGCGGTTTCCCCTCCTTCTCACCTCATCTACAAAGGTCTCACCAAGAGTGCCGAACAGATGCATGCTGCGAGCAAGGAAGAGTTCCGTATCCTCAAATCGGCTTTGGCAACCTTCACTCGCGCTGAGGCTACCACGGCTAACAACATCGCTTCAGCAGACAAACTGTTCCGCGCAGAGAAGATCCAAGGTCAGATCGAGTGGTTCAAGAACCTGCACGATGAGTTGTACAGAACTACAGCCCGTAAACGTGATCGGTTCCTGTGGTTGCGCTCGGCGCAGGCTCCTGCTGGTTTCAATCACATCAAGAGCAATGCTGCGGGGAACCTTCTGGAGGAAGTGCAAAAGGGTAGCACTCTGAAGCACATCCAGAACATCATGAGGGACCGGCTTGATCCAACCAAGTTCAATCGTCCATCGACTCCTCCCGGTGCTCAGAACGTCAAGCGAGCCGAAGAGATCGTCACCAAGCTCGGAGCTGCAGGGGCTTTCCGTCGGCGCTTTGCAAAACTGAACGAAATCAGGACGGTGTGGACTCCCTCTGTCCTACCCAACACAACCAAACCCACGAATAACCCTACCTCGGGATTGTTTGGAAAGGTTGCTACCAAGCAAACCCCACCGAACCCCCGCACACCTCGTGCTGTGCACGGTAGTACCAACATTACGTGGACTCGTTTCCGCCGCACTGTGCTGCCCACCGCCGTCAGTATCGAAGCATACATTCCGTTCCAAGGATACTTCATGTCGTTTGTTACGGCATCGCTTTCGAAGGCCGAACCTATCTTACAGTGGGATAACCATGAAAAACGCAACCCCTTCTCTTACTATACCTACACCGCCCCTACCGCAGCCTCCCAATGGAAACTGCGCGGACAAACGTGGAAGAAGGTCAATGCGATTTCGCTGAACCCAGCCCACTGGAACGATGAATCCGCCTTCAGCCATCATCCTCAGTTTGCCTTGTTCATTCTCGATGGAGCACAGGATACTCAACAGCCTACGGGATGCATTTTCCCTGAGATGTTGAAATCCGAGTACCACGAAGTGCGCAAGTCCATCGAGGCCCTTTCAAGGACTCTCAAGATGGAAGGACCTACCCTTGGTTCTGCTTCTGGTCTCTGTATGAACGATGGGCACGGTATTCGTGTGCGTGTTACCACCACCGACACGATCACCGAGTATCACATCAACCAGTTCGATTAATTTCTGGGATGGTATCATCAAGACTACCCTGCCTTTCCGGTGGGGTAGTCTTTTCTTTTTTATTTCAAATAAGGCAGAAAGGTAGTAAGATACAAGGGTCCTATGTATCTGGTTGAATCGTTTTCCAAGTCTGCTTCAGACACCAGTTCCCGTACTATCCTCGAAGGTGTTCTCAAGACTATCTACGACGAGGCTCCATGGAAGTGGCCATATGGTCTGAACATTGATTCCCATGATGACATCTACATGATTCGTTCGGCCTCCGACAAGTCTCCTGCGGGGTTTGTGGGATGGCAAGAACGCAAGGAAGGTATGGTGAAAGTAGGTTACTACACCATTGGACTTCTCCCTGAGCATCGTGGTTGCGGTAAGGCTAAGGAAGCTGTCAGCAAGATGCTGCATATCAAGAGTGCTTCTGTGGATAAGGTTAAGGCTCTCATTGTTGAAGGTAACAAAGAGTCTGAGCACCTCGCAGACGCCTTGCATATCCCGTATGTCGTAAAGAAAGCTGCAGATAAGGGGAAGGTCATGAGCTGGCTTACCCACTTGGCAGGAGGTGCCCTTGCTGGCGGTCCCGCTCTTGACTATGCTACCTATGGAGAAGGCAAGGGACCTATTGAAAACTTTTCCAACGCGATGGCTGACCCTCATCGTCGTCACCTGATGGCAACCAATGCTGGTTTCGGCGCTGCTGCTGGTAGCGTGTGGAAAGGTATTGGTCCTGCTGAGGGTGTCGCTGCTGGTCTTGCTATACCTGCTAAGGATCTTCTACTCAAGGGTAATGAAAAGCTGAGTCAGTTGGACATTCCCAACATCAATAAAGCGGTCTCTTCTCCGAAAGAAGGTATGTCCCCCGGTATGAAAGCTGGATTGGGTGTTGCTGCAGGCGTAGGTGCCCTTGGTGCCCTCGGTACTGCTATTGCCCAGTGGAGGTCCAGTAAGAAGACTGAAGACCTTGGAGACATGTCTGTGACGCTTCCTACACGTAAGCCCGGAGACATCGAGACCAAGCTGCGTATCCCTCTGAAGGAACAGATCCCTATCTCCGGCGCTATCCAACGTAATGTCGGTAAGGACGTTCGTCGCCAACTTCGTACCGAATCCGGCGAACGTAAGCAACAATGGTCAGAGCAGCAAGAGGCAGCCAAGCTCCAACAAGAGGAGCAAATGGAAGCCCAGAAGCAAGCTCAACTGGAAGCCGAAGAAAAACGCAAGGCTGTGCATAAACGCGAACAAACAAAGATGAACATGCTGTCTGGCGAGATCGACAAGCTCAATGTGAAGAAAGCAGCTACGACTATGCCTGCTTATGATCCTAATATGCGTGCTGGTGCTCCTGCTAACAACGCAGTTGATCCTGCTACGCTCCCTCCGGGTACCCCTGCCTCCATGGCAAACTCGCCTCTTGCAACTGCCGGCGGTGCCGCAGGGCAAGTAGACACCGATAGTTTGCAGTCTAAGCTGGATAAACTGCAGGAAGAGAACATCAACCTCAAGATCAATCAAGAAGCGCAGAAGCTGGCTGGGAAATCCGGTGCAGGTGATGGTAAGAAAGATCCCATCCTTGGCTCCATCAATCTTGGCAGTTCGATGGATCGTATTCGCAAGACACTTGATGCTGTGAAGTCTGCTTCCATGCAGCCTCAGCAAGACGCCATCAACGGTATGGGTCCTCGTCAGCTGAACATCCAAACGGCTAGAATCGGTAACCGCGTAGGCGCCCAAGGTCAGAAGGGCATTCAAACTCCCATAAATCTTCGTAGTACCCCTTATGGTTCCACGATGCACAATTACGCCACGCAGGTTCGCAGACACTTGATGCCTGCCACACCTTCCGCTGAAGCTCAGTTCATGGAACACGAGCCGCCCCAAGTGCCTTGGATCAACAGAGCAACTGGCTTGCTTAATAGTTTCTTGCAATCTCCGGGACAACCGGGTAGCAATAACTACATTCCATATTAATTAGTTATGCCGGTAGGTTACAGGAACGGTAAGATTCAGGACTTTGATGATGATGAAATTGATTACGAATTGATCTCTCACGAGAATCTGTTTGGTACTCACATCAATCATATTCCTATTCAGTCTGGTGTTCAGGGTCCGCGTCTATTCTACGGCGCTCGATTCGACAACCAAGCTATGCCGTTACGCAACCGTGAAGCTCCATGGGTGCAGAACCTTGATACCACCGACGATGGTGGGTTCTCCTTCGATGAAAAGCTCGGTAAAGATCTGGGAGCTGTGTTTGCGGATGAAGATGGCGAGGTGACTGAAGTCACGCCTGATTACATTCATTACAAGAACGCCACTGGAGAGAAAAAGAAACGAGCAATCTACAATAACCAGAGCTTCAACCGTAAGTCTGGTATCCATAACACTTCCAAGGTAAAGGTAGGAGACAAGTTCACTGCAGGAGGTCTGCTGGCTACGTCCAACTATACGGACGACAACGGCACAGCGGCGATGGGAATGAATACCCGTGTGGCTGTGGTTCCATATAAAGGTTACTCCATGGACGACGCTATCGTCCTTCGTAAAGGTTTCGCAGACAATATGGTCAGCGAACACATGGAGACACACGAACAGGAGTATGACCGGGACATCAAGGGTGGCCTTGGTCATTTCCGCTCCCTGTTCCCTGAGAAGTTCCACAAGAAACAACTCGCTAAACTGGATGAACGTGGAGTTGTTCAGAAAGGTCAGATCCTAGACCCCGGCGATCCTATCATTCTTTCCACCAGACCTCGTGTTATTTCGTCTGCCGGTGTAAACGTCGGCAAGCTCACGAAAACGATGTCTCAGGCACGTGGTGATTCTTCGTCCGTCTGGGAAGAAGAGTATCCTGCTGAAGTTGTTGATGTTTTCCACACACCCAAAGGTGTCAAAGTGGTTACCAAAGCCTACGCCCCTACCAAAGAGGGTGACAAGGTTGTCTACCGTACTGGTCAGAAGGGTACCGTATCCCTTGTGATCCCTGATGAGAAGATGCCACGCACCAAGGATGGTCAGCCTTTGGATGTTCTTCTTAATCCTCTTTCCATTCCATCGCGTACCAACAACTCCCTGTTGTACGAGATCATGTTGGGTAAGGTGGCTGCCGCTCAAGGTAAGCCCATCAAACTTCCCGGATTCACCAAACCCGGCGAGAAGTGGTACGAAACCGTTCTTCAAAAACTGGAAGAAGCGGGAATCCCTGACGAAGAGGAAATCTTCGATCCAGAGACCAATCAATTTCTTGAGAACCCTGTGCTTGTAGGTAACGCCTACATGCTCAAACTTCACCATACCTCGTCGAGTAAGGCTTCTTCTCGCGGTCAGGGTGGCTACGACTTGTTCCGTCAACCTGCGAAAGGTTCGGGAGAAGGCGGTGGTTCCAAACGACTTTCCGGACTGGAGTCCAACGTTATGCTCTCCTCTGGTGCCTACAATAACCTGAGGGAAGGTATTACTCTTCGCGGTCAACAAAACGATGAGTACTGGAGAGCACTGCGTATGGGATTGACTCCTGCTAAACCGGGCGTCCCTTTCTCATGGGACAAGACTATGAACACAATGGTAGGTGCCGGTATTACTCCTCGTAATGTTGGTAAAGGTATTCTGCGCCTTGCTCCTACCACTGACAAAGACGTGGATGACAAGAACGCCATCGAGATTCAGAAAGGGGAACTTCTCAATCTGAACAACATGGCACCTGTCACTGGAGGGTTATTCGACCCTGCGATTGTGGGTAATAACGGATGGGGCAAGATCACCCTCCCCTTCCGCATCCCTAATCCTGCGTTTGCAGAATCAATCCGGCATTTGCTTGGATTAAAGCGACAAGAGATGGAAGACATCCTTGCGGGTAAGCTGGACTTGGACGAAGTAAGGAACAGGAAACATAGATAAGCCTCGTCTGCAATAATGCAGACGCTAGTGCTATATAAGTTTGAGAGAATAATATCTCTCACCCTCCCACATAGTTTTAGATGTTCACACTGTGCTTCATCTTAATTGGTGCATTATTACTGGCCAGACTTATGTCCTGACCAGAAACCTTATTCCCCTGAATAAGTCCCGGTTTTAGACCGGAAGAATAGAACTACGTCCCATGAACCCACCCCTTTTGTAGTGGGATTGCGTTAGCTAGATAGTCGTTCAAATTCACCCACAATGTCGCAATTCAAATCCGACTTCTGCCCGTATACGTTCGTGATCTGCTTGATTGATCGCGATACGAAAGCGGCGGAATACAAACTCGTACACACTTTCGCAAAGGACCCGGATACGGCCTCACGCAAAGCCCTATCTGCTGTAGGGTCAGGCTTGAAGGAAGTAGCCGCTTGCTTTGCAGGTCTATATCAGAACGTCAACCACAACTCCAAGGAGCCGGGAGCTGGTCAGACTGTCAAAACGATGCGTCACCGTCAACGCACCGATGGTACTGTCTACGATCATGGCGATTCGAACCCGTCTGAAGAAGAAGTCACAGAAGGCGCTGTGTGGCACGTCACCGCCTACGATGGAGAAGGCGAGATCTGGTCCGACACAGACACTGTCCGTCACTCTGGTTCGTTGGATATCCGCGAACTGTTCGAGGACTACTCTTCCTCCGAAGACATCGCTACTCGCAACCCTCCACTCTGGAACAAGCTGTACCAATTCGTCAACGAATACCTCGAAGAACACAACATCGAAATGTGCGGAGGTCTCCCCATTTCGTGGTGGCAGCGTATCATTGATCCTGCGAACCGCGAGGAAGACTGGTACGGAATGGTGATGGAGATCAACCATCACATCGCGGAAGACCTCTTCAACTGCGTGGATATCGACGTCGATGCTGGACCGCCAGACGACGACACCGATGACGAAGACGATGACATCCCTCTGAAGAACCTCAAAGGTAAGTCTTCGGAGGATGATATCCCGTTCATCCACGACGGTACTGCAGGTAACCACGAGTACGCAGGCTGATTTCTGAAATTTTCTGGCATACAGGCATATACTAACAAAGCAGATCAGGTAAGTTGTTAACCTCGATCTTCACTAATCCCTAATATGGACCAGAACCAAACCAACGAAAAATCATCTGCCCCGACGGACATTTCCGCACCGGCTGCAGACGACTCGAACATCGCAGACGTCATCGCATGGGTTACTCCGCTGCTGGACAACACCCGTTTCGGTTACGATCTCAGCGATGAGGAAAAAGTAACCTGCCGACAGGAAACCAATCGCCAACGTCGCCACCACCTCCGGTACATGTCCCGGATGCTGGACGGCCCGGTGTGTATGCTCAATCCGGGCAAGGCACCGGTGGATTACGCGAAAGGTACCACGGTGGCATTCACGGATGACTACGTGCCTATCGTCTACATTCGGGAAGCACGCAAGGAGGACTCTTCCCTTCAAGTGTGTCATTCCGGTGGTATGACCTTGGTGACCATGGAGAACGCGACTCATATCGCAATCTTCATGTCAACCTGCGCCATGAACGACCGGTACTGCAAGAAGGAGGGTATCAAGGTCGCGCTGGAAAACGATCCGGTTGCGGTGATCCCTCTTTCGGTGTGGGAAGCGTGCCCTGCGCCCTCCCATGAGCGGATCATGGAGTACCTGCGCCACTTCCCCAAGAAAGCGATGCGCCAGCTCCAAGCGAACCGCGTCAAACACACGTCCGAGCCGAAAGCCGCGAAGGAACTCAAAACTCCTGAACAACGGCAAGCCGAACGCGAAGAACGGGCAGCCAAGTGGCGTGAGAAAAACGCTACTGTCCCTGTCTGATTCAGGCAACCAATAACCAAGACGCCCGTGGGGAAACCTGCGGGCGTCTTTCTTTTACCATGCACTACGTATTCATCCTGTATGCAGCAAACACCTACCGACACGAGATCCCCCTCCTTATTCGCACTAGGAGACACCCACAGCACCGAAAAAGTATGCTCGATGCTGACCGAAATAGTCGAACGCGGATTAGTGCCCAAAGGAAGCACCATATTCCACGTCGGAGACATCAACCTTATCGGAATAAGTAAGGGTACTCTCCGAGCTTGGCTCCAAGACGTCAATAAGATCATCACCCCGGCAGGTATCTACCTGAAGATCATCCGAGGTAACCACGACAATCCTTACTTCTTCAATGAAGCACAGCGGGAAGGAAACGTAATGCTCCTTCCTGATTACACGGAGCTGCGTATTCAGAACACCAACATCGTAGCCATCGGCGGCGGTGTCTCTCTCAACTACGAATACCTCACTCCCGGTTACTCTTGGTACCCAGATCTGGAACTCACAAGGCCCGTAACACCGGGTTTCAGGCTCAAGAAGAAAGCTCAGATCGTCATCGCCCACTGTTTGCCCAAGGTTGTTGAGCACATGGTGGACACCAAACTGAAGATGACCGGCGCACAGACCGAGCTGATTCAGAAGATGCTGAAAGACCCGTACGTCATCGGACAGATCGAGACCAATGCCCAGCGTTTAAACAGCGCCTTGGACTATTGGAATCCTGATATATGGATTGCAGGTCACTATCATACGGACTTCTACACGAAGCACAACAATACGCACTTCCGCGTTGTGGATCGTGAATCTCTAACCGAAATTACCTCACCGTCTATAATCATCAAACCGTGAAGAAAACAACATTCTTTAGGAATGGGGACATGATGTGTGTTCGTACAAATGACAACGCCGTGCGCGAGTTGTTTGCTCCTGTTGCAAAGACAGGCGAACCTACGAACCCATTAGAGTATGATCTCACCATCGACTCGATCCCCATTAGCCGCAATCGCTGGCGCACACCTATTGAAGCCACTGCAGATGGCAGAAAATCTGCAACCAACGAAGACATCGTTCGCGTACTGTCATCCCTACCTCCGGGATCACAGGTATCGTTCGGTGTCGCAAACGCTGACCGCCTCTACCTGCTGTCCGAGTACTGTCAAAGTTTCGATCTCTACCCTGACTTTGTCATCGATTCCACCGCACTGGCTGATCGCAATACCCTCAAGACGTTGCAGACGATACACTGTCTGGGACAGATGGGTAGCCTGACCGTGGAGTACGGCTACCGAGAATTCTCCCCTCCGGATATTCGCCTGCACCTCCTGACTGACAACTATATTCCCTCTGTCATTTTCGGCGGTACCATTCCAATCCTTCGGAATGCGCACCACCTTGAGCAAATGAAGAGCATCCGCGTCGAGCACTTCCACCTGTCCCCCAAGATGGAAGCAACTGACGTGCGCAACTGGACCTCCCGTCTCCTCGACAATTCCGGTAACAGAAAGATCCACATGAATATGCGGAATGTTACCGATCAAAGCCGCCCAAAAGAATTTCGCGCATCCAATACAATCAACTTGGATGTTGTCCACGGGGTTGCTTACCAGCGTGGACACTCAATGAAAACGGTCAAATTCAGTCCCTCCGAGTTTGACTACAACAGCACTCTAACCTTCCTCGAACGATAACCATGTCGCAACAACAACTTGCCCTCACCACCACTGGTTCCAAACCGCCTGCCAAAACCATCGAAGTACACTGGCTTTACGAATACGTCGGCAAAGACGGAAAGCAGAGACAGCTGAAAGTCAAAAAGGACGAATTCGCAGGGGCCATCCACGTTGCTGGTACCAAGATGGACATCTTCCGGGCTGCCTTCAAGAAGGATGAACCCGATATGTGCTTCTGGCAGAACTTGGTGGTTTACAAGTTCGAGGATACTTCGCACGAGATGAAGTCCCACAGCCTGTCGGACTTCCGGTATGACCAGACCTACGACCTGTCCTACCTCACCATCCCGGACGATCTGGTCACCGAGCTTATGCAGACTGATCCTGCGATTCTGGATGAGAACGTGTTCAACGCAAAGCAGCGTTGCAGCTGTTTGCGAGCCATCAAGAACGAACTCTTGGAATGCCGTTACCTTGGCACTGAGTTCCGTACTGGTCCCAATGGATGTGTCAAGGTGTTGACCGCAAACTTCAACATCGTGGTTAACGCTCTGGAAAGAACCGTCTTTTCAGTTACCTCACGCGCTCTCAACCCTATCGCCCACTAACTTATGATTGCCGCCCTGATCGCAAAGATAAAAGGAAAACTCCGCAGGAACTCTAGAAAGAAACGACATCGTCGCCGTACCGCATTTCTTGTCCTGACTCTGAACGATCTGAGGACGGAAAGAATCAGGTTTCGCGACGTGGTCAACGACTGTGGGAAACTGAAGTACTCTTGTGTGGACCAGATCCATGACAAGCTACGTAAGTGGAAGAAGGACCGTTATATGATATTTGAATCGGACTGTAAACTGGCGGCTTACGAAGAGCTGGACCATATCACCATCCGAGGCAAGCATCTCATGTCAACGCGTTCGCTTACCTTCCCACTGGAATTATCGGAACACGGGAGTACCCTTATCACGTCCTCCCGCCCGATGGAGCCTATGACCGTTTGATAATCCCGGCACGCACATTAGGTCTTCCTTTTGTGCGTGCCTTTTCTTTTTAGCTATCATGAGCTTTTTCATCCCCTGCGCAAGTTACCACATTGGTCTGAAGCCTCCATTCAACGAGCCACCCATTGAGGAAGCTGACGCAACTATACACAAAACCAAGAAGCGCGGAGCCAAGCCTGCCAATAAGAACGCTATCTACATGAGGCAGTTCCGCGACAAGTTCCATCTGTAATACACATGTATCAGGAAATCGAAATATTCTCCGACAAGCATCCACTCATCCTACGGTACACCCGAGGATCAGTGAATTCGCCCAGCTGTTCGCTGGAGGTGAAAGGTCTTCCACCCTCTAATGAAGGTCGTTACGCAGCATGGCGTGCGGTACTTACCTCCATCAAGAGCTGCAGTCTACCCGACGGTATAACAAACGATGGCGGCGACGACTCCGGTCGCTGGGGTATGAATAAGTTTAATCTGTTCGGCGAAGAGATGATCGCTCTCAGGCATAAAGATCTGTCTCCTAAGTACGAACAGACGAGGGAGCGGACTTACTACGCAAGAATACAGTCCACACTGCACTTCAATAGCTGGCACTATGGAGACATATGGCTACCCGGCGACAGTGATTGGGGCGGTACGACAAGGGAGATGTACTCGACCGAACATGCTGAACAGGCGTTTCGCTTGGCTCTATCAGCCACACTTATGTTCCGTCTATTAGGAAGAGCATTTCCTGACTCGACCTGGACCTTCGAGTCATCTCTCGGAGATGACCTTGTCGAGGGGCACATAGCCAATGGAGTGCTCGCCGCAAGCGCACCTTATACCGCAGCCGTAATGGAACCAGTAACCGAGGAATACATTTTCATATAATGCAACCAATAAACTTTGTCACCACAGTTGTTGCTTCTTGTGGCTTCACCATATCCCTGCGAGCTACGTTTCTGTACGCTACCGGCGGGAATTACAGTATCAAATATAATTACGTTATCGGAGGTGCAGCGACAACCAACAACTTCGATATCTTGGACTTTCTACGCGTAAGTGAGGAGGACAAGCAGTATCCGCTACCAACCTCACTTACTTATCCATTCCCGAGATTATGGAGAGGGATGGCCGTCAATAATGCGAGTTTCACGCGCACTCATGTGAGATCCTCTTATATGGACCACATTCAGTTCGGAAGTTACTCGTTCGGACTGGGTCGCTATGATCTGCTTACTATCTATGCCAAGGATATCTTCCATGATGACACCGGTTTCGCAGGTAAGGGAGGTCGATGGACTTGTGACCTAAGGGAACAACAAGTATGGTTCAACGCTGATGACGATGCCGGTGCCCTACGACACGCCGAAGCTATCTTCACGAGAGCTTCCGCCGAACTAGCTGGATATTGCAGAAGTGCTGTTCCTGTTTTCAAGTGGCGTGTCATCTCCCGCAGGGTCACAGGCTTTGTGCAGTCTTTGATCGACTGGACCGACGTTGGTTACACGCCTTACAATGCTGCGGCAAACAAGCGTACAATCAGGATGCCTGAACCGTACATTCCTCCGCAAGACCGCGTGAAGGAAGAAAGGAAATCATCCGCTAAACCTGCAGCGCCTGTAAGGGAAGAGGATGTCACGGACTGGGAGTTTGTTTGATTTCTAGGCTTTAACCAAATGGACCTGCTTTAATACAGTGGGTCCATTTTTTTATATCAGACAAGTGTAAAATACAATATACTTTCGACATGGCTCTTGTCCATTTTTTACTCACGGCTATTCCCGGGGGCACTCCTGAACAAGGGCATGCTATCAGGGATACTTTGATCTTCTGGTCTGTCACGGCTCCTACCTTTGCTGCCGCTGTCATAGGGTTCCTCGTGCACTTTAAGAAGAAGGTTGGAGAACCATTCTTTTCCTTCATCAAGAGTCTGTCCGTGAACCTCAAGAAGATTAATACTCTTGAGGAGAACATCAACAATCTTAAGGCTAACTCCGAACATCTGGCCCATGAGTTGAGTCGCGTCACAAAGGAGATCTTCCCTAATGGCGGGTCTTCTTTGCGTGATGAGATCCAGTTCTTTGCTGCCGAGCGTTTGCTTGAGTTCCAAATCAATCCAAGCCCCTTGTTCGAGTGTGACCGGATTGGTAACAACCTTAGAGTGAACAAAGCTTATTGTGAACTCTTTTCACTTTCTGACCCCAACGAGGCATCTCGTTTCAACTGGACGCAGTTCATCCACGAAACAGACCGTACATCTTATGTCGCTGCGTGGAAACTGAGCTGCGAAACTCTTTCCACGTTCCATTACAAGGCTACTTTCGTGGATTCCAATGGTAACATCATTGGTAAAATGGTGGTAAAAGCCCTGCCTATGTTCAAGCAGACCGGTGACTTTCTGAAGTACCGGGGGTTCCTCGATTTCCTTCCAGAAGAGGAGCAATAAGACTATGGCAAGTGTTATATATGTTTGAGAGTTTTAAACCTCTCTCGAACATACATATCCACGCCATGAATGTAACCACTGCACCAACGGAAGAAGAGACCTTCCCAAAAACAGGTGTGCCCTATTGGCCACACGAAATCAAGGAATTCGAAAGAGCCATTCCCGGAGCTGATCGCTTTGTGTGGGTGGATTCTTCTGAATTCAAAGGAGCCAAGGTTCTGGCTTCTGTTCCCGGTGACTTCGCGATGCCCGAGCACGACATTCGTGAGGAGCTTCACCGCACCAAAGAGAACCTGAAGGAAGTGGTTCGTTTTGCCCTGTGTCGCAATCACAGCGAGCGGCTCCGTGAGGTTGCCGATCAGTGTGGTATCGACATCTCGGACATTCCACGTCCTAGTCTTCAGCTGATGCCTCCGACGCCTGCGGAACTCCAACGGCAACAGGAAGCGAAAAAGCTGAAGGTGATCATCATCGGCTCGAACCATAACGTGTACGACACTGTCCGACGTCACTTCAGTGCCGACCGTACAGTGGTTGTCAGCGAAATGGAGAATGCCCCGCAGCGCATCAAGCAGATCAGCAACAGCCCTAACACGCTGGTGCTCGTCGGCAACCAAGTGAAACGCGGTGATACGGAGTCTATGAACTCCCGTAACGTGCACTGGAAGCACGTAGGTGGACACGGTGCTCCTAGCTTTATCGGAGCAATCAATGAAGCTTTGGTCAGACACCTGTCGTCCAGCAAATAAATGAAGACTGCCGTCACTTGGATAGTGACGTTGATTGGCCTTGTTATACTCGGCTTCTTCGCCTACCACGTAATAGGATTCCTATTGCTGATCTTGGCCGCAGCCCTGCCCATCGCAGGACTGTGTGTGCTTGGAGCCGCAATAGTAGGATTCTCTCCGTGGAAGTCCGCTGTTGAAGTCCCCGATAAGAACAAACCAAAGGGTTGAGTCTACACTGCGAAGCTAAGTAGGCTCAACCCCACAACGTCTATGTTGTACGTTCTAAATAAAAAAAACAAAAGAAGGCAAGTGGAGTTGATTGGGCGTCCGTTTCTTAGACGCATCCAAGATGGTAATGGTAACCACCGGCGATTGGTGGTGAGGATACGCTACACCCAAACAGGAGTGTGCAGCGTGAAAGTCGCATCAAAAATTTTCAATGAATAACCTCATTCACAGAGGTTGCCTTTTGCCGCATAACGTATCCACCGGTCCTTTAGGCTCAGTGTTTCACTACGCCGACAGGAGATGGGCATGTCCACTGCATCTGGTGACATATCAAAAGCTCGAAAAATACTTACAGGAACTCGGGAATACCCGACAGATTGACTTGGGAGTTGATCTGCATAAAATAACCCAAACAACAAGCGGTAAGGACTTACTAGTTCTGGAGAGAAAGATACCCAATCCAAAGCATTGGGAAGTTTTACGGTATCGGTTGCTTTTGCACGCGACCTTGTTGAAGCTTACTCAGAAACCAGCGGTTGCTGAAGTGTTGCAGAAACTACCAACAGGTCCCATATACAGTCTCGCAGGAGGGCAGGTATGGGGCGTCCAGCTAAAGGACAACACTTTCGTTGGGGAGAACCTGAACGGAAAAATCCTGCAGGAATTACGACCAATATTACGACATATTTATGCCTAGTGAAATCGACAGTGAGCCTATGGGTTTGAATGAATGGTTCGAGATAGTGCGTGATGCAGGGCCTGCGCGTGTCGTTGGTGAGGGAGTCATAACACCCCTTACCAACGTTATGCTTCCCCAGCATTTCCGACATATCCGCGCCATCATCAAGGCCCATCCAGATATGATCCCCCTGATCGACTTCGCCATCAAGGTGCACGACGGGCAGGTCCGGAAAGACAAGGTCACACCGTTTATCGCGCATCCCTTAGGGATACTGCGTTGGACACACGACCAAGTCTCGGCAATGCCTTACAATTATCGTGTCATCTCAATGGCGACTGCTGTAGGCCATGATACAATGGAGGATGGAATGTATAAGAGCAGAAAGGTAAGAGCCACCGACCTGTTGGACGTTGGCTTCCCGCCTGCTGCTGTTGCTGCTATCATCCGTTTGTCGAAACTGGATCATAGTGCTACGCTGGATGATTACCGGCGCAGGATTATGGAAAACGGTTTCGCGGTATTCGGGAAAATTGGTGATCTAATCAACAACCTCTCAGGCTTTCCTTCCTCCAAGAAGCTTGTTGAGTATACGGACACACTGAAGATAATGATGGATTGTTTCCCGACAGCACCTTTCCCGGACGAAGATCCGGCTCTGAAAGCACGGCTAGAATGGGAAAAGGTAAACTACGGATAAAAGTGGCAATTTTACCCCCACAGGTGTTATGTAGTTTTGAGGGTAAGTATTAACCCTTATAACCAACTCGCACCACCAACTCGTATGAAAAACTATGCAACCTCTGTTGTTTCGGCTTCCGCATTCCGCGTGGGCCAAAGCGTTGCCATGCTCTGCATCGCGCCTCTGGCGCTCAGCAAGGCCGCAACTACGTTTATCGACGCCGCCGTTTCTTCCGCGCTTGAGGGCGCTGAAGTTCTGGAGGAGAAAGCACAAGTGAAGGCCGCAAGCGCCGAGGCATTCCTTCGGGAACGTCACGACGCATGGCGCACCGAGCGTTCCCTCAAGAAGGCCGAACGTGCCAAACAGCGTGAGATCGCCGACTTGCAGAAAAAGCAAGCGGCAGCAGCGGCTGAGCAACCGACTCCTTCGGGACCGGAGCCTCAGCCTGCGTAAAAACTTCGGGGGTGCAATGCCCCCACCATTTTCCAGTGGGCGTTCTGGTTTCGACGTCATCGATGATGATAAACACACAGGCGGAGGAATGATAAGGTTGGCCTCCATAAAAGCCTTTCAAAAAACAACAACTGGCAACGACAACATCGTTTCCTTCCGTGGTCGCAACGCTTCGAAAGAAGTCGTCGCCCTCGCTGCCTAATCCGCAGTAAACGGAACAACGGCCCGGAAGTCAGTGCGGTAACGCCTGACATGTCCACGATCCGTGGCTACATTAGTGGATAGATCCCCAGACCTAATCGGGGCCTACTCTTAGTGATGAGCGGTAGGGTAAGGATTGGTGTGGAGGCAGCAGCGTAGCAATACGTGTGTCCAACTGTAACGCACCGCAGATTGCCCGTAAGGGAAAGGACGAAACCGGGAGCAATCCCTAAGCTTGTAAACTGTTTGTCTGAACTGGTGGCGGACAGGGGTTCGACTCCCCTCGCCTACACCATTCTCCCACTTTCCCGCAAGGGATTGTCTGCTGGTCATTCGTGACCTATTTGTTTACGGTAAACCAACCATGGTACCCGTTGCTGGAACAGCGGGTACCAAAATTCGAGGATAGCTCAGTCCGGTAGAGCACCAGCATTTTGGCGCTGGGGGTCGGTGGTTCAAATCCATCTCCTCGTACCATTTTCCCAGAGAACGCGGAGGTAGCTCAGTGGTAGAGCTGCGTGGTGAAAACTGCGCCAGTCGGTGGTTCGATTCCATCTCTCCGCGCCATCTTTCCTATGAAACGATACATCGCATTGTTCGCGGTTGCCGCACTGTCGGTAGCCGCCGCCCTAACGGTAAGTCCTGAGCCAAAACAGGATCCGTCTCACCGCCACGATACGGCGTTCAAATGCCAGTCCTGTAACGGGACCGGATGGAAGGGTAACTTCAAATGTCCCTCCTGTGGAGGCGACGGTGATTTCCCCTGACCAAGAGGGTGGTGAAACTCCACCCAAGCTTTCCGTGCTATAGTTAACCAACAACCCCACCAAACCAGATGAAACTGAACAAACATATCATGCTGCTCGTTGCAGCTGCTTCCACTGCCCTCGCCCTCAGCTCGTGCGACCCACGTACGGAGGAAGAGAAAGTCGTCGACCGCGAACGTGAACGCCGTGAGGAATATCGCGAGAAGAAAGAACGCGAATTCGTCGACGCCGTCCGCCACGAGGCTGAACTGCCTCCTCGCAACTACGACCGCCGTTAATTTCCGGGTATCAGTCAACATCCATGGAGAGAAGTACCTTCGTCCCCGCAAGGGGACGTGGGTACTTCTTTTTACCTAATACACACCAAGCAAATATAAGCACTGCGGTGCTATATATTAATGAGCCAGGAAGGTGTGTCGTCACTTTCCTTTCCGCCCAGCATCCCGCTCGGCACCTCCGCCCAATACCGATGAACCCGGGTCAATGGCTCTAATATCGTGTATAGTTCCGACACTGCAGTGGTGTACGAACAGACGGCATTACTACGTATGCGCTGACGACTACTTGGAACCTTTGCGCAAATGGGTTCCAAGTACAGCCTTCCTGTATCCACAGGTTAAAATGGATCGCTAACTATCCGGCCAGCAGGTAGGCGCTATTGTCGTTCCGTGAGGGGAGGGCGATGTCGCTGAACTTGTGTCGAAAAAATTGATAGGACAAGTTCTTAGGTCGGGGCCGTCAATGTTACGTCGTCGCCTGCTAGAACCTGCGCAACTGCATCTTCGGGTTAACTCCCACTGTGCGTGTGTGAAAAAGTTCGGGGGTAGCTGTCTACCCCCGAACTTACCTCATTTTTATCTTTTTATGTACACCATTGAATACCTGAACAAGCAACCAAACCACAACCTCAATTCAATCCTCGCATTGAAAACCGGGTGGACTCAAGTGGAGCGATCTCTGTGCGATGATCTCGGTCCCATAGGCGACATGAAGGAAAAGGCATGGAAGCATGATCGGTTCAAGCATCTGCCGGTGGAGAGATATCCGTCTCACCCACCTTGTGCGAGTGATTTCTATGACCCCGCTATGGAGGCATACAAATCGGTCTTTCCGAACAAGGTAAAGCTATTCGCTGAAAACCTTGAAAAGGTGCAGCGAGAATCCGGAGCCATGCAAGCTGACCTGTATCCGTTTTCTGCATCTCCACGTCAAATCACCATAGCACTCATCCTCACTCTATCCGAAAAATGAATCTGTCTTCCAACGCTTGGCATGCCCGGTTATACCGACGGGTCAATCCAAATAATACCCTACCCACAAACTTCTGCCCTTACTTCTGGAAAACCCTCCTATATGTAGTCACCTTCCCGGTACTATGGCTTGGTCTTTGGCTGAACTCCGGTACCCCGTATAAGAGAGGATTCTGGACACACTTCGGTACCAGTCTCGCCGCCCACTTCATCCTGTTCGTATTGCTCTTCGTTGCAGCTATGGGCGGCAGTTGTATGGGCGTGCTCTTTTTTGGAAAAGGTCTTAACTGGTGGCAGTTCGGCATAGGTGTGGTGGCCTTTGTAGTCGCGCTGGCCTTGTTCTGCGGGGCAATCATATCCATCTCCCTTGCTGTCACCAAAGTGTCCACATGGAGAGAGAAACGGAAACGCCGCCTGCAGCAAGGTTACTCCTTTGCCAGCCCACCAGAAGATAACTTCTTCGTTGCCGGTATAAAGGCTTGGTACAAGAAACATTGCCCTATTGTCGCATGGAAGGAGAACCCACCACCTGTATCTTCTGCGATAGAGAGCGAGGACTAAAACCCGGATGCGCCAAGCAGAAGTGGCACGTCTGTCCCTCCTGTTTCATGATCGATTGTCCGGAATGCAAAGAGAAAGCATTCTTCATGGAGAAAATGAAAACAGGCAGTTACTACTTGTGCTTCAATCTGAAGTGCACTTGGCGTTCACAATACATACCCATTAACAAAACACATGATCTGGCCCTTCAACCGCTTGTTCGGTTCCAAAAAGAAACAGAACCAACCACCCCGTCGTAACCATGGATTCAGTTCCCCGTCACCCGAATCGTATCACCCTCCCTACGTACCTGTCTTCATCCACACAGAGTCAGGACACCACCACAAAGAATCAGACAAAACTGAAGGATCTCCCGAAGCCCCTTCAGATTCTGGTCATCATTCTGGCTCTTCCCTGCATGATAGTGATAGCTCTGGCACTTCTTTTGTGCCTAGCGATTACAGCGGCGGTTCTAGTTACGATAGCGGCGGCTATAGCAGTGGCGGTTCTAGTTACGATAGCGGCGGGTCTAGTTTCAGCGGGGGTGACTCTGGTGGTGGAGGCGGTGGTAGCTTCGACTAAATATGTCCTCGGAATACGGAAGAGCGTTTCGTCGCCATCAGCGAAAACGGATGGTAGCCCGGATGGAGGAGTTTGAGAAGATCAACAACCGTTACTTCAAATCGCTTACTCCAGAACAGATCCATCGGAGAGCTGTTATCCTTCACAAGAACAGGAAACCCTGCTCCTGCTCCATGTGTCGTAATCCAAGGCAAGCAGGTAACCCCAACAGTCTCCACGCAAAAACAATGCAGGAGATCAGGCATATAGAGTCCACCAAACATATGGACGACGATTAATTTCCAACCAACGTAACCAACGTTACCAACAGAAACCACCATGAACAAGGCTAAATTGATTAGAAGAATGCAAGAAGGTGAGACACCAAGTTTCACCTTCTTTTACGGCAGCAAGCTTGCCAGTCCCGTCGAATTGGACAATGCCTGTCTCGCACAGGGATTCCAATGCGATGTTACACATGCCGGTATCACCTTCGCATCAGCCAAGCATTTGATGCTGTGGATGAAAGCGAGGTTTTTCGGAGACAACGAAGCTGCGGATCGTATTCTCGCGGAACCCGATTCCCAGAAAATCAAAGCCATTGGTCGTGAGGTCAAAGGCTTTGAACAGAATGCATGGGATATCGTTTATAGGGGATTCATCGCACATGCGAACTTGCAAAAGTTCACCCAGCATCCTCTCCTGCAGTCCTATCTACTGGACACGGGAGATAGCATTATCGTCGAGGCTCATCCTACCGACACACGGTATGGGACGGGTCTTCTTGCAGATCATCCCGATGCACGTTCACCAGAGAAATGGCCCGGGGAAAATGACCTCGGGTTTATTCTGATGGAAGTGCGGGATTTAATTAGATCCACACTACCAGATGCAAACTCCAACACTTGATCCAAAAACCGTCGGCACTTCAGCAGATCGTATCGACAGTTTCATCAACCACTACGAAGTGTACGGTCGCTCGGAGGGGTTCCACCAAGAAACCCTGATGTGCAACCGTCTCGCAGCCGTCGGATTCAAATCCTCGGCTTCCATCAAACTCAACGATTTCCATCGTAAGTTTGTCGCCAATCCGGAACTTCGCGAGCACTACCTCGCGAAGTATCCTACTTCCCGTTTCATCCCTATGGCTGGTCTTTTGGCTACCATCAGCACGATGAAGCTCAGCATCGACTTGGCGGAATACTACGCAGGTGGTGTTCCTGATAGTCAGGCAAAACTGATCACCGACTTCGAACTCAAGGAGCGCGACTTCCCTGACACGAAGGGTCTCTACCATCTGGCAGGTCTCGCACCCATACAGTTCGAGATGGACCAAGAAGCGTGCGAAAAGGCACACAAGAAGATGATCGAGGACATCAAGAATACCGTCGATGTCAACTTCGGTCGTATTTCGGTTACGGCGTTCAACCGGATCATGAGCGAGAATCGTGATTGCTTCAACGGCGAGCTGGATTGCCGCAAACTTACGAACTCCGTCAACAAGGAGGGTTGGATGAAAGTCCATCTGAAGCCATTCAACAAGTTCTTCGAACAGTTCCGGTCTGAGTTCTTTGTGGTGGCTCCTCCAACAGCCTTCACCAAGGACAAGGACTTCGTCAAGCGTTTCCGTGAACAGGTTGATGCTTCCACCCAGAAGCTCCCGATCCCAAAGGATCCACTCGTCCTCCGTTTTGTTCCCGGCGGTGCCCTTATCGTCGCCTCTTGGGGTGATGAGGCGGAATTCATTAACGGCGTAGTCAACGAACTTGGACTCTGATTCTCTTGACGCCATCATGGAGGCATGGGCAGATCTGAGTGCAGATCCCTACGACCTTTTGTTTGACACTTTCGAACACATCGAACCACTTCATCCACAAATGGAACCATCCAATACTGCTGTTCTTGATCGCAAGAGCACTGAAACCATTGCCGCTTTCGTTGAGCGCAATGTCAAGGAAGCCACTTCGCCTTCCTTTCTCGTCGATCAGGAGAATGCGAAACGTGCTGAGAAACTTGGGTTCACCAAGACCTCGGACATCCGTCTCGCTGCCTTCCGTTCGTCCTTCCTTGAGTATCCTCATCTCCGTGAGAAGTATGAAAAGGACTACCCGAATAGCCGGTTCCTCCCTTGGGCTGGATTCCACGCTGTTCGCAAAGCCTTGAACCTTCACACAGATACGCTCAACCATTACCGGGGCGCCGTCCCGCCAAGTCAGTTGGGCTATATGGAGGCATTCGAGCTTCAGCCTGTGCACAATGTGAACAAGGCGGAGATCCTGTGTCTGATGGATTGCGATAGTACGGGCAAGGGCACCGCACCTCGTATCTCAGATGCTGCTGCGGAAATGAGTACCTACCGGGCACGCATACGGGGAGTAGCGAAACAGAACGCTAGCGTCGTTATCAGTGATTTCTCGTTCATGTACAATGGTGCCGAGGCAGCACGTGAACGCGAAGATTACAAACGCCGACGTGCAGAGTACGAGGAGACTATGTTCGAATCGCACTCCAAGCGTCTGGAATCCAACTGCACGACAATGCAGAACCAGATGTTCATCCTTGCTCCCAATGCCGCGTTCGACGTGAAGGATGACTTCATTGAGCGGTGCAAGAAAGATGGTACATCCGCTACACAGATTCTTCCAGTACCCCATGATCCCTTGGTCGTCAAGTTTGTTCAGGGTGGTGCGCTTGTTGTTGCCTCTTGGGGTGATGAAGCGGCACACCTGAATGAAATTTGCCGCGATCTTGGTATTTGACTTCTAGGTGGGTAGGTGAGAATCTACCCACCTTCATCGCTCGCGTAGCCTCAACGGTTAGAGGCGTCTGGTTCCTAGGCTAGAAGGTTCTCGGTTCGAATCCGAGCGCGGGCGCCATAGCCTCGTCGTTTAGTGGTAAGACTTTGCACTTTGACTGCAATAATGGGCGTTCGATTCGCCCCGAGGCTTCCACTTTCCAAAGGTCCCGTGTGCTAGCTGAGAATCGGTGAATAACCGAGCGGGGCCTCCATTTTTTTTAATCACACACCGCCATGAGCGAAGTACCAGTCAACCCACCAAGACCGCACAAGCGTTTTTACTTTTCTTACCTAGGTCTGGATACGCAGGATACCTCTCGGTTCCTGCTGGCATTTATTCCAGAAGGACAGCAGGCTGATGCAATGCTGCGCCAAATACAACCACAGCTTCGCCCCTACTCGTCTCAGGACGCAGATAAGCAAAGGTGGGCTGAAGGGTACAACGTACGTGTTGCGTACCCTCATGCCATCGCCATCAAAGATCAGTACAACTTGGATGTTGTTATCTGGAACAACGAATCCAACACACGCCTGCGCACCGTATTTCAGCAACTAGGATTCGAACCTATTCCCGAAAACGCAGGTAATCCTGTCCATGACCTCGCTACCAATAGGAGGCTAGAAGGTCTGCGCCCTCTGGACTTCAGGAACGCTCTAAACGGTCTTGTCATACTCGCTCACACGGGCTTCTTCATGGAACAGCCTGACGATGTCTACTCCTATATACGCTGGGTACACAAACAAGGTTACCTAGAGGGATACAAGAAAAAGCATCAGGAATTACAAGCCGTTTTCAATACCTCTGTTCCGGTAGAAGAAGACGACGACTATTAATCTCACACGGAATCTTTTACAGGCAAGCAAGGTACTGCTTTTACCTTAGCTTGCAAGTAAAGGGTTGGAGTATAACCCTCCACAAATAACACACCCACACACCCAATGCCTTCTAAAACCAACGCTAAAAAAGTGGCAGCCAAAAAAGCAGCACCAACCAAAAAAGCCGACACAACCAAGAGGAACACTTACGCTGATGTGCAGAAGATCATGCTGGAGGCCGCCAATATCGGTCTGCAGGATTCCGTACAGATCACCTCCTCATGGGAAACTGGTGTCCTCGGATTCCCCGGACAACCTTCACGCCGACAGTCCTACGGATCTGGGGTTGCCTATACGGTTACCAAAATCACTCCGACTGGCGTGGTTGTCGTACCTACCCGTGGTTCCGGATATTCCACCATCACTGTTCCGGCACACGTCCTCAGGCTGCGCGGACCATCCATCCGAATCAACAGTGACTACATCGCCGAGGTCCAACACGATGCTTCGGTCAAAGTAGGCTGCACTACCGTTCACTTCGAAAAGCTGAAGGAAATCTACGAGGCGGCCCTTGCTATGAGCAAGAAGACCTCTAAGTGAATCTAAACTTACCCAACATTATGTCACGCAGAGGAAGAGTACCCGCCAAGAAAAAGGCACCAGCAAGAGTTACACTGAAAAACGTCAAGGCTCCGTTTAATTCCAACTCCATCTACAAAGATGTACACAAAGTCTTCTTGAATCGCTACAAACTCAAGGTTGGCGATCAGGTGGTACTTCATGGAGCTTGGGGTAACGAGACCATGGGCTTCGGCGGTTACGGATCGTCAGATGTCTACATCTACGAGGAGGAGGTACATAAGGTTCACGCCATTACAGAAGATGGTGTGCTTTTGAAGGAACTCAAGAACGCCAAGGAGCGCAAGTACTGGGTGCCTATATTCGCTCTGGTCAAAGTAGCGGCAACCATGAAGCTTGGCGATTACGTGGCTGTCGTCGCCTCGGACGGTACCGTCAAGGTGGAATGCCAGACCCTTGCCCCTGCCTCGATTCTTGCGTTGGCCAAGCTCGTCACCAAGGCCGTTACCTCCAACAAGACTATCAAGAAATAATTTCCAAAGGTCGTCGAATGCGAGGATGCTTGACTTCGGGACCTATCCGTATGCCCCAATAATGTCGGGAATTCGAGGCTACTTTTTCTGGGGTATAAGTTCGTACGACTAGGTGAGGGAAGCCCCTCTTAATACCCCTAGGGCGGTTAAACTCCGCAATACTCCACCACTCTCCCACGAACAAAGGAGAACTACGCACAATGAAAACGTAGATTGACCAAAACAAAAACATGAAAGCAGCGACACGCGATAAGAGAAAGGCCCGTAAGAAGACATCAACTATCCAACCATTGGATCGGAGGTGTGCCTTGCGGGTCAAGATCAAATCGCTGGCGCTGGAAGCTATGGTAATCCGCAAGGAAGAACAACGAACAAGCAGCTGGAATCAGTACAACTACCTGCGTATGCATCGAGTCAATGAGGTTCGAACTGCAGCACGGGAAGCATTGCTGGCTCTGGCTATTGTTCGCGGTAAGACTTACGAAACTGTCGAGCAGAAAGCTACCACACTGGAGACCAAACAGATCCAACGCATCGCTCAAATGGTGCGTACGTATGGTTGCAAACCTACCTACACTGGCGACGACGTCCGTGCATGGCTGGTAGCTGGAAAGGAGGTCTTGACCAAAGCTGCTTAACGTTTTTGTGGGAAGGGACTCGTGAGGGTCCCTTCCCTTTTTCTTTTAACTCTCAATTCACACCATGTTCCGATTCTTCAGATTCAAAAAACTAACCGTCCCTGAAACCAATAACACCAAGGAAGTCGATGCTATCGATCTATTCTATGTCGAGTGGACCTCCCGTCATGGAGAGATGTCGTTCGACATACAACCAGAAGTGGAAGCCTTTACGACAAGGGAAGCCGCAGATGGATTTGCAGACTCGCTCCGCAAAGCATTCGCCCTCGTCAGGCACACCTGCAATCACCACGTCAAAGTCACAAAGAGACCACAGAAATGAAAGACAACTGCGTACACTGTCAGAAATTGGCTGCAGGTAAAAACAAGAAATCAATGGATCCTCTGACCAAGCTGAAGATCATATTGGCTATTGAAGTCTTCATCCTCATTACTGTTGTCCCGTACGCCTATTACCTGAAGGTAACCAAGTGGGACGTGGAACGATACGAGGCTTGGACAAAGCACACAGGTAACCCCGGTAACCTTTCCTACAAAGAATGGAGAAATTTACCTCAACCCTCATCCAAACGCTGTGCCCACTGAAAAACCTATCCCCATAGGCCCTGATTCGTCAATCCCTGTGTACGACTTGACTGCCCTACGTCAGCATGTACAGCAGAAGGCCAAAGAGCAGTGGAGCGAAATGAACGCAGCTCAGATGGTGATGGTAGGGATAACACCCTTCAGTAACAAGAGCAACGAAGAGACCACCAAATGGTATCTGCATATGAGGCAACTGTTTGAGCTGTCCCTGCCTGATGAACTTATTATCAGAGGACCCAAAGGCTTGATACTGATATCCAGACTCGTACCCACTTACGCCGCATGAAAGACTTTCCAAATATTTACCGACGCCTGATACTGCCTGCTCTGGTTTTCAAAGGATACAAAGGACGACCGCATACTGACAGGCTTACAGCAGTGGTGGATTTCTTTGCCGCATTCATGTTTCATATAGGATTGCTTGTGGTGGTGGCGGCTTCCGTACGGCTAATCAAATTATGGTTACAATGAAGGATAACCACATTCCCCGGGCTGTACGTTTACAGAACAGGATAAATACTCTCCGAGGAAAGATAAGGGAGGATGTACCTATAGGAGGAGGTAACCCTTACTATATGTGTGCAGGGTGTGGTAAATCCGCCCCAGCCCTTAGTTACGACGGTCATTTCCAGCACTGTCCGTATCCCGGTATCGAGAAACAAATAGCCCATTACCAGAAACTACTAGACGAAGAACTAGGTAAGGTTTGAAAAATAGCGCCCTCAAAAGGGGCGCTATTTTTTTATGTAATAGAACCCTGTATGCATTACAATACAAGGAATGCAGCAGGAAGAAAGACGTTATGGAACCGGACCAATGGCCATCTACAAGGCATTGCAGGAAGTCGACATTGACGCTCTGGAGAAACAAGCTAGGGATGATCTGGCTACAGGCAAGAAGACCAAGCGCGGACCTGCCGTCAAGATCCTCAACGTCATTGCGGGTTTGCGCAAGAATGAGATTGCGCCTGCTGACCTGACCATCTCCAAGGTACCAGTCATTCCCCCTGTCTTCAGACCGTTCTCCATCACAGGCGACACCTTCATGCCCGGTGACGCAAACGAGCTGTACAAGGACCTGATCAACTACAAGGGAGTCTACAATGATCTCAAGGGTGAGGTTGGAGAAGAAGGCTCCAAAGATGCTGCATACCAACTCTACAACGCTGCTAAAGCTGTTTATGGGTATGGCGAGGCCGTCAACCCTAAGACAAAACAACGCGGTGTCAGCGGCTTCCTGGACCATCTCATTGGAAAAGGAGCTGGTCCCAAGCACTCTATATTTCATCGCCGTCTATTCTCCAAGACAATGGACTCTGTCGGACGTGGCGTTGCTACCGCTAATCCAGATCTCGACATGGATCAGATCGGTATCCCTATTGACATGGCATGGAAGGTGTACGGCCCATATATCCAACGCCGCCTTGTGCAGTCAGGTATGAGTTCCCTGTCTGCCCTTGAGCACGTTTCCAAGCGTACGGACTTCGCCAAGAAAGCACTGGACCGGGAAGTAACTGAGCGTCCTGTTATCTACTCTCGCGCTCCAGCGTGGCACAAGTACAACGTCCTTGCAGGATGGCCAAAACTAATCGACGGAGACAACGTTGCTACCAATCCATATGTGTCCACTGGCCTTAACCTTGACCACGACGGTGATACTCTGAACATCCACGTTCCTTCCATGAAGGAGTCTGTGGATGAGGCCAAGGACATCCTTATGCCTTCCAAGATGGTTTACTCCATCAAGGAAGCTGACAAGATTGTTCCCGCACTGAAGCACGAGCAGATCCTTGGGCTGTACTCCGCGCACCAACGTCCTGCCAAGGAGACCCACTACTTCCCTGACGAGGCTACAGCTATGCAAGCCATCAGAGACAAGAAGGTAAGACTGTCGGATAACGTTGAGATCGGACCTCCTCCTATGATGCCTCCTGCTCCTATGGGAGGTATGCCAGTCCCTGCTCCAGTACAAGGTCCTCAAATAGGCAATAATCCGGTATAACAGGGTATATAGCTTTGAGTAACCCCTATTCAACACAAAGCTATGAACTCAAATAAATCATTCGCCTTTTTGATTTTTCTAGGACTTGCTACGGTCTTCGGAACCGTCAAGCTGATCCTTCACGTATCGAACGCCGAAGAGAAAGCCAAGAACGAGTACTTCACGTACACTATCAAACATCCGGTCGGTCCCAGTACATTTATTCCAAATAAGTGTGAGACCTTGGATACATTGTATTCCACAACGGTCGATGAGATCGGAAATAAGCACTACGTCCAGTACGAAAAGAGAACTGGATTTCTGCTACTCACTGCTGACGATCCTCGCAACGGGCAACGCTTCTTCGTGTCATATTTGAACGCAGAAGTTCAGCCTATCGCGAACCCAATACATTACCCGAGCTACATCGAGGGATATCTGAAGGAACATAAACCTCAGGTAGCGGCTGTAGCCAATTGAAACGAAAAGGGACCTACTGGGTCCCTTTTCTTTACCTATCATAAACCCGTGACACAGTAGTTAAAAAAATGTAAACTACTTAGAAGTCGCCCTATGGATAGGAAACAAATTGAAGATAGCATCAGCGCCATGAAGGAACTGAAGGAATTGATTGTCAAGAAGGCATTCCAGCCCATGGTTCCTCCGGGTGGCGGCATGCCCCCGGGAGGCGCTCCTCCTCAGGGTGCTCCTGCTGGTGGTCCTCCAGTGGATCCTGCTACAGGCATGCCAATTGATCCAGCCACTGGACAACCCATGGACCCTGCTATGATGGGAGGTGCTCCTCCTCAGGGCGCTCCTGCAGGGCCTCCCCCACAGGGCGGTGGCGATCCTATGGTCTCAGGGGTCAGCGAAGAAGATCTCGCACAGCTCGTACAGGTGATTCAAGAAGTGGCACAAGCAGTTGAGGAAATCTCTGGACATATAGAAGAGCTTAAGGCAGGATTCGATCAACTGCAGCAAGAGAAGGAAGAGGGCAACCAAGAGTTGCAAGCTCGCATTGAAGCTCTTGAGCAGGACTTCGAACAAGTAACCCGTGTGGTTCAGTCCTTCCTTAAGGATCAGGAGATGAATCAACAAATGCAGGCATTTTGATCAGACTAAGAAAGACAAACGGCGATTACATCCAACTGCCTCCCGAGTTTCGTTTCATTGAACTGGTGGATATGGATGGTAAGGTCGGTATTGTCTTTTTCCAAGATGGTCAACAGACCTGCACCTTCACGGATAAGACTCCTGAAGCTAAGAATTACAAGAAGCTTTTTCCCAAGGTCGAGTTCGTCCCTCTACAAGAATATAAAGATGATGGCGAAGGGACTCTCTCCAAGGTGGTTAAGAAGTAATAGCAACCAGAGGGTGGTTTGAGTTATATAATCTTGTAGGTAACACAGTTGTCTACAAGAAATTGGTGATTAATTCCTAAGGGGAACCGGTACTGCAATGCATGCCGGTTCCCCTGAATTGTTTTTACCCCCAACAACATACACATGATAAACATACTAGCGTTCGGTAGACCCCCATCTACTCCGCCGAAAGAGGAGGACAAGGTGAAACCAAAAACTCATGCGACATACCTCATCCCTGAGAAACACATCCCTGAAGTAACCTCGCTTATCGAAAGAAAGGCGCAGGAGGAACATAAGAAGAATGCGATGGAACGTAACCTGAACCATTCGCACATTACTCCACACAACTTCGAAAGGGCGGTAATCAACCTCAACTCCTACCTGCTGAAGATCATCAATGCGGATCGCAAGAACCCTGCGGATCCTATCGGTATCTTCTATTTGCGTGAGAGAAACTACAAAGGATGTAATGCACCTCTGGCTATCTTTATGCGCGTCGTGGACGCACCAACCGGCTGGGTTGAACTTATCGACTAATCTCACCGTTACCCAATATGGACTTCGCAAAAATGAAAACGATCCTTGAAGTAGTTCAAGGTACCGCCGAAGGAGTCAAAGACTTCGCAATCGTCTGGATCGTTCTGGAATTCCTGAAGATCATCGTACCTTATAGCGTAGGTATTGTAGCCATCCTCTGCGTGTGCAAACTGATCAAACAAGTCATTCAGGCTATCCACGCCTCGTGTGACATTGTCAAGATTCGCGATGCAATGATTCCAGATCAGGCAGGCACTAGTGTTTCACAGGGCGAGGTCAACAGGATGATTCGGAATGCAGTGCAGATAGCCACCATCGAACGCGAGCGAGATGCTGCAAGAGACGAATCCTCGCAGCGGTATTACAAAATCGTAGCTCTGACAGAATCCGAAAGGAAGCTGCAGGCAAAACTCGACAAGGCCGCTGAGCTTAACAAGCAACAGGCTGACGCCTTGGACAAACTGAAAGCTGAACTGCAGGATCTCAAAGGACCAGACGTACCTGAAGTCCCTACTCTCCCAGAAACAGATGGACACCACCCTCCCGACAACACCCCCGGTAATTAAGCAAGGCTTTTGGGCCAAGCTTTTCTTCAGGAAACCGAAGCCTGCGTCACCAAAGCTTCACACGTACATCATCCCCAAGGAGCATCGCGAGAAATTCGCAAAGCTGTACGATCTGGCACGGGAGAATGGTAACTACGAGAACAGGCTTCTGCTCTGGACTTTCATAGAGGAAATCACCGGTGAAGCCGCTGCTATCGAAAAGGATAAGGATAATCCGAACGAATTCAAAAGAGTCAACGAGCAGGTTAGCATCTTTTGGTTCAATCACTGTACCCCTTGTTTGAAGATGGTAGAAAAATCCCGCCCCAAAGGCTGGGACGAACTGTTATCCGATTAACCATTTACAGCACCTCCCTATGACCCTCGACCAAAAACTTAACCTACTGGAACTTGCGGATCTCGTACTGAACCATACTGACTGTATGCATGAAGGGTGGGACCTCGGATACAGCCCTGCCGAGTTTGCTTCCGAGAATGGTGTGCCTATCAGTTATCCGTTTCATGTGACCAACGCGGACAAGTGCGATGCCCTAGGCTTCTGGGTTTATGCACATCCTGAATGTGTGGAACATGAAAAAGACAACTGGGCTGAGATCCTCCAGCGTGAATTCGGTGTGCAGTTATCCATTAAGAAGAACACACCGTACTACTACATGTTCGCTCATGACCCCAAATACGGAGTCCGTGAGTTCACTAGAAGAGTGATCGCCTTCGTATGGTATGACGACTGGTTGCTCAGGCACGGGTGCTATAGTGAGCTGACCTACGACGTGGAGGATCTCAACGACATGTTGGATTGTCTGCAAGCAAGGTTAACCTCGGAAGCCAAGCCGAAATGACATCGGAAGATCAGTATAATATCGAAGCACAGCCTCCGCCCCAGTGCCCTACTATTGATGCCATTATAGACAAGCTGGAGTTTGCTCTCGACAACATGGAGATCGAGGACGAACGCACCAGCGACATCTATGCAAGTCTGGTGAACCTCCCTGATGAAATGGAGAACATCAGGGAAGCGTTCAAAAGTATGCGCACTTGGGGAGAAGGTTGGAAACAATTGGCACGCAAACACCTGAAGAAAAACGAACCATGTCCCACACCATAACGCTAATACTGCTCCTGTACCTGCTGTTCAACATATACTGTGGATCGCATGTGATGGCAGCAGTTAACGGAATGCCGCACAGGTTGGACGCAATGTCCATGAAATCCAAATGGTCGGTAAGGAGGTTGAAGCTTACGCTATACATCCTGCTCTACCTGTTCGGTCCCTTTTTCATTCTGCTCTGCTTGTACGCGGACATGAAATACAAGAATAAATGAAACTCAACATCCTATCCACCCGAGAGGCTGTCCTGCTTGTGCTGTTCATTGCTGTATCCTCGTTCATTCTTGGTTGCGGTATTGGTATGCATACAGGCAGAAAACTGGAACGCAAAGCCTACGAAAAGTACAATGGACGCTGACATCATTCGAAAACTTCTCGACGACATGTTCGACGTCGCAGCACGCATCGTATCCTTTATCATATGTCTATTGATAGCTTTAATCGTATTAGGCTTTTTCGCAGTACGCAGCTGTCAAAAAGCCGTCTATTTCGAAAAAGAATTGAACCGCCGGAAGACTCAACAAACCACCACCCCTCCGAAAATGGAAGTACACGCTACCACAACGGAAGGGCATGCAGAGTAGTCACCAAGGCTAGCCCGCATGACAGGTATCCCATCATCAGTGAAGACTTGTCTTCAGGTCGACTGGTGTACCACCGAAAAGATGGAGTAGGAACATTCAACCCTGCAACCCCTTGGCAGGACTGGAAGGACTGGACTCTGATAGAAGAACCCCGAAACTTACTACAGTATTTCCCAATGACTCAAAAACAACGCCAGAATCTTGCCACACTTGCACAGTTGATGCTCCTCAATCACAAAGTGGAGGACAACGAAATCTACCTACATCTGGATGAGCACAAATTCAAGCTGAACTTTGGTCCTTACCTTGGTGACGCTACAGGCAAGCACATCTGGTCGGTGGACAAGCTCAATGACATCAAGAACATCGGTACCTGCGATCCGCTGGGTTACTGGGCGCTGACACAGAAGACAGTGTTCCCTCAACCCAAGGTAGCGAGCACCTCCCTGTCCTCGTCGTTCTGGGATTTGCTCTGTCTGCGTGACTTTGGTATCACTCGTCTGTATGCCGCTGAGAAAGTGGGACTGGGACTGCATGTCACCAGTACACAGACTCTCTGGGAGGCATTGTTCGCTGAACCGAAACTGAAGGGTCACCGCAACACGGACTCCGTTCAGATCTTCGCACACATTGCTCTCAACATTCTGCAGGGACTTCCTCCTTATAAGAATGCCGGGGCACGTGTGGACAACATCGCGGACCTTCTTGAAACTGAAAAAGCCTACGACTTCGACAAGGAGTTGGAGGCAGCATGCAAAGACGTAGGACTATGACCATGTTCAAACATCCACTCGCACTTTATTATGAAATCCCGAAAGGTGACATCGACCCCAAGCTCTTGGACAAGTACGGGCGGATGCCTGATGCTGGAGAACTTGGTAAGAGATGCTACCGCAAGGCATGCCAAGCGACGGAAGGTATCTTCTGGTACAACAGGGGTACACACAAGTACTACTGCGAGGACTGCATGCATGCGATAACAAGGTGGCCTGAGAATAGGGATCTGTTCTCGCGTCACTTTGGACCACCCACACCACCCTGACCAAAGCCCGGAGGGAACCCTCCGGGCTTTTTCCTTTTATTTCACACATGTCTAAACCAACCCCTCCTGAGAACGGCGCTGTCGTTCTATTCAACAATCAATTGGAACACAACCACCGGATATCGTTGCTGACTACTCCGGACTTCATACCTATCGGATGGGTTCGTACAATATCCGAGACTCTGATCACTCTCAATGAGCTGGCCACCAACCTGCACGTTGGAAATCTGAATGATTGGAGGAAGCTGCACCCGTTCCGCAAACTGCTGAAGGTTATAACCGGCGAGTACGAAGAGTACCGAGAACCTATGGTTCTGCACATTATGAGGATGTGGGTTACCGAGCATGGTATTCTGGATTTCCAGCTGGATAACACATTTGAACCCACCGCAGTGGAAACAACAATACACCGGACTACAGAGCACCTCCTTACAGCCCTGTCCATCCGTCTGGAAGATGTCTGCCCTCACACGGGTATCCTTCTTTCCACGCAACGCCTCGAAGAACCCAAGATCCCAACAGAACCCCCACTGGCAGCCCTGCACGGGGACTACACAAAAGCCACCTACACATTCATACAGTAATGCAACCACATACAAAAGTCTACCAAGCAGACCTGAAAGACTCGGTCTGCGCTCCACCAGAATACGTTTCACGCCTTACGATCATGCTAGGCAGTATGCTTGGGTTGATCCTGATGCTTGTTCTGTGGTTTGGACAGGAGGACAAGATGGCTAACCCGAAACTGATGGCTATCCCGATCCTGTCGGTGATCAGCCTCAACGTACTGGGACGTATACTTACTGTAAGACCTCCCGGCTGGTTGCTTCGCACAGGTATAGCTAATCACGGTGCGAGAGCGGGGAAGGATAGGATCTGGTTCTGTGTTAGATCAGCATTGAAACAAGCGGAAGAAGAATGCAAGGAAGAGGCACCCGGACAAGCTATTGACGAAGAGCGGATGAACGATCTTACCGCTAAATATATTACAACCTACTTAGATAAGCATGTCCTTCAACCTCTGACGATACTGGAGAAATGGGTTAAGAAAAATCTCACCAATATCGCCATCCCATATCCTGTATTCGTACTGGGGGTCGCGGCACTTGCGAATCAAACCGGCGCTCTAGCGCACACTTCTCCAAAGGATGTGGGCAGCATTATGGGAATGGCTCTTGGTCTCTCTACTTATGTTTACCTTAAACAATGGTGGAAGACTTTCTCCATTGGTTTCCTGAATCTGGAGAACAGACATGCTTTGGCTCTGGTATACATGGAGAACAAGGACAGACCAGTATACATGAGCAAGAGATACGCAAAGTATATGGCTGCCAGTTTGAAGCTGATTAAGAAGCATCCACACGTGGCTATTTCCTTGGCTTCATGTTTACCAGACCATGGAAGGTATAAGGATAACAAAGCATTTCTACATAACAAATTCCACTGTTATACAGGAAGAAAAAATCCTGACTACATGGATGAACAGATCATTCAGAAATATAAGGAGGATAATCCTACAGTTGAAAAACTGATCAAAGCTATCACTCAGGAGAATCTTCTGATCTAATTTCATACTTTTTTCATCTCTGTAAGATATTCACCCAGAGTATCTTACAGAGATACATCTTTTTTTTATCTCCTTGTACTCACTTTTTTCCTTGACATGGAAATAAGTTATGGTATAATATCTGTATTCCAAGAGAAAATGCTTACAATGTTTCTGCTCCAGTAAAGAGGTTACAAACAAAATGTAATTAAGTTCAAACAATGTAAGTGTTCTCTATACTGTCTACAAAGGGGACACAATTAAAAATAACCCTTTTAAAAATCGAGCTTTTGAGGGGTGAGGCATCGCCTCGGGGCCCCCAAAAGTCGATTTAGAGTCGACAACGTGTCGCCAGACGAAGTCTGCGACGGATAACGCCCTGCGCATCGCGGCCTAACGCCGCTTCCGCTCTCTCTCGCTCGCTACTCGCGCAGAGGCTAGATGAAAGTGAAGGTGATAAAGTAACAGGACAGAGGATGGCGAAACGAAGACCAAGGACAAAGCGACTGCTAAAACAAAAATAGCCAAAGGGTTTAAGGACAGGTCTGCCTAAAAATAATTTGCTAGTAGAAATCTACGTGGTAGATTTCTACTTTCCGTAAGTAGTTACATAGACTATAATTACCGTACTGATATGTCGGATTTCGTTGTAACTAACCCTTTCGGGAATGGTATTCCAGACCCTTACTTTGGTATTCCGTCTAATGTTGATCCTGAAACTCCGGGAGACTTTGGACAGACTGCATCGGACGGTAATCGTATTTACTATAAGTTTCCGACGGATGGTGGATGGGCTGAACTTGCCAAATCATCAGACATAGTCGGGTTTGAAGATGCCGTGGATGATCTTACGACAGAAGTCTCAGATCTTTCTACTGATGTGTCCGTTCTTACAGACGAACTGTCTTTCGTGTCGTCTTCATTGAGCAGTCATATAGGAGCTGGAGGATCTGCCCATGCTTACGTGGACAGTCTTCAATCGGGCTTCATGACTTCCGCGGAGCATATCAAGCTTTCCAACATTTCTCCGGGTGCTACCGCTAACCTTGACAACGCTTCCCTGCTTGCCCGTTCCAATCACACCGGTACTCAAGATCAGTCGACCGTAGTTAACCTTGTCTCGGACCTTGCTCTGAAGGCACCACTGGCTAACGCGCAGCATACCACTACGACTGGACAGGTTACGACCTTCACCGGCTCTACTGCTAACAACACATATCCTGTGGTGAAGATCAGTAACACTCTTCACGGAGGTTCCGCCGCCATGATCATGGAAGGCGACATCGGGTGGTTCTCCGGTTATCAACCACAGCCCTTTGCAGAAAACAGCACTGCTACAACTTCGACTACTGTACTCAGGATGGTCGAAACACGTTCCAGAACGGCTATTCAATTAGAGGAAGAGCCTGAAGATCCCACAGCTTACTGGGACTCGTTTTGGGTGTACCCTTCTCGTAACATGTTGCCGGAAGATTATTACTTCTGGGGAGAGTGGTACACTAACGGTGACATCGTTAACGGCAAGCTGGCCTATTATAAAAACGGCACCCCTGTTCACGAATTTTTCGGCGGCGTCAGTATGACTTGGTCCAGCGTCAATAGTGCATGGGAACTTCTATATGAAAACCCATTGGGAACCCTCGGGTTCCCTGATCACCGTTTGTGGAGACGTGTCGGTGGAGGTCCTAACGTGGACAGCCCCGGAGGCAACTGGACGTGGATTTCGGGGGGTACGGCTCCCGCCCCCGCTAATTTCACTAATCCTCGCCTATACTTCAACAAGCTCAACAATGGACAAGTGTTGTTCTTGGTTGATCAGCCTGACGTTATCGGTATCAAGGATGTTGCTTCCATTGCCAAAGTTCCCCGTCTTAACTTTGATGGGGAGTGGCCTGTTGCTGGGCTGAAGCCCCGCGAGATCCCGTACGGTGATCTTAGCACGGACGTACCTGCTGCAGGTGAGCTGTTCACTGTGCCTTATTTCAACTACTGTACTGGTATGGGAGATGGGGTCACGGTGGCTGGTGAGCTTCCTTGGCGCGGTCATCAGATCTATACGCTTTCAAGTCACCCTGACTACGTAGATTACCTGAACCTCATCGACGGGATAGTTACGCTGCCGCTGAATGCAGATAAAGTTACGATCAACCAATCGTACTCGCCGGTATCGGCAGGTGGAACCGGTGTTATAGAATTCGATACATACAATTACAACACGGAGGTTGTATTCAATGCGTCCGGTCCGGGTTACTATGGGCAGGTAAACCATTATATGCGGGAGATATTTCCTCACAATGTGGTATACACCGGATTCTACACCGAATCTACAGTGAACGATCCCCGTTCTGTTGTTTTCAAAATAAATGATTCCGTTGCTCTGGGGTCCGCCTCGGCTCTGCTTCTTGCTTGTAACGGTGCTACCCTAATGTATGCTTCTTCGTAATGATTGTCGGTGACAGCTCTAGTTCGCATTATCTTGTAGGCAAGCTGCCCAATGATGGGTACGCTTTGCAGTACACCCAACGCATTGCAGACCCCGGTAGTACTACTGAAGAGGTACAAGAGGACGCTGTTCTCTGGGCGCATGAAGGTGCTTCCTACTATAAGGAAGGCGTTCTCGTACCTAGGGGGTTCGGTAACAACGGTACCTTCGCCAGTCTGGATCCTTCCATTGCCACAGTGGACGCGGAAGGAAATATCACGTATGTATCTGATGGTGCAGCGGAGATTATGGCTTACACAGGACCAAGGACCCAGAAGTTCACGGTCAATGTAGAGCTACTGGATCCTGCGGAAACATATACCTTTTCGAGGTGGGCTGACGGATCCCTCGCAAAGCATATCTTTGACGAAATCGATGGTAGAACCGAAGGGCTAACAGTCAGTCCGACTACGTGGAAGATATTTTCTTCCGCTGCCCATACGGAGGCGTCCTATGTCCGTAATACTGATGTGTGGTGTGCTGATTTTGCAGCCGGTATGTCAGGTATGGCAGTGTGGAACTCCGTGTGGGGTCAAACATCGGCTGCCAATCTCATTACCCCTCGGCATATTGTCGGAGCAGTCCACTACGGCAATCCATTCCCTACAGGCAGCACTGTAAGGTTTGTAAGTGCTGATGATGATGTCTACGATAGAACAGTCTTGGCAACCTACTTCGTTCCGGGAACTGACATTGCCATAGCCGCACTCAACGAGGATTTACCATCTGTCATCAAGCCTCTACTGATTCCGCCTGACAACCTTGGTGACTACCTCAGGAAGACCGAGTGGGGCGTTCATACGTTTGGTAGGAATCAATTTGGAGAGGCAGCTGTTTATACTCTGGAGTATCTAGATGATTCCATTACCAGTGCTACATATGGAACCTTGTCCGGAGACAATCTGTCCCCCTTCTTCCGCTATCCTGTTGCGGGAGATTCTGGAGGTCCCTCTGTAATCCCTGTAAATGGAGAGCTGGTATTGCTGAGTCATTGGTACTACCCTCACAGAGGTCCCTACTACTACAATCGTGACTGGGAAGCTATCATCTCAGCTGTAGACGCAGCCGCAGGTATTGCTACGTACTATCTTCCTGAAGTTGTGGACCTCAGATCGTTCCACAACTACACGGATCCTATTGTCAACGTGCCAGACGTTGTCGCACGATATCGCTATACTGACCTTGACGGTATCGGAGCGTCTGTCATGTCGTGGCCTAACCGTGGAACACTTGCCGGTGCCGGTACATCTGATACTGTAGGTTCTGCACCGACGTTGTATGAAACTGGTGTAAGATTTGATGGAGTTGGCGACCGCCTCCATTTACCAACCTTTGAAGGAGAAGGATATTCAGAGCTGTCCGTATTTGTCTTGGCAAAGAACAACCTTGATCCACCAGTGATCGGAACCGGCGATGGAGGTCTAATTGGTGATGTAGGAAATGGTGCGGAATATGGTGGCCATATGCCATATCTGGACGGGATAATCTATGATGATTTTGCCAGTAATGTAAGGAAGGTTGTTGGCAACCCCTCCACCGTCCTGTCGGACTGGTACATATATGAAGTCTCCAGTAAGAATGGTTATTGGAAAGCTTGGTTGAACAGTACGTTACTTCACGCCACTGGTGACAATACGTTTGCCTTAGGAGAGGATCCTGTTATAGGAGACTCCCGCCCCTCCACATGGTCCGGTACTGTGCGAGAAGTAATCTTCGTCAGCCGCGCATCGGATACTCTGGACGGCGACCGTACAGTCATTCGTAATTACCTTGGATCGCAGATTCCGGTGGACCCTATCGTAGATATTGATTTTAGTCTCAGACTTCAATCGCATTTGGGAGATAGAACGCCTTTCCCGTATAAAATGAGGAAAGACTCAGGTGAGACTCCTGCAGTTGCTGATGGGGATCTTGTACATACTTGGAGCGGTATTGATGGTGTTGGAACGCAGACCGACGCAGGTAAACGCCCATCAGTTGACTACATCAACGGTACTCCGGTGCTAGCAATGACCGGGGGTACAGTTCGTATGGTTACAGACCTCCCAGCCACCAGCATCAACTCATCAGGTTTCTTGGTGGCCACATTCCTTGCCGAAGAAACCGCGCCCTATGGTACATTGCTTGGAGTCAGCAGCGGGGGAGCCGCCCTATGTCGCGATAATACTACTAATATCTATGGCCTTGGGCACATCGGTGTGACCGGTCCGGTTAACGCGCAAGCTGTAACTGCTAATAAATGGAATACGGTAGCCGTGACGTGGAATGGAACTAGCGTTAGGCAGGTCACCATTACCCCCACGTCCAATATCGAAACCACAGGTACACTAAGTTCTCCCTTCTCTGCTTCACTTGGTAATCTGGAACTTGCTGTGCATGGTACGGATATTAGCGGAGGAGCGGGATATTCCATTTCTACGCATAAAGGAACGGGGTACTTCGCAGGTACTGCATACCTATCATTCGCAGATCTGCAGAAAGTAGCGCAGCACTCCCACTCCCTTAGACCGCCTCCATCGTATCAGCTTCGTCTGCAGACTCACAATGGCGACAATGTCCCATTAGGTCTCTATCAAGACGCTGCTATGACCATTCCAGCAATGGAAGATGGAGATCCTATCTACGTGTGGAAAGACGTATTGACCTCATCTGGCCTAGTGTATACAGCTCCGGATTCATCTCAGCGCCCAACACTTAGGTTCCGTTACGGTGTTCCTGTGGTTAATTTCCCCGGAGGTACCAGAAAGATCCTTATCTCCAATACTACGCTCGCTGATAACTCTACAGATTTGACGACCTATGTGGTCTGCAGACCTGACAGCGATTCCGGAGGCTCTGCCTTCAGTAATGGAGGGCTGGGTACTGGCTGGTCTATTGGCTCCGGTGCTGCAGGAAGTTCGTTTGATGTTCCCGGCTCCTACGGTGTCTGTATACATGATGCACTGGAGTGGATGTCCACTACGGTGAATCTAGAGGACGGAGGGGTTATTGCTATGAAGAATGGTAGTAGCCAAGCCTATGTATACGTTAACGACCTGGTTCCCCGCTACTCCAGAGCCGGTACATTCAACACTCCGACTATGGGTAGCTCTGTGGGCGGTTACATAGATGGTACCTCCAGCAGGTTCTTCAAAGGAGATGTTTACGCAGTAGCGGCATCTCTTGATACCATTGACGCACATCTGATGGACTACTTGAATGACCTGAGGGGTTAATCATAAATAAAGTTGACACAAGGCTCATTGCTGGGGTTTAGTTGCTCCAGCAATGAGCCTTATTTCTTTACAGGAGTGCGAAGTCGTAATCATCCACTCTCCTACACGAGTAGACCGCGAGCCAGCTATTGCAGAGGTTCGAAAGATCTTTCCCAAATCACGGATTATGAATGCCATTACCCCAGACTGGGAAATGGACAGGACAGCTCGTGCTATTCGTGGGTGTTCGCTAAGCCACCTCAAGGCAGTTAAAGAAGCCAAAGGAATGGTCCTTGTTTTGGAGGATGATGCTCTACCGCAGAACGTGGAGGAACTTAAGACACTGACTTTTGAAGCTCCTGAAGGCGAAGGTATCTTCTTGCTGGGTGCTGAAGTGCTGTACTCGGTTTCCACGGGTACCGGGTTCTATGAAGTCTTTCTTCCATATCATGGAACTCAAGCGGTGTTGTATGATGCTCCCCTACTTAAGAGTAATGGATGGCTGTTAGCTGCCTACGAGAACGCAGCCACCAAACCCCTCAAAGCTAAAGCAGTATGCTACGAGCAGCTTATTGCTCTCGCGTGCAAAGATGTAGGTACAAGAATCCTGCGCCTACCCAAGATGTACTTCTCAACGGTGGAGGGCTTCTCCGACCGAACCGGCGAGTACATGCCGCCCCGTTCCTTGAACGCTGACGATGTACTGGTCCCAGATAGTAACTTCGAACCTCTACTGAAAGAACTCAGAGGTAAGTCGGTCGTAGTAATCAAACCTCCCGGTAATGTAGGGGATGACCTTATAGTTGAAGGTATGGTTTCCCTGTTCAAACGTAATGGGATTGAACACGGTATCTATGATTCCAAGACATCTACGAACCTCCCTCAAGCTGACATTTATGCATACGGGGGAGGTGGAGGTGTCTCAGGAAGTTGGAACCATGATCATATCCTTGTTGGACTGGCTAAGGCTGTCAAACCGCTAGGCAAGAAGGTGATCGTGTTTCCGCAGACTATCGAAGAGTACCGCCCGCATCTGGATCTGGCGGACATTCTGTTTGTACGGGAGCAGACCTCGTTTGATATGTCCAAACACAAAGACACACGTATTGTCCCGGACTTCGCGTTCTCCATCCCACTTCTGAAGTTCCCTGACCCTCCTAATGAAAAGGGCGTCTTCTTACGTGACGATATAGAATCCTTCTTTCCGTCGCACCCTAAGAATGATCCCCGGCTCGGAATGAAGACTGCTATGGATTACGTCAGGAGTGCAGCTAGGTATAGGGAGGTGGAAACAGACTGTCTGCACTTCGCTATCTCCGCCCTCGTAGCAGGACGTAAGGCGATATTGCTTCCTAACTCCTACCACAAGAATAAATCCATTTACGAAACGTGGAAACACCTGCTTCCTAATTTGAGCTGGAGATCCGAACCCGGTCAGGTATAATCCTGATTGTATGGCAGAGACGTTGCTATTTAATTTGAAGATAGCAGGTCGCAAGATCCCCGTAATCGAAGACCCTTCATTAGAGGACCACGGTAACTACGACTATGAAAGGGACGCAATCATACTGCATCCCAATACAGTCAAAGATACCGCCCTGTTTGAAGGGACTGTAAGGCATGAGTTGCATCATGCCTTATTCGCTTACTCTGGTTTGGCTTACCTGTTTACAGAGGATCAGATCGAGGCCATCATCAGGATGTCTGATGCATTACTATGGAATGCTGTACCTGTAGCCAAGAGAGCTTGTCAGAGATACAATAAAAAGAAGCGACAAGACAAGCCTAAGGATCTATAATACAGGGTGTAGTTATGGCGCTTCAACAAGGTCTACTTTCTTTGGTAACTGGTGAGGTCTCTTATGAGGTCTCCTATCCTTCTGCATTCACGGCTCCTCCACAGCTGATCCATACGGATGTTTACAATGCTGCGGAGGCTGAATCGCAGCTTTGGCTTGAAGCTGTTGTTACCTCTAGATCAGAAACAGGTTTCACTGTGGATCTGATTACCCCTCCTGATACCGATGACTACGTGTTGTCGTGGTTGGCTGGTAGTGAAGACGCCGAGATCGTAACGGAAGGTCCGGACAGGGGTATACCCTTCTCCTCGCTTCCTCCTTTCAAGGGTAATAGCCTCCCTGCTAACTCTCGCCTTCCCATTGTCATTCCTTCTGCTAGGGAGAGCACCTTTACGGTTCGCTGGGACAAGCTGCAGTCCCTGATGGGTAATGCCCATAACCATACTGTAAGCCAGCTGTCCGATGCCACCGCCACTGGTCGCCTGATCATGACCGCAGCATCCGGAGGCTCAGTGCTCACCATCATCGGCGGAGCGCCTTCTTCGCATACGCACACCGCTTCTGAGATCAGTGACTCCACTGCGATTGGCAGAGCCGTGTTGGGTGCTTCTTCGCAACTTAACGCACGTGCAGCAATCGCTGCGGCGGCAGCCTCTCATGTCCATGTTCTCACAGACATCACTGATACGACTTCTCTTGGTCGCAGCATTGCTGGGGCTGCTTCTGCTTCGGTGGTTCGGGATCTGATTGATGCTGCCAACGAAGTCCACACGCACGTCATCAACGACATCACCGACACTTCCGCGCTGGGTAAAACACTGATGGCCGTAGCTTCCGCAGCCGATGCTCGCACAGCCATTGATGCGCTCTCCAGTCAGGGGTCCATGGATCTGGTGGTTGTTAATACCGGTTCCTTCAACCTGATCAACAGCTCTGGTACTAAGAAGTATATCGTCAATTCTGTTTCGAGTGCGGTTAACATCAACCCCGCCAATTATACGAACACGCATAGTAAGATCAGCGTGTTCGTTGGTACTGGCTACACCTTCACAGTCAATGTCACATCGCCTGCGACCCTAGTCTCTGACTCGGGTAACTCGCTGGGCGCATCGGTGATCCTTCCTGCTGGTACTTATGACATTGATCAGTATGACACCACATGGGTCGTCTCCAGCTATAAAGGCTCCTTTGGTAGTACCCTGCTAGCCACGACTTCAGCGTCTGCTGCCAAGTCTGCTCTCGGCATTACCGCTGTTGATATCAGTGACTCCAGTTCAACTGGCAGAGCAGTGCTCACTGGTGCAGACGCTACTGCAATCAGGACCACGCTTGGTGTACCCTCTACAGTACACACCCATACGATCAGTCAAATCTCCAATGCCGGTGTCACTGGTGCGTCCCTACTCGCAACTGTCGATGCAGCCTCAGCTCGCGCCACGATCTCTGCTGCAGCAGCATCGCATACGCATAGCCTCAGTGATATCACTAGTGGTTTCTCCACTCTTGGTCTTAACTTGGCAACTGCAACTACGGCAACAAGTGCACGCAGTTACCTAGACGCGGCTTCCACTTCTCATACTCACGCTATAGCGTCCATCACTGGCGTTGACATCTATTTCTCTGGTACCCTTGCCTCGTTGGCGAATGCAGCAGCATGGCGTACTGCTCTGGATGTACCCTCTACATCGCACACCCACACTATTACTGTAGAGGATATTGTCGACGTGGAGCCGTTCATGGAGGACTTCCTTGTGGCGTTGAACGACAACGATGCTCGGATCTTCCTTGATGCAGCGGACAGAACGCACACTCACGTAATGGCTGACATTACGGACTTGGAGACTCTTCCTTACGATATTGTTGGTCTGGCCTCCTCTGCTTCTCTCGACATCTCCACTTACTCTGGTGGCAATCCGGCAGGCAAGGTATACATCGGTATCTACAACTCTGGCGGACATACTCTGACTATAGACAGCCTTGGTACCATGCAAGTAGGTCAACATTTCATCGTACGTAATAGCTCGACTCAGACGATGACTGTTACAGGCAGTGGCACCTGCAGAGTTAACAATGGAAGTAATGTCAGTATCTCTACGCTGACTTCGGCACGTCTGATCTACATCGGGTTCTCAGGCGGCTTCGACCAATTCGTCTCTTGATTTCGGGTTTCTTTTGATTTATCATTCCTACTAATGAAAGCTTATACAGCCGCTGCTGGTATCGTTACGGGAGGTGACTCCGTTGACATCCCCGTCACTGCCGGGTTCCCTTACATCGTATCCATTGGAGACGAGGGCTTCACTTCTGCGACTGTTGAAGCTGTCATCAACTTTGAAGGTAACGATTACGTCATTCCGGTGACTGATGATCCTTTCACGGCTGCGGGCGGTAAGCTAGTCTGGGCGCCCAGCAAAACGCTTAGAATCACTGCTACGGGCGGTGATGCGTTCTACAGTGTCAGACTGGCGGTACAACCCAATGTCTGGAGTGGAAACATCTCACTTGTCTAAATATCTACACATTGCGGCAGCCTGTTTGATTGCACTCACAGGCTGTACCAGTAATACCCCTCCACCTAGGAATGCACCTGTAGTGGAGTCACCCGTCCCTGCTATCAAGGAGACGAGGAAACACATAGTCAATGCCCAAGGTTCTATTGGTAAAGCTAAAGTCATCGCAGTTAAAGCAGACAAGCAAGGTCTGGAGGCCAACTCCAAAGACACCAAAGAACTAAACGAGCATATTGACAATGCCGCTGTAGAACTTGATGCTGGCAAAGGAGCCACCATCAAATCAGAAGTTCTGGCAGAAGGAGTTGTCAAAGAAATCAAAGCAACGCTGGATGCTTGGCAGCGAGAACATGACGCCAAGCTAAAGGAGAAAGAGAAGAACGCCAAAGGAGAAACCAAGTTAGCCAACTCCCGCAAATGGAATTGGATTTACTTCTCCATTATTCTCGTTATCGTTCTCTACTGTATCTTTAGGATCTACAAAAAGGTCAGAAGTGTACAAACCCTCGGACTAATTAAGTAATGTTTAAGAATCTGTCATCTAATGTCAAACACGCGCTCGCAGCTGTAACTGCGGGTACTGTCGTGTTCCTTGGTCTACCTAAGCTGTTCAAGCTGATTGACCCCTCGTCGGCTATCCTCGACCTGTCGGTGCTGAGTGTCATCTCTACTGGTACGGTTATCCTCACCCTTGCAGCTCTGACTGTCTGGCTGTTCATTCAGATCACCTTCCGCCGTACACTGGATGCTCTGACGGATCAGGAGGATTTTGCTGAAAGGTTCAAGGCTCTGCCTGACGAACTGAAGTTCAAGCTTCTGTTTGCAACTGTGTGGGTCTTGCTGGTCACCGCTGTGATAGCATTCAAACCCATCCTGTTCGTCATCAATGGTAACTAAGCTACTTACATGGCTGGGTGTCGGAGCTGTAGCAGCTTCGACCATCCCTCTGAAGGAAGAAGGTAAGACAGAGCCAAAGCGTATCACTGCTGCGGTTCAGACTACCTCTGCCAATGAACAACGCTGGTATCGAGCCAAGGTTCGTCCTGAGCGCGTCAATGAGGCTACCAATGCGGCTAACAGCATCCTTAAGCATAAGTCTCGCTATGAGCAGGTGCAGGAGTCTACAGGCGTACCGTGGTTCCTTGTAGGCGTACTACATTACCGGGAAGCTTCTCTGTCTTTCTCCAAGCATCTCCATGAAGGCTCACCCCTTACAGGTAGAACCAAGTGGATCCCCAAAGGACGCCCATTGAAAGGTAATCCTCCTTTCACTTGGTATGAGTCTGCTGTAGATGCTATGGCCTACGACAAGTTCATTGGCGTTAACCCTTGGACACTGGGAGTGTTGCTGGAGAAAAACGAACGTTACAATGGTCTTGGTTATCGTAACAAGGGTCTGGCAAGTCCTTACCTGTTCGGCGCTACTACGGAGCAACAAAAGGGCAAGTACGTCGCAGACGGTAAGTTTGATCGGAATGTCATGGATAAGCAGCTGGGAACGGTTGCTATCATGAAAGTTCTGGAGAACAAAGGTCACGTCAAGATTACCAAAGATCGAAGGATCTCTCTGTAAGGTAGTTGCAACAGAGTGCGCTTTTGCGCTATATAAACTTGGAGAGGACAGCATTTTTATGGTTGACCTCTCCTTTGTTTTGTTTATGTTTCGGTCCTCATGAGCACCGACAACACCACCAACACCTGCTGCGGTAACTGTAATTGTGAACCAACCGCGTCCATTGCAGCTGACACTGACTTCTCCTTCCTTCAGGAGTATCAGGAAGCAGTGGAAACCGCACTTAACGATCTACAGGAATCAAAGGTAGAACAGGCATTTCCTGCAACCAATATCGAAGAGAACCTTGGTGAAACCGAGATCCTTCGTCCGCTGATTGCAATCTATGACGACAGTATTGGCCTTGCGCTGGAGCGTCTTGCATCCGCTGTGGTGCGACGAATCAGAGAGGTCAAGGAAGAGCACTTTGGTGATATCGAGGTGGATACGCAAGTAGCCCCTCTGTTTGCTGAACTGCAGTTCCTAGGCGAAGTTCCAACCTCCCCTGTTACGGAACCCCCAAAGGTACTTGGCTTCGACGTCAAGTAATAGCAAAGTTATAAACAACCCAACCCCGTCTCTGCAAAGAGTCGGGGTTTTTCTTTTTATACCCCATGCATAAAAAACTGTCTCCACTTGGTCACACACAATCCCGTACCCTGAGAAAAGTAGCCGAGCTGGCTTGTCACGCTCTGGGACCGGGATACACCAAACCTCTTCCCATGACCCCGGAAGAACTGGCATTGGCACGACGTGCTATCTTCAGACTCCAATTCGGCAGACCGCATCCTGATTCACTTCCAAAGAGCATGTTCACGGAGAGAACCAACAGCAAACCCAAGCCTCCCCGTGTGATGTACAAGCCTATCAGGACGACTCTCGATTCGATGTTGTTTGAGCTGCACGGTTTGTTTCTTGAAAGCCAGCAGCTCGACACGTTCCTCGAAAAGAGAACCCCGTCCAGAACCAGCCTATCCCTCGACCCCACCTATTGACCTCATCACATGAAAATATCTGACGCCAACGTTCTGGTAACGGAACCCATGGGGCATCTCAGCAAGGAGGCATCTTCAGAGATCATCAAGTCTTTGTTGCTGCACCCCAACCAGCTGGTTCCTGCCCCAGAATTCAACGGTGCTTACAAGCTACGGACTCTGGTACCTATGGGAGTCAGTCGCCCTCCAGCGAATAACCCCGAGCGCGGCCCAATTGAGTATTTTGCAGAAGGAGAGAAAGTGACGAATTTCGAACAACCCTTTGGTCTGTTTCTATTCGTACATCATCCGGATCTTCCTGCAGATGTCCGTGATAATGTTACCCTCATAGCCAAAGTGTCCAAAGTAGCATGATCGTTGCCGCATTCAAAGTTGAACCTAGCTCGTTTGGATTGAAATCTTCGTTCCCAGTCGGTGTTCCGGTAGGGTACTCAGGTTTCCATCTCTCGCCCAATGGTTTCGAGATGTTACAGGCCAGTAATGAACTTGGCACTCCTCTGACGCTTGTGAAGTCACAGATCGAAGGAGAGGTGCTGGAGTCAATGGATCTGTTTACTCTGTTCAAGGATTGTGCGTACGTCACACCGTACGCCATTAATTTCCTGTTGGCCCCCTCTTGGACGTTTGTGAAGATGACGGAAATCGCCAAGAACCTTAGAGCAAACGCTGGTGAGTTTCTGGCAGCTGACAAGTTGAAGCTGTCCATGGAACGTTACTTAGCGGAAGCTTTCAAGATTTGTGTAGGCGAAGGACGTACCAACAAACAGTACGACGGACTGCGACTTGCGTTCAGGTATACGTACACTCGTATGCTGGGGCGCCTGCTGACAACAGGTAAAGTCGAGTTCAACCATGAGGTACTCTTCGATCTGGATGAACTGAAAACCATTGAAGCCCTGTGTAACAACAGTGCATCGATGGATACGGTAATCAGGATGAATAACGACATGGTGTCGTGGGCACAGACAGTCCATCCGACATCGAAACAAAAGTTCAACAAACAACTACTGTCTTCGCAAATCATCAAAGCGTATGCCTCCCAAAGCCCCGACTAAACCGAAAGTTATCATGGGTGTCCGTATGACACTCGGACAACAAAGGGTACCTCGTGACGTTGCAGGGAAATACCACTTCTTCTTACCAGAAGGCGCCCCAAAGGGATCAACACTCCTGCTGGGGCGCCTTACTTTTGAGGAGATCGTCAAACGTTTCAACTTCACCTCGGCTGAGGAAATGGCAGCCAAGAGTGGAAGTTGGAACGTCAGGGTACTCTCCCGGCATGTTAAGGAGTCCTTCCCTCCTGAAAGTCCGATGTCCTTCGCTCACGTGGTGTCCTCCGTAGAGGAATGCTTCGCGACGGAAACGGATGTCTATCTACATGTGGGTCCCAAACATTGGGCTTCGTTCATCACGGAGCGCAAGATTGACGAACTGCATGTTACCTTCCTGTTGGACAGCGAACCTGTTGGTTCCAATCCATCTTTCTACGACGAACGTTTCCCTAACTTCGAACACAGGTTCAGAAACATTCGTACTGTCTCCCAAGACAAGTCCATCATCCAGTGCATCTACTCCCGTTAATTACATGATTTCCACTATTCTGCTATCTCTGTTAGGTCTACTCGTCCTGTCCGCTATGTATGTCCGTTGGTTCGTACCATCGATGATTATGTACGATTCTTATCCGACCGACGAGGCGGATAAGACGCCAGCTGACTACTACTTCCGTGATCTCATCAGTGTCACCAAGCCCCACCTGCGTACGCATATCTTTTCACACAACCGACTCGATACCGAGGCGTTCAAAGCATGGAAGGAGGAAGTCAACAAAGACAATAAAGGGTTCCTCGTTCGTCAGGACAGAAGTGAGATGTTCGAAGGAATCAAGCACACCGGACACCATGTGTACGATCTTGCCACGGACCATTTCCATTTGTGCAAGCTGAAAGGCAATCACCGTGTCGTGGTTCGCTACAGGATCGTACCGGGTATGATTGGTCTACCTCACAGAGAGCTGCAAATATGGTTCCCCTTCAAAACCAGAAAACAGATGGCGGAGATCCACCGCACTGTTACCTTGGCGGAACCAAAGAAACACGAAATCAGCAAAACGCAGACGGTACCGGATATTGAGATTCGCCGCATCTTCAATAGCAGCAAAGGCGTTACCTCTTCTTACGAGTTCAAACCGGGTCGTCCTCTGTCGTCGATTGTCCTCATGGGCGGACAGCTTGAGGAGATCATGGAGTCGCTCCGTAAGTTCTCACAGTCTGAAGATGCCTACAAGAAGCTGGGCGTACCATTCAAGTACGTCCTGCTTCTTGACGGCGAACCCGGCACAGGCAAGACCTCTCTTGCAAAGGCGATCGCCACCGAGTTCCGCAAACGTCTGGTTCAGCTGGACCTGTCTGGTGCCAAGGCAACCGATTTCGGAGACTATCTGTCGCTGATCCCAACTCGTGGTGGGTCCGTTGTACTGATCGAGGATTTCGACGTCCAAGGTGCTTCTACTGATCGCAGCGGCAATCCCAATAATGACGCCATCCAGTTGTCACAGCTACTGAACTTTTTCGATGGAGCGACAACTCCAGAAAAGTGTGTCTTCATTTTAACTAGCAACCATCCCGAGAAGTTCGATAAGGCCCTGCTTAGACCGGGTCGTGTTGATCACAGGGTTACCCTGACGGGCGTACCATGGGAGCAAGGAAAGCAGGTGTTCAACAACTTCCTCGATTCCGCTGAGTGGACAGATGACCGTTCTGGTCTGTACGAAGCGAGATTCCCTGACAAGAACAAGCTCTGCAACCAGTCACACATCCAAGCCCTTGCACAGGAGACCATCTTTGGTCGCGTGGTCATGGAAGCGCCTATTGCCACTCCAGTCAAAGAAAAGAAAGAAGATCCTCTTGGCTTGGGATTTGCAGTGATCAATTTTGAACCCAAAACCGGCAGTGAAAAACTGAAGCAAGCACTCGACGATCTTAGAGAGAATACTAAGAAAGCCTCTGCCCGCTATTTCGCTGACCATATCGTCAAATCGGCATCTACGTTCACTTCTCCTAGTAAGAGAAAGTAACGCCACCTCCTAGAGGCCCCAGCCCCGACAAGGTCACGTACCCTGTCGGGGCTTTCTCCTTACTTTTACATACAACAACCCTCATGTCTGAAAATAACAAGACTGTTCTAGTTTCGAAAGACTTGTTCCATGCCTTGATCAAAGACGTCGTCGATGCCGGGGCTATGAGCGAGGACACCCTCATGGCCTGTGTACGGTATATGACGTACGAACAAATCAAGGAAGCCTCTGATGGGGAACCTTGGAAGTTCATCGCAGGCGAGAAGAAGCACATCTGGAAATACCTGCAAGACTTCATCGCAGGCGGTGTAGGTGAAGAGGGTATCGGGCACTTGGACGCCCAGTTGGACGAAGAGATGGTGGAGTTCGTTGTCGCCAATGACCCACGTACTTTCTTCGAATACCTCACCAACAAGGTAGATGCAGACAAACTCAAAAGGCTTATCAAATTGCACCCATCGGATGCGCTGCTGGCCAACCACGAACTTCTTACTGAGGAGCAACTGATGGAGATTATTACCAATGGTAATGGTAGTGACTTCAAGGCTGTCTTCACGCATGCAGGTAAAGACAGGGTTACGGAGTCCATGTACAGAAAGGCTCTGGAGATCACTCCCGACCTGCTGCGCAATGACTGGATATCTTACGCCGTCCCAGCTCAGTTGCTGATCGAAACCATCGAGAGCTACGTTCCAACTGGACCCACGGATAAGGCCGCCTATTGGTACAACATCCCTTCTCAGGTCAGAAGAACAATCAAAGATGATCGCCCTGAGCTTCTGGAGAAGATCTATGGCGCTCCGCATTTGGGAGTCAGGCATACAACCACCGTAACATGGAACCAGCCGCCTTCTTCCAAGAAAGCATGGATCTGTGCCGCCATCGGAACAGCTATCGGTATCATCGGTGTAGTATTTGGTGTCTTATGGAAATAAAGGTCAATATACCTACACTGGAAGATTGGACCCTCGTTGTGTTCACAGCGTACCGCAAAGATGGCAACAATCATGCTTCCCTTAGAGGCAGCATCTTCGGCTCTGCTCAGTCCAAAGATGGGCAGGCTATCATGACAGCTCGCATTGCTTTCAAAGACGGTAATATCGTCACCACTTTGACAGGCAAGGAATTCACTCTGGGTAAATGCGCAGGCACCCCGGATCAAGAAGCTGCCTTCAACGAACTCATCAACACACTCCCACCCAGACCTACACGAAATGTTTCAACAGTTTGATTTCAGAGAAAACGATCCATACACATGGTACCTCGATGCACGCACGAGGATCGACAGTCAACCGAACGAGCTGCAACACAAGCTTGGTTTGGAATTCATCACCTATCCTACAGGAGAAGCAGGTCTCCGTATCTTGAAGCCAAACGGTGCCATCGTAAAGAACCTCATTGTTCTTTTCCAAGACAATGCGGCCTCGCGGTTGTACGAGCTGGCCCTTCTCAGAGATGCCATCCGCTGGACCTGCGAACCGGAACAATACCTCACACTGCGTCTGCCGTACGTGCCCTGCACCCGCTCGGACAGACAGATGACGCCGGGAGAAGGTTGCGGCATTCTGACATATTCCAAAATACTGAACTCCCTCAATTTCGATAGAGTGGAGGTTCTTGATCTGCACAGCAATGTGTCGAAACTCCTCATCAATGGAGTGCAGGAATACACACAGGAGAACGTACTGTCCATGGCTTCGCTTCCTCCCTATGGAGGGCTGGCATATCACAAGTATGTCTGGGTTGCGCCTGATGCAGGAGCTGCCAAGAAGATCTTCACGCTGGCCAGAAATCTGGAATTCAAAGGTCCTATTGTTACGGCGTACAAGGATCGCGACCCGTCTACTGGTGTGATCGACCACAGCAAGACCAAGCTCGACACGGCATCCCTGCAAGCTTCCGTGTCTTCGGTGCTGAGTGATGGTAAGTTCCTTATCATCGACGACATCTGCTCTAAGGGAGGAACCTTCAAAGGTATCGCAGCTGCCCTGAAAGTCATCGGCGCTCGGGAGATCGTCCTCGTCACTTCCCACAACGAAGGAACGATGAATCAGGCTGAAATGTTGGCAGCTGGTATTGACAGGTGTATTTCCACTGATAGCATGGCAGCTCCTTACTTCCTGCAAGAAGGAAACCTGTCATACCCCTATCTTACTCGTATACCAGTGTACGGGTACTATAAGTGAAAACAGCACCCCTTATGAAACTTCAGATCTTCAGCGACCTGCACCGTGAATTCGGTGAAGGACCTACTACTCCCATACATTCGGAATACGCAGATGTGTTCATTGCAGCAGGTGATATCGACAAAGGCACCCTTGGCTTCAAATGGCTGCGGGAGTTTGCGGAAGGTATCCCTGTTATATATGTCTGCGGTAACCACGAGTACTATGGAGAGAAGTTCCCTAATCTCGTTGCAGAGCTTAAGAATCAGAATCCCAAGAGTAACATACACTTCTTGGAAGACAGTTTTGTGGAGATTGACGGTTGGTATTTCTACGGCTGCACGCTGTGGGCTGACTTCAATCTCCACAATGACTGGTGGGCGGACATGGGTATCGCAGCATATCAGATGAATGACTACGTAAAGATCACTTATAACAGAGGAGATAAATACCGTAAGCTTTCAGCTGCTGATACGCGCTCCACCCACATAAGGAGTCGGTTCTTGCTGGAGCAGTTCTTGGAAGAGCACGACCCAAAGAGAACCATCGTCGTTACGCATCATGCTCCATCCATTTTCTCAGTACCTCCTGCGGAAATGGAAGACCCCCTTCGTGCGGCGTATGCCTCCGACCTATCAGCTATTACTGCAAAATATGCTATCCCCTTGTGGATACATGGGCATATTCATGCAAGCAATGATTACAAAATAAACAATACCCGTGTGATCTCAAACCCACACGGTTATGTTCCTGACCATCTCAACCCAGAGTTCAATCGTGAACTTCTGGTTGACCTGACCCAATACATCCCCAAAGAAGAAACCAAATGTCCGATAATATCGACCGAGCAGAAACCACAGTAGAAGTTGTTGGAGTGCCAACCCAGACCCGCGACTCGGTAGCAGTCGACCAAGCACGCGTTGAAGCTGCCCTTCAGCTCGTCAAACTGAAATCTGAAGAAGAAATAGATAATAGAAATAACGCTTTGCTCAAGCGTTATGACGAGATTGCCGAAGCACTCAAGATCGCTTACACCGACGGCTTCCTCAAGCATCCATTGTTGGACCCGAAACATATCGTGGCAAGTCACGACGGACTGAAGAACCTCGTGTTCTGGGCAATGCAGGTTCTGGTCTTCAAATCTGACGACAAAGTCACACCTGAGCAGAAGAAAGCTGAAGCTGACAAGTTCATCGACAGTATGAACCTGTCTTTCCGTTTTCCGAAGGTCACCGAGACCTCACATCCTCTGGATGATCTGATAACAGGACGCACCAGTGGCGGTGTGTCCAATCTGACACACAATTACCTTTCGGGTAACACTTACGTTGCCCGACCATCCGTGTGGGAACAGATCCTCAAAGAGGGAGTGTTGAAGGTAACCATCGGTACAAATATCGCACTGGCACACCGTGTCAGCAAAGAGTATAGGGATTCTCCAGGATTTTATCGCGACGATGAATACAACTATACCTCGGTTGATCTGGAGTTCTCTCTGGATGGTGCCTTAGGTGAAACCGTCCTTCGCGTTCTGGAACTGTCCATCGAGCTGGAAAAGGTTGCAATGGAACAACGTGAGCTTCGCAATATGCAGAAGAACGTCCATAAGAATACCCGCTCTCTGGAGATTGGTATCCTCAGCAGTCAGCTTCAGACCAATGGTGCGATTGACGTACTGGAGGCCGTCGAAAAGGCAACCGCAGCCATGTTCTCGACACCATCTACAGTGGCTATTGAAGCACCTGCACCGGTATAATTTTTACAGCAAATATGGCAGGCTGAGAACCTGCTCCATTCCCATCGTAACCAACATATGACAAACATCGCCAAAGAGATCGCAGCCGACAAACCGAAGGCTCGCCGTACTCCAAACAACAAGGTCTACCGCCCGTGGCAAGACCCCATGACCGGATGTGATGCCTACAAAGGTGACCACCTTCCACAGCACCCTGACAACACGCAGTTGATCATGGCCAACCTGACTGCTCGCGCAACCCGCCATCCCGGTCTTACCGAGGTGGTTGCTTTCGGTAGCCAGTATTGGGTCCAGTACCAGCTACTCGGTGTCTGGGATGAAGCCTTCTTCTCGTGCGACAAGGAGATCGCCGTACTGTTGTACCGCAAGAACATCGACGCCTTCTATGGTCCCGGTGTTGTCGGAGACAACCACGTACGTGAACTGCACGATCTCGGCTATCTGCCTCTGGCTATCTGGGCGCTTCCCGAAGGTACACTCACTCCGCTTCGTGTTCCGATGATGGTGATCTACAACACCGACAGCCGCTTCTTCTGGCTTGTCAACCATCAGGAGACCTCGTTGTCGCAGAACATGTGGCCCTGTGTCACGGCTGCAACCACGGCGCATCTGTATCGTACACTGATGGATCGCTTCTGCGAGGACACCGGCGGCGACATGGGTTTTGTTCCATTCCAAGGTCACGACTTCTCGATGCGAGGTATGCAGGGTCTGGAAGCCTCGTGTCTTACCGGCATGTCGCACCTTACCAGCTTCTGCGGTACGGACACCATGCCTGCGGTCCCATTCACTCGGAACTACTACCCGACTGAAAGCCTTATTGGTACCTCGGTGCGGGCCACGGAACACTCGGTTACCCAAGCTGGTATCGCTGTCTACGGCGGCGGTACTGACAAGTGGGAAGGTGAGATGCGCTTCATGGAGAACCTCTTCTCGAAGAAGTACCCTACCGGTATCGTGTCGGCTGTCTCGGACACCAACAACTACTGGAAGGTGATGACGGAAGGTCTCAAGCGTCTCAAGCCCATCATCCTCGACCGGAAGCCCAATCAAAACGGACAGCCTGCCAAGGTGGTGTTCCGCCCTGACAGTGGAGATCCAATCAAGATCGTCTGCGGCGAAGCCTATCCTCTCAAGGCGATCTATGACGTTGAGGAAATCGCCGTCGGTACTCGCATCGAAGACGAAATCCTCAAACTCGCTCTGGAGAAGATCCGTGTTCTCGGCTACTTCCATGTCCGGCACAAGGGGCAGCCTTACGAGATCAAGGCCAACTCGCAGCACGACTACTACGAGCTGGTTCCTGTCGTCGACACCCCGGTCCTTCGCGGATCGCTGGAGTGTCTCTGGGATGAGTTCGGCGGAAAGGTCAATGCGAAGGGCTACCGGGAGATCAATCCATTCGTTGGTCTGATCTACGGTGACTCGATCACGCTTCAGCGTTGCCAGTCGATCCTTGAGCAGATGAAGGCTCTCGGCTTCTGCTCGACGAATATCGTCTTCGGTATCGGAAGCTACAGCTATCAGTTCGTCACCCGTGACACACACGCCATGGCTGTCAAAGCGACGTTCGGTATCTTTGGTGACAAGCCCATCGCTCTGTCGAAGAACCCTGCTACCGATGACGGTACCAAGAAGTCGGCTGAAGGTATCCCCGCTGTGTTCTTCTCGAAGGACGGCGTCCCCTACCTCAAGGACAAGGCCACGATGCAAGAATTGGAGAACTGCGCTTACCAGCTCATCTTCAAGGACAGCAAGCAATACAATACGTGTACGCTCGACGATGTCCGCAAGCGGCTCGAAGAACAACGCGTTGCCCGTCGTGGTCAACCGTACACTGACTATGTCAAGGCATCGCTCGACGCTCGGAACCAGCATCCTACCCTGCAGGGTCTCTGGCCGCTGGAACCTGTCGACGGACAGTACAACGCCAACTAACTTCCCACCTACACACACGCCACCGGGAAATAAACAGGGTACCCTCGAAAGGGGGTACCCTCATTCTTTTACAATATGGGACTAGATCTGTTAAACATACTTGGCCTCACTCAAGAGGAACTCACTCAACGAGCCATCGACCAGTTGATCGAGTCATTCAATAAAGACGGAGTAATGACTGGGCTGGAGAACCATGTCAAAAACGTCATCAAGCCTGAAATGCAACAGCAGGCTCAGACTCTCGTTGGGGACTATCTACGAGAGAATATCGAGCAAACCGCCCTCATGGAGTTCACTCCAGTCGATCAATGGGGTCAAGCCACAGGCAAGAAGACCACCATTCGGGATATGCTTTACGCACAGTCCAAAGAATACTGGGACGCAAAAGTGGACAGCGGCGGCAAACCCACCACATACGGTAACCAGACCCGCGCACAGTACCTCATGCGAAGCGTCATGCTGGAAGTCTTCACGCAAGCCATGAAGGACAGCATGGTCGAGGTAGTTAGTGGGTTCAAGGAAGCTCTGCGCGGTGATGTGTGGGCAAAGGTTTCAAAGGAACTCGACAATATGATCAAGCTTCCTCCACTACCAAGACGCAACTAACAGTGAGCGACTACAATAAACCTACGAGGGTTTTCATAGGCAGGTTCTGCTACGTACTATGCATGATCAGCTTCTCTATATCCAGTGTTGCTGCCATCAACGGTAAACCCGAAACCAACTGGCTCTTGCTGGCTATTAACGCTATTGCGATTACAGCAGTAGGCTGCGCCCGTTGTCCGGACCGCACATTCGGTAATGCTGGTAGATTCTTTTGGATGAGACAGTCCATCTGGATAGCAGCACTTCTGTTTATACTGATCCAGCTTGCTCTGCGACACCTCGCAACAATCAAGAACATCGTGCTATATATTCTTGGGTAGCACATCTGTGCTTCCATAACGGAAGACAACAACCGGTGCAGGGAGGCTTTTGGGACATGTCCTCCCTGCACTCATTCTTTTTAACCCCTACACATTCATCATGAAAAGCAACATCCTTACAGCCGAGAAAGAGTTCGACGGCGCCCCACTCAAGGCACCTAAAGCTCGTCCCGGTTCTGATCCCGAAGACGACGAAACACCGAGCAGACTTCCCACCAAGCCTCGGAACCGTGATTTCACACCACGGCAATATCTGAACAGTGCCGGGCATCGTATGCTCAATTCGATGGTCGGCAAATCATGGACAACAGTCAGTTCATGGATTCACAGTCATTGCAGCAAGAAAGAGGTGGAGCAGCTCTTTCGGCATGTATACACAACATCTGCCTACGCAGACGACACTCATAAGAGCGTATTGGTAATCGACGGAGGAGGACAACCCCGCACTGTCGAAAGTCTTTACGACGGAGCCTTGTACGTCGATCCAGAAGGTATCCTCCGATGCTACAAACGGCATCACGCGCCTTATAGTTTCAAGGCCAACTATTATGAGAAGGACGGTCACATTTGGTTCCGCGAGAAGGGGCACGTCTTCAAGGCGCCACTTGACGAAGTCAACGTATCGCTTGGCTTCACTCCTCATAATGTCGGGCGCTACACAGCCGTCAGGACTGCAGGTGCTGTTTTCCTGTATCGCACGCTCCCTAGTCCGTCTGGTACGAAGGCGGTGATTTGCCACATCGACACGAGGCACATTCGCTCTGCAAGCAAGAAGGAAATCTCTGAACACAAGGACAGTATCCCCAAAGATAGTCTGAAACGTGTGAACCTTTTTGCAAACAGGTTCAACTAAGAGATGTGATGTCTAGATGAGGATTATGCAGTTCCGAATGGCAGTTTGCGCATAGTAGCTGGCATTTCGCAACTTCCCTAACACACCATTCCCAAGAATGGTTGCTAAGGCTGCGCATGTCGACTTGTCCTAGCTTAGCGGTTGGATCTATGTGATGGAACTGTAGCGCAGATAAATTCTTACGGTAACCGCAGTGCTCGCAACATCCACCTTTCTGTTTTACTAAAGTGGTTTTTCGTTCCAGTCCTCTAGCCTGCTGCGCAGGATAAGAACTGTTATGACGTACCTTGCATTTTTTAGAGCAGAACTTTTTGTAAGTTTCAGGTACGTAAGTACCACATACTAAGCATTTCTTCATGTAAACATTCTACGTTATGAAGTTGTTCATAGCTAGAAAAATGGGCTTGTAACTCAGCGGTAGAGTAAAGGACTCATAATCCTTGAGTCGCTGGTTCGAATCCAGCCGGGCCTACCACTTTTCTCAACTGCAGCGCCATTTGGTTTCTAGCATGTTCGGTTGGCGCTGACATAGTCTGGATGGTTAATAGCTGCAGTTGAGGATTCCTTTTCCAAGCTCCCGGTTGCTGACTTCGTGTACCCTGAGTGGGGTCGTGAAGAATGGGGGAACTACGTGATGAAACATGCCAGCAACTGGGAGACCCCTCTCCGTAATCCCGTAAGGGAGACAAGGAACGCACACAAAAGAGCCTGTAGAATACGCCTATGTAAAACCAAGACAACTAAACGGACGGTGAAACTCCGTGAGGCGCCCCGGCGTCCATAGATAATATTTGTAGCCAACTCCGGATATAATAGAAGGGATAAAACTCATCTAACAATGAAGTAACTTAACCAACGCACACTGATTTTTCTTTTTGTATTTTATTCATGATTTGTGAGCATACCCGGTGTTAGACAGGCACCGGGTATGCAGTCTCTTTTTTACCTGCAGGTAAATAACCCCCACCCTGCGTTATATATTCTTGAGGAGTTACATCCTTATTCATTAACCAACATATCCATGCCTGAACCCAAAGTAATCTGGACGAAAGAACAGCTCGATGTCTTTCGTGAACAAACGCAAGAAGCCCAAGCACTCTTCAGAACCAAATCTGACAGAGGATCCAGCACCTATACCCACGCGGTCTATGGAGGTTCTGCTTATTTCAGGACCTACGACCTGCTTGTAGAGTTTCGCCCATGGCTCGTAGAAGGATGTCTGGAAGAACCCGGAGGTTCTCCTTGGATCATCCGCCATGTGGATGATTTCGGCGTTACTCATAATCGTGAGTACAGGTTCGCTACATGGGACGAAGCTTTCCAGTGCTTCCGTATCATGGCAACCCGTCTGGCTTACGTGACTGTTGCGCAGATCTCCCGACATCATGCCACCAAGCTCTTGGAGGAGTTTACCAAGGCAGGCTATCCAACTATGCAGGATGGGCAAGGTAAGACACTGATCAGGGAGTTCAATAACCCCAACCAGTACATCACCAACTTTGAGTTACCCTATGGCAATGAAACCGGCAAGGAAGTACACATTGACGTCGGCAAACTCGGTCACGCGGTAAACGGATGGAAAGAGAAGTACAAAGACTATCTTGAAGCCCACGAATACCGCCAAGAAGAATCTCCCCAAAACCAATAACCAACACGTACAGAAACCAAACCACCATGAAAGACAAAGCAGCCAAAACACCGGCACCAGCTCCCGGAACACCTGACAAAGCGGAGCGTACTCTGCTGAAGATGCTGAAACTCAACACCAGAGTGTTTGACAAAGTTACCGGACAGCACGGGCATTTGGACTTCATGATCTTCGCACTAGGCGGGAACGTGGAGTACCACTTCCAACCACGCGAAATCGACAAGGAAACCCTTCATCCGGTCAAAGGATTCTGGGTGGTTCCTGAGCGTCTCGACGGAGCTGAATTTGTTGACCTGCCGGAAGGTAGCGTCGATCCACGTGACTTCCTCGGTAATGTTGTGACCGATGTTCACAGCGGTATCAAGGGCGTTGCCATCCGCACTGCCTTCTTGATGTCGGGGTGTCAGCACGTTTGTTTCCAGCCCGAAGGACGCATTCCGAAGACAGGACAGGTGCCTGATCGCATGGAGATTAACATCCTCCAAGTCGCTGGTGACGGCATTCCTGTGTGGAATCCAGAACTAGTGGAGGAGATCAAGAAGAAGTCTCCGGGAGGATTCAATACTCCTTATCACGAGCGCAACTAACCTCAGCCGCTTTATCTATGACTGAAGTATTGTATACTCTCATCATCAAGCGCCCCGGACCACTGGGTCCTATCGTAGTGACTCCTGCGCTTACCAAGGCAGGCATCGCTATTGTACAGTCAGCCATCGAAGAGGCTTTGTCCGCAAGCTCAAAGCGTATCTTGGTGGAAGTGGAAAGCCAGTCTGGTGCCACCATCCATATCCCGCACACGGTTCTGAAGGAAACCATCATTATCGTGGAACAGGTCAAAACGGATCCGGATGACCACTACAACGGTGAACGGGTCTTGGTTACCAAACAGGAGCCTAGCCAAGATGGATTTATGTCTGTTGGATCTGATTCCATCTCGGAGTCCGAACTGACGTTCATTCCGCGTTTCCAAGCCGAACTGGACCCGATGTACAGGCAGCTCATCAACTACGCGGTGGTGCGCTTCCAAGATCGGGTGCTCGTTTACCAGCGTTCCAAGAAGAGCGGCGAAGGCAGGCTCGTCGGAAAGTATGCTGTCGGCGTCGGAGGGCACATCAATGACACTGATTTCGGTATCGGTGTTCAGCAGTTCGGCGCACACAACATGCCCGACAACTGGAAGATGATTGCGCTTCTGCGTGAGCTGAAAGAAGAGCTTGGTATCCTGCCCAAGGACATCGATCTCATCGAGTACGAAGGGTTGTTGTGCGATTCGGAGTCCTCCGTGTCCAAAGTCCATCTCGGACTGGTGTTCACGGTCAATCTGAAGAACATCGACAACCTTGAGTTCGAAAACAGCATGCACGATCCCAAGTTCATTCCAGTGTCACAGCTGCAGGAACTTGCAACCGGTGCCGGTAATGAATTCGAGAAATGGTCGAGCATCTTGGCCCTTTCGGATGAGTTCACCAACCTGCTGACCGCAGACAATATGTAACGTATCAACAGAGGGGCTGTTTCGGCAGCCCCTCATTCACACCATGAAAAGAAGATCATTCCTATCGGGGGTCCTTGGCGTTGCCATCGCGACCCTGCTCGCTGTACCACAAGTGGCGACAGCGGAAGCACCTGCGACATGTATTCGTGGGTTCAAGGAGTTCTTGCTTGCAGCTGCTGCAGGTATGGACGCACCTTTCTATCGTGAGAGCTGTGAGGCTCAATACCAACTCAAGCATGCTATCAACGAAGGTCTGGATGTTCTGCTGTACATCAAGCGGTGGAGACAGGGCCATGACGGATGCCGGACTTGCGGGTACACTGTCACTATGCGTTACTACGACCCCTACGCATGTCGTCAGTTTTCTTGGCAACAGGATTACGAGGATATCCCTCATCTCAAAAGTACGGTAGCGTGGGAAGACTTTTATTCCAATGTGGGAGACAAGGAGAGTTTCTACATTAGCTGCTGTGCGGAATCAGACTTCACGGTGGCTTATGGTTATGTGGAGAATGATCCTAGCGGTAAGCTGGTCAGTGCAAACTGTGTTGGTCATATGATATACCTGCCTTCTGCTGACGTTGTCGCAAGACGCGAGGCATATTTTAAGAAGGTCAAGGGCGTGGAAGGCTCCTACAAAGTGTCCCACAACTTACCCTACGACGCAATCGTCTGACATCCACCAGATAGCATCGGGACAACTCGGTGCTCTCTTTATACTTGTAAACACAGCACAATGAACCAACTCGAAAGAAAAAGAAAACAACTCGAACAAGTCGCCAAAATCATCGGTCTCCTGATCATTGGTTTTGTCGTCTATCCGTTCGTCTTCCTCGCCATCCAAGGACTGCTTGCGCTGATTGTCGCAGGTGTCATTGCGGCGCTCACCCTGACATTCCTTCCGGCGATCTCCATGAAGTTCGCCAACTGGAGGTTGAAGGCCATGAAGTATGAGGCAACCATCAATCCGGTGGAAACCTTGGAGAACCAATTCGTTCAACGCGAAAAGGATCTGGCTCGTTTCTTGGAGACCATCAGAACGTTCCATAATGAAGTGCTCAACTTCAGATCGGAATATACTGACTTCAAAGAGAAGTATCCCGATCAGCCGGACAAGTTCGCTGAACCATACAAAAAACTGGTACAGCTGTTCGAACTTCGCAAAGCCAAATACAAGAAGGCGCAGTCCGACCTTGTCAAGTTTGGCGAGATGATCGATCACAAGCGTGCTGAATGGCGTGTGGCTCAGGCTGCTGCCAAACTGAGTTCGGCAGCCAACGCTGGAGAAGACTTCATCACCAAACTGATGACCGACACAGCTGTGACGGCTATCCAGTCGAGTATGAACTCTGCGTTCGCTGATCTGGAAACCTCCATCCTCAACGAGTCCATCGAGGTCGAAGCTGAGGTGGTGTCCACCAAATCAAACAAAGCCGATCCCCTCGGTATCGAAGCTCCGGCTTTCGAAATCGACACCCTGAACGTCCGCAACACTGAAAAAGAGAAAGTAACCCTCCCACGATGAAATTCCGCATTATTGGAGGTATCATCCTCCTGTTGTTGGCTGTTGTCTATCTTCTCATGTTCAGTGCCCCTACTGAAGAAGTCGAAGAAAGCTACACGCCGTCTTACATCAACCAATAACCAATTCCCCACCTACCACATCACCATGAAGAAACTACTGTTCGCAGCTTGTATGCTGCTCGCCTCGTCATCCGCCTACTCTCAGACCCCTGTCGAAACCACATTCGTCAAGGGTACGCTGGACATCAAGTACAACAGCCGCATCTACAAGGACAAGGAGAATACCCGTGACTTCTACATGCTGGACCTGAACGTCAACAACAGCGTCGGCTACAAGGGCAACGTCTACTTCATGCCTCTCATCATGGGAGGCATCGGTGGTAACACCGTCAAGCAGTCGGCGTTTGTCAGCTACGACATGGAGTGCGACGTCATGAACCCTGCCAATCCTACCCAGCGTCGTAACGTCGGGAAGATCTTCGGCAAGGTTCCCGTTCAGCAGGATGGTACCTACAGGTACAACACAGGCGAGCTGAAGATCGGCATCCACCAGATGGGTAATGCGCGTGGTATCGATGCGAAGTTCGACGGTATTACGATGGGCAAGCCCCTGCACAAACCGAAGGGGTTCGTCCGTACAGCCAAGAACGCACTGACCCTCAAGGGCGGCAAGTCCAAGATCACGGTCAAGGACTACGACCTGATGGAGTTTCGCCAGCATGTGATTCCTGTGGGGCCTGTGCCTATCTACCCTGAGATCACGGTCAACGGGGCGATGGTGTTCGACTATGACCGCTCGGCATGGTACTTCCACAACCTGTCCATCACCTACACGGAGAAGGATAACAGGAATGTCACCGACAAGATCTCCGGGTCACTCCGTTGGATCGACGCAGAGGACAAGGACGTCACCGGCAAAGGTCACTACGACTTTGACATCCGGGTCAATGAGCCTGTTGCCACTGAAAGCGATGCGTTTGCCAAAGCCGACGACGAGAGTGCTTTCTTTACGACGGCACCTGACATCTCGGTTCTTGGCGGCACGATGAACTACGTTGACAAGTTCCAAGGTGAGACGGTTACCGAGTCCTCGATCACCATCGACCTCAAGGGAACCAAGCTCAACAAGCAGCAGACGATGAACCTCACCAAGGTCATCATCTTCTCCGCCCTCGTACCCCTCAACGCCGAGTAACCATGAAAAGACGTGATTTCATCAGAGGAGTAGCGGCATTTGCTACCCTCTGTACGGCAGCTTCGGCTGCCGTAATCACGGTACCTGAGGAAACAAAGGTACTGGAATTCGAGGACATGACCAGAGAAGAATCTGCGGAGGCTTTACGTGCCTTTGTGCAGGCTTTGGATCATGCTGTCCTGGGTATCAAGTCTGGTCCTGTTTCCAGACATTTCTCGTTGCTGGACAACCCACAATCCGCACCACCTATGTACCGCAAGGACTGGTGGGACGGTGAGTCGGATGTCATGTTGACGATAGTTCTGGAAGAGGCCACTTCGGATCTCCTCAGTTCTATCCGGATTCAGGCACGACCCATGGAGCACCACAAGAACGCGGCTGCTCCTGAATTCAACATAATCATCCTCGGTGCGAACATTGAAGCGCTGAAAGATACGGTTGTGTACAAGAGTTTGGTCAAAGCTGTTTACGAATCTGAAAAGAATCCCAACACCCGTCCGCTCGCCTACTCATTCAGACCTGCATACTACTTTGGTAAGAATTCTTACACAGGTAGCAACTGCGGTCTGGTGAGCAGTATGGGTAGCATTGACCCAGACAAAATCCATTACGCTGCGCAGCAGTTCTACGGTTACAAACTCTGGCCTCATCTCATGGCATGAAACGCAGGCATTTCTTCAAAGGCATTATCGGTCTCGCAGCTGTTACCTGCGCTCCTCCTGTGGTGGCTGCTCTGGCTACTCCAGAAGTGATGAACTTCAAGACTCTTCCTGAAAACATGAAGGAAGAGTACTTGCGGGAATTCATTGGAGCATACCTCAGCAGCTTCAAGGACAACCTCCCGAAGGACGAGTCAGTCACGGGCATCGCCAATATCCTCAAGACGCAAATTGAGGTCGAATGGATGAAGCATATCGACACCGTTCGCTTCGATCTGGTCGACGTACCCGGGAGGGACGCCATAGTCGTGACTATTTCCAATTACAGGAAAGTAATGTCATTTTCGCAACAGATTGTTGTTCGCAGAAAATGGCTCGAAGATACTCGTATTTGGAAAGAGATGGTACAGCAGGACATTCACTTGAAGGAGGGATATAAGCTGCGCGTTGATATGCGTATCAGTTCTTTCCTCAAGCCGAATCATGGCATCTGTGACTGGTACTTCACCTCGTGGTCAGCCCACACACCAATGCCTGAGTCGCAGAATGTCAATGCCTATGACTTCGGTCACCGTGGTACTACAACGGTTCTGCACAAGGATCCTATGGTTTACTTACACTGATTTCCGGGTTAGTCCATTGGCATAGATAAGAAGAAGGGGACCTTTCGGGGTCCCCTTCTTTGATTCTTTTATGTGTTAAAACTTTAGCCCATCTGCTGTAGGTTCGATCTTAGCATTGGTAGGATCCTTACTATTGGGATAAGGATTGGTTTCATTCAATTCCTTGAGATCAAGACCAAGTCGCATGATGACGTCCTCAAGGCGAGTGATAGCAATTGAACGGTTTCGACTCTTACGTCCATCTAGAGGAGTTTGTAGTTCCTGCAGGATGTCGTCGAGTTGCTTGCGCCATTGTTTGTTCTGTATGACAGGGTTGTCGTTCATTCTATTATTCTCTTTGTAAATTTAGTTCCATCGCACCAGCATATAGCTTTTCTAGCGTCTTCCAATGTTGTGTACGACCCAGTCCACTCGTCGTCATAAGTAAACCAGATGCCAAATCGTTTGAATTGAACCGTGTAGTACTGTGTACCACTAGGACGAGTGTGTTCTATAATACGAGTGGGTCGCTTTTTCATGGCTTAACGATTTTAAGACCCCAGTATTCTTGAATAGGGTTGAAGACTTGTTCAGTCAGATCCTTGTAGATCTCAGCCTTGGAACCGGAATCCCAGTTCTCATAAGCGAGGTTGTCGAAGTCCTTGAGCCATGCATAGTGAACAGCATTGTCATATTTGAACAGCTCTTCACGCAGCAAAGTAGTATACTCTTTCTCCTCATCGTTGGCAGGACCCTTCCCTTCGCGATCCAACCAGACATAGAACTTGTCCTCAGGATCTTTCTGAGCCTCCACCTTGAGTAGCTCATTGACGTAACGCATGTCAGTGATGACGACGATACCATTCAACGGTAGCTTGTTTGCAAGGAGGGTCTCAACCCAGTGATCAGGGTTCTTGGCACGAGCTTCTTGACCAACACGAACAAGGATGGGGCGGATGATCTCCTTCTCATCAGGGTGCTCGGTCCAAGGATCAATACCAAGTTCCAGACATTCCTCTCTGACTGATTGCCTGAGTGCATCAGCGAATTTCCATTTGTGAACCTTCATACCCCAAGCATCATGTGCGTGGTGTTTCAGGAACTCATAGAAGGTATCTTTACCCGATTGCGCAAAAGCGGAAACGGCGATCAGACGAGGTGCTTCGTTATTCATTACCTGCTCACGGTGGCCTTTAACCAACCAGTATGCAAGTGCTAATTTCAATTTAATTCCAGTTCCCTTTATGCAATGAACCAGCTACACTTATCTCCGAAATGGCAACCTCCAAGAACCGCAAAGCCAAACGGGTGGCATCTCTCGGCGTTAACTTCGAACACGGGATCAATGGTGCTGTCGTAGTGTATGATGGACAAGAAGAGATCGTCCTCGCGATGATCCCTGAGAACGTTTCTGTTAGCGTTCGGCAAGCCACTGCACTAGCCTGTAAATACCGTAAGGTGGGCGCGATCCTAAATGTTGCACAGAGTAAGCGAGTTTTGAAAGAGCTTAAGGCTCAGGAGCTTCCTGCCTCAAGGAAGTAAAATCGAGCAATAGCCGAGCTGTGGGAGTTATATAGTTTTGTGGGTATTAACTCACAAAACTATTTATCTTTATGGCCAAAGCGAAATACAACCACCTAGCAATTAACGTCACACTCGATCAGAAGAACAAGCTGTTCTCTCTGTTTACCCCGGACTTCCAAGAACTCTTCGGGCACATATTTGTTGGCCTGCGCTTGCGTGCCAACAAATGGGAGCTACCTGAGGACATCTTGAACATCAACCGGGATGATAATCTGCTGATCATTTCGTTCACTCAGCAGAAGTACTATGACTGTGCGCACAGCCTGATGGTTTCCATTTGTTGTGCTCTTGGGAAAGACACCTACCATGTGCAGGGATGCAACGATCCATTTAAGGTATCGGCGATTCCTATGTGGTGGCGGTGGCCCTCTCTCAAGCTGACACTGCCGCAGATCATCAAACGAAGGTTCTCCGAGTACTATTACTACCAGCTGGACAACAAGCTAAGGATCCTCGATGTGATCCTTCATGCTATGTTCCCTGATGATAAGAGAGGCTGATATGTGTTATATAATCTTGAGGGTATTACGTCCTCATGAAATACGCACACCATGTCCCTCGATACTGTTGATACACCGGAAAAGCTGAAACGGGCACGAAGGCGTAGGAACTTCGGCAAAGTTTCGGATGGGATAGGAATACTGGTTCAGTTTGAACATCTGAAAGAAGGAGCCATCTTTCGTTTCAAGTTCAATCCCGAGTACATGATCAAGCTTCTGGAGACTCCTCCTGAAGATGCTCATTACAACCACGACTTCCGTTTTGAGAAGTACCACAGGTACGCCACTCCTAGCAGGCTCCAACTGGGGCATGTTACGGATAACTATTACTACATCCCACCCGAACAAGTTCCACCATGCCCGTAAAAGAACTGCGACCCAGCGACTTTGTGTCGTTCCCACATAACAGCAAACTGAAGAACGAGACCAAGGAAAGTCTTGCTCTTCTGATAATGAAGACTCAGGCAGACATTGATGATGATTGGAACATGAGCTACACGGACTTCCTGTTCGCCTTGGAGAAAAGCCGCTCCAATGGGCAGAAAGGACCTGCGTTCTATGTTGACCGGGAGCAATACCGTCAGATCACATACCACATCGGAGATGCTATAGGCGCCATGCTGTTTTCGCCGGAATGGCAACAAGACGCGCAGGCCGCGTTCGCAAGACATACACCAGAGTACACACCTCCAGCACGAAAACCAGTACATGTCTCAAACGAAACCAAAGCAAACGAAGCAGGCGGCGCAGAAGACCGGCCAGAAAAAGAAGGAAACCCCAGTCAAGCCGAGGGCAAAGATGAAGGCGACCACACCGAAGGAAGACAAGAAGGACACAGCTGAAGCTACCCCAAAGGTGACTCAGTGTTTCTACTATCGGGGACATGTAGGCATCATTTCGGATTACAAAGCTGATGGAGTTTTGGCCAGCCCTGCCAATAAAGGTAACATCGGCTTCGTGACGGAGATGGAGAAGCTGCAGATCTCTCAAGAGGCTGTGGACTTCCTCAAGAAGCTCCCCAAAGGTCGTGGAGGCTTCGGTGAACTGGATATCTTCGAATCAGGTAAAAGCGCCATCTTCTCGTGGCTAGGGGATTGCAAAGTTATTATCACCACCACGACGGTGACAACTCGTGACTACAATCCTCATCTGCTCAAGCAGGCGAAGATCATGGAGGTCCCTATCCCGGATGACTTCAAGGCTTACGTGGACAAGACTCTCGGACCTCCCAAGAAGTGAAAGCATTATTACTCGCCGCCTTCAATGCTGGAGGCGCAGCTACTGTCGTCAACAGCGCGTCCTTTGAAAAATGGTACGCTCAGATGTTGAAAGACAACGAACTCGTCTCGTGGACAACGCGAAACGAGTTCGACGCATGGTTTGAGGCTCACGCACCTCCACCAGAAGAACCCCCTGAAATCCAATTAACTTAAATGCGCAAAGAACAACGCCTCCTATTCTCCGGTATACTGTCTGTTATCCTTGGAACCATGTGCTGTATTGGAGCCATTCGATACAAGGCATCGTATGATCACAAGATCCCCAAGGACAAAGTTAATGTCTACACGGTCCTATCGTCTTCCTACATGGTGGGTACTATCCTCGGCGCTGTGCTGATGATGGCGTCCATCCGGGCGCAAGCCAGACGAATAAGGGAAGAGAGGCTGGCAAGGCTTGCGATAATGGAGGAAGAGTATGAAAATGAGAGATTCAAGCATTCCAAGCTGACCTCTGATTCTCTGTTCTTCCTAGCTAAGTTGACTGGTATGTCCCACGAGGTGGCTAAGACTACCTGCGGGACATGCTCGGGGAAAGACAAGGAATGCCCTGTATGCAGCAAATGGCACCTACCGCTGTCACGCCGACCGGATCTGGAAGGAGAGGTCAAGGATGGCGATGTGGAGTGTCCTGATTGTGACGGCCCAATGTGGATCAGGAGAAATACAAACCTGCCCATCGTCACTTGGTGCAAAAAGGGCGTCCTTGAAAACACGGCAGACACCAACCACAAATGCATGGGCGTAATGACCGAAAGGTTCTACCTCATGGTAAAAAGCGGCATTATCAAGAAAGACAATGACCGCGGTTTCTAAATAACACACAAAGCACACACGCCATGGCAAATCGGAAAAGAACGACTGATAACATGGGAGACAAACGCATCTATGTCGTACGCATGTCGACAATGATCGCGTCCTTCCTCATCCTACTACTCGGACTGTCTTATGCAGTGTATTCCATGCTGGATTCCAGCTGGAGAGCACCCGACCTGACATCCGCGAAATGCATTGCCTATGCTGGGATACTGCTTGCTATAGCTGCGTCCCTGTATATGTACGATGCCTTTGTTTTGAGCAAACTCGAACCCCGCACAAATCATGTCCGCAAGCACTAGTCTTCAGAAAATCAGTTCCGCGGCCTTCCTCCTTGTCCCAATGTTGGGAGTAAAAGCGGAGGACATCCCGAACTTCCTGAACGGTCACGGCCCACTGATGTATTTCGACGAGAAGCCGAAAGACCGCATCTGGATCTCCACCGTTACCGGTCCCATGGGTAGCGAACAGTTCGCAGCGGAAAACGGTAAGATCGCAGCGATGAAGGGTCTCGTGTCAGGTACCACTGACAAGAATATCCCTGAAGTCGTGAACTGGGAGTTTGAGGTTCCAGAAGAGTGGCTGCACGATTTCAAGGCAATCACTTCCATGGAGATCCTCCACACGTCCACCAAGTATCGCAAGATGCTGGCGGCAATGTACCCGGAAACAGCGGAACTCTTCCCAGCCCTCGCCGCCGCAGCAACCGCCGAGGCGTCAGTGGGTACACCGGAAGATGTTGTCATGGATAACGCCATGCATCGTTTGCTGGAGCTGCACCAACGTTTGGCCAAGGCGAGACCTATTTCGAATGACATCGTCGAGATCGGTCTGCGTCAGGCAAAGGTCGTCATGCATGACCAGATCACCCGCACCATGTCACAATCGAAAGGTGCCGTCATTGCGGATGTGAAGGTCATCTCGGTTGACAGTATTGAAGAACTGGCGGATCTGTTTGCTCCCGGAAAACCATGTCCGGGTTGTGGAAAGATCCACGGTCCCGGAGGACATCAGGACGACCTGATCCTCCCATCGTAGTCTATAGCGGGGTTACCGAGGTAACCCCGCTCACCCCTCTCTCACCATGCAAGACAAACCGGAACAAAACCAAGAACAAAACGAAGCCAAGTCAGTCGAGTCCCTCGACCTTACGACCGTCAAAGATGTGAAGCACCTCATGTCCTCATCCAATTCGTCGGACATGTGGAACGAGCACTGTGATATGGTCAAGCGTGCCAACGGGGGTTACCCCGAGTGGTGGTACGAGGAGATCATCGTCGGAGGCGTATACGCCAATACACAAATCCAGTACGGCTGGTCTGCTGAGTAAAAGCATGTTGTTGTGTCTAGAGAACTAAATCAACCTACTCTATGGCAACAACATATATCGAAGCAGTACAGGAATACATACCCGGTGGTAGCGAGATGACTGATTTCGCTTGTATAGACGCATACAACTGGCTGGCGGAAACACCTGCCGGATTGTTTTACGGACATATAAATAATTTCGGTATCGGCTACGCGGTCGAGATAACGTGGTGTGCGACTGAGCAGTTTACTGGTCATCCGCCCTACGACTATTTCGAATAATCCTACCCACCCTGCTAGCAACAGGGTGGGTTTTCTTTTATCATACACATGGCAAGATTCTCCATTACAAGACAGTGTCGGTTCACCAAAGTAGGTCGCAGCTATGAATCCATGGCTGCCATGCTTGCTGAGGTTGAAATGATGCCGACAGGCCCTCGCCCCATCATCAATAACCCCATAGTGTTACGTCGAATCCACTCGACTCGCAACAAAATCAGACGACAACTCCGCTCCCGCTGGTCCAATCAGCTCACGTGATCTTACTGCCCTCTGCCTTGACTGGTGGAGGGCAGTATTTCTTTTTTATGTGCTATATAAACTTGGAGGAGACTACTCCCCTACGCACAAAATCAACACACACGAACTAGCTCATAACATGAAAAACTTTTTTAACAAACTCAATGAGTGGGAGGAAGCAGCCCCGGATTGGCTGCCCCTCGGTATGATTTTCCGGTTTGTCGGTTTCTTCATAACTCTGGTTATTTTCCTAGGGTTGATGAAAGCATTGAACCTAGTCATCTGACCTATGAACATCAACCCATTCAGAGTGATCAATAAGAAGACAGGACGGTTTGTACCCAATGTCCTTGCTTCTTCCAACGGTGTTCTCTACATCCCGGATGCCTTAGGCTTACAGGCTATTTCCAGAAAAGACTACCGGGTGTATCGTTCCACGGGAATCATTGACCAAAATGACCGCATGATCTATGAAGGCGATGTCGTGTCTGTAAGGCACGAACATAACGGAAAGATCGTAACGTCGAGAGGGTTCGTTCTCTTCTATGAAGGTACGGTCAGGATTCACTTCACATACAACCGGCGCCGATGGATCTGCAATCTTGAGTGCGACGAGATCACCATCGTTAGTCGCCCATACTGCAGCAACATCAAGTCTGAGTGCGCATATGCTCGTCCACTTGAGAAAAAGGAGCTGTACACATGGAAACACTCAGCACCCTCCAAGCCGCAGATCACAGTATCCAAAGCACCTCCTGTCGATATCCTAGCACAAGAACCCACAACCAATCAGCGTGGTCTGTATGGTCCTGTGGTCAAAGTGAAGGATATGACGGAGCTTGCCACACTGCGTAAGGAGGTTGAAGAAAAGATGAAAACAATACCACCGTTCCAGATGCTTGGATTTCGGCAAATGGTGGGTAAGGTTATGTTCAAAGGTGACCAAGCTGCCATTGACAAAGTGTTCGTGCAATCGCTGTCCATGCCTATCACTGAATTGGTAGCGCATATCATGCCTTGTTACCTGCACTATTTCATCAAGCAGTTGGACAAAGCCCGCGTTGTTGCGTTTTAGGGTTTAAAAGAAGTAACCCCGTCAGGTGCTCCCTGACGGGCACTTCTTCTTTTTTATGTGCTATATACTTGTGAGGATAACAAATCCTCCCACACACGTATGAACCCCAAAGAAGAAATACTTGAATACGCCCGTCGCAATGAGCTGCTCGCCGTTGCACTTGAAGAGAATAACGGAAAAGAAGCCAGATGCGCTTGGCGCAAGAAGAGCGGTGATAATGAGTGTCGGTGCTTCCTTACGGTGGTGGTCGACGTATGGGCGAGGGAAGATAAAGGTGCTACGGTAGACCATGCCTTTGTGCAAGCAGCTCCAGATCAATGCATATATCGCGCATCCGCGTGGTTCGGCTGGGGTATGTTAAGTAACCGCCCGGTCGATTCTTGGCCTCACTTTGGTAGTCCAATCATGGGACCGCTTCAACTCAATGACAATCTGGAGCTGTCCCATGAGGACATCGCTATTATGGTAAGAGCTTGTTTTGTTAAACCTTTCACAGACGGCATACCTGCCCCGATTTTCACCCCCGGCGCGTTCTCACTGACCACCAAAGCGTTGAGACAATTCATCGCAGATCAGAAAGCAGCCTGATGTCACGTCTTATACAATCCATTGCTGATGAGTTGAAAGATCTGGAACTGATTTCTGATTCCTTTTCTTTGGACGCATGGCAGGGAGCAACTGTACTTCATATACCTTGTGAACGCTGTGGGCATACATCTTTGCTGTGCAGGGGGATTCTCCTTCTCAATGCAAAGATAGGATGCCCCAAGTGCGGACACACCGAAACCAACTAACCAACAGACTCATGAGAGCAATCCCCAAGTTAATCGTCACCCTCATTTGGATCATATGCATTATTGGCATCATCATAGCGGCATATCCATACGCCATGGAGATAGACAGGAAGACTCAAGCGCAAGCACGTCTTTCAGTCCTGCCACTTGCCAGCTATACGGTCACTCCCAAGAAGGCAACCACCACTGAGGGAGATGCTGAGGCAGTGTTCGAAATAGTGAACACGCAGACAGGGCAGACCTATCTGGCATCCCCGCGTTCAATGTATGTTTTACCAGTACCTCCAACCACTGCCGGAAGGTGAGTACGCCGCAGGATTAACAACTATTTCACCCTACATTAACAACTAACCAAGTAGCCCTACTGGAACTACCCACTCCAGTAGGGCATATGACTAACTTTTACCACACATGACCTACGAAACTCTTCAAAGGCTCAAGGACATCAAATCCGAGCTTCACATCGTCGAAACAAATGTCACCAACCTCGCAGGTGTCACTCTTAGACCGTCAGAGGTATTGGGAGTAGACTTCCATAGAAATTCATACTCTTTCAAAAAGGTCAAGTTCACACGTACCCACGTAGAGGGCCTGAGCAATTACTTTGAGGATAGAAAGGCGACACTCCTGAAAGAGTTTACTTCTTACGCATCTGAAGAAACTTTCATGAAGGCAGTAGGTTTGGAGATAGATATTGCCAATCTGGAAAAGTCCATAACTCGACTACAGTCCTCTGTTAATTCTGGAAAGCAAGTGTTTGTGTTTGTTTGCAATAGCGCGGCTCCATCGTCATTTGATCCCTGTATCGCTCCTAACCCTGCGCTATTTAGTTTGATGGAGTCGCAGTTACAAGAACAGATAGATAAAAAGAAACTGGAGTTTGCAGCCCTCTGATTGCCGCAACTCATTGTACCTGTGTGCTATATATTAATGAGAAGCACTAACTCTTCCTCAAATGATTTCCACATCACAATACAAAGGTTACGAGATTACTTACACTTCATGGGAAGGTACCACAGAGGTTACCCGATGTGGTGAACCTGTGGAGATCTTCCCTTACATGGGGTATCAGGAGGGGAACAAGGCAGCCAAAGAATTCATAGACCAGCTTGCTGAAGCAACAGGTGTGCTGGTTAAAATTCTCATGGACCTGCTCCGCCGTCCTCCGAGATACAAATACAAAAAGAACCGCAGAAAATTCACACGCAAATAACCAACAGTATGGAAGAACCCACCAAGGAACAGAAACTGGAACGCAACCAAAAGCTCCACACAGCACTCAAGGATAACAATGGCAAGGAGTGTCGTGGAGCTTGGAAAAAGCATTGCGACGAATCCCCGGGTAAACCGGGTTACTTCACCCGCTGCTGTATGGAAGTGGCGCTCGATGTCATGAAAGAGGAGCAACCAGATGCTACGAGGCGTGTGTCCCACGTATCGGCATACTTTGGTTGGGCTACCTCAGGAAAGCATTATCAACCTTACTTCGGTACACCGGGAAACAAGGGAGCCTACGATTTCATCCAAGTCAATGACAAGCTACAGTTGAGCCATAGTGACATCGCAGATCTCCTGCAGATCCACTACATCGACCCATTGCTTACAGATGTACCAGGTCCAGCAGCAACGGCATTGCATCTCCTGCAGAAACCACCAACCCCACCCAATGAAGGTACAAGTCCTACACCGTGATCCTGCGACTCCTGAGGGCTTTGAGAGAGCCAGAGCTATCGTCGTTCTATCCGACGAAATGATTAGCGGATTCATGCAAAGAGCCGATGTCTTCGAGAAATTCAAAGTCATCGCACAAGCATACGAATGGTCTCATTTGGCACCTGTAAAAACCAAGGTGGTCGACAGGGTCAAATCCATTATCGGAGCCTCCAATGCGGATAACAAGGTTGTTGCTATTGCCTTGTCCCACGGAGGATGCACCTACATCTGGACCCATCCTGAAATAAAGGCGATTAGTGACGGGCATATGTGGGCGCCAATAACAGACGCTATTCGTGGTATGGCATTCCATAGGGGATTTCCTACGGATCATTATACTGTGGAGGACTTACTGTAAAACGATGCCTAAGCGTAAAACCAAGAGCACGTATGTTGATCCTATCACCACCAAAGTCACGCTCATTAAAACGGGACTATGGGGCTGCAGAGTCTTCTATAATGGGAAGCTTATTATTGAAGCGCAGGTAGATAGTAAGGGGCGTATCAATGATGCGTTCAGGGCAATGCTGCGTATGATGGATAAGCTAGGCTGGGTATCCAAGCTAGCGGATGCTTCTCGTTTCAGACAGAAACCATACAACCCCCGAGGGATCAAGTTCTATTGGGGAGGCAGACAAAAAGAACAGAAAAATGCCAAAGAAACCTGAACGCAAGTGCATACACTGTCACCGTACGAAGATCTATATGCTGGGACAATGTAGGGATTGCTATGAGCGGACCCAACGAATGCTCCGAGATAGAGATCTATTCCGGTTCTGACCATATCTCGATTACCCTCGACAGATGTGAATCTGTCGAGGGTAATTCCTTTCTTTTACGTGCTATATAGACTTGGAGAGCACAACGCTCTTCATTGTTAACCAACACACGCACCACCATGAACACCTCCATTATCAAGGACGATGATTCCATCGTTGAACATCCCCTTTTCAATACCTGCTGGATTCGCAAGACCGACCAGCGCATCGTTCGTATCACAGAAGTAGCCGATGGTAAGGTCCTTCTTTCCGGTATTGGTATCAATCGCAAGGTTATCACCTTTGAGGAACTTGCAGCGGAGTTCGAGAAGCCTGAGGATCCCTTCCTCGCTTTCCTTGAAGCACTCTACCGTACTTCCACGATTTATGCGATGCCTGCAATCGAAACCATCAACGCTCACTATAAGAAGCTGAAAGTAAATCCAGAACTGTATGAGCAAATCCTTAACGGACCAAAAGCCGAATGAGACCCATCCGAACATCGAGAGCACTTGGAGCGGTAGCCGATCTCCTCGTCATTGTTCCTTCAGTGGGGTGGATTGTGGCCTATCTTCGTGCCAGCAAACAAACACCAATAGCGCCGGTACCTGAGTGGTACTGGACGCTGTTCCTTGCATGCTTGTTCCTATCATTCGGCCTATTCATCATCAGTACCATACTTAGAACCAAAGGAAAATAACCATGGAACTACCATCTGAACCAAAACGACCTGACCAAACATTTGCTGATTACCTGCAGAACAGACCATCCCTTGCCATCCTTGCAATGGTGACAGGGCTGTCTATGTCCGAAGAAGAACGTGGCTTTCGTATCCTTATGCTTTCGTATGGGGGTGCAGTTGACGGTATATGCGTGGGGTGCGCCGCAACAGCTGCCATCTACGCATGTGACCACGAAAGAGGTAATCCAGACCTGTTCCACTCTCGTCGCCTTGCACGCGGCAATATGTTCAGTCGTACATTCAGCGAAAACGATCTAGTCGAATTCGAAAATGCGATAGATAACGTACGTCTGAAACTCTTCCGCTGCCTTCGGAGATATATGGGGGTCCAACATAGCGAGGCGTTTAGCATAGTCCTCAAATTGCATGATTCGGAATTGGCACCATTAAGCAGCGAGTATACACCATCGGAACTCGCGGCTTGGAGAGGCTTCGCAGAAGCTTTGTACATTCAAGGACTCTAAAATCCATGCCCGAACGAATATGTTTTAAAATATGGGTGGGATGTATGGTCACCTCTCTGTTGTGTGGATTGATGGGACTGATCCTGTTGATCTGTACCGGATATATGTGGTTCTCCACGGACATCGGTATAAGACTATCCTTTGAGGAGGCTTGTATAAAGGGTCTCTTCTATACAACCATGTCAATGATGGCCAGCTATGTGGCGTTTCTACTGTCACTGGTTTCTGCCTTCGTTTCCAAGAGTGATTAAACACTATGAGAGGAATATCCGTAACCGCCTTTGTATTCACTGTCATTGCAATCCTGCTGGCAGTAATTCTAACCATCAACCTTATTTCACGTTAGCCAACCATGAAAGTAATGTTACCAACAAGATCAAAGAATCCGGAAGAGACATTCCGGGATTACTGTGCGCAACGAACTTCTGTTGCTATCGCACTGATGCTGAAGGGTTTGCGCAGCACAGACGAGGAGCGTGGATTTGAGATAGCCATGGACACGTATGGTCGCAGTACTGTCAACCACCTTACTGGTAAAGTGAAGTGTTTCGGCTGTGCCGCCACCGCAGCAGTACAAAGTACGTTCCAGCGTCCGTTGACACCACAGGAAGTCAGCTCGTCCGGAGGTGTTGCGCCCCAAATTACCGGGTCGCAACTTGAAGATATGCTCGAATTTGAAGAGGCTATCAACGGACTGCGGCAAGGAAGGATCGCAGGGCGTATAGGTCCTCTGTTGAATTATCTGGGACTATCCTCCAATGAAGGAGTAAAGCACCATGTGCTGAAGGCGTGGTACGAAGCGCGTTGCTTCCGTCTTACGAGCGCCTTCAAACCTGAGGATCTGGAACCATACGAACAACTTGCCGAAGACCTTTGGTCCGAAGGCTACTGATCCAATGGAAGAACCCCTAAACCATAAGCGAATACTATTGCTGGCCGCATTCCTGTTTATCCTTATCTGGATAGCAATGGGGCTGTCATGGTATTTGTCCAAATAACCAATGAAGAAAACCAAAGAGTTTTACGCATTCAACAAACACTGGCGTGTTGTCTGGGGACTGGGAATAGCAGGGGAAACTTGTAGCTGCGTGTCTGATGATTTCAAAAGACGCTGCACCGTACTATCCGCCAAGCTGTTCATCGGTCCCTTGATGCTCACCTTCATGTTTCCAGTAACACGAATAAAACCCAACACAGACTGATGAGATTCGAAGTATTCGACAAGGAGACGGATACGTATCCGCGTACAGACTATAACGGACGTACATTCTACCTGACAATGGAGGACAAGCTGTTTGTCATGGGCGAGGACGAGCTGATCCCAGCAGATCCCCGGTATGAATCATCTCCTCCACCAAAGATCCTCTCGTCCAAACCAGAACGTGTTCCCCGTACCAAGCGTGTACTGAAACCAATGAAGTTCACACCTTTCATGGAGAAGTATAGGAAGGACCCTACGCTTGATGTCGATGACGCTGTGGATGAATGGCATACCGGAAGCTTCGACTGTACCTTGCCCGAGTACCTTGGGATGACGAGGGAGCAGTACGCCGCATGGGTGCATACATCCAAACTACCAGAATAACCAAATGAAACTCCAACGTATAATAGCCACTATCCTTATGTATCTGCTGACTATCTCCATGATGTCCTCAGCAGTGTGTACGGCGATTAGCGGCGTGCATAAAGGATTCCCATTACTCATCGTCATTGCTATTGCTCAGGCTGTGGCAGTAATGCTTGCAACCACACTCGGACTCCATGCCACCATCAAAGACAGTAAAAGGCAAGAGTCCATTCGGGTACACTAATCCTGAGTTACCCTTGGAGGCGATGTGCAGGTTCTGTTACTTTGAGGAGAATTACCCGTTGAGGTGTAATGACTACTACTATGACAGAGTACTGCGTCACCTTCGGGGCAAACCTTTCAGGGCCTACAAGTGTGACTGGTGTAAAGCATGCTGGTGGCTAGGTCTACCTACATACACCAGAGGAACATACCGTAAACACGGAAGAGCAAGACAACTATTCAAACGTTAACCAACAATGAACCAACAACCCACCAACGAAGAAGAAACCGAGGAGGACTCGATCCCTCCAGTGATAATCGACAAAGGACCATCAGGCTTGAAATATGGCTTGTTTGATACCACTGACGGTACATGGCTCAGTCAGGAAGGAGCTGATGGTCCCAACATCTATGACAGGGACTTGGAGATCAATGGCGTTCCAATGTCTGCCTTCAAGCAGGCCCAGTGTGCGGCATTGATCGCAAGTGCCCAGTTCAGCAAACACAAAATCTACCGTATTCAGGCGAAGCTTATCCCTAACGGCAACTTCCATGTGAAGGACACCGTTACATCCGAGCGCGCCGGAGCCGAGGCAGTCGAGGTTCTGGAAAGAAGGTGAAGCATTTACAATTAACCGCAATGGGAAAACCAACCGACACACTCAAAGTCACGGGGAGTGTTACCACCGTGTCGCAACTGGAGGTAACTCCTATTGCAATGCTGGAAGCACTTCACGAAGACATTGTGACAACAGCCCGCAAAGCCAATATATGGGTCAAAAGCGATGTCTCCGGACACGCGGATTCATGGATTGCCTTGCGTAAGGATAAATACGTTCTTGTCACCGACTATGGTAGCAACCGTGGCGGTGATATTGAAACGGAAATCGAGGATCAGAAAACAGCAGCAGTGTTGTATCAGATGTTCGAACACCTGAAACAGCTGTCCCGCTACTACCGTGGTCTGGCTGCAAATTAACCTGAAACCAATGTCAGAACCAACCAAGAAACACGTAAATCCAAAGATCATTGCGATTGATTTCCATGACAATGACTTCTCCACAACCTTCACTGCCTTCCTGCGAGCTATCCTTGACGGAGGGATTGATCGCTATGGAGAAGTGACGAAGGAAAAGGTCGCTGAACTTTGGAACAGATCCTGCGCTGGTCTTTACTGGCTGCACCAGAACAAGCTGGAGTACCGTACGGACTGGGACCCTCTGTCCTATCTGAAACTGGAAGCCAAGGACATTCTTTTCGATGACGAGGTGAAAGTCCACATTGACGAGAATGATGGATGGTGCAATGGCGAAACATTCGTACTGGATACCCAAGTGGTGCCTGCGTACGTGTACTCTGTCTGAACCGATGTACAAAAGAACCAACGACACACGCCCCGAGATACTCCAGTGCAACAAATGCAAGGATACATTCACCGATGTTGAAATGATGGAGAAACTGAAATTCCAGTTGTCTTCGAATTTCAACGTCGCGCACCAACAAACCGTGGAAAAGGACGGAAAGGAATATTACATGTCCTGCCCGAAATGCGACCACATTCACTTCCTCGGCTTCCCCAATTCCCCTGTACATGATCCTACGATCCTGACGGTGGATGTTATTACCGTGATAAAGGATGAGGATGTTACGGCAGTCTGCCAATCCAAAGGTCTGTACCCAAAGGACAAGGTGTTTGTCAATATGACGGAATACCCTGCGCCCTATGACGAAGGAGAGCCTATCACAACGCCGATGCAGGGTATGATCGATTACGGAGGGCAGGAAGACGGGCATACCGTAATCCTGATGCTCCTGAAAGATGGTGATCGATTGGTGTACTGGAAACGCGATGACTCATTCAGTGAACTGTCTGATGGTAAGATGAAGATTAGCCTGAAAGACTTCATTGAGTCATGGAGACAGTCGTTCCGATGCAAGGAAGTAGTGGAGTACAAATCGATCAGATAATCAACCCCTCCACAGCTAACCCCTGTGGAGGGCATTCCTCTTTTTTATCTATCAAATCCCCCTCTCTTCCCTTATCCTACCTCTATGGCCAAGGCTGTAGAATTACTTATCCGCTCCCTCCTCCCTGATGATGTGAAAGACTCACTCACAGGGTTTGATGACAAGTCCATCAACAATATGCTTGTCACCCTGTACCAGAAACATCCGGACAAGTACAAGGACATCTCCCACAAGATCGCAACAGTGGGCAGGGAAGCATCATACAAACAAGGTGAATCCATCGGACTGAAGGATCTCGTACCAGTCATAGACAAGGGAGTAATCTTCAAGGCAATGGATGCTGAGATCAAGGAAGCAAAGAAAACCTTCCGTAATGATCCAGATGAGTTCAACAGACAGCGGGAAGCCATCTGGTACAAGTACAATGATCTTCTCATCAAAGACACCATGAGTGCAGCCAAAGCCCAGTTCAACAATCTGGGTATGGCAGTATCATCGGGATCACGGGGTAAGCCAGTACAGGTACAGGCTATGCTATCCACTCCCGGTGTGTATCAGGATGCCAATGGTAAGACTATCCCAGTATTCATCAGGAACTCATTTGCAGAAGGACTGAGACCCTATGAGTACATGGCTGGTACATATGGTGCACGTTCATCCGTTATCTCCACCAAGGTTGCAACTGCCAAAGGTGGTGACTTCGGTAAGCTTGCTTCACAGACTGCAGCCAACCTTGTGATCACTGACAAGGACTGCCATACAAACAATGGTATCTCCTATGAGGTGGATGACAGTACTGTACGTAATAGAGTGCTTGCTAGGGATACTGGTGGTATGAAGGCTGGTACTCTGCTGGACAGACAGGCATTGGCAGCTCTCAAGAAACAAGGAGTGGAGAAGGTCATAGCCAGATCACCGTTGAGTTGTAAGGCTGATGGTCTGTGCAGCAAGTGTGTGGGTATGACGTTCGAGCATAGGTTTCCCAAGATAGGGGAGCATGTGGGTATTACTGCTGCCAACGCCTTGTGTCTTGCAGAGGGTACAAAGGTGCTGATGGGTGATAGTACTTGGAAGAACATTGAGGAGATCAAGGTTGGGGATACTGTGGTGGGATATAACCATAACAATACGTTCTCCCCGACGAAGGTGACTGCTGTGCACGATAGAGGCAACCAATCGTGCAACAAATATGTGTTTACGACTTATTCGCAGGAAAAAGAGACGACGGTAGTCGCGACAGAGAATCACAGGTGGCACGCAAGTGTTTACGACTGCCGCAACAAGCTGGTCACAAGTGAAGAGTCCACACTGAAGGATGTCCCTATCAACAAACAAGGAGCACGTTTCCGTAAGGGCCTCACCGTTGCTTCCACTCATTGGGAACCACAAGACAGCATACATGAGAACCTTGCATTCATCCTTGGAGCAATGCTGGGCGATGGTACGTTTGATGCAGGTGGTTCAGCGACGTTCTCCTGCTATGATCCCATTCTTGTTCGCCAGTTGAATGACTATCTCCAAGAGAAAGGAATGCAACTGAGCGGTCCCAAGGCATTGGAAGCACAGCAAGGCACATTCACCATACTCAACAATGGGGCCAATGCACGAGTGTACAAGAACTTCCTCAAGACACGTGCTACGGAGCTTGGTCTGTGGGGAAGCAGATGCAAGGACAAACATATCCCTGATGAAGTGTTCTCTCGTTGGGACCATTCTTCTGTGTGTGCATTCCTTGCAGGCTTGATTGTAACTGATGGCTACATTGGTAAAGAGGGAGAGGTGATCAAATTCACCAACAGCAGCGAACAGCTTGCAGACGACGTGTTCAGGCTCATCAAGAACCGACTGCTTATTCCGGGTGTGTTCAAAACTGAGTACAACAGGAAAGGTGTGAAGGAATGGGATATCCGCACTCGCAATACCAATGGTATCTTCAGACTGGGATCATATCTGTTGCCATACATGCTTGGAGTGAAGAAGTTCGCATTGGATGAGATGCTGCGTAAGCTGAAGGCCATTCGTAGTCTTCGTGACATTGCGTTTCTGAAGCAAGTTAATCCTGCTGGCAATCTTCCTACATGGGACATTACTGTGGACAACGAATCACATCTGTTTGTTACAGAGGGACTGCTCATCACACACAACAGTGAGCCTGTGACCCAAGGTGCTCTTTGCTTGGCGGAGGGAACCATGGTGCGTATGTGGGATGGCAGTGAGAAAGCCATTGAGAAGATCCGTATTGGTGACATTGTGCTTGGTTCAGACAAGTTGGGCAGAACGGGACCTGTTGAGGTTACCGATAAGTTCAATCAGGGGGAACAGCCTGTACAAACATGGGACTTTGCCAATGTGAATGGAAAGAGTTTCTCTGTGGAGTGCACTGCGAACCACAAGTTCCTCAATGAGAAGATTGTCTACAATGATGGCAAACAAGTTGAGCTTGGTGAGCGCATCACAAGGACTCTCAGAAATGATGGACAGGGATTCCCAAGTAAGATTGTCACTATGTATGGTCTTACTCAGGCTGTGCGTGCAACCATTCCAATGTACAAGCAATGCTGGGACATCGAGGTGGCTAATCCTGATCACTTGTTCGTGCTGGCTAATGGAATGATAGTCAGTAACAGTGCGAAGCATACTGCAGGTCAAGGTAAGGCGAAGCGTACCTATGGTGGCTTCGAGATCCTGTCTCAGTTTGTGCAGTCCCCGAGTGAGTACCAGCACAAGAGCACTGTCGCTGAGGAAGATGGCATTGTTACAGAGGTTCGTGAAGCCCCGCAAGGTGGACACTTCGTCAAAGTCAATGAGAAGGAGCTGTATGTGCCTCAGGGCTATCCAGTGCTTGTCAAACAGGGCGATGAAGTGGAAGCAGGCGATGCACTGAGCGAAGGTATCGTTGATGTGCGTGATGTGGTCAACTACAAGGGCCTTGGTGAAGCACGCAGATACTATGTTGACCGCTTGAAGGAGATCTATGCGGATTCAGGACTATCAGCAGATAAAAAAAATCTGGAGATCTTTGCCAAGGGAGCGTTGAGCACTGTCAATCTGGATGAAGAGATGGAAGATCTTGATAACCTGCCTGATGACAGCATCAGTTACAACAAGGCTTCAAGAGCTTGGAAACCCAAGAGCATCATTGATGTCAGCACGGACAACGCAATCCCTTCAGGGTATCTTGCAGGCGATGTGTTGCATCACACCAGTGGTACAAGGATCACCAAGAGTATGCTGAAGGACCTGAAGAACAATGGTGTGACCAACTTCAAGGCTACTGAGGAGAAACCACCGTTCACTGCACGTATGGACAGGCTTCGTACTGCTTCACATGCCAACGAGGACTGGCTTGCAAGCATGAGTACATCGTATCTGTCGCAACAGCTGGCAGACAGTGCTGTTCGTGGGGCTGAGACCAACTTCGCTGAGAACCAGCACTTTGCTCCGAGACTTGGATACGGTGTCGGATTTGGTGAAAAGATCAATCAGACTGGTAAATTCTAATTCTAGTTGTAGAATATAGGGAATGTCTCTGTCTAGAAGCGTACATGGTCCGATTGTAAGTGTGGACCTGACTCAGTATCTCGAATGGTACTCCGATGGTCCTGTGTGGGATCATATACAGCCCATTGTAAGGCTGGAGATGGACTACGGCGTACTGAAGACAGGCGGTACATCTGCTGGTATCTTTGATTTGATTAACACTACGATCAACAGAGGTACAGCATCCAATGCAACGCAGCCTACAAGCGGTAGCCAACCTATCTATCTGCCTTTGACAGAGAATAGAGGATATGGCTACCTTCCCGGCGTAGCTGGGAACTATTTCAGTATACCTAATCTTACAGAAGACTCCATTACAGGAGATATCGACATCAGGGTTAAGCTTTGTCCTGCATCTTGGCACACCTCGTCCGCCAATATGGCTCTGTTCTCGAAATGGTATGTAGCTAACTACTGCTTTGTGTTTGCAGTCAACAATAGGAAACTTGTTTTCTACATGTCCCCGGATGGTTCTGGTGGAATTACTGCCAATGCATCAGACGCGGACATTACTCTAGTAGACGGAGTTCCGGGATGGGTCAGAGTTACCAGACAGGTTAGCGATGGTGAATTGAAATTCTATGAAAGTATCGACGGGACGACATGGACGCAGGTAGGCTCCGCTGCAACGGTTCAACCGGGTGTTAATTTGTTTGATTCGGATGAAAACTTCGAGATTGGAACGTATGATCGCGGTACCGGCAGCCCTATACGCTATGCAGCTCAACATGTGCAGGTCTTCGCTTCCCTCAATGGCACAGATAAACGCCTCGATGCTGATTTCACTGACACAGCAGTTATCGACAATGCCACATCATTCGCTTGTTCCACAGGTCAGGTAGTAACTGCCAACAAAAGCGGCAACAATCCAGCCCTTGTCATCCGTCGCCCTTCCTCCATCTTCGAGGGATTCGATGACTGGCTCAGAGGTACATACAACACGTCCTTTACTGGAGCCAGACTTTTTGTGGCCTATCAGGTTCTCGGTAATGGAGGTCAGCAGTACGCACGTGTCTTTGGTAGCGGCAGTGAATACGAGGACTACAGCGGTGGACATTTCATGCTCATTCGCAATAATGGGGGAACCAATATTGCAGCACACCAAGGAGGGAACTTCCGGATCAGTGATTCGACGAGTTATCAAGGCAAGCATGTCTTTGAGGCGCTCTTTGAGCCATCTGGCGGTGACATAACTTTGTGGAGAGACAATACTGAGATTGGAACTGTAGCTGCGGACCAGAATCTGAATGTGACCCATTATGCTATAGGCGGTCGTTACTTAGGCGGCGATGGTCAGGCGCATGCTGCAATTCGATTCTTTGGAGCATGGCTTGTTCCGCATGACGCTGATCCCGTCATTGTAGAAGATATTCGTAACTACGTCCTAAACAAGTATCTGGGCGATGTCTACATCTATGCACCAGAAGGAGCCTTTGCAGGTGGAGATTTGGTGGTGCAAGGTGGTATTCCTCCATATCAACTCACTGTCAATGGTGTCAACGTTGGTGCGACATTCACTACTACCAATACAACCATTCCTTTGTCAGTGACTGAGGATGACGAAGTGCGCGTATGGGATTCCAATGGAAAGCGGAGCAATATCCTTGCGGTTATCGATCCTCTTGTCGATCTGCCCCTCGCTCTCCGCCTGCAGACCCACAATGGTGACAATGTTCCATTAGGTCTATATCAAGATGACGAATGCACAGTGCCTTCCGCAGTTGATGGTTCACCTGTTGGAGGATGGAGCGATGAACTTACTGATTCGGAGCGTATCTTTGGTCAGACTACTGAAACCAAACGCTCTACCCTGAAGTTTGTGAGCGGCAAGCCTGTGGTCAGGTTTGATGGTATTGATGACGCCCTGACAAGCACGAGGATCCCCCTTACCGGAGACTTCACTCTTGTTGTGCGGCTTACTTCATCAGGTGATTCCGTTATCGCAAGTGATTACTCCATTCCAACCATCACCAATGAACAGATTCTACGTATTTGGAACACTGGAAATGGTGAGATTGTGAGTGGTATTGGTGGCGCCTTTGACGCGTATGCTGGAATTGTGGCGCGGAGTACTGCCAGTAACATCTACATCATTCGGTCGGGTGGTGTGACAAACGCCTACCAAAACGGAACTCTTCTTGGAGAGATGACAGTCGATGCTTTTACTGGATTCGGATGTCTTGGTGCTTTGTATGTTCACACTGCTGGATTCCTCAACCCTATGTCTGGCGATGTGACCGCTGTGCTTCTTAGCCTTGAAGACCTCACGGACCACATTGACCGTATCAACAATTACCTGAACACACTCTGATATGGACGAAACACCACTCACACCTCTACAGCAATCAGCACGCGACACAGGTCGTCGATTCTTCAGTGCTCCTGAACCAATCTACACTGCATTGTGTCTGCAGATTGATGAGAGACGTGGATTCCCTGCTGGAGAAGGCACAGCAGCAGTTACAGAGCGAGGACTACCGTTACCTGAGAACTGCCTTGTGACCGATACTGGAGACATCCTGATTTCGTCTGAGACATGGCGCATATTGCCTGCAGATGAAGAAATGCTGGTTGCAGCTATTGCTAGCAATATGATCAATGAGCACACCCTTGCGGAGTATGAGGCTTTATCCCCAGCGCCAGCACCTTTCCCAGCCTAATGCTAGGTAAAAAATAGATGGAAGACTCGATTGCTCTAATATAAAATATTCCACATGTCTTTTTCTGATATTACAGACGGTAAGAAGCCGCGCACTACGACACGGCAGGTTGATGATCTTTATACCAAGCTAGGAGCTGTTGCCACTGAGCTGGACGAAGGAGGCGCAGGAGAGGTGACAGCTCCTCTTGTGTTGCTGCAAGGTGATATTCCTTTCGATGACGCGATATTTTCCATTGGAGAATCGGAAGGTACTGTATTCTCCATTTATAATCGCTCTGGTGGAGATACTGAGCCGCCCGTTGTTTCGTATGGTGACGTACAAATAAATGGGGATCTTACCGTGAATGGCACAGGCACCTACAATACCGCAAGCGTTCATGGACAATTCCTGTTCCTCGATTCCGGTAATCCTAACGGGAGACTTGTTTCTGATGGATCCGGCGGCGTGCGGGTGCAGAATGCTCTCGATAGCCCATCTAATTTGACGGCAGGCTCTTTGTTTCTGACTAACTTGCCAACGAGTGACCCCGCAAGTCCCGGCGTCGTTTATATCGACTCCAATGGGTACCTTAAGATTTCTGTATAAAACTTGAAATAAACTGTTGACGACGTGAGGGGATCTGTATTAAGGTCCCCTCACTCTCTTTTACCGCCCCTTGAAGCATTCCGAATAGGTCTGAGGCTAGTTGGGGCGGACCAGAAGAGAGTAGTCCTGAGATTGGATGACTTTAAAAGCCAATCAAACATAGGGGAGTAGCTTAACAGTAAAGCAGTTGGGAAACTTTCGGTTGGTGGTTCGACTCCACCCTCCCTTGCCAATTTTCAAACGCGGAATAGAGTAGTGGTCACTCAAGGGTCTCATAAGCCTTGCACATGGGTTCGAATCCCATTTCCGCAACCAATCAAATAGGACGTTAGGCATAAAAGACCCATGAGGGTGCGAGTGCTACCGGTTGAAAGCCGGGGGATGTTGGTAAAAATCCAGCACGTCCTGCCAATTTATAAATTCAGGCGGGTTCGATTCCCGCTCGCTAATCGAGATCTGGCGAAGGACATGGTTCGAATCCATGACAGGCGTAAGCCGAGGAGAGTGGTTCCCTAGGTTGGAACAGATTTGACAGCTTGGAAAGACAAGCGAAATTTCAATTTGTAGGATTGCTTAAGTAGAGCGTCTGCCTGATCAGCGGAACGTGTTGGTTCGAGTCCAACTCCTACGACCAATGTCGAATTAGCTCAGAGGTAGAGCACTTGGCTTCCAACCAAGCTGTCGTCAGTTCAATCCTGACATTCGACTCCAATCAATAGGTCCCCTAGACGCCTCTCAACGATGCGAACCACCTAGGGGCTTCTTGTTTAGTGACAGAATGACTCGTTCTGTGTACAATAGCTCATTCCTATGACCAAGAGTGCTTTCATTAAACGTGCTAACCGTTTCAGGGTTCTGCATGAATTTTTGACACATCCTAAAATCAAGGGAAGAGACATTCTTGCAAGAGCAAAGCCCACGATGCCTACGTACGTAAACACCGGAGCATACGACTCGTCCGATGTTTTGGGTAAAATACGAAATTCCCAACTGGAATCGTTATGGAAACAAAGAGCCAATGCTAGAGGCAATAAGTTTTTCCCACAGTCGCAAGACTTTTACAAGGCAGAGCGTAAACGAGTCTTAAGTCATTTTAAGGAAGACAGAGACATTATAAGACAAGATGCATTGAAAGTTCCCGGAGGAGATTTCAATGACCCCATCACCTCGCTTATAGGTCACAACGCCCGTGGTTCTAATATGTCGCCTCTAGACGTGGCAGACTACATGCATAGAGTTAGATAATTTATGACAAAAAGTGATTTCATTAAACTAGCCAATGTGTTCGGTACCATTGGTAAAGTGAATCGCGGCAAGTGGCTCTCAAGAGTCCGTCCTCCAAAGGCTCCCTCAGGTGTCCTGCGCAGGCCACCACTTCCTAGGACTCCTGCATGGCAACCTCCTGCCAGCACTCCCGGTGTGACGCAACTGTA